ACTGATGTAAAGACACTAGAGATACCTTGTTCTTCAGAACCATGCATATCTCCGATATGGAGTGAATGGTTCTGAAAGAACTGACGGTATCAGGGATAGGAGTATGGATGATAGATGTCTCGGGATGAGATCCCTTCGACTTAAAGAAAGAGCGCGTGGCGTGGCGCGCTCGTGATGGTATTTGGGTAGATGATAAAAATGGCTTATATGACCTCTAAATGGCTCTGTAAGGCTTTGTAGCAGTTTACCATTAGTGAGTATATGGTTTTGATGTTAAGATGGCTTAGAAAGCCATCTAGACAGGTTTAAAGAATTTAAGGATTTTTGAAAAATGGTGGTATGGATGATTTTAGATGAAAAAGTTGAAATTCCTCGTAGAAAATTATCTTGGATAGATTTATCGTAGTTAGAGATTGCATGCAGATCCATAGAGGACTCCTTACTAGGGTTACTTAAAGCTCTAGTAAGGATAGAGGATTTATGACGTCTACACGTATAGCTGCATAGACGTCATATAGCCTTATACCCATCTAGGAGCCTCTACAAGGCTCTCTAGAAGGAGATTGATGTAGTTATATTACTTTGTTGAGATAGCGTCTTATAAGCGTACTGGTGAGGATATAGACGTATATCTCGTGTGATATGTAGATATCAGACAACCGTATAAATGACCACTACACGTCATTTCCTCGAGGTTACCTAACAGTAACCTCTCAGATAGCCGCTACGCGGCATAAAACCCTACCTAGGACTGATGATCCTAGGTAGGGTATATGTCGTCTATGACCTGTATTTAAGATGCATGGTACATCTGGTAAGCTTGTTTACCTATCTCTACCAGGAGATGGTTCGTAGTGCCCAAGATGTACGGAGAGTTAACGATCCGGGCATTGATAGACCGAGCACCAAAGATAGCGTTGATTGATAGACCATCTTCCGTCGTAGGAGACTCATTTAACACCTGACCGATGGTAGACTTCAACTGGTTAGCGAAGACGATCTTATCCCCATTAAGGCACTTGGTGGAACCTGAGATGTAGATACGCAAGACACAGGTGTTGCGCTCTAGCGGACTGCCTTCGATGAGGTAGTTCTCATTGACCTGTCCGGTATGACCTTTTAGTCCTAAAGAACGAGCATGTGTGGCTAAGAGTTTGTCTGTCTTATCAGCGAGTGCTTTTAGGGACTCCGACATGTCTTCTTTGTTGCCTTGATAGAAGAGCTCTATCTTCTCGATGGTGCCATGGAACTTAGCTCTGGGTGACTGATCTGAGAAAGCTTTTAGTGCATCTAAGGCTTTCTGATCAAAGAGCTGTGAACGTGAGGTCACTGCCTGCTCTAAGGTACACAGGGGAGTATCGTAGTCCACTTGAGTACCAGGAGTGAGGAGATCATGGATGGTCTGGCTGAAGTCGATACGGATGTTTCGGACTTTAGTCTGGTTGGTAGAGAGCTTGTTGGATAAGGTAAGATCTATCATGGATCCATCTTCCAAGGTGTAGGAGTTCTCCAAGACTGCAGTGGTTGCCAAGGTGGCAAACTTGGTCGTAAGGAGAGATGGATCGATGGGATCAGGCTGGAAATAACTGTCGTTGTAAGACAGGGCTTGTCCTTTCTTGAAAGACTGACCTATGGTGAGGTCAGTTTTCAAGAAGTGGGGGATGGTGAGAGAGCCTTCTTTACCATACTGACGTCCTAAGGGATAGGTTTTGGAGGTGTTATCCGCATAGAGGACCGTGATCTCGTGGGGTGTGATGGATGAGACTTTGCCATCTTGGATGGCCATAGAAGCAAAGAGGCTGTTGACGCGGTAAGGGATGATGTTGTCATATCCGGTCCTGACAGGCAGAGGTGTGTATCCTTGACAGGGGATATTGGCATCAGCGTGTATCGAGGAGAAATTGATTCTTTTCATCGTAGTTTTCATCTGAATGCGCTAAATTCAGACCGTCTTACTCTAAAAGAGCAGACTGCTTGCACTTTCATGCAAGACAAGACCATATCAACATCCCATTCTTGCGTTATGTAAAAGTGGGACGGCTACTGTTTCCACTGTGCTTACAGTGTACACCCTGACAAGGGGATGGTCGTTGAACCTGCTTCTCATCTTTCAAAGATGAGAAGATTGGCTGCGGGTTGTCCATTTCAGTTTCAGTTATTAAAACACCATCTCCTTCTTTTTTACTATACTGAGATCATCGCTGTCTCAGGGAGTAGAAGGAGCTTTAGGAGTTTCCCGTCAGTTAAGTAGCGTTTCGATGTAGCCATTACTGACTACACGGACGTATCTTCTTTTAATTTTAAATAATCCAAATAATGGCCATACCGATATCCATCCCGATAGATTGTCTTAAAGTTGCTTTTCAGTCTAATGGATAGTGTTTGTCTTGTTACCGCTCTGTCACTACAACAGTCCTTACAGCTAAGGAATACCTTAACGTCGTGATCGTTGTAACAACAAGGGATGATCCTCCCTTGGAATGCTAACGTCTTGTAGATATCATCAACAGGAATCCATGGCGTGTATTTACGATACCTTTGATATCGGAAATACTGATTTTTGATCACATGGATGTAGTTTTTATCCCGTTGATTTAAGTCCTTCAGATTGACTACAGTGGTACCTAGAAATGAAGCGACTTCTCTTCGATTCGCAAAGACCTTGTTCTCGTTGGTGAGTACCATGTTTAGGATAACAGACCATTTACTGCTCTTTCGAGAGACGATAGGATCACTGTTAAACATCTTCCAAGGGGTGTGATCATGTTTGTATTTGATCTGTAGTCCATGGAGGAGATAATCGTATTTATCGTGGATCCATCGTAACACGGTTTCGTAAGGGAGATTCAAGTGTCGACTACAAGCAGAGATACTCTGGAAAGAGCGCTCTTCTTGAGTCTTGTAGTTGAAGATCTTCACTTCAGAGCCGCGTTTGTTAAAACGTTGGGTCGGGATATAATTTCGGTTTTGGTTGGTATGGGACATGGGGTATTCTCACTGGTTTAGAATCATAATTCCGCCAGGATAGTGCCTCATTCCAGGGATTATTTAAAATGTTAAAAAGATTAGTTCATCGTCTTTTTCGATACACGGCATGGTGTTAAACACCGACGACATCATCGATGCCACGGATGGTGTATGGTTGGGATCAGAGAGACCATAGACGTTTTTGAAGTTAGGGTTGGCTGTGGTGTAGATGTTGATCCCGACATCACCTGAGTCCACAGTCGCTTCAGAGATGGTGCCGACATCATGGACGTCAAAAGCACGCATCGCTTTGCTTTTTAGGGTGTCTTTAGATCTTCCTCCTGTACCGGTGTAAGTCACGGCTTCTATCTGACGCATGTTCTGGAATGGGTTCAGACCGTTGACAGCGACGTTAGCAGGGTCTTCCAAGAATGAAAGCAGGATATCATTGGGGTTGATGGTGATCCCACGGCTCATCTCACTGCCACTACGGTGGTGCTGTCTTAGGAGATCTACTGTCTTCTTGTAGATGAGCGCAGGGATCCTTTCGTAGCTACGGATGCGTTGCAATGAAGCATCGGTCTCTTTTGGTGCATCATCGTAGAGGAGAAGCTCTGCTGCTTTGAAGAGCAGTCCTCTGAATGTCTTCGGTAGAGAGAGATCTTCCAAGATGCGATAAGTGATCGGATCCACAAACAGATCGAATAAAAGATCGACTTCTTTGAAGATCGCTGATGCGGTACGCATGTTGTCGTAGATGACAGAATAAACGTCTTTTTGATCGAAGTGATAGCTATCGAAGTCTTTTAAGGTCTCCGCGTAGAGGTTAAAACCATTTAAGATCGATGCTGCTAGCTGATCTTTCCTGGAGAAGAAGTACTTCTTGTCTTTGAAGGTGATCGCATATTCACCTATCTTAGGCAAAGCTTGCGTATCTTCAGTCTCGTGATAGTCGATGTTTAAGAGCTTAAGGAGGTTGGTGAAACCTAACTGATAGCCCAGGATTATTCCTACTGAGATGACATTACCCATCACTTCTGTCTTAAGACAGGAGAGTGGTGGTACAGGGATAGATTTCTTCAGGTCTTTGGATATGTCTATTCCGATCAGATCTTCGATAGCAGGAAGTGGGATATATTTACCGTTTTGATAGACATAGAGGTCATCCTGGTAGTCCATACAGAGGGGATATTGACTCCCTTGGTAAGACTGATGTCCTACTAAGACATACTGACCAGACTGCTCTATCAAAGCTAAGTTAGGATGAAGGTCTTTTAACTTAGCATAGCGTTTGTGATAGTCCAGATAGAAATAAAGACTACCGAGTTTATCATCATTGCACTGGAAAGTCCTGAAGTCTTTAGCCAGGGTAGAGTACAAGTAAGGTAGCTTCAAGGATCTGTCGTAGACGTCCGCTGTTCTCGTCTCGGTGATACGAGGGTTGTTTTTATCCAGCCCTCGGGACCTGATCTGTTTAGTCAGCCATTTAGGGTAGTTGAACTTACTGTCTTCAGCACGTTCGATAAAGAGCTTACCGTAAGCTGAGGTGAGTGCTACTCTGGTTGATGAGATCTTCCTTATCGGGATATCGGTCTTCTGTTTACGTAACCTGTATGCAGTACCGTTAGAGAGATAAGTACCATCTTCACGGATCTTGGGTAAGGTAAACTTCAAGTGACTCTTCTTGCCTTTGATTGGGGTGATCTCGACGTCATAGTGGACCATGGTCCCTCGAGTAGACTCAGTAGTCGTCGTAGTAAGATCACTGATCATGATCCCACCTTTCTGCGCATGGACCAACATACCTGCGATATCACGATCTAATACTTCACTGACGTACTTAGCATCAAAGTCAAGGAGTGTGGATGATAACATGGCTTTGTCAGAGACCTGAGAGATATCGTCTACTTTGACATTATCTACTTGGATCTCTTCTTGCTTGACATCGACATACTCACTTAGTGGTTTGTCATCGATCACGATCTTCTTGTATCTTCCTGCAAGTTCAGTCAGTCTGTCGTATTCACGAGGGCTTATGACGCCACCATCGAGTAAGTTATCAAAGCGATAGCTGTTTCTCTCTTCAGGATCGATATCGACATCATCGAAGCTTAAAGGTGTGTCTTGTTTACGGATCAGTTTACGCTGTTTGGCTTGCTCTAAGATGACATGTTCATCAGAGAGCTGTTTCTCGAGTAATGCTAACTCTTTTGCTTCATCTTCGGTCAAGATGCTATCATCAAAGACCATCTCTTCCATCTCGTCATCATAGCGGATAGATTTATCCTTGATAACTTCCGTCTTCTCTTGTTGATATCGCTCTTTCTCTACTTGTAGTGTCTTGACAGATTGTGCTATCTCTTCGATATCGCTATCCTCATCGCCACTGTCATCTTCATCATCGTCATCTTCACGATCAGCCTTATCGACCTTAGTAGACTTACTAGCACTATCACTAACGCTACCATCATCAACAGTCTTATCATCGATCACAACAGCAGTACTACTGTCTTTGCCCTGGTCTACCAGTTCACCATGCTCTACTAACTCATCGATATCTTCACTTCTGACCTTCATCAATGCCAGAATGAACCTAACAAAATAAGTACGCATGATCCTTGGGTTTTTCCCAGTAGGATGATCAACCCCCTTGACCCAACTCATCAAGGTGCCTAGATTGATCACCGTAAAGTAACCACTGTCTACAAAGACTACGTTGATCTTATCCAACCCACTTCTACTGACTTCCGTAAAAGCACATCTCCCTTCACTGCCTTCTCTAAAGAGATTAAAGATATTCAAAACCACATACTTCTCAAAGCTGTCAAACCTGTCCACATTAGTCCTGTTCTCTTGTTTATTGACAGCTAAGAAGTAAGGATATCCTGGGATGACTCTAGGACACTCGATCATCAAGAACTGATTACTTCCAGGACTCTCACGATAGATCTTCTCCATCTCGTCACAGACCGTACGTAGTTTGTTACTGAAGCTATGCCATCTACTCAAAGGACTACTTAAGTACTTATACTTCTTCTCCAGATGACAGTAGTTGACGACCAATGGACTCTCGACATCTTTCAAGCTACTCTTTAAGTCAAATACTCTCTTGATCTTCTTGTTCTCGAGATGATACTTCCGTATCTCACTACTGACTACCACACTCTTAGGCTGGATACTCCCTTCCATGACAGATAACTTATCCACATACCAAGTTCCTATCAACCTACTTACGCCTCTAAACAAAGGGTCATTGTAGCTAGGACCATTATCCCCATTACTCACAGGTAGATAGTGTACCACACTACTTTTAGGCAGTCTAAACTGATCGATACTAAAGATCCTCGGACTGATCAATGAAGCCTCTCGTCTGTTGACATACTGACGATAAAAAGACTCCCATGTTAACAAACTCATGTTTTCTTACTCCTATCTTCGTAAAAGTCATCTTATCTCTAAGACACATCATCATTTCCTCGAGGATCACTCTTGATCCTCTCAGATTGACGCTATGTGTCATACACGACATATATCCTCAGTAGTACCACTGATAGGTACTACTGAGGTGCTATGACATCTATTCTCTTATCCATGTACTTCACTATCCATGGACTATCATCACTAGGACATTGTAGAGTAGTCCTAGTGATGTATATCCATTTATGCCATTTATACTGTCATCCTCTATATCCCCTTTAGATGCCCTTTTAAGACATGATCTCTATCCACCCATATACACACCTTAGCTATATCACTTATCTCCTCTTATATAGCCATTTAGAGCTATTTAAAGCTATATCTCTAGTAACTAACTATCATCTTAACTAACTTAAGTAAGACTACTAAACACTATCTCTTCTTAGAAAACATAGAACATCTCTACTACTTACTCTTAAGTAAACTAAGTAAACATACAAACATCTCTGTATCTTCATCAAACACTCTTCATCAGGGATATTCAGAGCACTCTGAATGAGTGTCTAAGACAATATCTCTCTATACCCATCATCTACCCTTACTTAACCTATCTTAACCTCTTATAAAGACATCTAGAGAGCTTAGATGAGTACTCTAGATCTATACCCAAGTATCACTAAACATCTTTCTTAAGACATGTAAGTCTATCTACCATGGTAGTACTGATAGTCTACCTGTAGATACTTACACAAGTCATGGATAACTAATCCTTCAAGGAAAGTATCTTTTCATCCATGAATGATCTAACATGTTCTCATCTACACACTACACGTCATATAGCCTCAGTACTACCTATCTAGGGTAGTACTGAGGTATGTTCTATGTCATCTTCCTTACATAGCAGTGTAGCATCCCTTAGTGTGTCATCCATGATACACTAAGATGCATCATCTTCTCTTCCATGATGGATACGCTTCTTTATCCATGATAAAGAAGTGATCATCTTTCCTTCAGTGATATCATCACTGACTCATCTTCACTCTCATCGTAGCATCTTCTTACCATCGATGCTACTCATCTCTACTAGCATTGATTGGCGCGATGACCCTACAGATCCTTCACTGATGATCTCTTACCAGATCATCATCTCAGTCTCTTAGTCATCGTCGCTATGGTGATATCCAAAAAGATATCACCATCTTGAGGTGTAAAAACACCTCCTTTACTCTTGTTTCATTCATAATCGGCATACTGCCCCCCCCTATGGTCTATGAAACCACAGGAGGAAAAGACACTGTGAATGTCCATAATATACCCTAAAAATGAGTATATTTTTCACTTATGAACACTGAAATTAGCATTCCACACATCCCATCTTTTAAAGCTATTTACGGATATCTTAGACAATGGGAGAAAGAACATGGTATCTTGGTCTATAGAAGCAAGAATAAATCCCGCAGATCACGTTCTTCTAACAAAACGGGTCTTTTTGACTGGAATAAGTATATCAAATATACCTTATACAACCCCCACACCAGAGACCACCTGATGAAGGTCTATGTGCAAAGACGTGGTGGTAGATATCCTAAAGACTACGCCAAGATGATCATCAGTCTCCCTAAATCCTTAACAGGATCAGAGTACATGAACTACTGCATCTTGAACTACGATGGATATACAGCGATCTTTGGGGATAAAAGACTGATCCCAGAAGGTACTAATAAGAAAGTAAGAATGCTGGATCAGTTTGTTCCACAGCTTACCAAGGATGAAAGAAAGCTCTGTTATCAAGGAAAATACATCCATCCCGATATCAAGAAGATCCTAAATATCTTAGCCTTCTATGGAGTAGAAGGGAACTTTGGTAGGTTCCCAATACACTACCAGCCTAACGAAGATATCATAGACGAGATCAAAAAGAATATCGAAGAACAAGAGGTCTTCTACTTTGACCCAGACTACAGTGATATAGTCCCTTCTTTTTATAAACCTAAACCATCTGAAGATCTTGATGGATGGGGATGATAGATGAGTAAGAGGTTCCGCGTCCCGAAGAAAGAACGCCAAGTAAAGCATTACACAGATCCTGTTGGCTACGGTAGGATCTGTGATTTCTTTCATGAACTCGTGGATGACAAGCTTATTGAGTGTGTTAACTATAAGAGTCTCAGTCAGTATGGAGAGTTTAGCCTGTTTTTCCATAACAAACACTATCAAGTCGATCAAGTGGTCAGGATCTATACGAAATATCTCCGACCAAAGAAACCTTATCAGGCTAAAGACTCATTACTGTCTATTGTTTTTCCACCGGGGGTATTCGATCACCATAAGTACAGATACAACATCTTTGACAGATTTGGCTCTTATCAGGTAATCATCGATGATGACTTGAGATTCTCTCGTTATTTCTCGTATCTTTGCGAAGAGTTTGCATCACTGATGATGACGCTACGCCATATCGGTATCGGGGGAGATGGGATCTCTTTTTCTCCTGTGTATAACGGTAATAAAGTTCCTCCTGAGAAACACAATCCTCATTATCCAGGCAGTTACCCGTATGGGGAGGTGGATTATACCTTACTTCAAGATAAAAATGGTGGACATCTCGTCGATCCTTTTCTAAAGCCTGATGAACAAATACCTGAAATCACTTACGAGAATCTGTATATTTTACTTGAAAGAGAACTGAATAGGACTTTTCAACATTCAGAGAAAGGTGAAGGGTCTTTCTCTGTGAAGCACCTAAGGGCTGTTGGTGTAAACAGGGTGTTGCCTGTGGTCAAGTATCATTCAAGCAACCACAAAAACCCTTCTTTTTATTTTAACAGAGCGCAAAGTCCTTACATGACTCTGATCTTCCCAGAGGGTTCTTATTTTAAAGACCTATTCTTTTTCTTTGAGATCACAGATGCTAACGGTTCTTATGTCATCCGTAGAGCAGATTACACGAAGTACACAGAAGTGTGTTGCCATGAACCCGATGAGTATTTCATCAAACTCATCGGGCTTTTGAGAAAGAAGCTAAGGATCTGCCCATCTGGGATCTATTTTAAACAAGAGGTTCATTCATGAATGAAGAAAGCACCCATTGGGGTTGGACCTACACAGTACCTGATTTCAAGGGTCTTACTGAGATGTTGAAGACTGCATATCGCAATAACATGTTTATGCTGAAAGGTCGTGATAGTCCGGATTATTTTATCACTGAGCTCGAATGTTCTACGCAGGATGAAGATTTCTTACTGGTCATCCATACACGCTATCCGCGACGTCCTTATCCTGAAAGAGTAGCTCCTGTTTTCACGATCTTCTACGATAACCCCGACGAACTCTATCGAGCGATCTACTATGTCATGGATCTAAATGGTTCTGTGAATGTGGTAGATGAGTATTATCGACCGATCTTTAGTAGAGATAGCTACGATGATCCTGATGAAGATCTCTTTGAGCTGATGGATATGTTAAGGATCATGGGTGTTTACGGAGAAGCTTTATTTGACGTGAAACCTCCGATTGAATATTTAACACATTGACTACACGGCATACATCCTAGATAGAGGGATATCCCTCTATCTAGGTGCTTCGATTGATACGTAGTGAAAGAGAAATACCCTACCCAGGATACATAGTCCTGGGTAGGGCTTTATGACGCGTATTTAAAGAAGAAAGATGCTAAGAAGAAAGGTGTAGGAACGTTGTCATCTCACGATGACAAGTAAAGGAATGCCTTCTTCTTGTTAAGAAGAAAGATTGAAACAGACGATATTGACGATATCCACATCTGTAGTTCTTAAGAAGTTACCCATGGAGTCTAGATAAGCTCCTTTAGATCGGAGCAATCTATCTGTCTCTTCTAATGCTTCATCAGAGTAGACTGGGTTAAATGACATGGTGTCCCCATCAAAGTCAGCACCCATAGCACCTAAGATAGATACCGGTGGTGACATCGCTTCTTGTGTTTTCTCTCCTAAGACAGGGAAAGAGTAGTATATCTTATCACTGATCTTCCACTCATCATCCAGCTGATATCTGATCTCATCTTGGATAGTGGTCTTGACCTTAGTCTTACAGACCTGACATGATCCAGGACCAGAGATAGGATATCTGGTCACTACTGCGTTATGCTTATTCAGAATAGGTGCTAAAACCACATAGAAGAACTCTGTATAAGTCGTCGGATGGACGTCTTTTCTATCATACTCCGCTGGAAGATCTCTAATATCTCTAAATAGCTTAAAGACTTTCTTACCATCTACTACAGAAAGATAAGTCAAAGACAGGTAATGGTCATCTACCATGACAGGCTTATGACGCTGAGATTCATGTTCGTAGTCATTGATCAACTCTTCTATCCCTTCAGAAGAAGCAAAGTGATCAAAGGTCTTAGGTCTTACTTTAACGTCCTCTAACATCAAGGTATCTTTATTCACTAAAGGTACTGGGATATTGGCATTGACAAAGATCTCAGAGAGGATAGAGTTCTTGATGTGGTAAATAGAGACTGGTAACACGCCTTTCATCGCTTGATATAATCCTACCAAGTTATCATTGAAGCCTACTGAGGCTTCGGATAACAGATATCTTCCACCAGGTGCAGAAGAGGTGATGACGTTTCTTGAGGTGTTAAATACGCGTCTAGCTGCCCATTTACCTAAGAAGAGTTTCTTTTTCCCCTCGACTCGTTCAGCGATAGCATTATAAAGATCATTTAACGCTTCTTGCATGGCATACCGAGTCTTGTCATACAAGGCTTCATTGACGGTAGCTACCTCTAAAGAAATGTTGTTAGATTGCCTGATCAATGCTTGATAGTAAGTATTTAACTCATCAGGAGTCGGACCACGGTCCTTGAACTCTACATCTCGATATCCTGCAGGCATGACGATGACTTTGTCTAATAGTACTTTATCTTTATACTTCTGTAGTAACGCTATTGCTCTTTTTCTATCATCAGAACCAGTGTCTTGCAAAGATAACATAGAGAAATAACGGATGAAGAAAGCATATCCAGTTTCACCTTGCAAGACATCACTTTTCTCAAAGTCCCTTTTCTGTTGATTGAATACCGCATACTCCACCCCACTCATGATGTCACGATAGAACTTCCTTGCTTTTATCAAAGCTTGGTAGATGACAGGATGGATGACTTTTAGCTTGATATCAATATACGCAAAGACCTTATAACGCATCTCGGACCCAATCGGTCCAAAGATCTTATCTGAGTACAAGCCTTCTGGGTGAAAGACTTCTTTACTGCTGTCAAAGATCGACAGTTCTGTGATCTTGGGTAAGGTTCTTAGATTCTCATCATCCAGGTTCAAGATGGAGATGTTAAAAGGAAGATAGATTTTCGCCATGGCAAGAGATCCTAATTTGTTGAACGTTTAATAACGGAGTACCTAAATATGTCACTATTTAATTTCTGGGGTAAAGACAATCAAAAGCCCAGGGACGATGATGATTTCTCAAGACTTGAAGATGTCGATTTCGATGATTTTGGTTTTGAAGCAGAGCTACCCGATGACAAAAGAAAACCTTCCACCACCTTCTCTTCTTTCAAAGAAGGGGTGGTGGGGGAGTTTAAATCAACCGACATAGAGCGTATCGTCAAAGATGCACTCCCTAAGGGCTATGGTGATATCATCTCTGCTAAAGATCAAGTCAAGTCTGCTTATACAGAAGTTGTCAGAGATGGTTTAAAAGAGTTCGAGCCTTACAAACAAGACTTAAAGAAACTTGCTGCATCCACCCTAGACTCATCACAGAAAGTCTTACCAGAGACTTGGTTTAATAAACTCAAAGAACTCACCGATCAAAGAAGATCAGATTATAATTTCAGCAAGAAGCAAGATGAATCAGCCTTGATCCAACAAGAGTTGACCTCTATCTTCTCAGCGCAAACTGAGCTGGATAAACAACGGCAAGAACGACAAGACAAGCGTGATGGATTAAAATCTATCATTGAACATTCTCGTTTCAGAGACTCTATCTCTCAACTTGATGCTATCCGAAAAGCCACGATCGCACAAGTCAACTACAATGACAATGTCCAGATCAAGTATCAACGTAAGAACCTAGAAGCTTCCCTTAAAAGAACCAATCTTTTATTTCGTTTAGTAGAAGAGACTTCAGCATTCAGACAAGAAGCAAAATCAGTTTTAGCTTCTATCAATAAGAACACAGGACTTCCTGACTACGTGAAGTTGAAAGGATCCGAGATGTTCATGACTTCTGCCAAACAACGCATGTATGGCAGGATGTTGGACTATGCTTTCAATGGCAATAATTTCTTAGCTAACTTCTTAAGAGAAGCAAAAGAGTCTGCTAAAGGTTGGGTATCAGGATTTGTCTCAGCAGTAGGTCCTACCATCTCTGATGTGCAGATGGCAGCTTCTATGGCAAATGACGATACTTTCGGTGGTCCACAGATGAGCAAAGCTTCTATGCTAGGTCAAGGCGTTGGTGGATTTGTTGGTGGTGAGATCAAAGATAAACTATTCCGTCAGGTCAAGGACATCGTAACCGGTAAGAAGAAGATCAATGGCAAAACTTTCCCATGGGCAGATCAAGTCAATAAAGGTGGTGCTTCAGCACAGCTCATCCTAAATAACCTGCCTTATTACTTAAATAAGTTTGCTGATGAGCATGAGTTCTCCCGTATCCCAGGTGTCTCTGGAGGTATTGATGTCTTAAGAGAGATGACTGGGAATGCGTTAAAAGGTAGACAACTCTCTGTAGAAAGATACGCTTATTCCTCTCTTACTAAACCCGCGATCTTCTCTGGAAGAGTATCACGTTCTATCACAGATGTCATCCCAGGATATCTGGCTAAGATCTTGCAAGGGATCACTTCTATCAGAACAGGACAAGATGCTGAAGAGATCAAGTATGATTTCACTAAGGGATCCTTCACAGGAGCTGCTGCTTTAACTACCTCTATCATGGAGAAAGCACTCCCTACTAAGCTCAACCAGACCTTCCGATCTGATACGAAATATATCTTCGATCAGATCGATCCCAACAACGATCTCTCTAAAAAAGATCGTGAAGCTATCATGCGGGTCATCAGCACCGATATCCGTAAAGGACGTAAACGCTACGATAGAGACTACTTAACTTCCAAGGATACTTTCGCATCACTAGGAGCTGATAAAGCAGAACTTGCTGCTAGGATATTCGATCAGTATCTCGATAACGACGAGAAGCTGTTAAGGTTCCGTCGTCAAGTAGGACAGATCGTACCTACCACTTCTAACCTCTTAGAGACCATCCAACAGTTGATGGATACCGGATACGGGGATATCCTCTTGGAACAAGGGATCATCAAAGACAACGGTGTTATTGATAGAGATCGTTTATTTGACCTCATCACCCGTAGCACGGATGATGATATCACATCAACCCCTTCTAGATTCGATCCTAATAACCCTGATTATCCTAACCGTAATCGTGGTTTAGGAGGAGAGCTAAGACATGCGTTCAATCGCAATGTCTCTTTTGCAAGAAATAGCTGGAATAACCGTAATCTCAGAAGAACTTCTTTAGAAGGATCTACTTCTAGAGAGCAGTCAGTACAGGTGAGAGGTAATAACGCCTACGGTAGTCGTGGTTATAGTCAATCTCAAATCACCAGTCCTTTCAGAGAGACGAGTTATCCTCAGTCATTCAACTACGGTGGTGCAGCATCTCAGTCACAGCAACAAACGCAAGCAATCCAACAAACCGCAAGTCAAGTAGCAGCTCTTAGAAATGAAGTCAGAGCCATCTCTAACTATAGAAGACTCGCTCTAGCACAGTCCTCTACTCAAGGTCAAGATACAGGCCTAACACGTTCTCTTCTCAACATCCGTGATGAAGACACACAAAGATCATCGCTCTTCGCATCCATGTTCCATGGGATGCTACCTTCTCAGTTATCAAGTCGTGCACAGATGTTTGGGGGTAAACTAGGATCTCTGATGAAGTGGGGAACAATAGCATCACTTGCACCATCACTGCTACCTTTCATGATCGGTAAGAATCTCTACGACAGAGCTCGTCAGACACCTACTGAAGGCTCTGAAGGTGATGTCTATATCCCAGGTGAGTCATCACCCCGTATGTTAAATGCTGTCATGAAACACGGAGGATACTTCAACACTGATGGTTCTCCGATACATTCTTTAATCGATGTCATGGGAACCGTGTTAGATGATCAAGGTATGGTAGTTATCGCTGAAGAAGAACTCATGTCTGCTAAGATAATCGGTCCTAAAGGCGTGATCTCTACTTTCAAAGCGATCACTAAAGGTGCTTTGAAGAAGTACTGGTCGATGGCTAAGACTTCTATTGGGGTATCTTTATACATGCTGAAATCTCCTTTTACTGCAATGAAAGCAGTCAAAGAAGGGGTCTTTGGCAGAGCATCTGACGTCTATGTCAGAGGGAGATCTACTCCAGCACTCTTAAAACAAGAGATGAAAGCAGGTCATTACTTCGATGCTGATACCGGTAAGTCCATCGATACCGTAAGAGATATCGATGGTACCGTCGTAGACCTCTATGGCAACATTGTTCTTAGCAACGAGGATATCGAGCAAGGTCTATTCCTCCCTAATGGTAAATCCTTAAAGATCAGAAGTCGTAGATCTATCAGAGGTCGTATACGTGCTACTCGTGATAGAGTCTCTGCTGCGTCTGGTGGACTCACATCCACTATGGGTAAAGTAGGCTCAAAGGTAAGATACCTAAGAGATCGTTACAACGAGATCGCTGATCGTAACACCCGTGGGATCGAGTATGTAGGAGCACGAGTATCAAAAGCACTACCTTCTCCTCCAGACAGTAGCGGTATCCTTAACAACATTAACAACGTCATACACCCCCTTAAAGAGCGTGTGCTCACTGGAGCTACAGGCTCTCGTATCAAAGAAACAAGTACACGCTATCTTGCTAATGTCCGTGGTGCTGGAAGTAATCTCTTATCAAGACTGAGATCTCTTTCAGAACAAGATCAGTCTACTTTGCAGACTGAAGCTCAGGTGCAGTCAGCCCAGACATCTGTCTCTATGTTGGATAGACTTAAATCTATCGCGATTACTTTAGATGAAAGATTGCCAGGACGTCGTAGACTAGGGGATAGTGATGGTGATGGAGATGTCGAAAACTCTGTTGCGGATATCCTTCAGCATCGTAATCAACATGGTGCAGCAAACGCGGTCAATGTCAATGCTAACGCGAGTCATCCTGAGAAGAAGAAACAGTCTCTCTTAAGTAAACTCTTTGGTCTGTTAGGAGGAGGTCTCAAAGGCGTTATTGGTACCGTCTTAGGTGGTGGTCTTGCACTTCTCACCAAAGGTATCAGAAAAGCTGTATGGTGGGGTATGAAAAACATCACCAAAGGCATCTGGGCGATGACGAAGAAGATACCTAAGTTACTCTGGAAAGGCTTGACTGACTGGGGTCCAAAAGCTTTTAAAGGTATCTTGAGCATCGGTAAACGCTATATCCCGAAACTCTTCAAAGGACTTTTGAATTACAACAAGTGGGGCGTGACTAAAGTTGTTAAAGGTCTGTGGGAGACAGGCAAGACCTTGACCAAAGGGATCTTCCAAGGTGTAGCTAAAGCAGGTGGCTCTGTTTTAAGAGGTCTTGGCATGGGTAGTGGTATTGGTGGGGCAACATCAGCAGTCGCCCAAGCAGGATCTCGTGCTGCCTCATCGGCTGCTCGCATCACTGGTGGTGCCGCTCGTGCAGGAGGCGCTGCTCTTAGAGTAGGAGGAAGATTTGCAGGAGTGGCTGGAGTTGGTATTGGTGCAGTGCTGGACACCAAAGACATCTACGATGGTGTCGTTACAGGGGACACTGACAAAGTCGTCTCAGGATCCATGGGTCTAGGTGGTGCTGGCGCAGGGGCCGCTATCGGTACTCTGATCTTCCCTGGTGTAGGTACTTTGATAGGTGCTGGTATCGGGGGATTACTCGGTACCGGTGCTGGTATGGGTATCAACGGTATCCGTCACTGGGTCAAAAAAGGTAAGCTCTCTGAGATGGAACATATCCGTTTCGTCCAATATGGTTTCGATCCTAAGCAGAAAGAGTTCATCGATCCTATCCTCACTCTAGAGAAGATCGTTGAAGAAGCCTTGGTAGAACATAACGGACAATGGATCGTCGATCGTGATAAGATCGATGGGGAAGAAGCGTATAAACTCTTTGGTATCACTGAAGAGACTACAGAGGAAAGACTGAGTTATATCCAGGCTTGGTTAGAGGAACGTTTCATCCCGGTGTTCCAGATGAACGTCCAAGCATTGAAAGTATACTATCCGAAGAAGATCCTTGCTTATCTAGACGAGGTGAAACCTGAAGAGAAATACAGCATCATCGAAGCTTTAAGAACTGCACCTGCTTCGATGTATCAATGTAACATCAACCCCTTTGATCTCTCTAAACTCCCGATGGGTCCAGGAGATGTCGCCAATCTCTTAAATCAAAGATCCCAAGAGTTAAAAGAAACTGCGGTCAAATCTGCTCTAGATGAGACTGATGGATTCTTCTCCCGTCCTTGGTTTGAGTCTGATAGTGAGTATGCGATCCGTAAGCAACAAGAACGTAGTCAGATAGAAGCTCGTCTGTCTCAGGACAACAATAAAGCTTTATCTACGATCACAAACACTGTTGCTGGAGCATCACTATCCAACATCTCTGCTAATGTCAAGGAAGCAAGCTTCTCACCGATCAAGATCTCCACCACCACAGGTGAGATCAAGATCGATGCATTAACAGCGATCAGGCTGAAGTGTTATGGTCTTACTGCAGTCGATGATAGAGAAAGAGTCATCCAACTCATGCAGCTAGAACAGACCTTTGATCAAGACCCAGGTATCACCTTGAAAGATGACAACACCTGTATCTACAGAGGTGATCTCTCTAAGATCTTAGACATGTTCATCAACACAGGTGTCAACATGAACTCCAGATGGTCAGTCTCTACGTACATCCAGGAAAGGTTCTTGCCTGTATACCTGAAATGGCGTGCGATCTTAGCGCAGTATCAGATCAGAGATGCTAAAAATCTCCATAAAGCAGAGAACCTCTCAGTATACGCGAAACTCAATATCGCCAGAAACCTCCTGATGGCGACTACGGATCTGAAGCAATCTGCTAATGAGACTCGTGGAGACTCGGTCTTCACCATGAAGACTTCTCCTTGGAAAGACTACGAACTAAACCAGTATGCTTTCACCACTGATGACAATATCGCTTATCTTAGAAAACAAGCGAAAGATCAGGTACAAGAAGAGAAAGTATCAGGCCAAGATCTTGACAAGAAAGAAGCTACCAACAACTACGATAGCTTCTTAAACTCAGTCAAGAACTCATCCTTAACAAAATCGATCATGGATTTTGTCTATGGCAATGACAAGAGTTCTTCTGATACAACACTTCCTCCTACATCGATAGCAAGACCAGGAGCTTATGCTGATTCAGTCTCCGGGATGACATCATCCATGGCATCCGTAGGAGGCATCGGTATGGCCGGGATGGCGCAAGGCATCCAGCAAGGCATCAATCAAGGTCAGATGGCACAAGTGTCTGATGTCTCCTATGGTGGTGGTCAAATACCCCCCGTGGGGTCAGAAGTCCCTTCTCCTGCGATTAAGATCAGGACCGGTATCCCTATCCTCGATGAAGCTTTGCAAGCCAAACTCTATCGTACAGGTACCCGTAATGGTAAACCGATATTTGGTTCAGATAACAAACTCATGAACCAGTTTATCGCGATAGAATCCATGGGGGATGCATCAGCAGTTGCTCCCAATGGTCTCTATAGAGGCTTAGGTCAGATGGGAAGAGATGCCTGGAGTGAAGCCAATGCTCTACTCAAAGGTGGTGTCGGTGGCTTTGAAAACGTCATGAATCCTGGGATAAACTTTGCTGCAACGAAAGCTTATATGGCGATCAATGCCAGAAGAGTCAAAGGTGCTCCCATGGATAACCCCTTGCACCTCTATCTGGCACACCAGCAAGGTGCAGGAGGGTTAACTCAAATTTACCATGCTGCAAGAACAGGTTCTTCTGTAGAAGGTAAGATCGGTAAAAACATGCAGTCTAACCTCCCCAGAAGTGCAGGATCTGCAACACCTTTAAACTTCTACAACTACTGGGCTGGTGCTATCAACAGTCGATATAAAGCATTTGCTGATAAAGGCTATGCTAAATTCGAGAAAAATGGTGCTAATGCAACTCCGAGTAATGATATCTCATCCTCCTTAGGGTCTACGTCATCACTGATGGCAGGTATCCAGCAAGGTATGCAAGGGGTGGACAATGCCTCTAGTACGAGTCAGAGTACAGCTGCTCCTGTCAGTGGAGATCAGTCTACTACAGGAAACTACAACCAAATAGCTTCCTCCATAGGTCCGAATACAGACGGCTATGGTTTAATGAAAACCACCTCCTATGGTGATCCTAGCAGTAGCTACTCTGGTAATGCCATCTTAAATCCTGTCAACACAGGTGATGATTTTGTCCCAGTCAACAATGGTGAGGATAAGAATATCAATTCTAGTGTCGGTAAAGGATCTGATAAAGCTGTCAAAGCTGCTACTTATGCAACCTCTAATGCAGCATCCACCTCACGTGGCCGCTGTGCTGAATACGTCAGAAAAGCATTGCAAGCAGCAGGGTATAAGTTCACCCCTCTAGGGTCAGCGTACATGTACAATGATCTCTTAGGGACGATTGGTTTTACGAGAGTCCCTAATGACGGACAGTACATGATCGGAGATGTCATCGTCTATGGTAGAACGGGTGGTCATCCCCATGGACATATCCAGATCTACAATGGTCGTAACTGGGTCTCTGATTGGGTGCAACGTTCCATCATGCCTTACCGTAGTGGTAGAGGTGGAGCAGTAACACTTTGGCGTGATCTCTCTGGTGGTACAGGTCAGGCAGCATCTGCAAATACAGATCTGTCTACTGATGCTAATACTCCTAATACTAAAGCCGTCGGTCCTTTGAAAGACGGCTATGTCAAAGCTGATACTTACGATGGACTTACCAATAACCAAGTCTCACCGCAAGACAGAGCGATCCAGGAGTATGTCAGAAATGCCGATCCCATGGCAAGAAGACCTGATACCTCTCGTGTACAAGAGATGCAGCAGATAAAACAACGAGATCTGCATAGTGAAGCACTGGTATCCATGCCAAATCTCATGCAAGAACAGATCACTGTCAGCAGAGATCAACTGGAGATCTTGAAGCAAGTCCTTATGGTACTGCAACAGACACCACCTGGTACTGTAGCAAACCCTGGGATGATGCAGGCAGCAGCCTCTCCAAAAGAGACTGTGGTGAGTCCAACATCACCTCTGCCTAAAGATCAACCTGCATTTGCAAGAGAATACACCCCTGTCAACACGGTACTCAATGCCCGTAAGACAGTGGTGTGATAAAAGAATAGACGGCATAAATGTCATATACCCTACCCAGGATACTAGGTCCTGGGTAGGGGATTTATGACGCGTAGCGTCTATCTGAGTCAGTCTATAAGACTGAGGAAGAAATGACGCATAGATTGCATTCTAGATATTTTCAGATATATATCATTTTACATGAAGGTGATCGCAAGATGACCTTCCCAACCTTTATATAAGTCAATGACGTCGACTTTAAGAGACGTCACCTTACGATCTTTTTTATAAAGGAGACAAAATTCATGTCCGATATATTAAACATGCTAAACACCCCAACCTTTCACATTTACGGTGTTTTCGCATTCATGTTGGTAGGGTTCAGAACTTATCAGATCCTGAGTTACCATAAGTATTACGGCTATGTGATCACCAAATAGATTCACATAGCTACGATGTTGGCTCTATCGGTGTACCTCATGTACGTGTGGATCACCCCAGAGCCAGTCTATTTCCAATATGGAATCATGTTTCCACAAACAGAATCCATTCTGGAGATAGTCGTTAAATGCGCACTCGTTAGCCTGATATTAACTTATATCGGGGCTCGTGCGCACGGTGATTTAATTCATCGTTAATCCTAAATGGGTGTTACAGTCTTTGACATGACAGTAACACCTTTCTTTACAGTCCTAACAACAGGAGAACCATTATGTCAAAGTCAACAGCCTATCTGGTTACCACTGGCATCTTCACCGCTGTAGCCACCGCTATCTGGTGGTTCATGGATGAGGATAAAACCACCGTGACTGTGAGTAAAGAATCACAGTCATAACCTAGAAGATCCAGAGGAGTTGTCTCCTCTGGATCATCACTACCCTATTTTATTTTTTTCTTTTATTTTTTGAGCATGTTTCTTGTAAATAAGATTACATGTCATCGTAGTACTTTCATTTAAATCCTTAAGGTAACTTTGATGAAAATCGATAAAACCATCCCTGAGAAGCTGAACATACTGCGTCAGCTCAACGAAGATCTGATCAAACAAAAGATCGGATTTAGCGCACCGACTGTGGTCGAAGATGTCACTTTCGGTGCACCGAATGTCTTACCGGGTGTGACCGACACCTTTGATGACACTAACATCGTCCCCAACACCCAGATCCAACTCTCTTACACAAGAGAGGGTCAAACCCAGAAGATCGTCTTCAACTATCGTAGACTGCATCTGAAAGGGGTTGCTCAAGAAGAAGCCGTTGATCTGGATAATACCAAAGGCAACAACGAGATCTTGCGTCATGATAGCGAAGGCACACCAACAGAAGCTGAAGCGTATAAGAAAGTAGCAGTAGATAAGATCAAAGAAGTCTTTGGTCTGACTACTGACGCAGATATCGCTGATGGCGAGGAGTATGATATCAAAACAGGTGTCTCTACTTTCAATGTCGCGATCTCTATCCATTCTTATCTCTACCATGGTGTTGTACCTTACAAAGCACTCACTAGAGCTAAGAACTTTGCTGAGTATGTCAAGAAAGACGATACCCATGGCTTTGCCAAAGTAGAAACCAATACCAAACTCAGTAATCTGGAACTGAAACAACTGGTCTTCCCAGTAGGACTTAATGAAGTCCCTGAAGGTTTCGCTAACACTGATGTGAAGATTGATAAACTTACACTGCATGATAAGGTCACCTCTATCGGTAGCCGTGCTTTTGCAAGTTCTGTCTCTTCTTTGAGTGATATCGAAGGGGGTTTACCGGCATCTCTGACCAGCATTGGTGAAGAAGCATTTGTAGGAGCTACTTCTGATGTCGTTGCTGTCCCTGGTAACCTCACCACTATCGGTAACAAAGCTTTTGGTATCGTCAAAGGTCTTACTTTCACCACACTGCCTTCTTACATCGCAGCCCTGAAAGTCGATGCAGCAAGAACGACAGATAACAATGGTTATCTGAAGTATCTGCCTACTGATGAACAAGGTCGTGGTGACACTGAGCACAGTAACTATTCAGAACTTACGTTCAATGGTCGTCATGAAGACACGAAACTCTTCTTGACTACTACCGACCTCTCCACCCATGCAGATCTCTTGCATGAGAGTTCTTTTGTATCTTTGATCAAAGATGTTACTCTGAGCAAAGACTATACTGTAGTTCCTGATGATGCATTTAATCATCTCACGATAGGTGAAGGTCATGTCTTGAATCTGAAACATGTTACCAGCATTGGTAATGCTTTCAAAGATGCTACTATTGATAAGGTAGAGTTCTCACCTGCACTCACCCAAGTAGCAGAACATGCTTTCCAAAACACTACTGTCACTAAAGTCGTTGTTGACAACAAAGCAGAAGAAGATCGTATCAAAGCGCTTGCTCCAGTACTCGCTTCTGCTACCTGGGAGCATCGTGAGTCTACCACCCCTACTCCTCCTCCCTCTTCTAATCCCGCTAACCCTGATAGCTCTGAGCCGAAAGTGATCACCTCTGAAGGCTTACACTACCACGGTTAATTTTAACCTATCTAACATAAAGGACACAACACCATGAGTATTGATAAAAATACTACAGAGACCAAAGTCATCATCGATCTTTTAAACGAAGATCTGCGTAGTGGTGGGGATCAGACAGTGATCCCGACCGATGGTACAGGGGTGACTCTGGGATCTCTTACTGTCATCGAAGGTGTCAGCACCTCTGATGATGACAACGCAGATAGCTTCACCCGTAACACCAAAATGAGTGTGGTCTACACTGACGGTAGTAAGAAAAAGACCTACACCTTGAACTATCGTCGTCTGAACCTCTCTGGTTTTGCTAAAGCTAAAAATGTCGATATTGAGAACAAGAATAAGCAAAATCAGGTGCTGAGATACACCGTCAGTGGCAGTGATTTTGAAGAAGTGTATAGCACACCGTTTGACAATAATGTCAAAGCCTATATCAAAGAGCAATTAGATCTCCCTTCTGATACGAATATCACCATCACCGACGATATCGATAAAGAAGATTTCGCAACCGGTAAGGTAGTATACACTGTCACAGCAGATGAGAATTCAAAAGCCTTTATCGGTAATATTAGCTACCAGCTTAGTGATCGTGCTCACGATGTAGGCGTGTGCAAAAACTTTAATGCACACTACATCTTCTTCAAGATGGATAACAAAGCAAGCCTTGGTGTCGTCCAAGGTCTTAGCGAGATTGCATTCCCAGTTGACGTCACAGAAGTACCCGAGGGCTTTGCCAAAAAAGGTGAGGTTACAGATGGGACAGAATTCCATTCTTTCTACTTCCACAACAACATCACCAAGATCGGTAAAGATGCTTTCAAAGAAGCAGTATCCAAGATCAACCACATCCAGTGGAGCAACAAACTGGTAGAAGTTGGTGAGAATGCCTTTGCGAATAGTGGTAGTGAAGCCACTGAAGAACTGACCTTACCAGAGTCTATTGAGAGACTGGGTGATAATGCTTTCGGTAAAGTCTCATTGATCAACACCTCTAGCGTCAAGTCTTTCACTGCGGTTATCAAGAACAAAGTAGTGAACCAAGATGGTCATCTGGGTGTAGTTAAATATACTCCCACCCATGATCAAGGTGCTGCTGATAGAAATCATGATACCTACTCTGAGTTTACCTTCTCTGGACATGATGACAATTCTAAGTTCTACTTCACTTCTGATATGATCGGCTCTTCTGACTTTGAAGATTTGATCGCAGCGAAGAGTTTGAACAATGTCATCGTTAGTAAAGCTCTGGCCCAAGTACCAGGTAACTTCTTAGATCAAGCACACATCGATGGTAAACTGGATCTCATCAATGTCACGGAACTCCAAGAGCGTGCGTTCTCACACATGGTGATCGAAAGAGTAGATCTCTATCCTGGATTGGTGTCCGTTGGATCATCTGCTTTTGATAGCTCCCATGTCGCTAAGGTCTATGTAGATTCAGAAGAAGAGAAAACCCGTCTGCAACCCCTCCTCCCCAACCTCGCTTCCAGCGAATGGAAAATCAGAGGTGAAGAAGCATCCGGCCCAAAGCAGATTGATTCTCAGGGTCTTAGATACAACTAAGATGTTGGGAACAGTCTAATAGACGTATACACGTCATAACACCCTCTATCCTTACTAGCTACCCTTGATGGATAGCTAGTAAGGATCTATGACCTCTTCTTTTTCTTATATGAGTCCCTCTATAGGAAATGCTTCTATGAATATCGATATCACCAAAACCTCTGTCGAGAACCTCTATCTTCTCGCCAACACCATCATCACCAACAACATCACACCAGAGAACACCAACATCACCCTCCCTGAAGACGTCAATGAACTCTACCGTATCAAAAAAGAACCTGGTCATGATGACCGTATCTACAATACCCAACTCCTGATCACCAATAAAAAAGATCAATCCGTCCTTGCAAGATCAGTGCTACTGATCTATAACCGTATCGATATCGATAAACTCGCCATCAAAAAACTAGGGAAAGAGAAAAAGATCATCGATACCCATGCAGCAGATCTCTCAGATGAGGACTGTATCAAAAAAGTCGTAGAACAGATAGGTCTGATCAGATCAGCGTGCTCTTATCAGGTATCTTCTATCGCTAATACTAAAGTCATCACGATCACAGCAAACAAAGATAATACTAATTATACCTACATCAACCAAGCTCTGATCACGATAGCGCCACAATAAGAGATCCTCATGCAAAAAGACAGCAACTTCTACGACAAGATCCACCTCTGGTCAGGAGAGTTTGATGAGAACCTCTCAGAGACAGAAAACCTCCTATACCAGATGAACTTTGATAACGATACTGATTTCATCGATACAGATGTGACTTTAGGTCCACCGATCAAGACCAAAGACATCTCTATCTCTCCTCAAGATCCCAATGCTACCATCGAGACCAATACCAAAGTACTGGTCACAGCTACATTGACTTCAGACTACAAGGGATACGATTATTACCATTACCGCAGACTAGATCTACAGGTCCTCTGGCAGATCTTTAATAAATCATTGGTAAAGATCCCAGAGTATGTCGAAACCGATGAGGATATCTTAACTTTCTTTAAGAACAAGATACCTTTGCTTACCCAATCTGTCTCTATCCTGAAATACCGTCAGGATAACCATGATTACATCACCCTGAAAGCCAAACCAAACAGCTATCTCTACATTGGTGAAGTATCGATCCCGGTAGCGTATTCTACCAAGATCCGTGGATTTGACTATATCACAGCCTAGATCTATATCAGATATACATTTCCTCGCTATGCTCGGAACGTATACTTGAAAATAATTTCAGATATACATGTCTTCGCTATGCTCAGAGATGTATGTCTTAAAATAAATAATTTTAAGGTATACATTATACAACATGGATGCCTGGTATTTTTACACGAGATTCATGCATCCAGTGTTAGTCCCTGATTAACACCACTTTTCTTTTTATCTAGATCTAGAAGGAATAATCCATGTCAAACAACATCGTTGAATCAAAGATCATCTCACAAGACCTGCGTGACAAAGCTGATGCCATCAAGAAGACCATGTCTTTTGATGGTAAAACCGGTGTGGTCACTGCAGGCGAAGGTGTCTTTGAAAACACCTTGCCGGAAAACGTCACCCTGAAAGACTGCAAAGCAGTAGTAAGTGCACTGTCTGATTTTGCTGTAGCTTCACAAGTCGCGTTCTCAGAAGTCGCGATCGATGGTCTGAAGAAACACGGTGATCTTGAAAGTGCTACTGTTTCTATCCCGACGATCCGTTCTCATGACAAGATCAACCATGAGATGCTGCGCAGTCAAGAAGTCCGTGTCCCTGGTAAGAAAGACGGTGATGGTTCTACTATCACCAAGTACGGTAGTGTCAAATCCAGCATCGAGATCGCAGGAGTATCTACCCGCAACTCTACGATGAAGAAAGTTGCTACCTACTTCAGCCAAGATGCTGCTGAGAAACTTGGTAAGAAGTGATCTGATCTACAGATAAGAGATACACCCTTAGTTAATGACACACGTATCTCTTATCTTCACACAGAAAACGTTTGCTACCCTAGTGATACCTTAGATAGGTATCACTAGGGGTCTATGACGCATGCTATTATTTTTGCATTTTGCAATCTAAAAAATTTCAGATATATACTATCTCCATAGACGACCATTGGTCCTTTCAATCGAAAATCCCTACTTCGTATAGGTCCTTTCACTTGAAAATGTCGTCTAAATACGTCATCTACAACAGACTACCGAGAGGTATCTATGATGATCTTTTTAACTTATCTAGGAGATATTAACATGTATGGCACTTACAACTTACTTGCAACAATCGCATCATCACTCTGTGCAGTGATGCTGGTTCAACTGTGGTGGATAACACCCTTCTCGTTCAGAGAGAAGTTTTATTATACTGGATTGACAATAGCATCGTTGATGTTTATCTGGTTGATTGCATTTCTACCCAAAGGGATGATCCCTACTTGGGCAGTCGTCCTCTTTGCAGTGCTGACGTCATCATTGATCGTAGCTTGCTTTCTCTTCTTTGCAGGGACTGCGAAGTATGAAAAGGAACGCATCATGCGTGCTGCTTTAGATGCGTCTGGTGTTGACTACATCACCGAAGACCTGAACTTCATGCGTCAGTTTGACAGGACTCTAGGTAAGAAGGTCAAACCCAAGAAATTCAAGAAAACTGAACGGCGGTTATTCCGCAAGTTCTGGTGTAATGAGAACATTGTCTAAAGGAGACAGTCATGAGAACATGGCTTGCTTATTATAGCGTGCAGTCCTTATTAGGTCTTAAGCGCTACTACAAGACGAGCTTTAGTATCGTCGGTAAGATCTTCCTCTGGATAGCATTCTTAATGCTAGCACAGGGAATGATCACTCTGATGGTAAGATATTGCTTGTCATAAACCCCCTGTACCCTGATGTACCCGTAGGTACATCAGGGATATATGACATTTTAAAACTAAGAGAACACTTTTAACATTTCAATAGGAGTCTATCATGTTTGCCGTTGAACCCGTAATCAGCCTGACACAACACGAACCCACCCCGGATCAAAAAGCGATCATCCATAACTGGGTGGATCTGACAGATGCAGAAAAAGCATATGTTAAGAAGAATTTAACCTTCCGTCCACAGGAAGTATCAAAGTACGCCATCATGGGTAGAGCAGCCATGTTGGCTACCCTGGCCAAGGAGAAAGGAGCCAAATACGCCCATATCGGCGGAGCTCCTTACCTGATGGCACATCTGGAGGATTGCCTGAAACAAGCAGGCATTGTTCCTCTGTATTCCCTTACAGAAAGGGTAACAGAGGAGAGGGTTATCGATGGTGAGGTTGTCAAGACCAGCGTATTCAAATGCGCTGGTTTTTATGCTGTGGAATAAAGCGGCGTAAACCCCTTGTACCCTGATGTACCCGTAGGTACATCAGGGATGCATGATATCTTTTATTTTCATCGAGGTCACCTATGGTAACCTCTTAGAGAGTCGTGTTCATATACACGGATGCCTCTAGGAGGCTCTCAGAGCCTCTCTGAGGCGATATCTCTATTTTTACATATCCTAACATGACTTAACCAAAATAAGTCATGTATAAGCTTTATAAGAAGGAATAATCAAATGGATCAAATGGACCTAAATGCCTATATCTTATTTAGTCTGATATTTGCAACCGTATTCATGCTGTTTGAAGAAAACAAATCCTGGTTTAAATGTACCACACACCTCTTCTTCTACACGCTTTATTTCTATCTCTTCTTTGCAACGATAAAGCATATCAAAGAACATGGTTTTCTCTGGACAAACATGAGCTTTTTACTCATCGTGGTGGTCAGTTTCTCTTTGTCTATCTATCGTGAACATAAAACCCCTCCCTGTTAGCTGTCTGATAAGGACAGCTAACAGGTATATATGTTGTATTATTTTTTATGTCATACTGTGATCTTGATACTACTATCTTTAAAAAGATCTATAGGTAGCACTGTCTATGATGTATACCGTACTAAGTTATATCGTAGGGATCATGGCGTGGCTGATGATATCATTAGTGATCTTCACTCGGATATCTGTCTTCAACAAGTTCCTCTTTACGATATATACGATAGCATTCATGACGATGTCAACGATCCCATTGCAGTTCTATAGTGGTGAAGTCTATGTCTTTTTATTATTCTCGCTCTATGTCTTGTGGGCGTTCCTGCAGGGTATGGTGGTCTATATCTGGATCCTCTGTTATAGACTGAAGAAAGCAAGACGCTATGGTCTCTCCCATGTCTCTGTGAAAGGAGATCCTGATTACATTCAGTTCATCATTGACAACCATTTATGCTAAGGTGGGTGTATCTATACACCTGTATCTTTTAACCTACTTTTAATAAAGGATAGCGTTTATGTATATCACGCTTCTATCTACCGTGGTATCGATGGGACTCTCCTTGTATGCGTTACTCGCTTACTGGAGACTTCCAAAGATCCTGATGAAAAGATATCGAAGAGCGATGATGATCGCTTTTTCGATAGAGATGTTTTTATTTGCAGTATGTGCTGGTTGGTACAACATGATCTACCATGATCATTTAAGTATCACAGTGCTCTCGATGATCTCATTGGTATCGACAGCACTACTCGCACATGCTGGTAAACATCAGATCAAGAAAACCAAAATCTACCAACAAATCTGTTACCAACACACCACAGGTGTGTATCAATAAGAGATCTTATATCGATAGTAGTGATGAAGACGGCATAAATCCCCTAGTAGACCTATCATGGTCTACTAGGGGTATATGACGTTTATTACGTGTAGTTTATTTATACATCAAGACTCACAGGTCGTACAGGTGTTCAACAAAGCTCTGTTGAACTTCTGTGCGGCTGACATACTGAACTGATAGTAGATAGATTTCATCCCCAGTTCATGTGCTGTCAGATAGAGTTGGTTGATATCTTTCGTTGGGGTATCTGGATGGACTAGGATATTGATAGACTGTCCTTGATCGATATACTTCTGTCGTTGTGCTGCTTGCTGGATGATGGTAAGCTGAGAGATCTCTTGCCAGGTCTTGAACACTGCTTTATCTTCATCCGACAAACCTTCAAGATGTTGCACTGATCCATCATTGACGAGTATGGATTGCCAAGTTGCTTCATTATCAAGACCTTTCTCTTGCAGGACCTTAGTGAGCAATGGATTACGATAAGTCGTCTTGATCTTAGCCAGGTCTTTGATGTAGTAGTTGCTGCGGATAGGTTCGACCGATGGGGATACACCACCTAAGATGAAGGATGAAGACTTGGTGGGAGCCACGGACATAGTTGTTGTGTTGCGTCTGCCATACCCTTTAAGGACCTCTGGTTCACCATAACGTTCAGCCATCTCACGAGATGCTGCGTAAGATCTATCATGGATGGTCTTGAAGAGCTCGTTGTTAAGCTGCATCGCTTGGAATGAATCAAAAGGTGTGTGTTTATACTGCAAATAAGAGTGCCAACCGAGGACGCCGATACCGATAGCACGGTGACGAGATGCAAATCGGTGTGCTTTCTCCATCATGGGGATAGATTTACTCTTCTGGATAAACTCTTCCATGACAGCATCTAGGAAATACGTCATGGTTTCGACAGCATCAGTATCTTTCCATTCATCAAAGTAGAGTGCATTCATGGAAGACAAACAACAAACGAAGGATTCTTCTAGAGATGAGGGTAATGCTATTTCACTGCAGTTGCCTGTCATCACCCCGTTAAATATCACGCTGTGACGCAATGGTTCATTACAACAGTACGTATCTTCTTTTTCAGAGAGTTCCCAAACACCTTCGACAGTGACAAAACGATTTGCACTTCGATTAGGGGATCTCTTTTCAATAACCAGACGATGGAATTTGATCCCTAAATCAATGAGTTTTTGCGACTCCGTGCTACTAATTATCAACCTGTAACACCTTTTAGACAAGAATTCTCCATAATCACCAGAACCATCGTTAAGCGGCAACCAGGAAACTCTCTCGTCGTGCATGAGTTTAAGTTTAGAATGTACACCTAGTGTACTAAGCATGTTCTGCACTTCGATTAAGAAATCTTCGTTTATTGATGCAGCGACGATTTGTTCATTACTGTCGTTTCGGTAAATAGTACCGTCGGCATCCAGATATCCAGCCAACCATTCCAATCTTGACTTAATCGTGTACTCATGATTAGGAACAAAGAATTTACCTCTTAATCCTTTCATTCTTAAAGTGATACGATCGGCAGAAGTGGAGAAGGATTCACTGGTGATATTTCCGGTTATATGTTGGCGCAATGCTTTCTTCTGGTGGTAGAGGTAAATGAGGTTAGCTCCTTTGAAATAACAGCCGTCTCCCGTGTAGAAACCATTGGTGTAGGCATCCTCTAATTCTAGGGTGCCTTCCATAATGGGTAAAGACCATTTATCCAGTTTGAAATCACGTTGCAATTCGAGTGTACTCATGACAACAGGTTCTTTATAATAGTCGTTTTTGATAAACCATTTGTGATACCCAGTACACTTGATCTCACGACCATTAGAGAGTTTTACCAGATACAACTGTTGGTTTTCACCTGTTTTAACAAGCTGTACGTTAGGCGACCATTCTTCACCATTCCAGACCGTGACATATTCACCAACATGTTCAGCTATCGGCGTATGACCATACTCCTTGGTGAGGATAGTGGTATCACCAGAGACACAGAGGTTGCTTGCATAAATCGTCATGTCTTTGTCTTTATAGACATCAGGCTTCTGATTATTGACATTGTCTTTGAAGAAGAGATAAGGGATACCAGATTCAGCTTTACGTTGCAGGACTTTAGCCCAGATACGTCTTTTCTCAGCATCACCTTCTTTCATCTCTTGCAACCACTGATCTCCGATACAGACACCGTAGTACATGAGCTGGATGGGATTGCCTTCTTTGTGGATATCGAGCCATTCCTCGATATCAGGATGCTCGATATCGATATAACCTGCAAATTGTCCCTTACGAGAGTTTCCGGACACGCAAACCGTGTTGTTCCTTCTAACGACGAGTCTGCCTAGAGGAACGGTTGCACAATAGACTTTACCTTGATAGTCCACTTTAGAGACTTGTACATCACTACCTACCACCCACTGGACATTAGTGTTCTCGTCCAGATAGAAAAGACGGGTATAATCATCTAACACTAAGTCTTTGGCTTGAGCGATATCCGTTTTCTCATCCCAGTCAGGAAAGATGTTTTCCCCTTCTCCTTTGTATCGATACCCACCAAAGACCATGCGATGGTTAGGAGTGACTGAGAGATCAAATTTACCTTCTGCGTAGTAGTGATACATCTCACCGGTGTGATCCTCAGTGATGAGATCATAAGTGTCAGTATAACTGATATTGTTATACTCATCCACATGTGCTAAAAGATCTTCACCTTTCTTGACATCTCTGAAATCTTTAAATCCTTTATCAGTCAGGACTTCAGTACCTTCTTCATAGCAGGTACCTTGCGAGATAACATCAATAACTGTATCGAAGAGTTTAGCGAAGTTAAAGGAACCATCAGAATGACCGTTGTCTTTGATCGCTGCACCACGTGGACGGATAGCGCCGAAGTAGCCTGAAGTACCACCACCGGTTTTACTCATCATGCCCACTTCAGCAGTGGTGCTCATGATGTCGTAGATAGAGTCGCCTATCCACGATCCAAAACAGCTGATGGGTAACCCCCTATCCAAACCAAAGTTAGACCAGATAGGAGAAGCTAGCGAGTAATAACCTCTTGCCATGTAGTGGTAGAATTTATCAGCAAAACCTGGATAGTCTAGTAATTTCTCAGCGTGATCTGCGATATATCTTATCCGATCTTCAGGTTCTGTACCTTCTAGAAGGTATCCACGATGAAGAAAGATCCGTGAGGATTCATTTAGCCAAGCAAAATCAGGACGATTTACATTTGTATCTAACATAGATAAACATTTCCTTAGATGAAATTAAAAAATGAATAAAATGCCTGTATAAGACAGTAGTCAAGGAGGATCTCACATCCTCCTGATTATAACATATTTGACTTACCCAGATAGTGCTCTTGATAGAGCTTATCTAGCTCAAATAAGTCAGGGAGATTGAAGAGATGATGCATGAATTCGACAGCATTAGCATGACCTCCAGAGAGGTTCATGCCTTGGATCTTGCGTGTTAATGTAGGAACACCTTGGATAGAGAGGAGTTCTTTAGAAGTCGTCTCTCTAGAGATATTTAAAGCAACACCATTACTAGGGTAAGCTGCTGAGATATCAGAGTCTGCACAGTGTGTTCTGATCTTGGTATAGAAACGACCTTTCTCGAGATACCATTTGGATTCTTTTAGTAGCATCAAGTGTGCTGGTAATGTAGATATCCAGTCCAGTCGATTGACTTGTTTTTGATCCAATGGCATCGTGACATTAGCCGATGTCCCTGGTGCATAGCCTCTATCGATCAAAAAACCATATAACTTATCCCAAGTTCTTCTGGGTTCAGAAGAGTAGATCTTGAAATGAGAGGTCTTTAGTGCCAAAGGCATGGTGATCGAGAGATCATAAGTACGTTCATCTAGCATCTCAATGGAGACACAGTCAAAGACGTTGTAGATGATGTACTCAAGCGGATAGTTCTTTTGCAGGAAATTGTGCCATTGGATAGAGTTGGATTTAAGATGATCAGCTTCTTTGAACTTGAGTTTTCTAATCCCTAGTTCTTTATCTAAGATAGCATCCAGTGCGTAACTAGGTTCATCTTGTCCTGATTTACGGATCTGGTAATACACCTGCATCGCATCTATGAAGTAAAAAGATGCAGGTACCTCTACCCAATGCCAGCGTTGTGCTGGCTTCATGGGAGTAAGTGATCCATCTTCTTTTTTTCGATACAGTGGTCCTTCATGGTACTTGATGTATCTAGACTCTATCGGTACTAAAGGATCTGATAATACTTGTCCTGCATCTATGTCTTCATCTTTGAGATCTTCCAAGATCTTTGGAAGATCAAAGTTGATATTCCAGATAGCGACGATGTCAGGAGACCATAAATGTGCTCTTTTAAAGACCTCAATAATCGCTTGTCCTGCTGTATCAACAAACACCAACTCCCACTCAATCTTTCTTTGCTGTTTGACATCTCCTAGATAGAAGTCAAATTTCTTATATAACTCAGCTTTGACATCATAAATCCCTTTAACAAAGTCCTTCACTACAGCAGTGACGACTTTGTCTTTGTAAGAAAGGGTAGCAATGATGGTTTTATTGGTTCCATGTAAGGTATCTGTCTCGATATCAAATACCGCAATATCAAAAGGAGAGAACTTATCGTACTTCTTCTGATACTGCCATTTAAGATAACTACTATGCTCGTAGTCGGTACCATAGACGTAAGGATTACCATAGACCTCGTTGGGATGACCTTTATGCCAGAGCATACCAAGCGTTCTTTTAAGGTCAAAGAACTGTTCACGTCTGGTAGTCGTTCTTTCCTCAAGGTCTTCTAAAGGTGCTCTTTCTTTCTTCTGCTTATAATTACGTTGATTCATCTTGGCAACGTAATAAGGTCTTTTGTAGTCTTCAACGAGCATCACTCTCTTGGTAGTACTGTCATCTTTGAGATAGACTTTCTCTTTGACTAAGTGAAGATCTGTAGGACCTTGGTCTATCGGGATGACAAATCTACATTCACGCGATGTGATATCTTCTTTAGGGATAGGTTTATTGGTCATGGAGGACATATAAGGATTCCTGGTAGCGCATGGGGTATAAGCCTATGACTTTGAGGCTTCTTTACACCGGTTTAAAAAGGAGCATATACTTAGGGTCACTTGTTTAAACATTTCTAAGGAATACGCATGCGTAAGATAACAGACTTCATGCCGGAGATGAAAGATCTCACGACCTCTAGTGAAGAGATCGTGATCGATCGTCAGTCCTCTGGCTTTTTTAAAGAGCTGGTAGCATTGATCCAGCACTGGCGAAACAATCCCACTGAACTTGTGCTTGTTAATAAAACTGCCTACAACTTCACCGATGAAGACTTCTTGAAAGCACCTGACAATGAAGCTTTTGCTAAATTGGTGAAAAAACATACGGGGATGACGGCAAAACTCCATGTCGTAAAAGATAACAACATCAAAAACAGTGTAGCAAACACGATGATGTTTGCACCGGTTTTACATAACTCGATATTAGATATCCAACACGACATATTTGGTAAATACAATAAAAAGTTCTTTGATAAGGTCAGTGAAACTATCGAGAAAGATTACCCGGAGGGCTTCAAAGGTACGGTATCACGTAAGACAGGCAAAGTCACAGGAGACTTCGCTAAGATACACAACTCTGTCTTTACTGGATATACATTCATTACCAGTAATGATTTCCCAGTAGAAGCAGTAGCTGCAGTTATCATGCACGAGATCGGTCATTGCTTTACTTTCATGGCAGCCTTAGGTGTATGTTTCAGGACTAACGTAGTACTCCTGCAACTGATGTCTAACCTGAATAAATCCACCGATCTTAAAGAAAGGGAAGTATCGATCAGTATCGGGCTTAAACATCTTAATGTCGATATGGATAAAGGATCTATCCAAGATCTGGCTCAACACTCTGATAAAGTGGTTGTTAGTATTGTTAGCGGTAATATTAATCACTTAAAGAGTATCTCTGACTCTGATCAATACGACCTTACCGCTGCTGAACAGACTGCAGACCAATATGTCGCACGACAGGGTGGTGGCTTTGCTTTAGCACAAGGACTAGAGATCATAAATCGCATGTATGATCCATCGATATTTAAGAAGAAAGCAGAAATACAGGCAGCGCAGTTCATCGCTATCAACAGACGTATTTTCGAGGGTTATACAGTTTTAGACGTCATTCTCACTATCTTTTCGATGCTTGGATGGCTCTATCTCTTCTTCAGGGACAGACCCATTGATGTTTATCAGGATATGGTAAATAGATACGACGTGGGTGTCATCCGTATCCAACGGATACGCGAAGATCTAATCAACCAGTTCAAGACCACTGGTAGTAAATCCAATCAGATCTTGCAGGACATCAAAGCGATCGATAGCGTCATCGCTTTGTATAAGACCGATGAAGCTTTTATCAGCAAGTTTCTTAAGAAGAGATTCCAGAAAGATCGTGCCAAACAAGCAGCGCTCGCAAGAGAACTTGAGTCTCTTGCCGCTAATGATCTTTTTGTCCTTGGACATGAGTTGAAGACATATTGAGTATATACTAAATATGTCGAAATTACATTACTGAAAAACTATTACTTAGAAGGAACACAAATCATGATCGATGTCAATCTTAACCGTGAGATAGAAGTATTATTCTCAGGTATTGATCCCACTTTAAAGAACAAAGCTATCTCCTTCGCAGCTGGTGCTGCTATCGGGAGAAAAATGCCTATCCCCAATGATAAACTGCAAGGCTCTGATGAGCAGTACAACATCGAGCTCATCCAACAATCTAACAAATACATCTCCATCATCAATGAACTCATCTTGGTCGATGTCCCTTATACCAAAGCAGTACTTAAAGCTGTTTATGGTGTCAGATATAAAGCAAGATATCCAGACAGCATCATCACCAGTGAGAATGAATGCATCACTTGTGATCTCTTTGATATCCCCACCCTCTTCAAAGATGTTTGTACCGAAGGACTTAACCAAGTCAAAAAACAAATCGTTGCAAGCATTGATCTCATTGCTTCAGCTTTGATCAGCTATGATGGGGACACGATTGATACTGATATCCCTGTAGAGTAAGCTATGGATATAAAAGCCATCCAAAGACAGTTTAGTTTAGATGATGATACTAACATGTCAACAGAGTCTCATCAGGAGCCTACTACAATAGCTCCTGATACTACTCCTACGATTACGTTAACAGAACCCCATCATGTCGATATCTCTGATAACCACATCGAAGAGTTAAAGCGTCTGAGGGACCATCTTAAAGAAGAAAAAGCAATCAACAAGTCCAGTGCTTCAGAGATCTTATTCCTCTTAGATGGAGACCACGAGATCCGCTTTGCCAATGAAGGATACTTTACGGAGTATCCTTCAGAGATCGGTTATCAAGAGACGATGGAAGATCTGACTGAGATCATCGAGAAGAAAGACCAAGAGACTTATCGTAGCCTGCAAGACAGTATCCAGAAACAACTCGACGAGCTTAAGCATCAAGACTATAAACAAGTCATCATTCAAGAGAGAGATCTTTATAATAAGATCAAGTCTGAGATCTCTTTTAAAGAAGATATGTTTAAAAGCATAGACTCTGATCAAGTCTCTGTCCTCTATCAGTCCTTGCAGTTAGATGAGATTGATGCATTGAAGAAAGCATTACCCACACGACCTTCTCAAGAGTCTATGGACATCGAGACAGCTTTGAGTACAGATATCTACACTGACTTACTTGCCAAGTATGATGATATCGTAGCACTTGGTATCGTGCTCACCGAGAAAAGCTATCAAGAAGACCTTGTAGAGCAAGACGTATCTATTATGAAAGCTTATCTCAGTTTCATCTATCGCATGCAAGAGATCATCTATCAGAGACACCGATTACACGTCTGGTTATCCCATCTGGATCACCAGAGTGAATATATTACGGATCAGTAGCAATATTTTGTCTAGATATAGTCCCCTGTCCCCACATCGGTCTTCTAAACCGATGACATAAAAGCGTGGGATGGAAGTCGTGAGGTTCGATTCCTCCAGGGGGCTCCACCGAACATCTACGAGTGTCGTTGATGTAATGTACTGTTCTTAAGGGTAACTAAGATCAGTCGAGCCGTGTATCTGTTGGGTTCATGAACAGGTACATTGATTCTCCTTTTGATAATGTGATATTGCCCAGGGGTATCCCCTGGGCTTTTTTTGCCGCGTATTCTTTTTTTTCATCGAGGATCGTCCCTGATCCTCTCAGATAACCTGAGCGCCATACATCCTTTACTCCCTACTAGGACTACCATTGGTCTTAGTAGGGAGATATGCCGTCTATATAGACATCATTCTAATGAACACTAATTGATTTAGGATAAGGACTATGGCAATCCAAAATGACATGATCTTATTCCAGAATGACTGGAATAAGTATCCCACAGCTACCATCCACCTAGAGACGACCAATACTTCCTTTTTAGAACTCGGTAAACTCTATCGGGATATGGGAATCAAGAACAATGCTTTTCACTTAGCACTAGTCAATCCCATGCTAAAAGAAGTAGATCCACATTCTAGCAATCTCACTGAACGTGAGATCGCGATGATAGCCGCAGAATGCAAGATCAATCCTTGGTACTACATGCGTGAAGTACTAAGAGCTCCTCCTGAAGGGGGTCTTAACCCACGTCCTGTAAAAGCCAATCGTTCTAACATAGCACTTTGGTGGTTATTCTTCAATCATTGTACGGTATATCTAGTACAACCTCGTCAGACAGGAAAGTCATTCAACACCAATGGACTTTCTACATACCTCATGGATGTCAGGTGTGATAACACCAAGATCAACCTCTTAACCAAAGATGACAGTCTTAGAAGAAAGACCATTGATAACATCAAAGAGATACTGGATTATCTTCCAGACTACTTGGATATGCGTATCAAGAAAGATGCGAACAATGGTGAGACGATCACCATCAACCAAAAGAATAACCAATATGCAACATTCGTGGCCCAGGCCTCTCGTAAAGCAGCACTTAAAGTAGCCCGTGGTGATACAGCACCGATCTTCCACATAGACGAAGCTGCTTTTATCTCGAATGCATCTATTACTTTCCAGTCGGCACTCCCTGCTATGGGTGCTGCTATTGATATCGCCAAAGCCAATGGTACTCCGTATGGCGTGATCTTCACTACAACCGCTGGTAAGAAAGATGACCCTGATGGCAAATATGTCTATCAACAGCTCATGGAAGCTATGGTCTATGATGAGAGATTATTATTCGATGTAGGTTCTCAAGAAGAGTTAGAAGAAGTCGTCCGTAAACACAGTAGAGTCGATCGTAAGAAGAATCCCCGTGGTGTATACCGGGTCAACTGTACCTTCTCCCATAGACAGCTTGGTTACTCTGATGAATGGTTGATAGAAACCATGGAAAGAACCCAGTCTGAAGGCGATGATGCTAACCGTGATTACTTCAATGTCTGGACTGCTGGTAATGAAAGATCTCCGATATCTACCCAAGATGCTGAACTTATATCGCTGTCTAAAGTAGAGAAACCCAAGGAAGATGATATCCACAGCTACATCTTCCGCTGGTATGTGGAAGATGTTGATCGTTATATGAAAGATAACCACTGCATCATGGGGATCGATACTTCTGATGCTTCAGGTGGAGATGATATCGCAGTAGTCATCTCCGATGTGAAAACCGGTAAAGTCATTGGTTGTGGTAACTATAACTACACCAACATCTTTGTCTTTGGTAAGTTCATTGAGTCTTTTATCTTGAAGTACACCAACCTCACTGTCATCATCGAAGCAAGATCTACTGGAGTAGGACTTCTAAACTACTTACTGATAGCACTCCCTGCAAACAGTATCAACCCTTTCACCAGACTCTTCAACCGTATCGTCAATGAAAGATACGAGAGTGATGTCAATAAAGAGTACTACGAGGAAGCCATGCGCTATGGCAAAAGAGAAGATATCATCAACAAGTACAAGAAGTACTTTGGTTATCCGACCTCTGGTGCTGGACTTTATTCAAGGGAGTCTTTGTATGGTGGAGTATTTAGAAAAGCGATCTCTATAGCCAAAGATAAGATCCATGATATCGTGTTAGCTGATCAGATCCTGGGACTAGTTATTAAGAACAACAGGATAGATCACGATGATTATGGTCATGATGACATGGTCATCGCATGGCTTCTGACACACTGGGTGATGAGTGAGGGAAAATCACTAGAGTCTTATGGTATCACGCCTTATGAGATCTACTCTCGTATCACTGAGAAACCCATAGAAGAGATCCCTTACGAAGAACAAGTACAGAAGTACGAGCAAAGAAAGATCCGAGAGAAGATGATCCAGCTCTATGATGAGCTGCAGAATAACAGAGACTACTACATCGGACTTAAGATCGAACAAGAGTTACGTAATCTCAATAAGAAGCTGATATTAGAAGACCATGAGGTATTCTCGATAGAGCAGCTTATACTGCAAGCTAAAGATAAGAGAAAGTCTAGGAGGTACGACTAGATGACCGTTAGGTCTATCTAGACGCTACGACGGATAGATTTCCAAATAGACGTCATAAAGCCTCACTAGGACTACTTAAAGTCCTAGTGAGGTGAATACTATTGTTTCTGTTGTCTTGTCAAAGCAAAACCAAATACTACGGTAGCAAAGTAAAGGACTTTGATCCCATGTAGAGTGATCAAAGTGGTCTCCATATCTGCAACATGTCCTGTGATCCAGGTGATCACCAGGATAAATGGAACCATCGCAAGTAGTAATTTGTAGGATTGTTTGATGTTGATTTTGTAGAGTAGTAAATAGTAGGTCACTGTGATGATGTCAATGGTGGTGACAGTTAAGAAATAGTTTGCTGTAGTCATGGAAACATTCCTGTTATAAATGAGAAGTAATGTCTGTTCAAACGATTAGATGTCATATATCCCCTGATACACCTATAATGGGTGTATCAGGGTGTTATGACGTGTATGTATCACTTACTGAAGTAACTTTACGTCACTTGCTAAAGTAACTCATGGTAAATGCTCTTAACAGTAAGTACATCAATAATCCTGTTCTAACTGCTGCTATTTGTGCAGGAGTCTTCACCTGTGCAGCATGCTTGACTAGCTTCTCCGTATCCTGTCTGATACGGATCAACAATGGGTCTTGTGATCTAGAGCTTGTGTAGATCCCTTTCATGCGACTTAACAAGTACCCAAGATCATCCCGATGTCTATTGATATCCTGTCCAAGATAGCTAAACGCATGTTCGATGATATCATCGACCCATTGTGTCATCTTCTTGTTCTTGGAGATCTCTTTGGGGATATACTCCAGGACTTTGATCAAAGTAGTAGGGTTCATGACAGGAACTGCACTACTGATGATATCGATCAACTGATCTTTGATAAGACTATTTCTGTCTTTTAAGATATCGAACAAGTAACTGCTGTACTTGTTCTTGATATTGATATCATCTTTAAGCTCTACCTCACCATCAAAAAGAGCCAGTTTACTATCCCCACTGATCTTCTTACCTTGGTTGTGGATATTGATAAAGATACCATAGATGTTAACGAGCATACTACGGATACGTGTTTGCGTATCTGTGATGATGTATGCAACAGAAGCTGCTTCTTTACCTTTAGAAGAGATGTCTGGTGACATCGTCTTCAAGGTGTTGCTGTGGAGATGATAGATAATGTCTAGTGCTCTATCTCTGAAGAGTTTACCCCAGGAACCTTTCTGCTTGATAGCAAACTTGTTATTAAGCGCTGCAAGTGTTGCTTCTGCTTCACCTACTGAACACTGATATTGCCAATGTACCCACATACGTGAGGTGATGAATTTGTATTGCAGTAACTCTAATGCTATCGCTGCACCATTTTCTTTTAATCTATCAGAGAGAGATGAGATCAATATCACATGCGCAATATAAACAAGTGCCAGGTTGCAAGGATCTCCTGCAACCTGATAGTACTTCTTCGGGATGAGTTTATCACATCCCTTAGAGACATCTTTCTCATCGATACCTAAGATATCATGGAAGATCTTCTCTCTATCGATAGGTGTAAACTTGACATTATAACAACCAATGAGATTACCACCAAAGAACTGTGCATGATCACGGTTCTTGGTGATAAAGGATGTCTTCATGACTTCCAGCTTATGGACTAGTCTCTCATCTACCACTAAGTGTTTGCAAGCAAGATCAAAGACCTCTTTGATAGACCTTGGCTCATTCATCATCACTCCCATCTCTTATACGACCACGATAGACGTGACCTTTATACTTAAGGACATAGTCCTCCATAGTGACACGTATCCCTTCTTGGTTTAGAGGAAGATCGTTTTTACTGTCACTATCGATGGTGATCAAGTATAAGTTCTCACCATTCATGATAGCATCTTCTTTGAGATGATCGAAAGTATCAAGACTTACTTCTTCATCTTTGACGACATGAATCGTCGCATCTTGATCTTTCTCTAAGATGTCAGATACGATCCGTTGTGCTATGTCCTCATCAGGGACATCGATACCGACGGTATCTTCACTTTCTGTCGTGAACGATGTTCTTTTAGCGATAGCTTCAGATCTGTCATGATAGACATCATTTAAAAGACCTGCGATCGTCTCTGACAAAGAACCGACGATCTTGATCTTTCTTTCGCCAAGTTGCGCTAGAGCTTGATCATACATCGAGACGTATTCATCATCAGGAAGTTTACTGGTGTTATCGGTGTATTCTTTTTCTATCATGTCACACTCCTTAGATAGAGAAATTCGATAAGACAGTCACTAACTCATCTGTCTTATCCTGGATGATCTTGATCGATTCTTTACTGATCCTGGCATAAAAAGCAACTTCCGCCATCGAGGTGAATAACTCGATGGCTTTTCTGCGATGTTTACAGATGAAGTCTATCGTGTTAGCTCGATCTAGTGGTACCTGACGATATCTTCTTAACATGCCAGTTGCAGCGTGTTTGTGTAGTCTGATCTCTGTTAATAAGGGCTTGATCACTTCTACTTCAGTAGAAGGGACATATGCGATCAGTTCATCGACTGTCGTGATGAAGATCTTGTAACAAGCGATCAGTAGTACTTCAGTGTTATTCACCAAAGTTTCGTTATCCATGTCTTCATGGATCTCTTTTAAGTTAAATATATCACTCATGTGAGCCTTTTCAAGTAAAAAGAAGTATTCATCTCCTCCCTCCTAGCATGAATCTTACATGTCTGGTCATGTTTTCTTTGCTATTCATATAGAACAATTTCCCGATCTTCTCATCTAACATTGTCTGGTATTGTTCCATGCAGTCACTGTAAGACTCAATAATCTCTCTGTATTTACCGAGTTCATGTCCTGAATAGAGCTGTGCTTTGTCTACGAGCAGCACCTGTTCATTGTAGATATAAGCCTTGATCGCTAAGATGATCAGTTTGGTAAACTCAGGGATCAGTCTCGGTCTGATGGTGGATAACTCATCATCGTTTTCTAAGATGCATACCAATGTACCTACTGCTGGAGTCATCGGACTATCATGAACTAATATCGTATTCTCACCAACAAGATCTACTCGGGTAGACTCTGCTACCTGGGGATCTGTGATAGAGTTTAAGAGATAATCCGTTGCACGATTTAACATCGTGTTCTGACATTGGGTCTGGTATCCATAAGAAGCGTTATTTAGTCGATAAGGTTGGTAGTTGATAGAGATCACTGTAGTGATAGCTCTGCCACCTGTAAGCTCTTTCGGGATATAGTAAGTAAAAGTATTCTGGTCAGAGTAGACTTGTTTGGCATAGGCTAGTGGGATATAGGAATATACACCATTGGTGACATTGAGATCTTGAAGGACAAACTTCAAGATGACTTCTTCTTTGATTCTTTGTTCTAAGGATTTCGGAGAAGCTCTTTGCATATAGCTTCTGTCGATGAAGGTATTTTCGAGTATCGGTCGAGGGATTTCTCTCGTCGCTCTATTGATCGCATGTTGGATAGCATTCATGTTTTCTGTACCTGTATATATGTTGGATAGTCCAAGATTCATAAGAAAACACGAATATCACGATGTACACGTCATAGATCCTAGATACACCTATCATGGGTGTATCTAGGAAAGGGTATATGACGTCTATTTTGTTTAGTCCCAAAACGGTTGGCTACGCTTGACAGCTACGCGACCCTTCTTAGGACATTAGTCCCAGAAGGGTTCTTCTATCGTACCAGAAGCATTGCGCTTCTGTCCGACTTTCTTCAATGTTGTATCTTCTTGACCATAGTCCCAACGGATGCCACCGATATCAGCAAATGGTAATACAAAATCCAGATACTCCTCAGGTGTCTGACCAGAGACCCGATGTTTACCTCGTGCTACACACATATACGTCGTGCCAGACTCATTGACCTTATATAAGAATAACTCCAAGTCTACTTCACGACCGATACCTTTACTTTTCGCATAGTAGTTACCATCACGAACCATGATCGCAAGATCTTTCTTACCCATGCGATGCAGATCATTAGCCTCACTAGAGAGCTGGTGTGGTGTTAAGAACGCGATCTTCTTCTTAGCGAAGAAGTTGCGGGTTCTGTTGAATAGATCTTGATATCTATCTGCATCATTGCCACCTGAACATCCTGTTAGTGGCAACATACACAGATAGTCTACACAGCAGAGATGGATCTCGTATCCTTCTGCTTCGTACATGTTGATCTTGTTGAAGAGATCTAGATAAGTCCACTCAGATGGGTTTACGCGGATAGATTTAAAGACATAACCATTTTCATTGAGTCTTCTAGCAAGATACTCAGTACCGCCTTTATTGACCTGTAGTTTGGCAAAGTCTTCATCACCAAAGGCTTCATTATCAAGATTACCTTTTAAGAGCATCATGACGTTAGCAGTGGTTAACGTCATCTCGTTTTCTAAAGAGATATAGAGGATCAATGCTTTCTTCTCTTTATCAGTCAAAGTCTCTTCTGCTTTATTGTAGATACAGGCTCCTAAGCATAAGGACAAACAGACTAAAGATTTACCATGGTGCTGTAGTGCAGCGACTACTGTAGTCTGACCACGTCTGAGTCCACCACGGGTCATTTTGTTTAGTCCTTGCCAAGGGGTCTTGATGATAGACTCTCCTTTGGCTTCATCTCTGACTTCTCTGAGTACATCTAGTAATCCATCCCCACTGATAAAATCTACCTCTGCTGTGACCGCTGGATCTTTACGCATGTCTTCTGACATGGATTCAAAGTAAGGCGTAAGTTCAGAGACGATACCACCGACGAACTTATGCATGTCTTTTATCTCATGCTGCTTATATTTAATCGTCGCTGATGCTTTTGACAAGATAGATTTGATCTCATCTTCCTTTAAGGCATTGGTGAGATCTCTTCTTAATGAGAACACCACGTGATTAAGCTGATCTTTCTCGTAAGGATAACTTACCGCTTCTTGGATGGTGTTAAATAAAGACTCATCATCCTCACAGACCACTTTTAGATCTGTCATGATCGATACTTCATCAAAGTGAGCATCTTCTCCTGTGCGAGCCATCTGGATGATCAGATCTCGTATCCCTTGTAGTTTACGATGCTCTGATGTGAATGCTTGTGTCTCTGGGATATCAATGTTCTTAAGGATATTTAATACAAAGTCCTTATTAGAGACATTGATCTTATCGATCTGGTTCTCTCTGATAAGCAATGTAAAACATTTGGTCAGTAACAGTTTAGTGTTCATCGATGATACTCTTTTTAAGAAAAACTATGAGGTCATACCTCTTGACCCACTAATAAGATACGCTCTATCCCTGTGCAAACAGGGTAGAGTACTACGATCATCTACGTGTAAAAATAAAACACACATGCTTATGATAGCTTATATTTTTACACGATATAAATAGGAGAGGAAAAGATGACTTATGCACGCGGAGAGGATCATCCTTTCCAACCTGTCATCTATGTCACCAAAGCCATCTATGAACAGTTAGAATGGTCAAAATTAGAGTTAAAAGATCTCTACCATTTTGACAAAATACTAACATCTTTAGGTGACCAGGCGATATTAACTTTACTGGGACTTAACCTCAATACTGAGGATAATCCACGTTATATTCATGAAAGAGGTCCTTATCTCCCAAATGCCATAGGTACCGCGACATTATTGCATTTGTGGCAAGAGGATCTCCATGATCACGAAGACCGAAAGCTTGCCTATGAGAAGATCTTGACTGAGCTCTCCTTGCTCAGTCATTATCCTGCGATAGCCAAAGCTTTTCCGGTCGAAGAGACGGACATAAATCTCTCTTACCAGGTGATTCATGATCCGAAATCGATCTTTGTGATCCTAGATTCGTATGCTGTTTCGACAGATACGAAGAACCTTTCCCAAGAGGAAAGTAACCTTTTATATACGAAATTTCATGCATTGGCTACGGAGATTACCCGGTCGGTGATAGAGACGTATTCTCTTTACTTCACGCATGACCGTGTAGCACAGTCTCCGTGGTTTTTCCATTATGTTGATCAACTATAAAGGACTTAACTAATTATGGCTATTTTTGGTTCCAAACAAAAACCTTCTTCTCATAACGCGGCTTTGCTTGATAATGCAAAACGCGCATTCGCCACTCGTGGTAACCCGCTGGACAGTGGTGTCATCAGTCGTGCTTTCTCAGCAGAATCTCTGGATGCTACTGAGCGTGAAAAGCTCGATGGTGCTGTACAAGATCTCGAGGCCACCCTGGGCGAAGTCGTTAATGAGACTGAGAAATCTGAGAACGTTGAGTTTAACGAAAATCAACGTGATGCAGCACTTGCCGCTGTGGCTGCTGCTGGCGCTCGTCAGCGTGTACAACAACAAGCAGCTCAAATCCCTGCACTGGGTGAAAATGATCGCTTGATCCCTGTCAACGCAGCTGTCTCTGGTGAAGCTTCTGTACCGCGTATCGCCCAAGAAGCATTCGACACCACTGAGAACCGTAACGCTATGCTGTTCTCATTTGCCTACAACCTGAACGCAGCTCGCCAAGATGAGTTCGGTGAGACCTTCTTCCCGACCATCACCATGGCACCGACTGATGCTGCTGCTATCATCGAAGTAGACCTCCTGAACGTTCTGGAAGATCAGAAACGTCAGCTCGATGGCAGCTATCAATACCAGTTTGGTCGTAAGTCTCTGGTAGCCGCTATGGTCTATCCGGAGATCCTGCACAACGATACTACCCGCATGTATCCGGTCTATCGTGATACCAGTCCGGAAAACATGGCTAACTTTGTCCAAGCTTCTGATGTTGCTCCTTACAACGTAGAAACTGAAGACGGCCACGTCATCAAGACTGCACCTTTGGCTGTTGGTCGTGATCTGGACTACATGGGCCTCTGTGCTGCCGACCACCTGATCGGTATGGACACCCTGAACCAGACTGATGCGATCGATCCTAGCGTCAACCTCAGCAACGTCTTCATCAAACTGAAGACTGGTGAAGTTATCGCTTTCCGTGGTCTGGAAGCACTGGCTGAGTCTACCTATACTGCAGCCGTCACTGGTAACAACCGTCAGATGAACTTGAACTATCAAGCACGTCGTCTGACTGTCACCCCGACTACTACCAAAGCTGATGGCACTGCCCTCACTCTGGCTTCTCAGACTGCTGGTCACTCTGTATCTCTGCAGTTCAACATCTCTTCTAACCTGAACCTGGAAACTGGTCAACTGAACTTCATGGCTGGTAAGGTTAAAGTAGAAGCAGTATTTGATTCTTCTAAGAACAAACTGGATATCAAGAGTGCTGGTGCTGGTAAAACAAGCGCTGATCTCTTTGTCGATGCAGAAGTCATCGGTGTTGACATTATCGCACGTCGTGTAAACACCAACCGTCGTGAACGTGGTCAGCTTCTCGATATGAACCGTGAGCGTATGGCTTACGCACTACCGATCCTCTCTCCGATCACTGTCGTTCGTCCTGCTATGGACAGCTATGAAGATGAAGACAGCGTGAAGCTGGATCGTCTGGTGAAAACCACTTATGTACGTTGCTCACAAGCAGCTGTCAAGACCTTGAAAGCTGCTGAAGGTTTCCTGTCACAGATCGACAGCCAAAACCTTGAGCCTGAAATGCTTTATAACAACGTAGCTCTTGGTGTAGGTCGTTACTATGTCAATCCGTGGTTCAAACACGTAGATCTTGACGTACAAGCTGAGATGAACACTCTGGAATCAGCAAACCGTATGGCTGATGTCAATGCAGTACTGGTTAACACCATCCGCGAGATGGCATATCGTGCTTACATGGAGTCTAACTACATGGCAGCTGCTTCAGTGCTCCAAGGTGAGATCGGTCGTAAACCGCTGATCATCATCGGTACTGACCAGTACATCGCAGCATACCTCATGGTCACTGGTGACCTGCGTACTCTGGGCAACGAGTTTGATGTCAAAGTAGTATCTTCTCCGAACATCGAGATGTGTAACAAGATCTACATCACCTTCGGTAAGAATGGTGGTAGCAATGATCAGATCAACCCGCTGCACTTTGGTAACATGTTCTGGCGTCCTGAGCTGACCACCAACATGCAGATCTCTCGTGGTCAGACCACCACACGTGAACTCACGGTACAACCGTCCTTCCGTCACGTCGTCCACCTTCCGATCCTTGCATCCATCACTGTCAGCAACCTCAAAGGCGCTGCTACCAAGATGGTTCCGATCCTGCAGAAGATCGTTCCGTAAGCTATGGTGGTATCTATCTATCCTTAAGGATAGGTATAATACACGTCATAAGACCCTTACTCCTAGCTACACCTTTAGTGGGTGTAGCTAGGATTTATGCCGTCTAGGCTATCTGAGTGTAACGAGGAAATGACGTGTAATCTCTAAATATCTTTGCATTCTATCATTGTTGAGATATTAAATATATCCGTGTAGGTAGCAGTCATGTTGGCTGTTATGGTTATATTTAAATAAAGGAGCAATACATGATAGAGAAATCTGATTATCGTTCTGAGATAGGATACGATCCTCTTCTCTTAGATCTTTGGAACCTTCCACTACATCTGACTTTCTGTCGGGTCTATGTCAACACCTCTGATCAAGACATCGTGATAGTCAATGATCACAATGCCAAGTTTGTTATCCCAAGAAACGGTAATGTGATCTCAACTTTGAATCACCATTTGACCAATAGCAGTCGTAGTTATAATCAGTTATCCCAAGATCCAAATTCATCCGTGGTAAAGAGAGGTCTGTATATCATCGACACCATGATCACTACAGATATGGTTACTGAAGAGACTTATCAGAAGTACATGATCGGTCGTGATCTCAGTCACTACTACAAACCTCTACCCACAGACTACTATACCCCATCCAAGAAGACACAGATCGTTAATCGTGTCGGTAAAGATGCGGCTGCGAGGAAGTTCTTGCGTGGTGGGACGATGATCGGAAATACGGTCTATACGTCCATGTGCGGATATGTCACGAATAATGGTCCATCAACTATAGAGGACATCACAGGACATGACATCATCGACTACTTCAAAAATGAAGTCAATCGGTGGATGCAGACCGTCAATAAAGAAATGAGTTATTTCATCCCGGTACAAGATATCTTGCTTCATGAGACCTTGTATGACAATAACGCTGATATCGTGGTATCTTTGAATTTAAGAGAAGATGTCTTCTTGGTCCATCCGAAGTTTGACCCACAAAGAAATCGGGATATGGATTTCATTGAGTCTAAGATCAGTGGGGATAGGGTCGTTTATGTACCATTTAGAGGAGATCATGCGAGACTCTTCCGTGCCACAGGTTTTGATGGTAAGATCGCTCAAGTTGAACCTTCACCGATTATGCCTGAACACAAAGAAGGTACGATCACGGTGTTAAGGCAAGAATATCGTCATGACTTAGGTCGTAACGTGGTCTCTGAAGATAGTATCTCCTTGAAAGATCATCCGGATAAGATTGAAGCATTCCTCGTGAAACACAGTCTTTCTTTTGACGTCTATATGGCGGGATCTATCCACAGCAAAGAACGTCTAGATTATATCAAGAACAGACTTAGGAAAGAAGCTGATGATGAAGAACTTACTTATAAACGTGAAGAACGGGAGTACAAACGAGAGCAACAAAAGCGACAACATAAGGAAGAGAACTCTTTCTTGAACTGGTGTGCTAAAGTTGCTAAGAAAGTAGAAGAGACAGTGAAGAGCTATGCTGGCATCGTCACTGCAGGAGCAGTAGTCGTCACTGCAGCGATAAGTGCTTGGAGTAAACTCTTCAAGAAGAAAGAACCCACCACAGCGTAGATAGTATTAGGCTTATTTAACCCATAAGGAGTACCCTAAATGAACCCAGATTTGATTGATTTTATCCAAGCGGATACCCCGAAGATCAATCCAGATATCGCTGAAGGCTTGATCACCAAACATATCCAGTATGGTGAAGCTTATTTAGACGATATCTTTCGTGCAGTATTGAAAGACCTTGACCATGGCATGGGTTTTAAATACCTGGGTTTTGAACGCATGAGTCCTGCTGATGAGTTTATAGAAACGACCAAAGGTAAGAACAACGGTCCACGCCAGTACAACCTAGCGCGTACCGATACTTACATGGTCAAATTGAAATTCGAGTTTGATAATGAGATCATCGAAAAACCTTTGTCATTACCGTTTATCTCACAAGCAGGGACTTTGAAAGTCTTTGGGACGACTTATGCGGTCACCCCAGTACTTGCAGATCGGATTATCTCGATCACACCTCCTGTGATCTTTATCCGGTTGATGTCGGTAAGGCTTAATTTCGAGAAGCTCAACTACTACTTCATGGCAGATAACAGATTAGAATATCCGCCTGTTGTAGTATCTGAAGTGTATAAAACCAATGGAGATGCAAAGACTCCTATGGTTTTCTATCTTCTCTGTAAGTATGGTGTCAAAGGGATGTTTAAACATTACTTTGATGCTGATGTCATCTACGACTACGATGACCAGCTTACTCGGGATAAGTATCCTGAGAAAGACTACGTCATCTGTAAAACTGCTGGGATCTCTCCCAAGAGAACCCGTATCCGTGATTACGAGAAAACCAAAATCGGTTTTGCAGTACCCCGGAATAAATTTACCCCGACCATGAAAGCGGTTATCTCAGGTCTATACTACATCTTAGATCTCTATCCCAACGAGATCGCGATGGAGGACTTTGAGGATCAATATACCTGGCGTGTACGCCTAGGGTATTATCTATTCGGCTATGGTCAAAACCCTGAAAAACTCAATGATGATATCCTAAATCACTTGTCATCCGTAGACCAGTACATCGATGAGGTCATGCGGGTGAAGTTCAAGAAGATCAACATGGATATCCGTGATATGTATCAACTGTTCTTTGTGATCATTGATCAGTTTGAGAACTGGGAAGCCCAGAACTTAAACCAAGAATCCAATCTCTATCCCAAAGAGCTGTCCATCCTTTATTACCTTTATCAAGATCTAACCAAACAGATCGTCAATCTTGTCTATCAGTTAAAGAAAAAGAACAAGTTTAACGAGATCAAGATCAATGACGTCAAAGAAGCCATCCGTGCTAAAGTGAAGACCAACAAGATCAACATCATCAACAAGACCCATGGTGAAGTCAATGTAGTCAACTACAGTGGTGATAACATGATCTTTGGTGTGACACAGCTTTTAGTCCCACAAGACAAAACCACTAAGTTGCGTAACGGCAATGATGGTATTAATCTTGAGGATCCGACAAAAAGACTGCATGTTAGTACGACAGAAGTAAGAACTTATTCAGGTATGGCGAAAGCTGCTCCTGATGGTTCAACCAGATTAAACCCCCACCTGAAGATCGATCATGAAGGTGGGATCATCCGAGATGAATCGTTGCGTGAGATGCTTGACAAAGTACAAGCGCGTATCACTCGGAAATAAACTATCTATCGCTTAAGCTCTTGACGTCATAGACGTCAAAAAAGACCATTCCTTAGGAGATACCCTTGTGGGGTGTCTCCTAAGGCTGTATGACGGGTGCGTTGTACAGTCGTGTCTTATAGCAGAAAAAGCTATAGATAGAAGATGCTACTTTAGAAGATATCTAGAGTAGCTTAATCAGCTATTTAAACATTTAAAGGAGTTTTCAATCATGTATCCTAACAACGGCTACATCCCCACCATGGCTTATGCCAACGGTAACCCCCCAGTTAACCCCAGATTCCAATATCCAGGAATGATGAGCAATGCGTTGCCTTATGTAGCAACAGCATTGATTGCTATTTTACAAAACCAAGCCCCCAATAATGCCTTTAGACAGATGGCATATAACCACCTCTGTCAGCAGAACTGGGACAACCCTGATTTCCAATACCTGTGGCAGATCGCAACCGCTAACTGCTTGTATGCTTCCCAAGCATCCCGTTGTGATCCGATGCAAGCGATCAACCCTGTTTGTGAGGAAGTGATCAAAGGCTTTATCTCTTATCTGTGGTTCACCTACTACAACAATGATCAGAATAGAGTCGATAACTACGATATGCGTCTTTTGCAAGAAGGGATGCAGATCCACCAGATCCATGTACAGCGGTTAAATCAAGTCACACCTGGTCAAGGTCAGTACTATCCGACCAACAACAATTTTATCCCGAGCAACAATGCTCCTATGGGCTATGTTGACAATGGATATCGTCCTGTTAACCCTGCTGCCTATAATGCTGCAGCCATGAACCGGTATAATGGCTATAATGGCTATAACGCAGGACCGATGACTGCAGGATCTGCATCTATCGGTGGTCGTTTTAGTCGTCTGGCTGCAGAAGACAGCGTTAATAACACACCTAGTGATTACTTGGAACGCAATCTTATCAACCATAACCGTCAGGTGCAGAATTCTCTGCCCTCTGACTTTAGTAATATCAGTTCTGCCAATCCCCACAATCATCCTGGTAGAGCTTATCCTTCTAACCCAACTAACCAACTTAACAATGCTCCTGTACCGGAGAGAACCAGTAGTCCTTTTAAGACCATGACGGGTGCGAATTATCAGGCAAATGCTTCCGATGATCCGCATTTCCAATATGTCGGTCCAAAAGAGACTACGATCTTTGACAGTGAGATGGTAAGTGCTTCGAACAAAATCGAACAAGCTTATCAAAACTTGGTCAGAGATGGGGTATCTACAGGTAATCAGGAGTTTGTCCAAATAGCCCCAATAAACCCTAGTACGATAGAAGAGTTCGAAGAGTTCAAACGGGCGACTCTTCCTAAACCTATCACTACCCATCATCCACACTTCAACCAAAACCCTGATCTCACCTATAATCCCAGAAGAACCTATCGACTCAATCCTTCTATCTGGGAGAATGGTCTTATCTGGGAACCCAGTAAATCACAACCTGCTTGGATCCCCTTTGACGTATGGCGTTGGGATTGTCATTTAAGAGTCAATGACAAAGGTCATGTTGTCCAAACCTTTATCCGTAAGGAGTACCGAAATATGAAAGAAGAAGATCACCTGATCGAGACTTATGTCGATGAACACAGAAACCATTATCAATCTCCTCATCCCACAGCAGAAGAGCTGAAAAGAATCCGTGATCAAGAACGGATCTTACAGCTTGATGAGGATGAGTTAGCAGAACAAGAGAAAGCCATGCGTGAACGTAAAGAAGATCTCTCCATCCTTCCGCAAGTAGAAGAAGAGCTGGTAGAAGCCAGTTCTTTGGAGAACATGTTTGAGCAGATAGAATTAAAAGGTCCTATCAAAGTTGATACCAGTGTGATCAGCAAAGGTCGGATCAAGTACCACATCCCTTCAGAAGAGGACTATAAACGTGTCTTGCAGAATCTTAGTAAGTCAAGCACCTTCTCTGATGTCGTCAGCTACATCACAAGCATTGACCGAGGCACCTTTGCTCGGGTCAAGATGGTGCAGATCTTTGGGGACCTGACCAAAGTGGTGTTGAACGATCATCTGGGTATCGATATTGACTTTGATGATATCATGGATGACTACAATGACATCGTGATGATACTGAAGCGAAATGGTGATATGGATGCCTTTGAGCGTGAGATGATGCACCGCTTGAAAGGATTCCTCACCTATGAGAAAGATGAAGAACCTGTAGAGCATGATGGTGAGAAGTTCTATCACAACACCTTCTATATCGCTGCCAATGCTGCAGTATTTCGTAACAGGATGCATCTTGAAGGGGAAAGTGATCTCTTCATCGTCGATGAGATGGTCAATCCTTCCTTGTACAAGATCGCTAAAAGCATGAATGACCAACCAGGATATCACTTCATCAAACTGCTCTCTGGCAACATCTATCGTGTCACTGAGATGACTTACGCAAGAGATCGTTTCATCTTGCGTAAGGTGAAGCCTATCGTCTAAGGAGTCATTATGGGATCTCAATTAGGTTTCCATGACGAAGATGTAGACTACGGAGGTGCTGATGAAATTTAAGTCATTACGCAACAATAAACCTTACGCCGTATCGACCTGTGATACCATCAAGCAAGCAGTACTGACCTTTCAGGAACGCTTAAAACATGACCATGATATCAAAGTAGCCTCCGGGCTACTGAGAGACTTTGCTTTGATAGAGGGTAAAGAGGTGATGTATCAGTTAGAGTTCCAGTTCATCGGTAACAATGTCTTTAAGGTCATCTATCAGGTCTATACAGGAGAGGATACTGAGTACCACGAGTATGGAGGGTGGACAGAGGAATATCTGGCCACCTTTGGTGAGGATTTTGTCAAGACGTTATTTGATACTGCATCTGTATCTATCAGAGAAGATGTAGCAGAGAAGATGTTGAAGAACTTGAATCGCCATACCTGTAATCGTTTTCATCAACCAAGTTATGTTTAGTTAACACACATTACACGTCATACATCCTCACTAGGACTTATAGTAGTCCTAGTGAGGTGCTCTGACTGAATGGAACGAAGTGTAGTGAAGGAAGAATATCCTAGGTACACCTACAGTGGTGTACCTAGGATGACTTATGATCTTTTTTATTTTTTCATCGAGGTTACTTCAAGTAACCTCTCAGAGAGTCGTGTACACGACATTTTCCTCTATCATTTCAAGGAGTATACCCATGATCCAGTTTGGTAAAGTCATGCAATCCTTCTTCGTCGGAGAAGTCAACGGTATCATCTTACTCTGTAATGACCAAGGGATATGGTCAGGGAGTAATAGACAATCTGTACAGAACTACATCCCTTATCTCCAGGGTAGTGATCTTAGAATGAAATCCCGTAACCTAGGAGGTTTCTGTTACACGAGAGGACATCGTCAAGGATTAGACTATTATGCTTTAGCTGCTTATGCTTACACCATAGAGGATAACCAAGAGATCCTCCATCTAGACACAATCCCTATCATCATTGAGAAATACTTACTTCATATCCCTAATGCTAATATCACCAACACTGCAGTACTCTTAAAGGACTGCAACGATATCGAGCTCATGACAGAAGTCGATGAGCTCTTATCGGAGTATGACAACATCAATGTCTACTCTACCAAGTTCCACAAATCCTATCTAAGATGAGATTTCATCAACTCTACTATAGTGGAGAACATCTCGATATCATCTTCGATGTGTTAAGCAACTTAACCCAAGGAGAGATCTATCACTTAAAGCATCCTAGGGACAAGAGACTTGCAGTTGGGCTGATCACAGATACCTGGGAGTATTTCTCACTAAGAAGAACCTGTATCGACTATGCTTGCAAAGATAAGGAAAGTGCTCTATATCGAGCACTATACCAGACACTACCGATATATCTAGATATCACTGGCCCTACGACATACTTAGAAGAAGAGTATTTTAGACTACTTTCATCGGAGCTATCAAGATAGCTCCTCAGAGATGGTATTAAGATCACAAGTCAGTGATGTCTATTGGTCCTATGGCAGTAGTATCATACTGCAAGAAGTCATCCCACTCGTCCTGGATGACTTCTAAGACATGTACTCTCGTGATGATCGGAGTATAAGGAGTAGATTTCTGATACTTGGGTTTCTCTATTAAGAGATCACCCCATTCATTCTTAGGAAGATGGTACCCATGTCTATTGATATAGTCTAGTGGATTATAGCCGTGAGGATACTCTATTCGATGGTGTTTGTATCTTCTATTGCCTTTATCAGGTACTGCCATGACTCTTTTTAACATGTAGTCTAGTAGAGCAACCAGATCTTGATAGCGATATTCAAAAGGAGTAGGATATTGATCTTCTATTAGATCGATGTAGTACTCAAGTTGAGCGATGATGCTGTCAACACTGTCCCAGGAACGATAGTAGTAGCGATAGATCTCTTGGTCTTGATCGATCTTACTAGGAGACTCGATCAAGATGTATCTTTCTGTGTAGTCATTGAAGATATCTAGTGTCTTTAGGTTTTCATTGACGATCTTATCTTGATCGATATCACTTCTCTTGATCCTATTTAGTCGATAACTGAGTAGTACTAACTGTGTTTTACCATCACCATGTAGACAAGATCCGATCTCACGACCTGCACAGAGTCTGTCTTTGATATAGATGTGTTTATAAGGATATTTCATGGAGTCCTCGTATATGACAAAATGCTCATCGGATACGGATTGGTTGCATCTTTGTCGTAGTAGTGGAGTTCTTTTAACTGATACGGAGTGAGATCTATATCTGGGAAATAGATCAAGTTGTCTTTCTTTATTCTGGTGTGTACTAGTGTGATGATAAGATCTGTCAGATGTCCCATAGCTGCTTGGTAGATCATCCTACCGCCGATGATGTATACATCATCAGGTGTGCTGTCTATCGCTTCTTCTATACTGGTATAGTGGGCCACATTGTGGCCTACCTTATCATCTGACCTGATCTTTTGTGATACGACTATTACTTCTCGGTTAGGTAGATTTGGCATCAGCTCAAAGGTCTTACGACCAACGATGACTTTGCGACCACCTGTGGTCTCTTTGAAATGTTTCAGATCTCTGGGGAGATGCCATAGTAGTCCTTGATCATCGCCTATCGCATGATCAAGATCCATAGCAGCGATCGCTATGACTTTTTTCATATCAGACTCCTTTTTTTCAACTATGAAGGTATTAAGGTACATTATGTCACTTTTTTTCAATCCCAATAAACCTAAGATGATCGTCGTCGACGATAACCATCCTAAGCTAGAAGGCCACCATGACGCGAGAGCTTGGTGGCCGAACAAGATCTATATCAAGCGTTCACATCAGTACGATGTTCCTTTGATCGAGCATGAGAAGACTCACTTACGTCAGATGTGGCGTGGTCTCTCTTGGACACTCTATCAGATCAATAAAAACGTCAGATACGATATGGAGCAAGAAGCTTACTTGGTCCAGATCGAGTATAGCTTACGTGAATACATGAAATCTCATCCAGGACTGACTCGTAATGAATATCGTCAGTACGCCGATGAGAAAGCACGTACTTACGCAGGATACCTGCAAAGAAACTATGGCTTAGATGCAGGTACTGATGAAAGATTCCTGAAAGACTACGATCGTTGGTATCTCTCTCATCTCCATCCTTGGATCGTCTCCCAGGTAGGAGAAGATCCAGTACGGCATGATCCTACCCCACCTAAGAACCCAAGTAATCCAGAGCCTCCGAAAAATAAATACGAGTTTTGATCATTATACCTCATCTAGGAGATATCTCCTAGATGAGGGCATATGACGTTTGTACAAATAAATATTTTTAAGATATACATTAGCTCCTGATAGTCGCTGAGTATATTTGAAATATTTTCAAATATACATTATACACGTGGACGTACGCTATGTATATCCACACTTAGAGATAAGTGTCGTATAGTCTGCTATATAAACCCACATACAGAAAAGAGGTATTAACCCATGTTTAACATTATACCGGATACAGAAGCGTTCAATGAACGCTATACGGTCATCTATCCGCTAGGAGAGTTTATCATCAAGCTCCCTGATGGACAGGAGGTCAGTTTGATCCCAACCAAGTTTGTGGATCAGGTAGCTGCTTATGAAGCAGAGCATCCTGGTACCGTATGGTCTGTGATCGCGACAGAAGTAGACACCAATGACTACTCCGATGAGGAAGAGAGTACTGATGAAGATGACTCTGAAGATGAAGAAGAGATCGCCGAAGAGGAAGATGAAGAAGATAACACAGAGACCGATGAGCTTACGGAAGGATACGTCATCCGTAATGGTATCGAAGAACTCTCAGCACTAGGGTTTATCATCACAGAAGAGCCCTGTCCTGAGGATGAGGTCAATGATGGTTATCTCTTCAACCCGGAGGTATAGATCATGCCTTGGTACAATGAAGGGTGGTATAAGACCTTTTTCACGGTAAGAGGTGATCAAGATACCTTGGATAAGATCCGTGATCTCACCCAAGATCACGATCAGCTAGATCTGAAGCGACTCGTAGTACCACCAGAGGAGTTACTCTCTGACAGTCAGTTATCCCCTCGTGAAAACCAGTTATTGGATCTGATATTGAACATGGAGGAAGAACAACTTCCTTTCAAAGAGACCAAAGTCAAAGATCTCTTTGCCAAGGGCATCGTCCGTGATGATCCTGTCAATGAGATCATCCAAGCACTCAAGGCTGCAGGAGAGGATAGCTTCTTACAGTACTGTCAGCATCACCTCCTGCAAGAGAGTAAATCTATCATCCCTTATCTCAAGAGCAAAGATCGTTACGGTTATGTTTCCTTAGAGCAGTTTTACTTGAATGAGTATAGTTCAGGATGTGTACCTATCGGATGTGCTTCTCGAGATACTGATAGTATCAAAGGGATGTTCATGACGACATGGTTACCACCGATAGCCTTCTTCTTGAATCTGAAGAATCTGTTTCCGGTAGAGATCGATGTCTCTTACATCGATTCAGCTGCAGGGATCTACGTGACTTTGGATGAAGACTTTCAGGAACGTAGTAGTGTAGAGATCACGTCATAGATGCATGTTCCTCAGTAGTACCTATCAGTGGTACTACTGAGGATGTATGCCGTCTAGGCTATCTGAGGGATGATAAAATCATCCCGATGAAATGACGTGTAAGCTGAAAAGCTGAAAAAATGATATGTTTACGAGCATTATTGATCGTATTCTTTTCAATCCAAACCCAATATAGGAGAGGTTAATTTAATATGGCGATTGAACGTGAAAAACATGGGGTCCGTATCTACTGCTGTGGTGGATCTTCCCAGTCGATCATCAAACCAGTCTATAAATCCTGGAAGAATGAAGATAAACCAGGCTTTGCAGATGTCGATTTTGCAATCTTTGATACTTCTGACTCCAACGCATCTTCAGACTTCCAGGAAGAAGATGTCTATTTTGTCGAAGGACTGCGTGGTGCAGGACAACTTAGAAATATCCCTGCACCTGAAGTTGCACCTATCGTCAAGAACTTGGTGCAGAAATTCAGTCCGAAGTCTTTGAACATCGTTTTACATTCTTTATCTGGTGGTTTTTAATCGGAGCCCGTTTACGTAGTGATACGTAAATGACACACCCCTTAATTGACGGGAAACTCCTAAGAGCTTTATCAACCAAACTACTCTAGTGATAGTGGTAGTGGCTTTCAGTAATGATGAAAGGTATGGTAAAATCGATAAAGATGTCGCGATGGACGCACAAGCGTGTATCGCAACAATGGATAATCCGCAGCGAAGCTTCTCTTAAGAGAAGAACGTTCACAGACTAACGCATTGACCAGCGTGTAGGATCCAAGTGGATCCGAAATGGGGGTTTGCTGATATATTCAGTTATATTCAGTAATTGATATAGTCGCTTCTCATGTAGAAATGCATGAGCTGCAAGTCATGTTGCGGCATCCATGTCACGAATGGATGTGAAATTGCCGTCCGGTAGTGTGCTCGGGCCTGTGATCGTCAGAGAACTGATGGATCGGGAAGCACCGACCATCGTCCTGGCTATCGCAGACCAGTCTTCTTATAAATACACCTACAACTCCATGCAGACTCTGAAGTCTTACGAGTCCTATGCCAAATCTGGAAAGTACCCGATCATCATGGGGTATTTCTTCAATACAGACTCTAAGTCTCGTAAAGAAGTCGATAAATACATCATCAACACCATCTCTGATCTCAGATGCTTGTTCTCCAACCAGAACATCGGTCTGGATGAACAAGATCTTTTCCACTGGTTGAGATATGATCGGGTCACCAATGATTACCCGAATCAACTCGCTTCATTTACCATCATCAACGATGGTGATAACTTGGATCCGAAGTGGTATGGTAAAGCGATCTCTGTTGCCACCCTTGCAACAGAAGATCAGCCTACCGACTATGCTGAGATCGTGGATTACCATGTTGAAGGTGTTATTCCTGAAGCATTGTCATCTCAGATGAAAGAGTTTGCCAAACCTGTACACTTTGTCATCAGTGATGGGGTCTTTGATCGTATCGTTGACGAGATGAGTGATCACCTGAGCAAACTTGAGAAAGAGAAAGAGTCTCGTGTTGTCCGTAAGTCACTCGTTACTAAGGATGATGTCCCTGATGAAGACACTGGACTCATCCTCTAAGATGAGGACGGTGCTCTGAGAGGATATCTTTAGTATCCTCGATGAACACAGGTTTGATTTTGTAAATCATTAACACACCCTGGTACACCCATTACAGGTGTATCAGGGCTATATGACGTGTTATCATTTTCTTTATGTATCCTAAAAGTAATACTAAACGTCATATATGCCTCTAGGAGCCTCTGTAAGGCTCCCTGAGGCTTTATAATAAATTACTTAATACTTTACACTACCTGGATCCTATAGAGCCTTATAAGCTCATTCATGCGTATATAAGACTATTGTAGGATATCCTTGTTATCATTAACCCATAGGAACCCCTATGTATCCTCGAGATATCAGACCTGTTACTCTGATGTTAGATCTCTTTGATTTCAAGAAGATGATCGATCAATATCAGTGCGTAAGACAGATAGAAGAGAGAGTTTCATTGAAGCTCTTCTTAGAGGTCTTTGTCATCGAGACCTTGAAGAAGCAGTATGGTTATCGTGCGTATATCGATAGACACGATGAGATCTCTTACTACGATCTCATCGGTCATTTACCTATCGAGATGATGACCAGACTAGAGAAGATGTTCTATCAACTTACGATACCTTACATCCCAAGACTTATTGGGAACTATGACGTGTATATCGACTACACGGATAACCAAGTTTTAGCCTATATACGAGTGTATTAAGACCCATGAAAGTGTTAACTAAGACCCAGGAGCATCCCGTGTACCAAAACAAACTCCTTATAAAGGATGAATGTTTACAACCTTTGACTGCGATAGAAGCAGTCCTTAAAACCTCAGGCTTCTATGAAGCATTCCCATACCCCAAAGGGATCTACGCTAGACACCGTTTTCGCCCGGTGATCTTGGATAAATCCGATAAAGACTATTGGATACGTGAGTATCATACTGGTAAGAAAGATGATACTTGGGTCAATTATGATTACTTAGTAGAGAATATCGAGGTGGTAAGAAATAAAAGAAGTATGATCTTGGATGAGTATAGTGTCGTCTGTCCTGATACGACGATGTTGACTTTACAGCCAGTGATGCCTATAAAAGCAGCGATGCTCTTAGAAGAAATACTCAAAGATCTGGTATATCGCACTCGTATGTGGAATGATCACCCACCTTACCCTTTCGATACAGCGATAACAACATATCTAGAAAGGTTTATTAAAGACGTCCCTGAAGAGACCATGGATAAACTTGTCGGTGCTATCTCCAGTGCTGCTGGTGGGATGATCTTTGATAGCATCAACAGCATCAGACACCATAAATGGGATATGTTAGAAGTCGATATGATAGAATCCCTACTCTTGGTCTTTAACCAAGGGGACTATCGGGTGAATGAGTGGATGAACCAGAACAATCGAAGAGATTATTGATAGGAGAGATTACTGATGGAAGAAGAACTGATGGATGAAGAGATTAAAGAAGAGATGAAAGACTATAAAAGTCTTGTGATATTGTTAGATCTGAAGACAATCGTTGATCTGATCGATAAAGAGGTCAATGTAGACTCTGATATCGAGACTACCAAGATCTTGCTAGAGAAACTGATCTACATGGCAAGTCATCCTTACAAGGATAACGATGCTCAGGTCATCAGAGACTGTATCGAGAAACTAGGGATCACAGACCACAGATTGCAAGAATCCCTAGAAGCCAAACTCTTCTTGCTGACCTACACCATGGTCAGCAATGGCGTAACAAATATTAAGTTATTGGGATATGAATATCCCGATGTCAAATACAGCCTTCCTATGTCTGCCTTTAAAGATATCGAAATAAAGTATAACGAAGGATCTCTGAAAGGATGGTTTGCTTTCATCCATACAAGTGTCGATCAACTGGTGATCGAAGGATGAGTGATGGTATTTCGCTTTACTTGTAAGGATTATCTCTATCCGTATTACCTGTACTACTTGGAGCATTTCTTAGAGAAAGATCCAGTGTTATCAGACAGAGTAGCGGTTATTGAGTTATTAAAAGCACCGGATTATGTCTCGACCCTGATGCTTTTAAAAGCATTAAGAGGACTCGAGGATAATCTCCACTACTTAAAACAAGAGATCAAAGGTAAAATCCTCATGCCTTGTCGCTATAAAGCTCACTTCAGGTGTGATCAGATCGTGATCGAGATCACGCCATGAGTGATCAGCATCGTTATCTATTATTACCTTTGGTCCAAGAGACTAAAGAGTATATCGATGTCTTTACTAATGTAGGTATCCCTTTTGAACAGATAGAGCAGTCTATAAGAGACTTTGTCTATGATCTCGTGTTCACAGATCCTAAAAATACGATCAAAGACAGTGATGCTTACTATATCGAACATTTTGATAAACTGGTATCAGGACATGATTTAAAGATCCCATCTATGGGCAAAGAAGTCTATATCTCATGTCTTATCCGCTATTTCAGACTTCTAAAACACTACTGGTTAAGTGAACTCACAGTACCTCCTTATCTTCATCCTAAAGAAAAAGAGATCTACTATAGTGAATGGATCATCGACGATATCACTTACCATGGTGATATCGTCTGTCTCTATATCGGCTATCATCTCCCCACTGATCATGGGGGAAACTATGATCGTTCTTTTATAAGGTACCCTTGATATGGACAAAACCACTATCTTTGAAGTCGGTAAAGCTTACAGCTTCTCCGTCTATCCCTCTACCATCATCACCAATGATTTCGACTATGCGGTGTGTGATGGAGTATTTACTGCAGATATCGCATCTACACAGTCTGATATCCGGGCGATGCATGCGCAGGTGTTTCCATACCTGCCAGCAGGCACGCCTGATGATGCACATATGTACCACTATGCAAGATTCTTGTTGACCGATGGTTCTACACGTATCTTAGGTATCCCTTGGATCAACATCGATACGGTCAAGATCTCCAAGATCCAGAAGATCTTGGTTGAGATCCGTGGGCAGACAGCAGATAAGATCAATGAGATCCGATCTGTATTACTGGAGAATGGTTTTACAGATATCTCCATGACAGTAGTTACAGATACCTCTGCTTTCATTAAAACTAGAGATGATTGATCTCTGATATACACATCATTTCTTCGAGGATCGTCCCTGATCCTCTCAGATAGACGTGTTCGATATACACGTCATAGCACCCTTATCCCTAGGTATACCTATTATGGTATACCTAGGGCATATGCCGCGCGCACTACTTTTCAACTTAGTCAATATAAGGAGTCTTTTATGGTTGAACCTAGATTTATCGTATTTGAAGGACTGGATGGTTCTGGTAAGACCACCCAAGTCCAGTTATTAAAAGAACATCTTGAATCGCAAGGAAAGCGTGTCTATACGACACGTATGCCTGATACCAGTAATCGCTTAAGTCAAGCACTCTTAAAAAGAACGTTAGAGCTTCGTAAAAAAGATATCTATCGTGAAGCAGTGATGGCTTTTACGATGTGTTTTAATGATTACTTAAGGAATATTGAACCCAAACTCACTTCGAAGAAACCCGGATATGACTACGTCATCACCGATAGATACTTCTACTCGCTATTTGCTTATAACTTCCCCTTGATCGATGATGTCAAAGTGTTCAATGGTTTTAATGGTATACTGGGTATGTTAAATAAGTTCAATGTCATCTGTCCAGATGAGATCGTCTTCCTCAATGTTGATCCTAAAGAACAGAGAAGACGGATCATGGATGATACCATGCGTCAAGGTGGAGATATCGATAAAGCAAATATGGATCAATATTCCATCCAACATAACGAGAAGATGATCGAACGTTATCTCTGGGCGATGGAGCATTTCAAACTACGTCTCGGATACAAGATGGTGTCTGGGACTGGGAATATCGAAAAGACTCATGAATCGATCAAGGAATTATTGAATGTATAAACGTCATATCCCCTACCTAGGATACATAGTCCTAGGTAGGGGATGAGTATTTATTACTGTAATCAAAAGATCGACAAATATATATTACTAACGTGGGACCCTTGATCAAGGTCCTGTGTCTTTTAGTCGCACTATAAGACCCATACTCAGAGTCAATCCTGAGTATTGTGGTGTCTCGACGTAGCGAGGGTGATCAAATCCTCGCGTTATTGAACCTTGGTTAAGATTGACCCGGGGTTTAGTAATACAGAGGGACACACAATGTACCAAGCTGGTATATTTGCATCAGTAATATTTCTAGCCATGTTGGTTTATAACAATAAGGACTTCTTTTCTAAACCCATTGATCCGGAAAGAGACCGAATCAGCAAGATGTTAATCGCACTATTAGGTCTTGTTTGGGGTCTTTGTAAGGATGTCCCTGAAAGCTACACGTATATCAGAGCCATGATATCGATTGCTTTCATTGTTATTCCAGTATACATGCTTATTAATTTTATCCTGGTGCGTGTCTTTAGATAAAGATAAATAAAACTGGCGATATTTAAAAGATCCCGTTAAATCGGGAGTTATAAGTAGTGTATATACACCACCCAGGAGGATATCCTCCTGGGTACTATGACGCTTTATTTTTTAAGGTAAAACGATGGTATTACCGACACTTTGGATGAAGGATGTTAAGGCTTTGTGGTGTTCAAGATAGAACACAAAACCATGGGTATCACCATAAGGAACGGTTTTACGACCGATGTTGACAAGATCTCTGACGCCATCGATATCCCCACGATCAGCATACACGTATATCTTGTTTTTCCACCAGAAATACGCAGAAGAGATAGAGCCGCCTTCTGGCTGCATGAGGATCTCTGGGTTATCAACGCAAGGGACACCAGTACCTTGCTGTACTGCGATATAGTTCGCAAGACCTGTGACCTGTATAGGTCCCATACCACGATACCGCCACCCGTCACCACTTTGTTGGCCACGGTTACCTAGACGATCACCATAGACGTAGTTAGCGATAGCTACTTGATCTGCTGGTTTGATGATTTTACCATTGCTGTCCTTGACATAGCCCCAGGCTTTAGCCAAAGCTCGTTGTTGTTCAGTTTGGAAACGCTTAGGCCAAGTACGCATCATCCCTTCTGCAGAGTAGTTTAAGGACTCTGAGAAGGTCTTCATACAGCCAGTTTCAGTTAAGATATTGGCGAAGAAACCAGCGACACGGTCAGGTGTGTCGATCTGGTAGCGTCGCATCAGGTGGATATATTTATCTGCCCAGGCATTGGCACGTACGGGATCTACTCGGCGAGAGATCAGCATCTGTGCCAGAGGAAAAACATTTGTCATAAAGAAAATCCTTATATAGACATATTGACATAGATCCTAGGTGTACCGATAGTGGTACACCTAGGAGAGGGATATTTATTGTTTTTTTGATCAGAGATCACAGATCGTAGAACGATCTGATTCTGTTCTGTACGCCTTCAGGATAGTAGATCTCGAATACATAACTCCAGTTGAGCTTACGAGATACTTGATAACGAGTCTTACGATCACAAGTGTTCAACATCAAGGTCAAGAGGTGCGCAAATGCTGCATGCTCTGCAGAAGACATCGGCCATTCCTCAGGGAAGCGATATACTGCATCTTGAGAAAACACACCTTCACGATGTTCATAGAAGAGTTTCAAGACGTTTTCATAGACGATGTTAAACTCACGATCATCCAAGTTAAAGCACATGGCTTTCAAAGCACCCCAGAGTTGTGCTTGATAGCGTGCACCTTCTTTGGGTTGTAAGGGTTTACCGACTGCCATGTCTTCCATATAACGGAAGATGGTTTGCAAGATAGAGATCGCACCAGCGGAGATCTCTGTCGAGAGTTGCTCTATATTGACAACCTGAGAAGGCGCTGATTCAATCTTGGCTTCTTCGATATGGTTCGGTAGATCCTGATACTCGAAAGACTGTGTGGGTGTGGTTTCAGGGGTAGTAGTATCAGGAACATCAGCTACAGCAGCTTCTTGCATGAAAGAAGGGATCTCTTCTTCAGTGTTTAATGCTGCATCTTGCTGAGCACGACGCGCCAAGGCTTCTTTTAAGAGGGTATCTTCATCAAGAGAAGGTTTCTCTTCTTCGACAGGTTTAGCTTGTTGGTTCTGTTGGTTCAGTTGTTGACGTTTATTACTCATGGTGTTTACATACTCCAGATGTTGTTTACAGATAAGGGATAGAGAGGATATCTAGCTGATGAGTTCATCACTTAAAAAAGCGATGGACGATCTCTTTTTAAGAGATCAGTTCATCACTCGAAGAGCGATGGGATCATCAGCTGATGAGCTCATCAAAGTTCAGCTCTTTCTTGATCAGCGGTTTACCGTGCATGGCTTTCATGAAGGTGTTCAAAAACACTGATCCCATCGCTGATACTGCAGATGAGATCCCATGTTGGTGTAAGGAGAGTACAGGGCCTACACACTTACTACAGTAGTCGGTGTGAGATGCTTTACAATAAGCAGGACTTCTCATAGAAACAGTCCTGCCTATCAAGGAAGAGAGGTTCTCTTCAGTGATCAATATAGATTGCTTATTCTCGATATAGTAGAATCCCAGATAGGTTTTGCTACTTGCTTGAGTGATGATAGTGGGCATCCCTAAAGTAGTACCACAGTCCTCTATCGCAATCGATGCGTTCGAGGATGTTCTTAGTAGCTCTTTTACTGCCACACCACCAAGCTGAGTTTCTGCACCCCGTGAGAATGAACCAATACGAGAACCATTAATGTAAGAAGTGAGTTTAGAGTAATCAATCCCATCACACAAAGGTCTGGGATTGAAATCCACAGTAGAGGTTTTATCCTCAAAATCACGATCAAAGCCATACATGAGAAACATCTTCTTGCGCACGACATCAAAGTCTTTACCTTTGATGAGAAAGCCCATAGAACGATCTCCTTTTAGGTATTCACGATCTAATTGTTCCATCTCTTTACCAATCTCTGCGATGACTGCAGGATTGTCAAGATGATCTTTGTGTTTCTCGATGAGTTGATTTAAGACTTCTTTAGCATTCGGTGGGGGTAATAATGATTTCTCAGTAGTCCCTGGTGTACAGACTTGGGTTAATTGAGAGATAAATAAAGCGGCATTACAGTACTTCAGGTATTCTGATACTGGGATGTCCGATGGTTTTTGTTTAGGATCATCGTCATCGACTAATCTGGGTTTGATGATCTTCTCGATATCACCTGGTCCAAAACGTTGGTTGATATAAGGTATCTTGTCTTTGAAAGGATGACAAAGTAAGAGTTTATTCTGGATGATCCTACCGATGGTAGTCTCTATCGTGTTAGGAGCATTTTCTAAGATACCACCTGGTAAAGTGAAAGGTTCATTGTAGATGAAAAGACCTCTTTGAGGATAAGATCCTTCGATCTCTCGCCAGAGTCCATCTTCGGTATAGTAGAGACATTGATCATCTTGGTACTTAAGAGACAGATAAGGAATGTCTTTACTATCACTGTCGTACTTGGTATAGGAGAGCAAAGAGATGATCCACTGGATGTCCTGGATGAGATCTGTCTCTAGGGCTTTAAGGAAGTATTGATATTTGTTCATTTATACCACTCCTTCTTTCTTTAGAGGATGCTTACGGATAGCCGCGATGATCTGGGTAGCTGTCGTGATATCAGTGTAGTCTGTCAAGATACTACTATAGCAAGCATTGGTATCTTTGGTAGAGGTGATCAATGAGAGGAGATAGAGATCAGTAGCCACACCATCGATAGAAGCATCTTCATGGAAGATGTCTTCTTTTAAGAGATTTAAGTATAGTGGAAGCTCTAATCCTAGTCCTAGGTTTCTTTGGATATACTTATACACGACAGATGACTGATATCCAGGATGATCCTTTAATGACTTAAGGATCTTGATCTTATTTGGATCGATAGCAGGAGTCTCTGGGATCTCTGGGGTATTCCTATCTGACATGACTTGATAGAGTCGTGTCAGGAGTAGTGGCTCTACTTTGTCTATTAAGGTATCGTAGTAGATCTCATCATAGGCGTCAGCAAATGCCAGTAAGGATACTAAGGTGTATCTAGTATCTTCAGACTGTTCGATCATCTCTTTTATCGTAGCAGCATCTTCATGTTCTTCGAGGATCATGAGCGAGGTGATCAACTGGATACGATCTTTGAAAGAGATATCCTGTATCGTGATACCGTAATTTAAAATTATATTAGTCAACTGCGTGATATGAAACTCATGGATCATATCCAAAGTCGCTAACACATCCATGTCTTCATGGGTCATCATCTCGTCTAAGAGTTCATACTGGTCATCGTCGTTATAGTAACCAATGATCCTTGCTGCTTCTGTATATAGATTCAGCAAAGGGTCAGGTACTCGATCGATCAAGAAGGATAAGATAGAGGTAAACATAGTCAAGTCTCTTTTTGAGATTTACAAAGATGGGAGATGATAGCTATCTATCATCCCCAGGGTCATATCGTAACTGGAGTTTTCATTAATGGGTAAGAAGCAAAAAGCACAAGCTGCACGCAATCAATATCAGAAACAACTGCGGGAAGAGAAGAAGCAAGAGAAGAAAGATGCTTTATATCGAGAAAGAAGAGAAGCCTTCATCCAAGACATCGAAAGTAATAATGAATGGGATAAACTGGAAGGCTTCTATCGTGAAGCCAGCCAGTTATTCTATCCGATCCGTATGCTAGTAGATCGTGTCAAAGGAAGAGATTTCTCTATGTGGCTAGATGAAGGTGAGATGACAGTTCTTAGAGAACACATCAGTATCTTGACCAGAGATCTTGCTCACTACGGTGAAGAGATCAAGAAGATCCATGCGATCCATGCAGATCGCAGTGGTCAAGCTACCATCGAAGATTTTGATATCATCTTAGGGATCGCAGAGAAATACATGCAGTTTGGCCACAACTTCATGGGTGTGGTCCAGCCCACTTATGATGCTATCGTCGATATCTACAAACTCACCGAGTATCGTGAATACGAACATAACAAACTCACTAAAGAGATCAGCAGTCACAATCAGACAAACACTGAAGTCAGTGATGCGGTCTATACAGAAGTTCAATAAAACATAAGGAGCCTTCATGACAGATGAAACGAACAACGGTCCAGTCTTTGGATCCAATAAAGCTGTATTTGGTAATGATGATAAGCAGGTTACAGATACTACTCCAGGTACTGAGGATACTCCAGTGGTTGCAGATTCATCTGTGACCACTGATACCACTCATGCTAACAACACTCCTGCTAGCGATGAGGAAGAGTATATCGATCTCACCCCTCCAGTCAAAGAAGAGCGTGTTACTACAGAAGACACTCCTCCTAAAGAAGAGAAGTCGGCCAATCCTGAGCAAGAAGCCAAGAAGAATAAACTCTATCTTGATGTCTTAAAGAGTAATGCAGGTTTTGATATCACCACTCCTGAGACCTATGCTGAAGTCACGATGCAACATAGTCCTTATAAAGAGATCTCTCCTCAGGACTACGCAAAAGAGTTCGCGAAAAGAGAAGAGGATATCATCCTTCCTACGATGACTATCCGTGATTTCAAAATAAGGGTCGAGAACTACAACTTAAGTGGTAGTGAATATATCCAAGATACCGACAGAATGAATCGGGTATTCCAAGAGCAATACCAAATGATGCCTTCTGAGGAATCCTTCCAGAAAACCGTCGCTGATGATAAAAGATCATTCACGCAAGAGCTTGAATGGGATAACGTAGTACTGCGTCCAGCACAGCGTAAGTTCAAAGTGAAGAATAATGCTCAGCTTACTGGGGAAGCAGCATTACTTCGTATCAATGCTCTACGTGGTAGAGGGGGTGTATTTCATATCCCACTCTACCATTCAGGTTTCTGGGTGACGATCAAGAGTCCATCAGACGCAAGACTTTTGCAGATGGAGTATGAGTTCTTCAAATCTCGTATCACTTTAGGTAGAGCGATATTAGGTGCGATCTTCACCAATGATCAAGTATACCTCGCAGAGATGGTCACAGACCTCTTTAAGGAATGCATCTACTCTACATCCTTACAGAGCTACGATGATATCTTAGACATCATCAAGATCCAAGATCTCCAGACCATCGCTTGGGGACTCGCTGCTGCTATCTATCCTCAAGGATACCTGTATACTAGAGCAGTCAATGACAGTGAAGGACTACCAGGAAGAGTCGCCCATGGTATCGTCGATATCGAGAAGCTCTTCTGGGTAGATCGCAACAGTCTTACCGATCAACAGAAGACCCATATGGCCAAAGGTCGTAACAATGGTTCTAATATGACCATCGACTCTGTATTGGCATATCAAGAAGCGTTCAAGAACTTCAAGAAGAAGATCAAAGTAGCCGAGGACATGGATGTGCTTATTGAAGCACCATCCATCCGTAAGTTCTTGACCAGTGGTACGGAGTGGGTAGAATACTGTATCGATCAAGCGAACCGTATCCTTGAAACCTCTGCTGGGGAGAATGATAGAAACGAGTTAATCAATCGTTTCTATCGCGCATCTCTTTTGAATCAGTATAAACACTATATCGCTGGATATACATTCAAGCCTGAGGAAAGCAATATCGAAGAGCTCTACGAAGATGAGTCCTCTATCGATGGCTTCTTAAGAGAGTATTCAGGTGATGATGAGATCCGAAATACGATATTAAAAGGTATCAAGGATTACATTGAGGATTCATTGGTGTCTATTGTAGCGACCCCTACAGTGGATGATGAGAAAAATGACAGTGTAAGTAAGTTCCCACATCTAGTCCCGATAGAGGCACTGTACACTTTTTTTACATTCGCTATCCGTCGGGCACGGAGAGCGATGAGTCGAGTGAATCCCATCTAAGTCCTCATGTGACCTCGCAAGACTTCATGGATGCTAATATGACCAAAGGGTTTTTCCATTTATTTGGTCGTATGCCTCGTGAAGAAGATCTAGATGAGCTAAGATTTCAGCATGCTTACGAAGGCAACTTCGTCAAGATCATGCATGAAGCTAACTTAACCTATCCGGATAGTAGCACACAGCAACTGGTAAAATCGATCCTCTATGATGAAGTCTGGGGGATCGATGTCAACCATGAACATGATCTTTCTCCTGTGTTGATACACAAACCTGAAGTCTTATACGACAAAAATACGATGTTAAGACAAAGACTGGATGATTTTATCTTAAATGAAGTCAAACAGTACACAGGTCTTACTTTCAATGAGTATCTGGAGTTACCTCGCTCAGAACAACAGATCATCCTTGAGGGATGTCGTGATCATGTCGAGAAGAAACGTCGTAAAGAGGATAGTCAAAGACAGGAACAGGATAAGGTCATGGAGCAGTTAGGTCTTAATGAGAAGATCTGATATATGCTATGATTGAAAAAGCTGTCGTGATATAGCTTCCTTTAGTCATTTTGGAAGACACAGTCTCCTAAAAACTCCTGTAAGTAAACGATAGGGTAGGGTAGGATGCTATCATCCTACCTCCCTTTTTGATAAAGATGATTTTATATGTCCCTAGTAGTACCCACGATAGGTACTACTAGGGGTCTATGCCGTGTATACGTGTAAATTACGATATCTCTACTCGATGGTGCTATATCTCTGACCCCTGAATATAAACCAAGGAAGCATCTATGCTGATCTACAATGACCCTTTTGTCAAACCACAGAAAGAATACCAAAGAAACATCAATCCGCTAAATGACTACATGGAGATGGGAGCAAGATATCTATCAAAGCTCCATGGTACGGACTATGAAGAAACACTGAAATGGATGAAAGAGAATAGGGATAGTCTACTTCATTTCAAAGATCCTGCTGTCAAAGCAGTATTTCAAGATAACAATGGGGATAAGATCGAACAAGAGACGACGTTAGGTAAGTACTTAAACGATGCAATAGCCAACCATGAGATCATCTCACCCCCACTGACTACTTACTATCCTGAGAAGAAGAAAAAAGCATTCCTGGTAGACTTTACATTAGCTAACATCGCATCACGTAGTAAGAACAAGAAAGAGATGTTCAGATACGAGATGTTAAAAGACAGGATGAACTATCTCATCAAGAAGAACGAACAGGCTAATGACAAGATCTCTAACAATGCAATCTCTGGAGCCTCTGTAGTCCCGAGTACCATGATCTACAATCCTACTATGCATCCTTCTTTGACTTCTACTTGCCGGATCACCTCAGGCTATGCCAATGCTAACAATGAGAAGTTCTTAGGGGGTAATCGTCATTACTACAGCCCAAATATCATCATCAATGATCTTGTCTCTATCACCACCCATTTTGACCATGATCTCATGTTACAGGTCATGGAGAAATATAACATCCATTATCCTACTGCAGAAGAAGTCTTTGCGTTGATAGTAAAATGCAGTAGTAAATATGGTCGTCACCGCAGTAAAGAAACCCTGATCAGAGCGTATATAGACCGATTAACACCATTAGAGCGAGCAGCATTTGTCTACATCGGGGATATGTACCATCTTAAGGAATATAATCCTAGTTTAGTCAGAACCATCATCGCTAGACTCTCTGAGAAACATGCTATCGATAGAGATTTAAAAGATCATGTTGAGATCATCAACAAAAATCCTGAAGCGATCTACTATCTGGCTTGTCAGATCTGCAAGAAAGAGACGATTGGTATAGATACTTCTTTGAAAGAGACTAAGGAATCTGAGTTAGGACTATTGCTTGCTTCTAACATGGTGAAGATCATTGAAGTACTACATGACTACAGTGATTTATTTATCGCTTTCTATCGCACTTCTAACATGCCGACACAGGTAGCTCACTTCAAGGATAGTATCCGAGAAGTGGTCTTGATGAGCGATACAGACAGTACGATCTTTACCACAGAAGACTGGGTAGATTGGTTCTTGGGACATATTGACTTTACCGATACCGCAAATGCAGTGTTCGCTGTAATGGTGTTTCTATCAGGATCTCCTTTGAAGCATCTTTTAGCACAGATGTCAGCAAACATCGGTGTGGATAATGATCGCATCTTCTTAATCTCCATGAAAAATGAGTTTAAGTTTGAGATCTTTGTTCCAACTCTGAACACCAAGCACTACTACGCCATGATCACCTATCAAGAAGGCAACATCTACGATAAACCGAAGATGGAGATCAAAGGTGTACATCTTAAATCCTCTAACGCACCTCCTGCGATCATCAAGAGAGCACAGGAGATGATGAAAGAGATCTGTGAGACAGTCAGATCCGGTGAGAAACTCTCGGTACTTAAATACATCAAAGAGATCGCAGATACAGAAAGAAGGATCATGGCTAGTGTCGATCAAGGGGAGAGTACTTATTACCGTATCCAGAACATCAAAGATGCTGGCGCTTACAAGCTAGGAGAAGATTCTATCTACAAGTACTATTCCTTATACAACGATACTTTTGGACGTATCTATGGTGAGATGGAGAAACCTCCTGTGATGACATACAAGATGTCTACTTGGCTTACGAACAAGACTAAGTTTGGGAGTTATATAGAAAGCTTAGAAGAACCTTTGAGATCTTATTTCAAAGAAGCCGTGAAGAACTACAAGCTAGATAAATTACCCACTTTCTATATCCCGGTTGATAACTTCGCTAATCAACCGATCCCAGAAGTCATCACCAGGACCATTGATAAAAGAGCTTTGATTATCGATATCTGTCACATCTACTACTACATCTTGGAGACACTAGGAGTGTTCAGATTGAATCAATATCAGACGAGATTACTCTCAGATGAGTTTACGGTATAAGAATAGACGGCATATATCCCTAGTGATACCTTAGATAGGTATCACTAGGGAGCTATGACGCATAGCGGCTATCCGAGAGGATCATGGATGATCCTCGAGGAAATGACGTGTAGTCTATTCAAGTAAAAGAGATCACATCATCGATCTCTCTTAGGATCTTCTTCTTCACATGGGAAAACACAGGTTGACTCCAGACACTATCACTTTCCATACGTCGCATGATAGACTTTAGGTTCTGAAGACTACTACTGTTGACATGATGGCTATCTAGATGGAGTGCATATCTAAGATAAGGCAAAGAGGAGTAGATATATCCCCAGGTGTTCTGTCTGGTTAACTGGGTATACTGATACTTACAATGCTCTTGTAGAGTAGTACCATCGATCAAAGGAGTGCACTTCAAGACATGTCCGATGTCATAGGAGAGCTTCTCTAAGGTAGCTATCGCAATGTTCGTAACTTGGTTTAGCTGATCCGTATAAGCATTAGCGGTACGGATCGTATTTCTTTTTCTGGTATAATAGCTGTCTTGTGTTAATACCTTAGAGATGAAGTTATTCAGCACACATTGTTTTACATGCGATCTTAACATGTTCGTTAAAGGATAACGATAGAGAAACGAGATCATCGTGTCTTCAGGATAGTACTGTCTGAAGTACTTGTACTGGAATAACAGCTTGGTGAAGTCAATCAAAATCACATTGATCGAGGAGGTGTTATCATCTTTCTTGATGATCGGCTGATAGTCTACTGTGTTGTACTGATGTCTAAGGACTTGCACAGGAGCAAGATCTTGCCAATGATACTTTACTTGACTGATCTCTAGAGGAGATGTGATACCTAGGATGATCTCCTTATCCCCACCATAGAACGCACCATAATGCACGACCCCTTGGTTCAAGCTGGTCGTGATACCAAAATCTGTTGCTTTATAGATCGCACTGTCTCTGACCCAGGTATAGTAACTATAGTCATCCTGACTGATTAAAGGATCACAGGTCCAGATGTACTGCGAGAGGATATGGTTAGAAGGTACCCATAGAGGGTGACTACGATGATAATCGATCTCTCTTTGTAATGTGGTATTGATCTCTCCTTTGACATAGCTGTATTTAGGGATATAGATCTCTGAAGATCCTCTGCTGTAAGGGATATTGAAATAATCTAACATGGATGTATCAGTGGTAGAAGAAAACTATACGATAAAGATAAGAATAATATAGTGGGGGTTTCCTCACCATTGGTAGATGCTCGTTGTAGCGTCTACCATAGGAGGGATTATATCCCTTTTCATCAGGGGATGTCCCGACAGTAGTTTTTGGTATATCTAGATACAGAGCACACTCTAAGAGTGTAATCTAAAATTTCATCTTCGATGGATACTCAGGATGTATTTCTATTGATGCAGAAATTACATCCTAAATATTACCAGATATACATTATACAGATGTGAGGATTCCTCACAGTAGCTACTGTTTATTTAACGTTAACTAATAGGAGTACTAAGATGGCTGTTCGCACTAACGACAACCAAAATCAAAACCAAGCATCTCAGCTGCAAGCTAATGCTAATGCTCAACCGCGCTTTGACAACACTGTCGATCCGCAAACCAACCCTAACAATCAAGATCAAACTAACGCCATGGCAGGAGCTTTTGGCATGGATAACAGCCAACCTGTCGAAATAACAGACTGGTTGAGTATCGGTATGCCATACCACATCAACGTTAGCCCGAATGGTCTTGCGTTGACACAGTTCCAAAAATCCATGCAAGAATACTGGGATAACAATCTCTCTCCGGAGCTGACCGTTGAGATGTTGCCAGTAGACCGTCAATCTCAATCTAACCTGGCCGTATCAGTTCTCATCATCGCAGTACGTCCGTCTAAGGATGATAAAGCACCTGTTGCCTATCATGCCTTGTTGATCGAGTCTTCTGTTGAACCGTTCCCGCCGAAATACGAGAACGTCAACGGTCGTCAAGTAGAAGTCCTGCAACTTACCTCTGATGCTTACGACTACACCATGCAACAAGTACTTGCTAAAGTCGTTGCAGCACGTTATCCGCAAGCAAGTGCTCACATCTCAGCTGATGCGGAAGTGATCCCGCGTGGTTATGATCTCACCAATGAGCAAAACATCCGCATGACGACTGGTAATGCGATCATTGCTTGTGGTGCAGCTCTTGCATACACCAACCAAAACTTCAAAGACCTCAACCTGGATCGCATCCACAAAGGTCGTAGTAAGCTCTCTGAGACGGTACGTTTCGGTAAAAATGTTGAGATCGATCAAGCAGGTGTCCCGGTACGTGCTGATATCATCATGCAGACCGATGCCTCTCCGATCAACCAGAGCCAAAATACTTTCACGGTGCCGGAGTCTCGGACGATCACTCGTAGCACAGGTTATATTGACCTCCTCTACATGGATGCGTCCCAGAACTATGGTCCGATGCCTTGGTCTACCCCGAACGCCTGGGGTGGTCAGACACCAGTATACCAAGCTAACCTGGTTTTGACCTCTCTGGTAAACTACAAGATGCAAACCACAGCTGGTATCCTGCAAGCATTGGTTAACACCTCTTTCATCAGAGAGAACAACCTCTGGGTACAAGCATTGATGCCCAATCCCAATGTCAAGAATGACATGCACGATATCGGCAACATCGGCTATGACATCTCCATCCGTCGGGATCAGAAGTATGAGAAAATCAATACCTCCCCTGATCAGTTTAACCCGGCATTCATGGGTGCGTTGATCCAGCAATGGTTCTATCCGGGTATTGCCATCTCCTTGGACATCCCTGTCTGTGGTGCATCTTCCTGGTACCTGAAAGTCTTTGCTGAAGCAGCTACCGGTAAAGTAAATGCACGTAAACACATTCAGGAAAGTGCAGATATCCTCACTAACGGTGCTTTCAGCAAGATCTATGCCTCCATCGGTGGCCAAGGTCATTTTGTCACAGCACCGGATAACATCATCTTCCTGGGTTACTACGAGTCCAAAGAAGGTCGTCGAGACATCCGTGATCTGGATTACTTGGCTGTCTGTGGTATGCTGGGTAAACGGGATCGTGGTGATATCGCAACTTACACCGATAGCTACAACAGTGGTTATGCATTGTCTTCACGTCTGCATCACCGTCGTGCGTTGATCCAGTCTTGCTTGAACAACGTGACCTTCACCGGTCATGCTGTACGGGTGAACTTTGAAGCGGAGTTCATCAAGGCACTCTTGATGGCTGTCGCTGAATGTGGATATCATGTACAACCGCAACAACAGTTCAATGATGTCAACTATCAACGTGGTACTGCTACCTGGATCAATGGTAGTGTGCTCACTGGTGATAGCTCTGGTATATTCCGCAGCATGAACAATGTGGGTGGTGGAAGCATGTTTAGCACACGCTTCTCCATGAACAACTATCGTGCCATCTAAACGGCATATAGCCATGATGGAGTCTTAGTACTCCATCATGGTAGTGAATAATGATACTATTGTCATCCCTAGTAGGCTTCAGGGTCTACTAGGGAACTATGACGTGTGCTATATTTTTATACAACAGAGACTCTCTATGTGACTTTTATGAAGTCACAACTTTTTTAAATATCTAATATCTGTAAACAGAGGACTTGCTATGGGGATCTATGCTAGACTGATCAACTTAGACGAAAGATTTGCCAATATCAAGGGACATGATCCCGTGATTGTCAACCATTTAAACAATAGAACCACAGATGAGAAGGAGAAGATCAACAGTACGGTGTATACCACCATTGGGGATGTCTATAACAACATCCCCAGTTGTCAGTGTGGGAAAAAGAAAGGTAAATTTAGACTAGGGGAGATCTGTGGTAACTGTGGAGAACCTGTAAAAGAGATCATTGAAGAGTATCTTGAGAACCGTGTCTGGATCAAGCAACCTGTAGGAGTAGCACCACTTATCAACCCTCAGGTATGGCTGATGCTAAGAGAGAGATTCAGTCTGGGTAACAAGAAACCTGCATTTGAAGTGATCCAGTACATGACTGACACAGGCTATCGTGAACCTCCCATGCATAAAGGGACCAAGAAAGTCAACGAGTTTATCGCAGAGTTCAATATCTGGCGTAAAGGACCTCGTAACTACAACACTTTTGTCGAGAACTTTGATTACTACATGGAGTGTTTGTTCAACTCCAATGTCTTAAAGAAGAAAGATGTCGGCAACAACTTAAAAGAGCTCATTGATGCAAACAGAGATAAGATCTTCTGTTCTTATGTTCCCGTACCGAATAAGTCATTATTGGTGATTGAGGAGTCTCCTTATGGTAAATACATCGATAAATCACTGACCGCAGCGATAGATGCGATACGATTACTGACAGGTATTGACGAAGATGAAGAAGCCAATCGCAATGTCGGGATCAAGCAGAATCGTGTCAGTAAAGCACTGACTAACTTAAGTGAGTACTATAAACAAACGTATAAAGAATTGATGTCTCCTAAAGAAGGGATATTCAGAAAACACGTCTTTGGTACGCGTGTTGACTACTCATTTAGGACAGTGATCTCATCACTGACTGGACCTCACCGCTATGATGAGATCCATATACCATGGGCTGTGGCTATTAACGTGTTATATAACCACATTGCTTCTAAACTCATGCACAAGGGATACTCTCCTAATGAGATCTTCACCTTCATCAACCAGTATAACCTGGAATACCATCCTGAGATGGAGAAGATCTTAAAAGAGCTGATCAAAGAAGCAGGACCTAGAGGGATCCCATGCTTGGTGAATCGTAATCCATCATTAGGAAGAGGATCGATCCAGAGAGTGTATATCACCAAAGTGAAAACCAACACACGGGATATCACCACATCGATCTCTATCTTGATCTGTCCTGCCATGAACGCAGACTTTGATGGAGATGCGATCAACTTTGTTTTGTTGCTTGACAGAAATGCTGAGTTCAAAGCAAGAAAACTAGCCCCTGAAACCAATATCTTCGACCTTAACTCCATCCATGAAGCATCCGATGTCGTCCAGCTCCCTAAACCTGTCGCTGGTACGATCGCTAACTGGCTAGGAGATGATAAAGAAGTAGACCCTAATATCAGAAAAAGGATGAATCAATACAGTGTTTAACCGAGGTGATCTATGGTAGCAGTATACCAAGGTGGTGATCAAGACTTCTCAACGATGGCATTTGGTATACCCAACTACAATACCTTGCAGTATCTTGATCAACAGTTCCAGTCTATCGACAGATCTTTATTCTTCGATCCTTCCTTCATTGATCGTGCTTATGAAAGTTACTATCAGTTCGGTGGTAGTGAAGCGATCCAAAGAGCAAGAGCATTACTGAACGCTACAAATACCTTATCTGACAGCAGCCAGATCTACTATTTAAAAGATCTGGTCCAGGTGCAGACAGCATCTCCTATCATGCAAAGATACATCATGGCTGATCCTATCGTAAGAGCACTGTATCAGAACAACCTCTGTGATGGCTATAGCAGTAGTTATGTTGATCATGAACCCGGTAAGATCGGAGAAGATCACTACGACTATCGTCGTGTCATGAATGGTATCTTGGAATACACAGAAGGCGATGAGATAGAGCTCGATAAAGGTGAACATCTTGTCTTTAGGACCAAGTTCTATCTGGATGACACAGATGAACCCAATCTCTATCCATCAGAACAGTTTGATATCTTATCCACTTGGGAGATCGTACGTAAGTACATCGCCCTTAAAGGAGAAGATCCGACAGATCTCTATGGTAATAAACTCTAGGATGAAACACTGGCTCTCTAAGTATGAGACCTTAGAGAGCTTTGTCTATGAGTAAATCACTAGCAACCTTATCAGCAGCAGGCTGGGTGAAGACCACAGCCCAGAAACTAGACTTTAAACTTGCGTGGTTCTTTGAAGCAGAAGAACCACAGTCCTATCTCTATCGCGGTGAGATCGCAGATATCCATGCGATCATCGCGAGGAATTCCCACGATCCCAACAGTGCTGTGCAGGATCTTGAGATCTCCTTGAAGGAGTATCTCTTAAAAGACTTTGACCATGTTGAAGTAGAGGGGATCAACATCTCTGAAGAAGAGGATGATCCTCGTGCACGGGTGAAGATCAAACTGATCATCCGTGTACACGATGATGGTCAGGTCTTTGAAGTGAACAAGTTTGTCTATTTCAAGTACAACAAGTTCAAAGAGATCATCAATGCGCAAAACTACGGTATCTAGGATACCGTAGTGAGGAGCATTCCAACATGCCCAGAATTACGGTATCTAAATAAACGTCATACATCCTAGATGGAGTACTAAGACTCCATCTAGGTGCTCTGAGTGCAACGAAGAAAAACCCCCTACTCCTAGCTATCCCGTGATAAGGATAGCTAGGATGTATGCCATGTATATAAACACCACAGATACACAAGGAACCTTAACCATGCAAGAAAACTACACTTCTATCCCTGAAGGACAAGACCCCAATGAGATCAAACAAATCCTTGCTGAGATGAAATCAGGTCAGATGGAGAAAGAGCTTGATAGGATCTTTGATGATCTAAATACATCAGGTCTTCCTCATGGTAGGATGCCTGAACCTTTATTTGTTCAAGTATTCTTACCGTATTTTGCCGGAAAACTAGATCCAGAAGACTTCCCTAAAGGGATCACTCCTGCTACCTGGTTTCGTATCGCAGGTACCAGAGACAACGAAGTTGACGTCATCGACAACTTCGGTAAAGTACTCTTCACCGTACCTCCGATATACACAACTAAGTATATCGAGACCAGAGATTACTCCAGTAAGATCGTCGATGCTTTAAACCATGTCAAAGAGATCGAGAAATCAAGACCCATGGAAGCCAAACAGCTCATGAAACTCGAACTCTCTCGAAGACTTCCTATCCAGCAACGTGAGATCAAACAACATTTCTACAAGAGATGGGCGGAGATCTTCATGCGTTATGGTTACTTCATGGACAATGAAAACAGTGTCCATCACAGTGAAGAAAGATCAGACAGACTGGAAGATCTCTTAGAGTTTGATGATTAATAACCACTATGCAAAAACCTATCGTTATTTACACAGGATCAGATTTTCATTTATTTCACCCAAAGACCCCTACAAAGAAGATTTGTGACGAGATCCGTAAATACATCCTCTCTATAGAGGATGCGGATATCTTCATCATCGCAGGTGACTTCTTTGATAGACTCTCTACTATCCCTAAAGAAGAGTCTGCTGAAGCAGAGATCATCATCTACGAGATCTTGAAGTGGGCAAAAGAGAAAGATGTACTAGTAAGAGTACTGGAAGGTACGCCAAGCCATGACTGGAAACAATCCAGATGGTTTACCAGGATCAATACGCTATCTGGCATCCATGCTGATGTGGGTTATTTTGATACGCTGGATATCGAGTATATCAAGCGCTATGATCTTCATGTCTTATACATCCCCGATGAGTGGGATGAGCCTGATAACACCTTAGATCAAGTCAAACGGCTTATGATCAGCAAAGGTCTAGAGCAAGTCGATATCGCGGTGATGCATGGGCAGTTTCATTATCAACTGCCTCATGTAGCACGTGCACCTAAGCATAACGAAGAGGAGTATCTGAAGTTAGTAAAATACTTCATCACCATCGGTCATGTCCATAAGCACTCTACTCTCGATCGTATCTTTGCGCAAGGATCTTTTTCAAGACTTGCGCATGGTGAAGAGGAGCCTAAGGGGTTTTATCGTTTTGTCATCCATCCTGATGGTCAAATGGAGAGTACCTTCATTGAAAACAAAGATGCTTTGTTATACATCACGATCGATATCACGGATCTCTCGGTAGAAGAGAGTTATCGTTATATCGAAGAAAGGTTACAATCCATCCCAGAGATGCAGCATGTAAGAATACAAGCTTACGCAGATCATCCTGTGCTTAAGAATATCGATACCTTGATCAAGCGGTATCCATTATACCGCTGGTCCAGTAAGATCGAGAAAAGAAAAGAAGAGATCCTTGAGAGAGAAGAGATCATCTTTCAAGAGTATCAACCTCTCGTCATCCATGAGAACAATATCAAAGATCTCCTAAGAGATCGCCTAATAAACAAAGGAATCGACAGTAAAATGATCGAAGATGCATTACTCTTAATCGAAGGAGGATGAGATGCTGATCAAGACCTCCTCTCGTATCGGAATGATGCTTTCTCGTGAGAAAGGTCAGTTTCCGGTCTCTATTGCTACTTCTTTGGCACTAGAGTCATTGTTCAATATCCATCCTGACACCAAACACAAAGAGATCCCTATCGAGCGTATGAATACGCTCTGGATCAATATCCGTACTTTGTGGCGTAATCTATACGGATCCATGGAACGATCTAATGCTGATATGCTGTCCATCCAAGACCTCTCTTATGGGGTCTTGGAGGACTATTATGGTTTGGTGGAAGCTATCCGTAACTACAGTCCGAACATCTTGATCAAGTGTTTTCACTCTTACTACCGCATCAAGTTAACCTCCCCATTCTCTCGTTTTCGTGAGCCTACTACACCGATCCAGATAAACCAACATGACAGGATGCTAAAGACGATCGATTTCCTGCTAGCAGAAGCATTGCTGCCTGCAGGAGATGATCTTAAAGATGAGACGAAGATGATCGTAGTTGATACGACAGTTCCTGAGTTAGAGTCCAGTAGTGGATTTCTTTTATCGCATATCAACTATGATCTCTTAGTGACCAGTAGTCTGTCTCAGTTAACCTTACTGGAATCCCATACCGGTAATCTAAAGCAAAAAGATAAGTGGTATAAGAGATATTATCATGGTAATGCTTTACCAGAACTACCTTTTAGGTATGATCTCTTACAGATCTTTGGTGATCAGGTCATGTTCCACCCGATGAAGAAGTCTATCCGGGAGAAAGTACTGGAGCTTGCCAAGAAGTATCATTGGACTTATGCGACCACAGGTGATCGCATCAAACAGTCTGTTGATTATTCCCACGACTATGATCTCATGGCTTTATTTGCCATGCTTAATAGATCCTAGACACACCGATAGTGGTGTGTCTAAAACTAGATTGATGCTCATGTTAAGAGATCTTCACATGAGTGCCTGATCTATGGGAGGTCCTTCATTCAAGGATCTTTTTTATCTTCTCTTTATAGGAGTCTATCCATGAGTCAACAAACGTTTAAATCCCCTTACCGTAAGAACATCACTGATGAGAAAGCTTTAAACCTCTCTACCAAGAATGACCAGAATAAACGTGCTAACTTTAACGTACGTTTTGCAGGTAACAAAGTAAGACTTACCGTCTGGACAGGTATCGATGGTGATGTCGAAAATGGTAAGATGGCGGCAGTATTGGAACTGGATCAATGGTACTCTGTACTGGCACTACTGAAGTTCACCATCAAGCATCGTGGTGAAGGTGCTTATGCTAACAAAGTAGAGCTCTATGGTCTTGGACAAGATGGCTGGAAAGGTGGTCCTAAACCTCGAGGTGATATTTTCATCGGTCGAGATAGTGAAGGTACTATCTTTATCTCCTTTGTTCTGCAAAACCGTCCGAAGATCGCCTTCAAGTTTGAACAATTAGATTTTGCCAAACTCAGAAAGAAAGATGGTTCTGATTTCTTAAAACCTGATCTCTCTGAGATGATGGCTTCAGCTTACTTGGATCGTGCGACTTATATCACCGCAGTATTGTCAGCGACTGAATATGTCGCTAAAGAAGATCGCCCTAACCAGAATCGTGGTGGTGGTAACAACCATTCTAACAACAGTAGTAGTAACAGCAATAGCAATGTCGATCTTGACAGCAGCTTTGATGATGATCTTGGTTTTTGATTTGTAGATAACACGTATACACGGCATAAACCCCTAGTAGAGAGTATCCTTACTTTGATGTAGGGATACTCTCATGGGGGTATATGACCCACTTTAAGCTGGCACAATAGGTGTCAGTGATGACCTTCTCTGAGGCGTCACTTATTGTGACGTCGATGAAATTTATTACAGGTATTAAATATATATTTAGGCTCACTACCATCGATGGTAGCTGAGTATCATGTATAAAAACTGCTTCTATAGGAGTCTCTGTGAAGATCTATGTCGACAAACTACTCTCCAAAGCAATCTTAACCCACAATAACCAAGAGATGTTTTACAATCTAAAGCTTTATTGCGAAGGTAAAACTACCAAGATAAAGCTAGAAAGTAAGGACTTCTTTATCACTTTAGATGCTTTTATCGAATCCTTAAACAAACACGAACAGAAAGTCCTCTGGGACTTCTATGTTCGCTGTCGGAAGATCTTGGATGACTATCTGGATATCAAGGAACTGGAGCATCAGCTAAAAGAAGAGATCAAGAATATCGCTGAAGTCTTTCCGATGGATCGACTGGTACACTGGTACGAGATCAAGTCTGGTATCCCTATCCCTGATGTCTTAAAGACTTCCATTGATGATCTACCCGATAAGGTCTATGCGACCGCTGATCAGACTTACTTACGCAAAGACTACGTTGGGTTATGTGGTTTGGCATTAGCGATGACCATACTAGCACCCGTATTTGCGGATTATTCCGAGAAGACTCGTACGAGACTGGGTAACAACTGGCGTAACTATTACACCTACAAGCTCATCGAAAGAAGTAGCTACTATCACAGCAAAGAGTTAGAGCGCCTTAAGGTCTATGTGACCGTGACTGTCGATAGACTCTTACCTAAATACGAGTCTGTGATCTTATCTGGCATGAGTCAAGATGAGTTTGCAACTTGGATGCTTGCATCGGTAGTCGCTAAGAAAGTAGCCTGTGGGGATATCTCAGGGGATCCTGAGATCCATCCATTAATCAAGATCGTCCACAAGTACATCAAGCAACGTGTACAGGCCATGGAGAAAGACTTCCATGGCATGATCAAACACCGTGAGATCAACCAAACAGCTGGTGAGGATAACAAGATATCCTTACTGGAAGCTTATTCTTCAAGACAGTCCTTAACGGATAACCTCATCGTCATCTGTGAACACTATCTTGAAAATGTCAAGAATGTCGTCTGGAAGATCGATCCTACCGTACCTGAGTCTTTAATCGAGGAGTCCTTATCAACCAAATCCTTAATCCAAAAAGGAGACCTAGATGATGGTCCGATCACTTTACTGAAATGGGTGGTCAACAAAGTCATCCCTTGCAGGATCATCGACTTCATCGACAGAGAAGCGATCATCAACGCCATGGTAGCCGTACGAGCAGTCCTTTGGCATCAAGGGAAATACGATCTTGCAGGATTAGTATCTGCTTTGCCATTTGACAAAGAAGATGTCCATATCGTCACCGGTACTGACAAAAGAAACCGCGTTGTCAAAGATCTATCGGATAAGATCGATGAAGTCTATCCTTATTACCGTAAAAGCTCTGGTAATAAGAAAAATAAACCCATCAAGTCTGTGCAGATCGCAGCCACTGCACTAGAGGAGATGTTCACCCAAGATACCTGGTATCTGACATTACCGGAGAAATGGCTGCAAGAAAAGACATTATCAATTAGTCGTGAGTACAGTGTCTCTGAGGATCTCAGACTGACACTGATCGACCTTGCTTTAGATATCGCCCGTACTTGACTCCGTACTTGACCCTATATCAACATAAGAGGATAACCCATGTTCCCTGAAGACCATTCGTCCCGCTATTACATCAAACGTCTCCTGATCTGTGAGACTATTCCTTATCATGAACAGTATTTCAGACCTTATCAAGTCTCAGCGACTGCTGATGTGATCAATGACATCCAAAACAACATCATGATGTCATCTGAGACCAATATCCCCACATCAGCGATAGCGACATTCTCATCACAGATCGTTATGCCATCCGCTGCACCTTCTGTAATTGCTCCTATTGTCAATGGGTGGTCAGAGAAACGGTTTCGTTTCCTGATGGAGGTCGTCTGGGAGAACTCCTTTGCGACTACTTCAGAGATCATTTCAGGCTACACGGATCATCTTGGATATATCGACCAAAATGGTCGTGCTTTCCTAGATCCCCACATGGATTTTTATATCAACTCTTTAATCCCTATCAATATCGTATCTCAAGAAGGTCGCTATGGTAGGTCTTTCAACTACCATATCGAGTCTGCCAACAACCCAATCTCTACTTTTGGTATGGGAGATCAATCAGGACAGATCTTCAACATGTCTCCCATGAACGTCGCATCGAACATGATGACGAAAACTTGGGATAACCATGATGCTATCTGGGATGGTGCGACATCTGTAAGACAATATCCATCCTTATCGAACATCAGCAATGCTAACTCTCTGCGCTACACGGGTAGGATGCTAAACACCTTCCGTGAAGTAGGACTCGATAGCTCTGTGGGTTATGGAGGGATCGCAACAAGGGATGCTTTTGGTGAGGTCAGAGGAAGAGTGCATGAACATTCATTCACCAACGATAAGTTCATCGCACTATTGGGTTCTTTTACAGGAGATCCTAATAGAACCCATTTCACCTGGCAAGAACTACAGTCGATAGATCCCAATGTAGTCTTAGATGAAGTCACCAAGGTCTTGAAGAGAAACCAGATGAATAGTAATATCGACATCATGGGGATGAACCATGTTGCTGGTGCGAACTATGAAACCATCATGGCAGTCAATATCAGTAACATCTTACCATCACTCATGCTAGACTACGGTATCACGTCCCTTAGTTTCTCCTCAACCAACAGTAATATCGGTGGTCAGACGACTACACTGATAGAATCAGCGCAGTCTTTCTCTACAGCGATGGATCTTACTCCTTATCTACCAGCGATCACTTCTCGCATCAATCAAGAACTGATCCCAGTGGTATCTATGCAAAACCAACAGGTCTACACCTTAAGTGTCGCCTGTGAGTTGATGGGCTCCACCATGGTACAGATCTCTTTCAATGGTGGTCCTATGGTTCCTTACATCATCCCGACCTTTGCATCCAGTGTGTTCTTACCGACATTGACGACGGATTACTCAGATCTCGATAAACTCTCTCGTGGGATGAGTGGTATCTGGGATGTAGTCAATGATGCACTCGATATGAAGTTTGGCAGTAAATCCACATCCTTTAACCATATCAGCGCTACTCCCAACAGTGTCTATGACCCAGGATCAGCATCATCTATCGTTAACAGTCTTTATCAATAATCCCTTCTACCTTCTATAGGAGTCTTATCCATGAACCTACTTTCTGTCTATGAATCGATCTTAAATACCGCAGGCTTTGTGGTCGATGATCAAGGACTCGTATCCACGATCCTCTCTGGTGACAAAGTCCCTGCTGTCATCGAAGTCATGGAACACGATGAACCCGTCTCAAAAAGACTGGTCCTCCCTACCAATGAACAGCTCTCAGCCCCTGGTGGCTGGGCTTCTCGTATCGCATTTCACCCCTTGAAGGAGAATGTCGTTAGAGGAGAATCTAAGATCGTCGAGTACTTACGACAGGCAATCTCTTATCGCTTAAACATCGTCATCCGAGGACTGATGGAAGAGACGATGAAGTTTGCTTTATCTCCAGCGCACCACAAAGGTCTTAAGTCCAAACAGATGCAGCTCATTGGCGCTGCTAATGAAGCTAATGAAACCACCATCAAGAACTTTGAGAAGATCATGCAAGTCGTCTCCCCGGTGAACACCAGATCTTCTTTCACCTCGATCTACTTGAAGAAACTTGGCAAGATTGGGGATAATGCTTACTCTTGTGTTGCTGTAATCAACTTCCCCTTCTACAACGATCTCTTGGAAGCTGAGAAAGAGTTCCATGGGGTGAAGCTTAGAAAAGCAGACTTTAAAGTATACCAGAATCTCTTAGAGTACATCATCCCAGGTATCCAAGACCGGAATGAATGGCAGCTTGGCGTGAATGCCTCCATAGCTCCATTTGCTGAATCCTTGATTAGAATAACAGATAAGATCGGTAAAGTCTTGAATAAGACGACCGATATCCTCTTCAAAGACAGTAAATACATCCCTGAAGAAGAGCGTGCTGCCTTACATGAGTTCTTCTATTTCAAAGATGATCACATGGTGGCATTTGAGCATCTGGATAACCTGTTACCTGAGATCAAGCTGATCCCACCACTGCCTGGCAATGATGAACCTGAACAGAAGTCTCTGCATGTCCGTCAGGATAGCACACCTCCTGCGATCTCTACTCCGACAGAGACGGTAAATCCTTATCAACAGCCTCAGCCTGCTAAGGAAGACCGTTGGTCTAATATCCAACCAGTTACTCCCACACAACAGCCATCTTCTTCTAGTGGTAATGGGATCAATCTCTCTGAAGTCTTTGGGCAACAACAACCCATGACTCCGATGATGCCACCGATGTTTCCTTATCCACAGAACTATGGTTATCAAGCATACCCACAGTTAAATGGTCGTATCTCTGCTTTTCAACGCGGTGAATCTGCACCGATGAACTATGTAGGTACACCTCCTATGCCACCGATGGCTCCGATGGGACAGAACTTCTATCCCACCGCACCGATGATGGGAGGAGGTGGATACTATCCTGGTCCAACATACCCCAACAGACCTAATGGCATCTGAATCTAACTAAGACAACACGTCATAGAACCCTACCCAGGATACTAAGTCCTGGGTAGGGTATATGCCGTCTATGTTCTAAATCAACAATCCTCTCTGAATGAGCGTCTAAGACACGATCTCTTACTAACTCATGGTAGTATACTAACCATACTGAGATATCGCCTTACAGAGCTATCTAGAGACCATATCAATCATTTTTTACTTAAATAGGAGAACCACAATCATGACTACACATCTCGATAGACTAATTCTCATCGATCAGATCAAGCAAAGACTCTTATCCATCTCCAATGATCACTTCACCCATGCCACTGATACGATCTTTGGTCTTTTAAATATCTCCAAAGATAACAGAAAAGACGATACTATCCAAAACATCCGGGTCAATAAGCAGTATATCGAAAAGATGGTCGATATCTCTCTTTTAGAGCAACACACGACAGAATCTTACCTAGACCATATCGAAAAATCTCTTATTGAAATCGCCGAGAAACATACCAAGCACTTCGTTAAGTTCAATAAAGAGCTCTTAAAATACGCGATCTACTATCCCACTGCACTGATGCTACGCAATAGTCAGTTCCCGATCCCACCGCTATCCGACGTCCAAACAGACGATCCTAACTATATTCACAACACGATATCTTTCAAAGATTCACCTTACTTCGATCTCATCAATCACTTCGATGATAACAGTAACATCGTCGATACCACATACATCATCATCGATCCTGGGAGAAGAGAGGTTTTCCTAAAGATCAATGAAACCACGAAAGAACTCATCTTCCTCTTTGACAACAACATCAAAGATCCCTCTAAACAGACTGACGTAGATCTCTTCATCCATGATCTCGTTGTCCTCATCAAGGAGATCTTCACCTATCTAAACACCTCTTATCAATATCGTAAAAACAGCCTTTCCCTTAAATCTCTTAAAACTAAATAAGGATAATCACCCATGTCTACCATGATCACTTTCCAAGATCTCATCCAAGATCACTTAAATCAACTCCCCAAAGATGCTTTCTTAAAACATCTAGAAGCTTCTCTTCACCGCATCAATGCCACCTATGGCAAAGATCCCAGCGCCTATGAAACCTTACGTCAACGTACTTTTGATATCTTAACATTCTCTCATACAGCCCTCACGCAAGGTCTCTCTAAGTACCAATCCAACTTCAACACCGATCTCCAAGAACATCACGTCAAATACGGTAGTAATAAGACGTTCTTGACCAAGATCACCTATCTACAACGTTATCGTCACGCCAACTCTTATCATGACGGCTATCTCTTAAGGGTCAACAACAAAGACTTAAATGTTGCTAAAAGCTATCCCAACACCATCCTTTATTTCAGCGACAAAACTGCAGTAAACTTCGATGACCTCCTCGTCGAAGACGGGATCATGGAGTATCTGCCTAAGCTCAAAGATCTCTTAGGTTATCTCTTAGGCTACCTCACTTACCATTGTCCGTCACCTGACAGAGATGTAACTAAGATGAAATAACCTTATATAGACGACATAACACCCTCTATCCTTACTAGTACCCGCTATAGGTACTAGTAAGGACGTATGACGCTTATTCTTTTCATCGAGGTTACTGTCTTTCTCTGAGATGGTGTTGTTAGTGCCATCGATGACTTCCTCTGAAGAGCTATCTTGATAGCTCTGATGAAAGTAACCTCTCAGAGAGTCGTGTACACGACATTTTCATCATCGACATGTCATATACAGCTTATCATGAGAATTTTCTACGAGTATTTGCAAGAATTTCTTATTTTCTACAAGAGATATCACCATCTATTTTCACCACCCTTTTCTAAAACCCTTCTAGATGGCTTTTTAAGACATCTTACAATAAAAGTAATATCCTTTATTAGGGTAAACACAGATATCGCCTCAGAGAGCCATACAGAGCTCTCTAGAGGCATATATGACCTTTTCATAATCCTCCATATCCGTCTGTCTCGCCACCGCCCGTCAGACGGCAACAATCTAACTTAGGTCTAAGCGTGAGCGTGACCTCTTGGATGCTGTAAGCAAAAACAATACTTATCCCTGATACCGTCAGTTCTTTCAGAACCATTCACTCCATATCGGAGATATGCATGGTTCTGAAGAACAAGGTATCTCTAGTACTTAGACACACCCATCTCCAGGAGTTTAAAAACTCCTTACGATAGGTGGACGTCTTCCTAACGATCCTTTCCTATCGGAAAGTCTCTTTTGTAAGTAACTATCAAAAAACCATCATTTACTCGACGACTTCCGTCGTCTCGCAAACTTATATATAAATATAAAAACTTATTATTATTCCTTATTGACTATTATTGACTATTATTACTAACTACTACTCTTACTCCTGTTATTCTTATTATTATGATAACTATGCGATCAAAAAAATGTCATTTTTGACGTTTTTTAAAGAAAAATGGATGTAAGAGTAATAATATTCCTATTAGTTATAGTAGAGTATTGTAAGAAGGTTATTTTTAAGAGTTCACAAGACATTTTCATCCCTTTGAGATATTTTTCAACGAAGAGGTGTGGTTAGAACATGCAAGTCCAATATTTCAAGTCGTATGACGAACGATTCAATGGTAAGTTCCCTAGTTATCGAGGGATTATCGATTATATTTACTTCTTGGAACGAGACTTTGGTTACTTAGAGTCTATCGGTCCGACTATTGTGAAATCTGGGAGTAAGGTCAAGAACTATGCACAGTACAAGATCGTAGGTCGTAAACACACCGGTGAATCTAAGGTGTTCACCGTAGATGTCAGGGTGGATGGAGAGAGTTATGTTGATCAAGGTGGTGTTAAAGATGTAGACCACCTGATCGCTTTATACTTCCCAAAGAAGTTCTTCGATGATCACGATGACAGAAGAAAGACTTACTACATCAACAGCTACACAGGTCAATGCTGGTGTTATATAGGTTCTAGTGATGAACCCTTTATCTATATCCCTGAAGAGGTGGATGAGGAATTCTTAGGACTTCTGAAAGCTCTAGAAGGATTAAACATAGAGGGTCCGTTGATCACTTCTAGTGTACCGATTATAGAACGCAACTCTGCCACAATAGAAAAAGAAAGGAAAGAACCTGTACAAAACACCCATCCATTTAAATTCTCCGATATAGACGGTATACTTGTTAGAGTGTTATCTGAGGGTAATATTAAAGTGCTACATAAAGCAAACATCGATGGTTGGGGGACGAATATACTGTCGTTTAAGATCGACCACGAGGTTTTTAAGATCGTGATTAGGACAAGAAGCTCAACGAGTTTTAAGTATGTTGAAGGTGTGGACCCATGGTTTACAATGTACTTCCCGAGACATTTATGTGGTCGAAGAGAACATGCTATCGATGTAATGGATGTTCATGGGAATAGTGTTGTCCGCAATCACGTTTTCGCTGTAGTGGGTAGAGGACCTGAGATGAATAAGCACAACGTTCATCCTCACTTGCGTAAACTTGTAGATAGGTTGATCTCTATTGATGTTAGAGGGTTGGGTTTGTCAGAGGAGTCCGTTATTCATCGAACGAAACCCCTAGTGCCACTAACTCAATATGAGTTGTAAGTCTCTATAAAAGGGTTTAAAGATGCTTTTTGATGATATTTGGTATATGTCTTTTTTCAAAGATACGGGGGTGGTGTTATCCTGGAAGGGGTTGAGTGTGCTGGTGTGTTGTTATTGGGATGGTAGACATTCAACTTTGTCACGCACAAAGGAAGAAGTCTGTTATCGCATCTATCCCTTTTCTAATGAAAACTGGAACGAGGATGACAAGAACGCCTTGACGTTTACTTTTTATCGACACCCAGAAGAGCGTGATGACGATGCCTATATGAAGATCTATGTGCCAGAGTGCATCAACAAACATTCTGATATGATTTATATTGTCACCAGCCACACTGGAAGTGTCGTGGTATATGGGGATCATGAACAAGGTGGTGATGATATCACGTATCGGTTGTATAGGAAGCGTTACGATAAAGTAGACGAATATTTCAGGAACATGATGCATTATCTTTTCCAAACACAAGACCTGTCAGACACCCCGTTGTTTAAGAAGATGTACCGCATGGATAATAACTTTACCAAGTCCACCGTGGTAGAAAAGTAATACCATTATTAAAATACCTCACTAGGACTTTAAGTAGTCCTAGTGAGGTTATATGACGTGTATGATTTCTTTACTTGACTGATCATCTTTCTGAAGTTTATCTGAAAGGAGTATACCCATGTACCAGAGTTTTAAATGTATCCCTACTACCAAAAGCTATCGTCATCTCAAGATGCCGTCAACGACTGCGATCTATGACTATCTGAAAGATAGCAAAATCCACAGTGTGCAAGATCTTGGTCGACAGGACCATAGCCACATCTACCAAAAAGAAGCTACATATCACGGTTTTCTTTTTCAAGTCGACCACCCGACTTATGGTCAAAGTTCCATGTTAGTAGAGACTATCGTCGGAGAAGGTATTGATGAAAAATGGACCTTGAAGATGGGTTATGGTGTCTATAGAACCATAGAACTTGAATACACCTTTAGTGATATGTACAACACCATCAAGTGTGTCTACGAGAACAAGTCGTTATTTACGAGAAGGATTTTCTGTGTAGACCCGGCTTATCGGATGCTTGTGAGTTTCCTTAAAGGTTTTGGGGTGGATATGTTCACCATCGTACCTCTCAACCAGAGTAAGATAGAAGGTAAAGACTTTAATTTTCCTGAGATCACAGCTCGTCTTAAGGACCACTATGCTTGTATCACCAAAGATGAAAGAGATGGATATCTGAATAACTATCTCTCTTGGAGAGATGATTTCACGATGTTGGTTAAGACCAAGATCACGGATGATGCGAACTACTACGATGAATACGACTATGACTTTGCGATCTTGGTGATAGATCCCAAGATCGAAGGATCTTGTCTTATGGCTTACGAGTGCTACCTAGATGAGAACAACATGAGGATGATCATCAGAGACAGCGACTACGTGATCACGGGTATCAAGGATAACGATGAAGTCAAAGCTGCGATGTATGAATGGTCAACGTTACTCAAAGGTAAAATCAAAGGACTTGGTTTTAGTGAGATCATCAGTCGTGCTTTTATAAGTGATAAGACAAAGAAGAAATCCTCTAAGAAAGATAAAGAAGATAAAGAAGATAAGGATGACAAGGAGACTACTCCACCTGTAGAAGATGCAAATGCAACTGCAGATACAGCAAAGTCTCCTGATCCTACACCTGCACATACTCCAACAGTAACAGTGTCAACACAGGAAGACCAGTCTCCTGTGGTGACGACAGATATCGATACAGATGCACCTTTTTGGGACTAGTGCCTTAAACCAAAACAAAAGAATAGACGTCATAAATCCCTGATACACCCATAGTAGGTGTATCAGGGTAATATGGCATATATGACGTATAGATATTTTTCACAAATGAAAAATATCTTATATGCTTACTCATCATAGACAAGTAACGACTATTCGTCGTTCAATGCTTTCATAGAACGATGATAAAGCAAGAGTCTTTGGATCTCTTCCATCGGAGGTACCAGTATCGCTTTTAATTCATTACACTTGCTGTAAGGATCTAGTCGATCATTACAGCGTAAGGTGATCCAATGGAGTCTATAATCGATGTTTTTATACCTTAACAGATTGTAGAAGTCATAGTCGTACTTATACGCCTCAGCTGGTGCGATCTTTACCGTATAACACAGAGTCTTCAACCTGGGAAGATGGTTCTCCAGGACAACTTTGAAATCATCATCAGTGTAATCAAAATCATCCTGCAGATCACTTAAGGTGATCTTAGGTTGGTAAGTTTCATTCATGGTCATGTACCTGTGATGAATATTATTTTAGGTATTTAATATACTACTAAAGTGGACAGTTTGGACTGTCTCATACTCTCTTTTTATAAATTTAAAGGAGTCATATAGCCCATGAACACCAGTAAACCCAATCGTATCTATCGTGAACTACAAGGGGTGTTAAGTCTTAACCCCTTTGAGAACACGAACTCTGCTTCTCGTAAGCAGATGTTCTCATCCCACATCAGTCAGAGGTTAGTTATTGCCTGTCCTACCGTAAAGAAGATCCAGACAGGGATGGAGATGGAGTATGGTAAATATACTTTCCATGTCAAGATGCCTGAGAATGGTCGTATCTTGAAAGTGATTCATCGTTACCCTGAAAATGACTATATCAAAGATGGTTTCAAACTAAATCCAGAGACCTTGTTCTTATACGAAAGTGAAGATGGGGTCATCGGTATGGTGACTCTAGAAAGATACCAAAGTCTTCATCCTGAGTTTGGCTATGAGTATAAAAGATGTCCTGGTGCTGAGATGATCCAGACAGGAGCATCGATAGCCAAAGATACGATATTCTTAGACAGTCCTTGTAAAGGACCTCATGGTGAGTACAACTATGGTGCGGAACTTAATGTCGCCTACATGACTCACCCATGTGTCTCAGAAGACGGGATGGGGATCTCTAGAGACGTGTTATCAAGGTTCAACTTTAGGATCTACGAGAAAAGAGTGGTTGAATGGGGTAAGAATAACTATCCTTTAAACCTCTACGGTGACAATGAGAACTACAAACCTTTCCCAGATATCGGGGAATATGTTCACCCTAATGGTCATCACAAAGGTTTGTTGATGGCATTACGAGAATACGATCCTAATCTACTCGCTATAGACCAATCCATCAAAGCTTTACAGACTCTAGACCCTATCTTCGACAAAGCCACTTATGTCCAAGGGGAATGTGGAAGAGTCGTTGATATCAAGATCTATCACCAGCCTCCTAACAAAGGAGAGACCATTTGTGACGAGATGATGGTCCAACCGATACGGTATCGTGATGCCATGATTGAGTTTAGAAGTCAGGTGTTGAATGAATACTTTAAACTAAAGCAAGAGCGTGGTGAGCATCTACGGATCACACCTGAGTTGCAAAGATATATCGTCGAGACGATGGCTATCTTGAATAAAGGTGTCTCTGGTGTGAAGACTAACCTGCAACTGACGTACAAGACAGTACCCGTTGATGAATGGCGAGCTGAGTTTGTAGTAGAATACGTCATCACCCCTAACATCGGATCTAAGTTTACGGATATCCACGGTAAAAAATAACTGCCGCTTCAGGTAGAAATACCTGTCGAAAAACCTCTCTAATTGCTGGAAACCCTTAGTCTGATATACCTAAGACAATCAGCAGCGAAGCTTCTCATTAAGAGAAGAACGTTCAACGACCATCCTGTGGAAAGGATACCGGTCAAGTGACCGGGAAATGGGAGGGGTCTGACTGCGTTACTTAAGTAACGTAAAAGATCGTGATATGGTCTCAACTACATGGTGACATGCAGCAGTCTTCTTGACATGGAGAAGACGGGTATCGATTAACGCTCGATACTGAAGAATCATTGGGAAAATCAGTAATCACACACGTCTTCGAGCCCCATGAGATGCCTGTCGCGAAGAATGGTCTTCGTGCAGACGTCATCACCGATGGAGCAGCTACTTTCAACCGCATGAACAATGGCCGCCTCTATGAACAATATCTCAACTCCATCAAGTATGATCTTGAAAATGAACTCATGGGTTATTTTGGTATCCAAAGAGGAGAATCTGTCAGTACCATCAGAAGTAAAATAAGAGACCATCATCAACACTTGAGTCATGCTTTACAGCGACTTAATCGTTATCATGATCTTGTCTCTCCTAAGCAAGGAGAATGGATGCGTAATTTAACACCTGAGAAACAGTTTAACTATCTCGTAGACTGCTTAGCAGAATGTATCATCGACTATCATCCTACAGAGACTGAACGAGATCTTGTCAGTATGGTAGATGATCTCAATCGTGAATATCCATCTTGCTTTGACAAAGTACAGTTTACCGATGAGAATGGTAACATCACTGAGTCTGTTGACAAGATCCGAATAGGGTCTGTCTACATGATGCTTTTAGAGAAGATCGGTAATGATTGGTCTTCTATTGCAACATCTAAGACTCAGCACAACGGTATCATCAGCTTCACAGCACCTAAAGATAAACACGCATCTCCTACCAAACAACAGGCTACACGTGTTTTAGGAGAATCCGAGATACGAGTGGTAGCAGCGTATGCTGGAGGTGACTTTGCAATCGAGATGCATGATCGCAGTAATGCATTATCCACCCGTAAAGCTATCGTGAAGAATATCTTAAATGCTGATAAACCCACCGATATCGACAGTATCGTCGATCGTGAGGTCTATCCTCTTGGGTATAGTAAACCTCTACAGCTCACGACCCACATCATGAACTCTGCGGGCTATGAGCTCGCTTATAAACCTTTTGATCCGTCTACCCAGGTGCCAGCACACACTGATGTGTTTTTGTCTCCTGATACAGACATCCGAGATCTTCAGTCCTCTTGATTTTTACAGTACACGTCATTTCCTCGAGGATCGTCCCTGATCCTCTCGGATAGCCGCTACGCGACATACACCCTCACTAGGACTACTAAGGTCCTAGTGAGATGATCTTTATCGATATATAAGGTTGTACCCATGCGACTCTCTGCCCGTAAATTACTCGCGATCCCACCACAAGAATTGCCCCATGAGATCACTGGAGACTTTACTCTGGTCATGGATGATGGGGAGATCCAAACTAATGCCAAAGAAACCATCATCTCTTCTTACTTCTGGGAGTATCACCGTAAATATAAGAAACTACCTTTGAAGGTCAAACATCATCTTCATCCTCACTTAAAAGGAAAAAGACTTAAGAACAAGACCCATCTATCTTTACTCTCCTCTATCGTCGATGACTGGTATCAGTGCTATGACACCAGTAAAGTGAGTGATATCGATCATACGGAAGACAAATTAAAGATGTTAAAGATTGGCTATGATGCAACCAATCTTTACTACAACAACGTCTCTACATTAGCATCTCGCTATGTGACATCGGTCGATATCACCGATATCACCGATATCATCAACCATCCCAAAGTCAAATCGATCCGTGCTAATGGTAACTACAGTCAGAAAGGGATCCAAGAGATCCATCGACAGGTATTAGATACGATTCTAAATGATCCTGATCTTAAGGATAACAACACAGCATCTCTTCTAAGATCAGGTCTTGTGAAAGACTCTCAGTTACTCCAGTGTATCGGTCCTTATGGTTATCCGAAAGATATCGATGACTATATCTTCCCAGAGCCGATCAAGAAAGGTTTCTGTGAAGGATTTGTGGATTTCTACGACAGTCTCACTGAGTCAAGATCAGCATCTATGGCACTCCACTTTAGTAAGTCTCACTTATCTAAAGTAGAGTATTTCTCTCGTAAAGCTCAGCTCATCGGCATGAACTTTGCCACCATCCACAGAGGGGATTGTGGTAGTAAACACTATCTTCCTTGGGAAGTGCGTAATATTCAGGATATCCGCTCGATGACAGGGGTCTACTATCTGGATGATCAGACCAAGAAACTGGTGATGGTCAAAGGTAATGAAACCGATCTTATCGGACAAGTATTGAAGATCCGTACCATCATTGGTTGTGTCCATCCAGATCCCAATGGAGCGTGCGCGACTTGTTTTGGTGGACTGTCAAGGAACATCATCCATGGTACCAACATCGGTCAACAAGTCGGGGTCACTTTAGCATCCCAGAACTCACAGAACGTTTTGTCTACTAAACACGTCATCCAGTCAGCCGTGGCATCGTCCCTGATGATCTCAGGTAACCAGATCAAGTTCTTCACTTTGACGGATGATAAGCAAGGCTATAAACTCTCCCCTTATTTGGAGAAAGAAGAGCTGAAGCTCACTATCCCATCTAGGTCGATGCTATCGATCACCAAGATCCAAAACATCGTCGATCTCGATAAGATCTCTATATTCAGAGCAACGGATATCCGTCAGGTGAAGATGACGTATATGGATCGCACTAACAAAGCAGATCCATTGCTGAAGACTGAGTTAGTAAGACTGGAGTATCAATCTCGTCATGCTCATGGTTCACGTGCTTTGCTTAAATACATCCGTAATGGTCATCTGAACATCGACAGTAAAGGGGATTATGAGATACCTTTGGTAGACTGGAACGATGAAGATCCGATCTTCATCTGTCCAGAGAAACAGTTCTCCACTGTAAACTACTCCAAAGGTATCGAAGGGATATTAGAATCCAGGGTGAAACTCAAGAACCAACGAGATCAGACTTCTCCGATAGACTTTATCAAGGAGTTGACAGACTACATTGCGATCAAGATGAATCTTCCTTTGTCAGTATTGATTGGTATTGCGTATTCTGCAATGATCGTCTCTGCTAAAGATGGGGATTATTCCATGCCTAAACCTTGGACAGACTCAGGGGTAGGGGTGATGCTAGAGACCATGACCCATCGGTCATTGGGTCCTTATATGGCATTTCAGACGCAGGATAAGGTGTTAACTAATCCATTGTCATTCACCAATACCAATAGACTTGACCATCTCTTTGACTATATGTTGCTTCCTCGAGAAGTGATGAAATATAGAATCTACGGAAGTTAAGTAAATATATGTAGCCATGGCACTTGTCGCATGCTTCCATACCTCCAAGTGCAAGTGGCGTACTCCCTGAACAGGTGCTGTGGCTACTCTGCTGATTTATGATGACTGTGGTGCTGGATATGATGTTCATGTTTTTGGGCGGGTTACCCTAGGTCATGAACATCTTTGACATCACAGTCATCGCCATTTGTATTTCCTTTGTTTATATTCCTTACCTAGGGTGACCTAGGTAAGGTTTTTTCCTCATTCCACTACGTTCCATTCGGAGCACCTCATCTAGGACTACTTAGAGTCCTAGTGAGGATGTATGACGTCTAGACGGAGACATCTATGCAAGAAGACCCAAATACCAATAAAGACACGACGCCTTCTCGTAAAGGCGTCTACGTGAAACACGATGGTGATATCTATATCCAAGCCATGCAAGGTAGACCGAGTCTCTGGAAGAGACTACGGGATAAGATAAAATCTCTTTTCTGTAAAGATCATCACAAGTAACTGCTACGCGACATACATCATCAGTAGTACCTATCAGTGGTACTACTGAGGTGTCTTCTTCTTCCTTCATTACACTACGTTCCATTTAGTACACTAGATGTCACTTCGTTCCATTCACTCAGAGCACTTCACTAGGACTATCATTGGTCCTAGTGAAGATGTATGACGTCTTTTATTTTTACGATACCACAACACTATGTCTTTTTATATAAAAGAGGATGACGATGTTAAAAATCGACACTTATTCCCACCATTTCACGATCACTATGCCGGATCATTATCAGAACACTCCTATCAAAGGGATCATGAATGCATACCTGAAACTAAACCTCCACTATGGCTATCGTAAAGAAAGAGGAAAGTTCGTCAGAGAAGTCAAGGCGAGATACTTCGCGATGGACTTCAATAAACAGATCTTTAGATTGCATATCAACCAGCTTCCATCCTTCTTAGACCATCTAAGAAGCTATGGTTACTATGGTGATAAGATATCTATCGAAGATCATCCCGTTGACACGAGTCAGTATGACAAAGTCGAATACGATATCGATCCTAAGTTCACATTGAAAGAGATCCAAGAAGGCGCTATTGAGTATGCTTTGGAACCAATGAAATATCCTGCTAAGATCGTAGAACTTAAAACAGGGGAAGGGAAATCTCTGGTATCGATGAAAGTAGGAGCATTGTTACAGAGTAGATTTGTGATGATGATCAGAGCAGGGTATATTGACAAATGGTATCTAGATCTTACCCAGAATACCTCAATCCTACCTGAAGAAGTCTATATCGTCAAAGGACACAGCTCTTTGATGAAGCTCTTTAAGATCATTGAGTGTGATAAGCTTTATCTCTATAAAGCAGTACTAATCTCTACAGCTACTTTTAGAAGCTATATCAGTCAGTATGAGAACTTTGATCTGGAGACTTTTGATAAGATCTATCCGTATCGACCGCAAGAGTATATCGACTTATTAAAAACCAGATGTCTCATGATCGATGAAGGACACCAAGAGTTTCACTTCTTATTTAAGCTCTTCTTATACACCAATGTAGAGATGAGTTTAACGACTACTGCTACACTCACCCCTGATGATCCCTTCTTGAAGAAGATGAGCAATCTCGTCTATCCCCTAGACCAGAGGTTTAAACCAGATACCCATCAGCCGTATATCCATATCAGATCTCTGGTTTATAAACTCAGAGATCCACGATATATCCGCTATGAATCTGCCCAAGGATACAGTCATACAGCCTTTGAAGGATCTATCTTAAAGCATAAACCCACTACCGAAAGATACTTCGATATGGTCAGATCTGTGATCGATGAAGTCTATATCCCCAACTACGAGAAAGGTCGTAAAACGATCATCTTCGTATCCACTGTTGCTATGGCAACAGAGATGACGAAGTATCTACAAGAATGCTATCCTGATCTTGATGTCAGACGCTATGTATCAGAAGACCCTTATACCAACCTCATGGATCCAGATATCAGAGTCACGACCCCTGGATCAGCATCCACTGCACACGACATCCCAGGACTGTTTTTAAACATACTAACAGTCGCTTTATCATCAACTCAGTCTAACAAGCAGACCATAGGACGACTAAGACCATTGAAAGATACCAATCCTTTCTTCTACTTCTTCTCCTGTGAAGATATCATCCAACACATGCACTATCAGTCTGCGAAGAAAGAACAGTACTACGACAAAAAACTGTCATACCAAGTCATCCCTTACCAAACCTACATCTAAAAGAGGTACTCTCATGTTAAATCGTCTCGGTCAACACCAATCCATCATCCCGATCTTAGAGTTGAAGTCTATCTACACATCACTCTTAGGCACAGGCATCAACACCATCAATGATCTTGACAATGATGAAGATCTCATGCAAGCTCTGCGTAATGAAGAAACCGCTGCTAATGCCAAAGGCTATAGTGCAATCAGACTTACTTGTGCATTACCACTAGAGGTGTTAAAAGACAGATTCTTATACCACAAGTTCTTATCAGAGATCAATACCACTAAGAAGATCGATATCAGAAGCTATACAGCAACGATCACCATGGAGTCTGTCAAAAGTGGTGATCATTACAACATCTATTTCACCTTCTTAGTAAGAGAGAAAGACATTGAAAAAGCAACATCGACTTTACTAGAAGTCGTGAAGCATGCCTCAGAGATGAACAACTACAGTTACCAAGTAGATGCTATCCAAGATGAGCTCTGTGTCAGTGTAGAGAATGATAAAGATATCGAGCATCGCAATATCGCAAGATATGCGATCATGGATAGCATGGTACCACGGTACAAGACAGATGAACAGCTAGAGATACTAAAATCCATCAAACATCGCATCACCACTATGGTCAAACCCAAGTATGAACCATTAGAGATGAATCTTGGTGATGTGAAACCTTGATGGGATAGTGTCTTAGATAGACTACGCGGCATATACCCCTAGGGTACCGATAATGGTACCCTAGGGGATCTATGACGTCTTTACAGATGTAAAAACATATCAACCATTATCCATTAGCTTTTCCTCGAGGTTACTATTCGTATCTCTCAGAGAGCTCATGTCTTTAGCCATTAGCCTTAGGATTGCGGATACGGTTGATCGGGTTGATATCTTCAGCTGAAGACTCATATCCCTGACCTCTGAGGTCTCTGACGTATCCTGAGATCTCTTGCATGAAGGCTTCACGACCATGCGGATCTGCACCGATGATATCGATCTCAGAGAGGATGGTTTGTGCGAAGTCATCCACACCCGCACCATACTGAGCGATACCGGTAAACTCGATGTTGACATCTCGTCTTTCCAAGTCATTCGCTTTATCACGTTTGGCTGTGTTATCACCTGTACCTTTCGGGAACATGTTGGTCACAAGCCATGCTTGGTTGACAGAACCATGGATCTCATCAGGCTCAATGAAGAGCGTGGTGAAACTATACTGGTCTGCCATCAGGTCATTCAGACGTGAGCCTGGGATGGTGTTGATGGTCGCGAACTTGGTGTTCGGATCCATCATGAAGTATCTGATATAAGCACTCCAGAAACGATAGATAGAGATACCTACTGTCTCAGCCCAAGTGAACTGGATGTTCGGTTTCTCTTCAGTGACGTTGGTAAATACTTCAAACTGCTGACCACTACCACCAAAAGGTGTTTCAGTGGTCTGTACACGCAAAGTAGCATTTAAACCTTGGATAGATAAAGGTTTGGTCTCTATCAAGGAACGTAATGCTGCGATCCAGTGGTCAGCATTTGGTAATGCTTTCATTGCCAGTGGTGCTTCGATCAGGATCGGGATGAGGTTACGGGAGACGTAAGGGTGGGCGTTGACCCAAGTGGTGAAGTCAGGAGAATAACCAAACTGACCACCATAACGAAGGTCTGCTACCCGGCGGTTGACGCCGGTAGCATACATGTCGTTGTATCCATCCTTACGCGGACGACCTGCATCAGGTCCATCTAGAGCTTTGGCAGGACGGGTGAAGAGGTTGCTATTTCTAGCCATGAGTAGACTCCTTTAGATTAAGATACAAATGCCGGGCTATCTGCTTCGATGTAATCCAAGTCATGGACTTCAACATAAAGCGTTTCAACCGTACGCATCATCGGCAACCAGACTGCGATACGCAAGGTCCAAGAGTAGCCTCTGGAGTTATCAGCATCGGTGAAATAACAAGTCGGTTCTATTCTAACCATCTCAGCGAAGCGTTGTTTCAAGTTCTCACGACAGTAATCTTCAACACGAGCTTTCAGCTGAGGTTTGGTCGCGATGATCCCTGAGAACTGTTTCTGACAGTACATACCGACAGTTTGACATTCAGCAACGACAAGTCCTGCAAATACTGAGGTGAGCACTGATGTATCGTCTTTGTAGACAGAACGTCCTGCCGGGAAGTATACTTCATTCTGAGACAGTCTTTCAGGCCACATCATGCCCATCGCCCAGTCTCTATTACGGATCGTAGTCGGTGCCCACAGGGACTCAACACTACCCAAGAGTTCAAACTTGTTGTATGGGACTCTGTCGAAGAGATAGGTTGATTTGAATGAAGTACCAGCTGCCATACGAGAGATCATATTCGCCAGCTCGAAGTTACACGGCAGTCGTTTCTTGTAAGTAGACTGCAGTGGTTTACCAGAGCGAGAGACGACAGATGCTCTAAAAGTAGGAGTCGCAAAGTAATCACTATCCGCGAAGATGCGGACGTTCTCAATGATCGCGATGTGACGAGAGAACTCTTCACTGGTAGTCAGTGGTCTTTCACCATCGATATAAGTCGCCAAAGAGACGTTGGTGTTCTTACGATGTGCGATAAACTTCGCGATCTTGTACTTGGTCTCCAAGGGGAAACCACTATCCCAGAAGTAAGAGCAAGGATACTGGATGAAGTCTTGATACTCATCATCCGGATCACCCCAACGATCCATCTCCTGGGCGACAAGTCTAGCAAACTCTTCGTTGGTCATGGTACCATCGGACGCACCATCCAGCCAGTGGTTGGTGTTCTCGGTGAATCTTACCGCATCACTACCAGAGACGAATCTTGCGCACTGATAAGGGATACCATTCTTCTGTTGCAGACCAAAGAGGTTGACCAGATAGAAGTCTTCACTGTCCCCTGTTACAGATTTAGCAAAGAGATCATTGTTGGTATAAGTTTGTCTGGCTTCTTCTTCCAAGATCAGTTTAGCGACACGTTCTACGTTGTCGTCATAAAGGTGCAGACGACCAAATGGACCATATCGAAGTGGATTACCTTGAGCCGGATTGAGATCCTGGTAGTTATCAACCAAGATATCGTTGATGTAACGTTCTTTGGCGTAATCTTTATCAACAAGACCAGGCTTCAGACAGAAATCATCGAGTTTCTCACCAAAGATGTTGTTTACAACTTTAGCAGAAGACTCAGCATCCAGACGTGATATCAAAGATGCTCTAAAAGGATAGACTTTGTCTTTTTCAAAGATGTTGGTCTTGATCGGATAAGAGTCTAGAGTAGTCGGTGCCCAGAGACGGATACCGAAGTTGTTACCTTTCTCACCGAGGTGAGGTGCTTCCAGATCCAGGATCGGATAGACTTTAGAGTTCTCGCCTCTAGCATTGGTCTGAGTACCTGTAGTGATAGTAGCTTTACCAAAAGTAGACTCATGAGTAGCTGGGTCAATCGGGATGATCTGTTTGGTGAACTTAACCAGATAACCTTTGATCTTGTTACCGGTGGTGACAAGGTCCCCATTGGTATCACGTCTGAAAGAACCATCAACTTCACGTACGTATTCATCCAACTCTTCTTCCAAGACATCCATGGAGATACGCATGGAAGCTTTGGGACCGATGTCTTTCGGGACCAAGCGTTTAAACATGATCGGGTTGGCATTGGTCAGGAAGAGTTGAAGATAAGGAGTTGCGTGAGTGGTGTATTTGGTCTTCATGTCTAAGGTTTTATCACCATAGGTGAGACCGATGGTGTTGCCATAGACGTGATGGATATCTTCGTGGTCCCCCCACTCTGCGAAGTCATAGACGAGAGGTAAGTGGATGGCACGAGGAGCGCGTTCATAGCGACGTTGCTTGAGCGATTTATCGTCAGTACCTAGCGCGATGACTGTAGGTGCCCCATTGACAGGGACAAAAACATTTGCCATAGATAGTCTCCATGATTTTTAAATATAGAAATCCACATCCGTCATTGCCTGATCACGACAAGACGTGTGATGTGATGTGTCTTTAGTGCACTAAAGACACCTTGTTAACTGTTTACTACTGTTGATGATGATCAACAGTGATCTGGGTGTGCAACCCTCCTTATAAAAACAGTAAACTGCACGAATATAACGTATATAGGTGCTGGTGTCTCATAGTTTATTTTTTTAAGACTCCCTATGGTAGTGATGTAGAAAATTAATTTCCTTTTTATAAAAAGAATAGACGTCATATAGCCTTACTCCTAACTATACCCATTACAGGTATAGCTAGGATATATGCCGCAGGCTATCTGAGCGGATCACGGATGATCCGTGAAGCCATCTCTGAGATGACACGATAAGTGTCATCGATGAAAATGTCGTTTATACAAAGACACGTTCTTATTTCCTGAGAGATGCTCCATAGGAGAAATGCTCCATGGGTATCTATGTATGTTATCCGTTAAGATAAGGAACTCAGCCATGACGATTTATTATTCCCCCTATGACACGACAGTCACTCAAGGTTATCCTGTCAAAAAGATCAACGATGAGATCTTAAGTCAGTTCGTTAAAGGTGAACTGACCAGAATGACTACAGATATCTTTGCGATCACTGGTGGTCATATCACGCCACTGTCTCAACCTTTTACCTTTACTGAGAACCAAAAGACCATCGGTACTGTGATCGATCTCAGATCTCAAGTGAAAGTTGATAGTGCTTATAGGAACAACTTAGAAGATCTGGAAGTCAAAGCTACCTCTAAAGGAGAGTATAACTTCCTTTTCAATAATGCTAAACTCCAGTCTATCTGGATCAACCATGATCCTAAAGTGATCAGCTATATCTCTCCGCAGATCATGCTGATCTACGGCAGATGGATCGCAGAAGTCATCACCAAGAGATTTGGTCTGGATATGCGTGAACAGGTGATGATCGAGACTTTAGCATGCTTGTACTATATCTCTTTGTTTGCACCTGAGAGAGACTTTGATCGTTTCTTTGTTGATGATGCATTACTTAAGATCACCCAGACCTTGAAGATCTCTACTTTGATTGCAAAAGAAACATTGCTCGATATCGAAGAACCCTTGACTGATATCCACTCCTTAGTAGAGCTGATCAAGACTAAGTGTGATAACGTTAAACTGAGTCAATTAAGCTCAGCTATTCTGATATCACTACTCTCTTCTACTTGGATGGGTTCTAGTAAGTCTGAGACTTTAGCTGTAGCTATTGAACATCCACCGACGTTTGTAGGACTCGTATACGCTTCTATCAATGAAGTCTTGTATAGAAGAACAGGACTGTCACAGTTAGTCATGCGAGTACTCAAAGGTGATGCTAAGAATGTCAGCCAACGCATTAAGAGTCTTTTGGATGAGGAGATCTGATCTTCTTGTATATAGGTTTATTCATAGAAGGAAGGAGTTATGCCAAGTCCTTTGAAATTTAACTATCTCACCTGGCATGGTGCTAAACATGTCTGGGCTAACCCTAAGCAAGATGATCAGTCTATCCAGAAAGCTGCTAAGATCTCTCGTATAGGTGGGGTGAGAAACACCATCACCATCCAGTACAGAACGATAGAGCTTCCTGAAAAAGGACATCGTTTCCATGTCTATCAGATCGGACAACTCACTCCTGGTTTTTTAGGACTGTTTCCAGATGAGAATAGATGGATCCGCTGTGATGATATCATGGAAAGATCCCAGATGATCATCAACATCTTCACCATCGATGGTATCATGATCCCCAATGTCAAAGCCTGGTACCGATGGACAGATCGTCGTAATCTCATCTTTGCAGTCCGTGAAGTCAAATCAGTCCCCTGGGATCTTGACAAAGAAGACCTTTATTTCAGGTTCTATTCAGGAGCATATTTCAATGTCCTTAGAAGAAACTTGAAGAAAGACTTCATCAAGGTCAAGGGGTTTGTCATCCAAGACAAGACAGAAGTCGCAGAACTCAGGGATTTTAAAGATAAGTACATCAGTGATCGTGGTCATCTTTTCATTTATGTCAATGGGGTCTTTAGAAATGATATCACAGTCGATGATCTTACCATCGGTAACACAGTAGAGATGGTCTACGACTCTACCGTGTATAAGAAGGTATCCTTGAAGTTAACGGATCTGAGTACTTTTGATTCATTACTAGACCAGAAGAGAAAGTATCTTTTAACCTACGATAGTAATGTCAACAATACCATCGACTACCATGACGATATCGATTTCTTTATCGTGAGACACAAAGAAGACGTGTTGACACGTAGATACGGTGTGTATTATCACAGAGTGAAAAGTGATAGCGTAAGACAGATCACCCATCGGGACTACTCATTGGTCGTCCCGTATGTGGTAGGCTTCATGGATCACTCGAATCAGCATGAAGAAAGAGATGGGAAGAAGATCTTCTTAAATGACCAAGATGTCTATATCGATTACTATATCAGACGGGGTATGTTAGACAGACCTCTGATCTACAACAGCCACAAGCTGCATGAGTTATTCAAACTGCCTTTTGAGTACAGAAGAAATGCCATGCTAGGCGTTAGAAGTAACGTGAATGCATGGCGTGCTGATGTGTTAGAACAAGGAGATTATACTAAACTGATCTCTAGTCCTGATGTCGTCTATGACGCCAACATCGTCGAGAATGCTTACGGCTACCACTCTATCTCTCAGTTGACAGGATACTCCCCTGACACTGAGAAAGACATCTATCAACAAGGATCATCCCGTAAAGTGATCCTAAGAGAAAACCTAAGACAGATCTCTTCTCACTGGGAGTATGATGAACATGGGGTATTGATAGACTTCTACAATACAGAACTCTCTACTGACTACGAGATCCAGCACGCTGAGACGAAGCTGATAGAACATCTCTCAGGTAGAGCTACTGAAGAAGTAGGGTCTATCTATAACCCTGTGGATATCACGATTCCCTATAACGAAGAGTTTAGACTCTATCGTTGTAAGAAAGGGTTAGAGTTAAAACCTGATGCTTGGGTAGATATCACGGATAATGAAGATAATCTCTTTAGAGTGAGTATTGATAATCAAGGCAATAAGACTATCGAATGGTTAGTCAACAATGACAACCACACGACTTTACTGCGTAAAGATGATCAGGTTTTAGCTTACTTATTCGAGAAACCACTCGATAATGGCATCATAGACCTCTATCTGACTGAGGTGGTCACCTCAGGTCAGACAAAGAAAAGGATGCGGATGTTGGTACCCCGTGGACATTTGGATATCTATCTAAATGGTCATGCTTTGGTAAGGAACATCGACTACTTTGTCGATTTCCCAAGAGTGGTGATCGTCTGTAAAGAATATCTAGATGCAGTAGAGACGGGTAAGAAACAAAAGATCGTTGTAAGACATCATGGCTTTTGTAACAAAGATCTCTCTTTACAGAATCCTGAACAGACAGGATACGTGCAGTTCAACAGACTCTCTTATAACAAGCGATATGATTTAAAAGATGATAAGGTATTAAATATCATCATAGGAGGTGCGGTCTATGATAGATCCGTTATTGGTTTCTCTGAAGAAGGCACAACGCTTAAGATCGAAGATCGTAAGTTTGCTGAGATTGAGGGTAAACCGTATCAGATCAAAGATCTCATCGTACCGATGCGTGGACTGACTGCTAAAGATACTTATACCTTACGACGAGAATCGGTAGAGGTAGAGGAATCTATCTCTGACTACATGACTTTATTTAAGCCTGAACCTCGTGATCCCAATCTCCCTCCGATCAAGTCTTTGTATCCTCTATACTCACCATTTCTCTCTTGGATCTTGGATGATATCAGGAAAGGGACTTTTGTTTTCCCTAAACTAGATAGTATCTATGCTGATAAAGACGTATTAGAAGCTTGTAAGAAATACGAGTGGTTACTCAAAGTTGATCCCGTGTATCAAAACCAATGTATCGACTATGAATACGTCATCATCCATCCTCATCCTCACTACAAAGTGATTGATATCGATATCTTGCAGTACAAGCTACTGAGTAAGATCGTGAAGCTTTACCTCAAAGGTAAAGTCATCCTCTCCCACTTCATCCGTGAACGGTAATCGACTATGCCACAACTCTATAACAAAGGACTTATCATCACAGGGACTGATGGTATCGCACCTGTCTATGAACCAGATTCCGTCTGGAAGATCTGGAACCTTGATGAGATCTTCAAAGGTCAGGAAGGTAAAGGTAAATACGTCCCTAAAGTAAACGACTACGTCTGTGATATCGAGACCAACGAGTACTACATCGTGGTCTCTATCGACACCACCACCATGATCGCAGAGCTGAGAAAGATCGTGGGACTACGTGAGATCCAGCGTATCGAAGAGATCGATAAACTGATCTCAACTGACAGATACGCCAGACATGAGACTTATCGCGTATACTTAGATACTTCAGTACTACCATACACCTTGACGGTAGATGCACGGTTCAAGGTCTATGGTAGCATGACCCATCATGCCCAGATCATCCGAGGGAGTAGACTCAATAACACCGCACAAGTAGTATCCATGGTCTACGATCAACATGGGATCATGGTAGACCAGAACATCCGACTAGAGCTTGCAGAAGCCGATGGTAAAACCAACTATGCGGTAAAATCCATCCCACCTTGTCATACCACAGTCAAGATGCCTGATGGTGAGTTTGTCACTGTGGTTGTGTACAACGACACAGGTGGTGTCGTCGCAGTACGTGAAATGATCATTGAGAACACAGCTGTGATCAGACAGACTGATACTGCACAAAAACAAGTGGTCGATATCACCTTGGAATCCCCATTTATCGCAGATACCGATCCATCATTACTGCAATACCCATTAAACGTCCCTGTAAGAGGATTAAACCTCTTTGGTGCAGTGCACTACTCAGACGGTAGTCGTAAGAGACTACCGGTCGATGGTACGAAGTTTGCAGTATTGGGTCTTCGTGATTATACTTCCGCTATCGTGGGATATGAAGTAGACTTTGATCTAAGATACAGTCTCTCTGATGATGAGACAGCGGTTGGTATCCAGAGAGGTAACAACATCGATATGTCTATCTTGGGTGATAAGTTCATGACTCGTCATTACAAGGCGATGACAGTAAGACCAGATGATGCTTATTCTGTCAAGCTCTATGGTTATCCAACATGGGTAGATGCATCCAATGGCTATCGCATGGAATGGTATCTCTTAAATCTCGAGAGATCTGTGTGCTTCTATGTCACCCCACATGTCAAGTACAATGCCAATAAGCCACCCTTCCAAGGTACTTTGTATGGTGTTAGCCAACGCATCTCTGTATCCCTTGACCTGAAAGAAGCCTCTGTTGCATCTAAGAACTACATCCATACTCAGGTGTTAGATGTGGTATTACAACGCCAAGCAACGGATAAAACCAACTATCCGTGGACAGTCGGTTTTGAGATCGATCAGTATCCTTACTTTGGTGAGAATAACTTCGCTCAAGTACAGACTGTGAACCAGAATCTTAAACGTGTCAATATCTCCATGAATGAGAACAACATTGATGATTGGTTAGAAAGACTCTACTATCGTAGCAAACCTTTATTTGACAAGTTCAAAGAAGCAAAAGCACCAACACCTACGATGTTTAAGATCATCACCCCGTCATCACAAGAGTTCCCATTTGCGTTCAACCAGTGGAATCAGCAACTGGAGATCAATGATGCATTAAGCTCAACAGACAACCTCTATATCCAGTTCATCAAGAGAACCAATGATACGGATCTCTATCTGGGTATGGTAGCAGTACCTGTGCTCGAAGTCTAAACATCATTTCCTCCTCAGTCTTACAGACTGACTCGGAGAGACTACGTCATACGACATATATCCTAGGTATCCCACTTATCAGGGATACCTAGGAGTTATGCCGTGTAGCTGCTATATAGCTATCTATATCTAAACATAGGAGTATACCCATGAAACCCACAATACCCAGTAAACCGCAAGCCAACTATGACCATAAAGACTTTCTGACCTACCTAGAATCTTTTCGCCATGTCACAATCAAAACCAACATCTATGGTCAACAGCCTGAACCGAATAATGAAGATTTCTTAAATGATCGTAAAGTAGTGACATTACTGAGAGGTAAAAATGTCATTCCGTTGTCTGAGGTAACCTTACATCGGAAGTACCAGTCTTATAGTCAAAAGACTATCTTGACCGAAGATCAGTTTGCTTTGTTAGACAACCCTATAGACAAAGACGTAGTGATTGTCCACATCCCTTATTTCGCACCTGACATAGACCTGTCTGACACGTTTGAGGATCATCCGACCTATCGTTACGATCATCCCACTCAACGATGGATCATGATCTGGGAGAAACTCAGTGAATCTGGTCTACGTTCTTATCTTAGTGCTTTTGAAGACCTTCATTTCAGCTACGAAGGTGATGATCTCATCATCCCCAAAGGCGAACATCAGTTCGTGATCTATCACAAGCTGATGGATGCTGAGGATAAATGGAGTCTATACGGAGATATATATGTCAATCTTCCCAAGGGAGAGGATTATAAACGTCTATTAAGTGTCGTAGACGGGATCAATAGTAACTATATCAAGGGTCGCAACATCGCCCTTACGAACCCTTACACAAGAACCGTGATCGATCCCGGTGATAGTCCTGACTACTACGTCTGCTCCTTGGATATCAAGAGGAAGATCAAGATCCCCTTGAAAAAGATCATTACTAAAAGTAAGTATAGTGGATACTTTGTTGATATCTACAAACTGATCCATGTGTTAAAAGACCAGTTTACCGTAGTAGAGCACATCCATGGGTTTAACGGAGATTACACTGACTACTTTCACAGAAAAGAGGTAAATTACAGCACTTATACTAAATTGAATATCTTTGATAAATAGGCGTCATAAAGAACACACTAGAGTACCGATAGTGGTACTCTAGGGATGTATGACGTATAGCGTCTATCTGAGCCGACATGTAGTGTCGGTGAGGAAATGACGTATAAATTACAATCTAAACTTTTTCAGATATATATCACAAGCATGAGATTGAAGTTCAATCTTCTTAACTTTTCTGTTTAAAGGAGTTTAAAAATGTCGGACTTTACGGTAGTTGCATGTAACGCTTACTTCGTTGCAATGTTACTTCACATGACTGGTGTAGGGTTCCTGCGTAAAGCAGGAATCACTGCTACCAGTAAAGCTATCATGCAAATGATGATCTCATCTGCGATCATGATGGCTGGTTGCATATTGGCAGCAGCCACAAATGACGCAAGAGACGGTGATGGTCTTTTCATCGTCTCTGCATTCAACTGCGTAGCTGGTACAGCACTCTTAGGCTGGACCTGCTATTATGCATACAAGTCATACACCCAATCTAAATCAGGAGTACAATCATGAGTAACGAAAATCAAAACCAAAACAAAACCGAAGATAAGAAAGAACAAGCCACTGAGAAAAACAGCTGGTTCAAATTCTCTTGGGCGATGACCGGTGTCGTCGCAATCTCGGCAGCAGTAGGTTATGCTGCTGGATATGCGACAACGAAACTGTTGTCCAAATAACCTAGACGCCATTTCTTCCTCAGTCTTACAGACTGACTCAGATATCCGCTACGCGTCATACATCCCCTAGTAGACCCATTGTGGTCTACTAGGGTATATGACATTTTTATTTTTTCGATATGATCAGACCTGATCGTCAGAGGGTCCTTCTTCCATATCACCCATGTCAGGAAACCCTGCATCACCACCGAGATCATCCATACCAAAATCATCTCCGGATGCAAAGTCATCTCCAGATGAGCTATCATCACTACTACTGTCGTAGCTACTGCTACCACCAAAGCCACCATCATCAGCGATGTCGTTGTCTTTGGCATACATGTCAGAGAGTTTCTTCATGACTTTCGCTTTGTCATAGAACTTACCCAGACTCTTGATGATGTTGCTAGAGAAATCCGCTGTGATCTCGTAGATATCAAAAGCAGGTTTGCCTTCTTCATCTTGACTGATGAGATCATTAAGCTCTGGTAGATAATCATTCTCTACCATCCAGTCTCTTGCCATCTTAGCTACGATCATCTTCTTCACAGGTTCAACGATGTTGGCAAGCTCTCCTAGCATCTCTGGATCTTGGATCTCAGAAGAGATGTAATACTCGACTGCGGTGTTGACCGCATCGATGTAGTCAGAGAACGCTTCTTTCTTACGTAAGACTGATAGGTTATTCGGCTTAGGTAGTTCTACTTCGATCTGTTTGACGAAGGCGATAGCTGCTTTTCTGACGATTCTGAGTTTGTCATCTTGACTAGACTGATAGTCTTGTCTTTCTGGTAAGAGATGTTTGATGACATCATCGTAGTTGTTGTAGAGGATCTCTTCGAGATCTTGCATCAACATCGGTGTCGCTAAGGTTATTTTTTTGATGTTATCTGCGATGAAAGGGGTGAACTTCTGTTGATACTGCATGGTGCGTCTTGCAAACAACATCGATTCTTGGACGATCGATGTCGCAAACTCTGCCCCACGGGAAGCATCCACTGTCTCTGGAGACATCCCTTGTCCCATGATACGTCTTTTTCTGAGATCTTCTTCAAGATCTGTATCAGCTTTGGGTACTTGGGAAGCAAACTCTGATATGTCAATCGACATATCAGGCATGTCTTTTGCCCCTTCAAACTGAAACTCGACGTTGGCTTGTGATGCCCAAGTAGCAATGTCTACTGGGTTGATGACACCTATCGGGACAGAGTTAGCTGCTTTTAAGAGCATGTACTCAGTGACTATTTGTTCTCTTCTTGCTTCCACATCTGGATCATCTTCATCGAGTTTGACGGTGACTTTGGTTCTGGGTATAGAGTTCATCACTGCTGCTCTGTTGTTAGCAAGCATCAGTGAGATCGCCAATGAGTTTACTGTCTTTAGGTTATCCAGAAGTGATACACCCATGCCATTCTCGTCGTACTTGAATGCCATGTAGGTCATGAGCTCTACTGGAACAAAGAGAAGCTGAGTAAATTGCTGTGCTAATGCACGACTAAACATGATCCGGAAGATCTCATCACTACCACCGATAGAGAAAGTCTTGCCGTAGATACCATTTCTAAGTCTTTGGATGAGATCTTTCTCAATGATAGAAGCGTAAGTACGTGCTGCACTATCGTATCTATTACGTGCTGACATGAGAGAGCCTTGATCTCCTCTACCATCGTAGAGGTTCTTGGCTTTGTCCAAGAGATGGGACGTAAGACATTTACGATTCGTCTCTGTCATGCGGTTAAGTTCATTGTAGTAGTCGATCGAGGTTTCTTTGGATACTGGGTTACCTGCTTCATCGATCAAGACAAAATAACCAACATGTTCTTCAGGGTTTCCTGGAACAAAAACTGGGATCACTGACTCTGATGGTAGATGCATCACTAATGGTTCAGAGATAGATTTACGATATCCTTGATCATTGGTCTTGACTTGCACCAAGGTGTTAGATTGATAGTACATCCTTCTGTAGAGGATGTTATCAAGATCACGATCTGCGAGATAGGTATCTTCTTGCGAATGGATGATCTCATCTAAGGTTTTTGTTCTTAAGAAGGATTCAAGTCTCGGTACTGAGAGGATAGAGAAATTATCAGAGACCTGGATATAAGAAGTAAGATCGTATTCTTTTGGAATACCTAGATCGAATTCCTGATTTAACTCTTCTAAAGAGAATACTAGTTCACTATCTGCTTTAGAAGTGATGGTCTTCTTGTAGTTCTCTAGAGAGAAAAGCTTATGTTCTTTACGATCTGATTTACCTAAGATACCTAAGGGAGACAATAAAGACTGTTTCTCTTTGATCTCACCAAAGAGATTATTAAAATCTTCTTTGGAGAGTCTTTGGTTGTTATTGATGACTTCATCGATAGCATTCTCAGGTAAGACACAGACGGCATAAGAGCCTTTTTCATACAAGATGTCCTTCAGCATCTTGGGAAGCTTGGACTCAATTTTATAGTTTAGCGAAAAATACTGTTTTATCACCCGGATCAACGATGAGGCCACGTCTGGAGGACAGACGGTCTCAGGGGGGACATATGACAACGTCGTCGTCAGCATGTCCTTCGGAGAAAGTATGGATGAGATCAAGATCTGTGAAGATAACTCGATATCCGGCAGTAACTGCATCACCGTCTCTGCATCTGCGATATCTTGCATCTTAGCTCTTGAGAGCTGTTTTAAGAAATTGATATCTGGTTGGAATGCTTTTCTGTTACCTTGTCTGTCGTATTCGACTCTATAGTTGTTATCAGAGATTGCTTTTGACAGAATAGCAGATTGGATCGGATCTCGGATCAGTTGGATGGGTTGGACACCAGTATTCTTTTTAAGATCATTGATGACGTGTTGGATGGTAGATGTAGCCATCTAAGATGCTCCTGTATCGGTTCAAAATCAAAGGATAACCAAGACATGCTGAAATCTTATTTTAACTTCGACTATTACTACGCGATATACTTAGATAAGTGTATCGCGCTAGCACGCTCTATGGTCGTGAAATCTGAGTATATCGCTGACACCATGAATGAGGTCGTCAGGAGTAAAAATGTCATCGTAGATCCCCATGATCCTAAGGAATGGCGATACTACAAAAACATCTGTGGAGAATATCATTTCTTAGATAAAGACATGGTGGTCGTCTCGGTAGATACCGAAGAGACGATCATCTTCTCTAAAGAGAACTTAAGAGATCATAGAGCAACCGCCAAAGCTTATCAGTTTGGCACAGTGCTCTATGAAGAACTACTCTCTCGTTATCCTGACCAAGAGATACTCATTTTAGGTATCCTCTATCCAGCAGATAAAGATAAAGCTATCGCTGCTCCTGATGGAGAGATACTCTCTTACCCTCCTAATCTCGTCGAGGAGAATGAATATACCTTCATCAAAGACCTGCAAGAATGGATCAGAGCGTATAAGTTCAGAAGAGAGGCTCCCGTATATGGCTTCTCGGATGAATACTGGCCTATAGCGAATCTTGGTATCTTCTATCTTAACTTACTACCAGCCATACTGACCATCCGTAAGTCTAAGTGTAAGACCAATGAAGCACACTCTTACCATGTCAGACGTTATCTCTCTTCTCATGGTTTCTTGGATGATTACTTAGATGCGATGACGTTGAAACAGATGCTACGCTTCTACATGAACATCAACTGGATCGAACGTAACATCGGTAAACGGGAAACACAAAGATGGCTGATCAAGGAAGTGATGACCGAGCGTCATCTGCCTATCGCTGAATATAACTTCAAACATGATAGCTCTAAACAGCCTGATGAGATCTATCCTACTAACTTCTTCCAGAAAAGATCGATCAATGGTCTTGAAGATACCACCCCTGATGATGATCTTAGTCTGCACCAGATGCTTCTAAAAGAAGATGAGATCGCCAAAGATAACCCTATCTCCAGACAAGACTTCGAGTATCAGTTCCAAAGAAAGCTAGAGAATAGTCTTTCTAATACCCTACACACAAAAGTCTTAGAATCCAAGATCACAGACTACACGGATGCTGAGGCAGAGAAGTTCAGTAAAACATTACTGAACGTCTGGGCAGATTGGTCTAGTAAGGGTATCTTTAGATCCTCAGTCTTCTTTGTGGATCATGTCAATGGACACCAGATCAGACTCAAATCCAAAGATGCTTTAATACTCTATCTCTACGCGTATTACAAGTCATTTGGTTATGATTTCTATCGTATCCCTGATATCAAAGTAGAGACTGTTCCTATCTTAGAACATATCCCAGAGTCAGAGCTTACGTTACTCGGACAAACCAAACCGACTAACAAAAGTGAACTATTCGCCCAAGTAGAACCTGAGTTTATTAAAACACTCTTGGATAGTAAACTCTCTACTCCAAACATCGTCTCTATCGCTCAGTTCTACGAGACGGTTAAAGTCATCAGTCGTACTTTAAACCGTAATCTACAGCTTGCTCTTGATGAGAACCATTATGTTCTTCGTGGATATAAGGAGAACATGGTGTATCGTCTCTATTCTGATCACTGGGTAGAGCTTGCACCTAAGTACACAGATACTGATGGTGTCTTGAAGGCTAAAACCTATAAATCGTTCTTCCAAGAGAACCAACTTGAGTTTCGTGGATATACTCAGAATGACTGGGCGAAGCTCTATAAAGCGATCTTTGAAGCAGCAACTGGTGCCAACCTTGATACCACTTCTTCTACTCGTGCGGTACATCGTGCGATGTTATCCTTACTCAAACAGCTCTCTTCTTACTCGGTACAGTACATCGGAGAAGCCAATGACACGGATCTCTTTGTCATTGACTTCACCCCACCGACTCCTGGTGATATCGCAGGATATGGGGAAGGACTGATCTTCTTTGAGGAAGAACCGATCAAGATCCTTGATCATGATGGCTATGGTAGTGAACTCTGGGATGGTGAGATCATCACCGGTGGTAGAGACGAATACCGTCTCTATCAACAAGGGGAAGAACTCTATCAGGTCGATCAGTCTAGTGAGCTCAATACTGAAGAAGAGATAGTCTCACTCTACTTCATCGAGAATGACTACGATGTCTTCACCCTAGATGAACTCACCAGAAATGATGACGATCTGATCGATATCCCAGGGATCTCCTCTTGGAACAAACTCACCGATAGTCAGAAGACCAAGATCAGGGATTTTTATGGACATGATTATCGCTGGAAAGATCTTAGTCAAGAAAGACGTAATCTACAACTCAGTCCTTCGATGTCAGGATTTTTATATCCGACGAAGAAGCGTCTCACGCTCACTACCGGTACTGGTTTTTACTATCCTACTCCTTAAGTTCAATAAAGGTCATCTATGAAATCCATCACCCGCACCGCCTATGGTGCTTATCTGAACAACTGTATCCTCCAAGGACTTCCATTCAAGGTCATCCCGAATACTACTTTAAATGAGAAACTAGGGATCAATAAACAACAATCCTTAGGACTACCTCAAGATCACTATCCTCAGCTTAGATATCTTTGTATCGGCAACAAAGGACATCGGGTTGAGCTTAGTAACACGATACCGAAGATCAAACCAGTACAGCATCATTCTACCGATGCAGCTCCTTTTGGTATGATTCCTTTTGTCCTAAGAGAATTGGATAATGATATCCCACCAGGAACACGGGAGAAGTATGCCTTAAGAAGACAAGAGACTTACAACGGACAAGACTATATCGCTTACTATCTAAAACGCTTTGATTTTAGTAAATCCAAAGTAGAGATGTGGTTATCCTCAGTAGAAAATGGTGTGAAAAATGTCATTCCTTTTGTCCCTAATGCTTCTAACTTAAACCCTGAGCCACAGGCAATAGCCAATAGTGGTATCAACGTAGTAGATGCTAAATACGTCGAAGTCACCAATGAGATCGAGATCATCTTCACGCCTGAGGACTGTGAAGAACTAAGACATGTCGCCAACGTCATGTTCAATGATGAAGAACTCGCTATCATCTCTGAGTTTGGTCTGGTCTCTGGTTTTGATACTCGTATGCAAGTATCTCACCAAGGCAACCAGATCACCATGAATGAAGTACTAGCAGCACAGATGTGTAACGTCTTCTCTACCTTCCGCTCTTGCTATATCGACAATCTAGGATGGCGTATCCTGATCAAGATCGGTAGTAACCTCCCGCTCTGGCTCACGACACAACGTCCTTAATCTCTTTATACGCGTCATACACCCTTATTCCTCAGTAGTACCTGTCATGGGTACTACTGAGGATGTTCTTCCTTCACTCCACTATGTTCCATTCATTCAGAGCACCCTAGTGATACCTTAAATAGGTATCACTATGGATGTATGACTTATGATCTTTTCTCTATAAGGAATCTCTGTGTTTCAACTTCCTAACATCCCTTATTTCAGGATCATTGGTATCGATCCAGGGACAGTGAATCTTGGGATCTGTATCTTAGATATCGATCCTTATACCTATCAGTTCCAAGATATCAAAGCTTATACAGTCATCGCAAGAAGACTGCCTTACTTTGATATCCAGACAGCACTAACTCATGGTGAGACTACAGCAAGAATTCACGCTTATCAGCATTATCTCTATCAGCTATTCCAGGATCAGCATCCTTCTATTGTCGCCTGTGAAGAACCTTTCTATCACAGACTCCATCCTGGTTCTTATAAACCATTAGTCGCATTACTCACCCATATCCAGCAAGCTTTATATCAATATAACCCTTATCTACCTATTACACTCATGTCACCTTTGTCTGTCAAGAAAGCGGTCAATGCCCAAGGCAGTAAAGATAAAGATGCAGTAAGACAAGGATTATTACACTATCAACCTTTCTCCTTGTCAGAATCCTTCCTAAATGTATTAGATGAACATGCCGTAGACGCTTGTGCAGTGTGCGCTTATGTTTATAACCACATCTTGAAAAACTAAGGAGTAGTCGTATCTATGTTGCAATTTTTATTTGCTATGATCCCTGGAGCAGGGAAATATTTTAACCTAAAGACTGGAAAGAGGTTCTTCTTCTTCATTTTGATCTTACTTTGTATTGTTGCTTTCTGTGCTTCTGTCTTTCTCTTGCAGAAAGAACGTAATGCTAATGCATCGCTTAAGCTAAAATACGAGAAACAAGAACAGAAGCTCAAAGAGAAACAAGAAGAGATCGCATCTTTGAATGATCGGATCAACAGTCTCTTGATCGTCCAAAAAGTCCTGCAAGACACTGTAGAAGAGACCAATAAGAAGTTAGATCTCTCACGCATGGAGCATATGCAGATCCATGATAACTTAAGTCAAGAAGAAGATGCTATCTTGAAAGATCCTGCGAACTATGAAGCTTTAAGACCGGATAGTTCTCCTGTCGGCAACGTCTTCATCTTTAGAGATCCTACCTCTGATCAACCCCAAAAAGTCCTCACTAATGAAGGCTCTGCTAAAGTCTCTGAAGCCAGAGCCAAAGCCATGTGGAACAGTTATTGCAAAGGCGGGAAATGCAAATGAAACCCCTCTATCTCCTCACTGCGATATTACTCTCAGCCTGCACCTCTACGCCTAAAGTAGAGATGCTTACGATCCCTGAGTACCTGATCGCTGACTGTGAGCTACCTCAGCCACCCAGTCCTACGAAATATGCTATCATGAACTTCTTGGATAAAGAGAAGACCTTGGTCAATCTCTATCTCCGTGCTTCTGAGCTCAACAATGCTTGCAATATAAGACTGCAAGCTGCTAGAGCCTATCAAGCCCGTGTCCAACATGAACTGAAAACCAACGGAAAGGTAACGAATGACTCCCGTACACTATCATCTCAAAACCCTACCGGACTACCTGCAAGTCAAAGATAACAAACCTGAAGATCCCAGAGTGACCTATGTCTTGGATGAGTATCGCCACCTTCGGGCGACGGGCGTGCCGCTACCAGAGCTGACTGATGAGACCACCTTAGGTGAGGTCAAAGATGCTTTAGCTGAAGCGATGAACACCCACACGGGTGAGATCTCTAAGTTCACCACAGGTTTTACAGATAAGTATCTAAAGACCGATTATGTCCATGATACCGACCCTCGTGTCAGACAGTTTGAATGGATCAAATTAGCAGGTTTTGTCATCTCTGGTGTCTTAGTCCTCATCGTCGTCATCTCGCTTATCATCGGGATCATCACAGGTGATAACAACTTCCTGGCGAATATCTTAGTACCTGTGATCACCTTGATCGGCTCCACTGTCACCGGTAGTCCTCCTTCTCAACCCCCTTTTTAAGAGTATCCCATGTCTATCTTTAAGAATCCCCGTTATCTCTCCCAAGAAGCCATTGACTCTCCTAAGACCATCTTAGAGCAAGAATACGTCTTCTATGTACGTATCACCAACTTCAAGCAGCTTGAGAATGCTGCTCATGCAGAAAAGCATGAACAATGGCAGATCAAGATACCTTCTACTGATGAGAACGCAGGCTCTGGTTCTATCAGAGCCCGTAAAGTCACCTCTGCTGATGGTACTATCTCTTACGAGCTCACAACCAAGTCTAAAACTAAAAAAGGTAACATCGAGACCACCATCCCTGTTACAGAAGAGAACTTCACCCAGATCGCCTTCATGGCCAACTCAGGGATGCGTAAAGATCGCTATACTTTCCCTATCCCAAACTCTGATCTCTCTTTTGAAGTAGATGTCTTTCCTGATGGTAAAGCAGGTTACTATACCTGGGCTAAGATAGATCTTGAAGTGAAATCTCCATTATCATCATTCCCAGAGCTTCCTATCCAGGTAGAAGAGATCATCACACCGCAAGATGCTGAGACTCCTGAAGGCCAAGAAGAAGTCTCTCGTCTCTTTGATACTTTCTTCCTCCTGAAGAACAAGTACAAAGATCTTTCACCTTCCTTAAAACCTGATACTACAGTAGAGCCTGAAGTCAATGAAGTCTCTGATCAAGAAGAACAGGAGATCACCGAAGATGTGAAAGATATCCCTGAGTCTACAGATACAGATCAGGATACTGCTACTGACAGTGATACTTCTACTACTGAGACTAAAGACAACAGTGACTCCGATACTACGGACCTTGATGATGAAGGTCCTTCTGATGAACAAACGTGAGGAGTACACCATGTCCATCTTTGACGCCATCGGATTAATCGCAACTGCTGTCAGTGAATCTGTAAAGGAATCTAGACAGAAAGAAAAAGAACAAGAGGAACGCGCAGCCAGGAAAGAACGGGTATATGAAAGTGCAGTAAATGATGTTAAAGACCGCACTTATACTCAGCATGAGGCGATGGAGATGCTAGAGAGGATCAATAACCACAACAAACGGTACTATCGCAAGATCCATCCTTACATCGAGATCACCCACACACCGGTTGAGATCAAGGAGTATCCTACGAAATTCATCTCTCCAGAAGTAGGCTATACAGGCAACACTCCTGAAGAATACGTATCTGGTGGATACAACATCACTCTCCGTATCAGTGGAGGTGATTACATTGAGCTTACCAAGTACGAGAGACCTGAATAGACATCATACAGAACACCCTAGTGATACCTATCTGTGGTATCACTAGGGATGTATGACGCTTATATAAGCTCATCAGACGATATCTCTACAAAGTAATATAAATACATCAATATCCTCCTAGAGAGCCTTACACGCTCATTTACTAAGGTTGGTATGTCAACCTTAGTAGTTGTCACTACGTTCCATTCAGAGCGCTCTGAAGGGATACTCGAAGAGATATCCCTGATGAAGAGGCTCCTAGAGAGGATAAGGGTGCATGTCATCAATCAAAAGAGTAGTACTACGACAAAACCCATGATCTGGTTATAGTCAATATAGGAAACCTACCTATGGATAATCCCCAATATCTCGATGATTTTTACAAGATCCCTACACTTACAGCGCTATCTGATCACATCCAGACCATGATAGACCGGACACCTTTTACGTTCTCTATCGTTAAGTACGATGATCCCAATTACCTCAAATACCATATCCGTTACCACGACCCAGATACCGGTAAACGTCGTTTCATTGGTGTGCTCACTAAAGACCCTAAAAAGATCTACCATGTAGATGACTTCGATATGCAGATCCAAATGAGAAGACGTGTGGTCGCAGACTTTAACATCGCTTACACCATCAAAAATGGTGGTAAGGATGTCATTGTTGACGCTGACCGTTGGAACATCAATCTTCATTTCAAACGTGATCCAGAAGAATACAAGACTTTTGACCGTTATCTTGGAGATATCATACCGAAGTGGAGTAAACACGAATACCCTGATGAGGAAGAAGATCAGGATGTTGATATGACGATATAGACAACATACACCCTATCCGGGATACTGAGTCCTGGATAGGGGATCTATGACGCTCAGACTCTCTTTAAAATCACTTAAAAATACCATACTTCATAAAACCCTTCTAAATGGCTTTCTAAGCCATCTTAACCACCATATCCATATCCTTAATCATGTATACCCGTCATAAAGCCTCAGAGAGCCTTACAGAGCTCTCTAGAGGCATATATGACCTATTCTCTTATCTCAATATCATCATCATCGTGCGCTCGCCTCGCCACGCGCTCTTTCTTTAAGTCGAAGGGATCTCATCCCGAGACATACTCAGCGAAGCTTAGATATAAATATAACAATCATTTTTCCTTCGAAAAAATCCTTTTATATCTATCCTAGATATCATCCATAGATCTCTTCAGATCTTCTTCAGAGATCTTATCCTACCTATCTTAAGTAAAATCACTACCTATCTCATCAGAGTCCCTACAGACTCTTCTGAGAGCTTCTATAACTACACGTCATTTCATCGAGGTTACTTACAGTAACCTCTCAGATAGCCTAGACGGCATAGCACCTCACTCTACCCCTAGGGGTAGAGTGAGTGTAGTGATAACTATCTTAGCTATTTTCTTCTAACATTTTTATCTCTGAAGTTCTAAAAATGTATACCTATAAATATCATACTATACTATTTTTGTTTATTTTTGAAAATTTTCCATTGATTGCTTGATTCATTCATTGTTTGTTTGATTGTTTGATTGTTTGCTTCATTGATTGATTCATTGGATTGATTGATTGTTTCATTGATTACATTGATTTATTGATTGTTTGATTAATTTATTACATTGATTGATTTATTTATTGATTGGTATGAAAGTGTATACACGGTAGCTACGTATACCAGAAAACACTGAAAACACCGTAAATACAGTACTTTTACTAGGATAACCTAAACCAAGGACAGTATCCATGTACCAGAAACTCCCTGATCTTAGACCAGAATACCATCATGCATTCCTCACTTTAAGAGGTCTGCATGACTACCTCTATGACGTCATCCATGATGCCAAGACTATCCAACTACAAGGACCTACTCTGATCCACAGAGATCTAAGAAGACGACAAGTACGCTATCACCGCTATGAACTACAACTTGAATCTAGTCAAGGATACAAAGTGGTCCAAGTAGATTTCAGGATACCAGAAGAGGTGTATCAGGATGGTGATACCAGTAAGTGTGATCACTACCTGAAGATCACTTTCCTTAGAGGCGTGATCGATCATGACCAGCATCAGTACTTCTTCACCTCACCTGAAGGTAAATACTGGTGTTACAAGACAGGCAATAAAGATAAGGTCATCTACACACCAAGCTATACTGAAGAAGCTTTTATAGGAGTGTTATCTTTCTTTAAAGCCATCCCTGGTATCGATGCAGCTTTGATCACATATCAACAACCTAAGATCATCATCGACGGACGTGAGCTGAACAAGTGTAGTGATGAAGAAGCTAGAGAAGATAGTAAGATCATCCATGGATATGGACTAGAAGACGTGTATAACACATTAGTGAAAGTAAAGAAACAAGGGTTCTCAAGTCGTGTGATCAGTACACAATACGGTTACGTCACAAGCCTTTTGACAGTGAAAGCAGATCACGAGGTCTACGATATCAAGATCCAGGCAAGAAGCCGTGGATCAGGCTACCAGAAAGCTGATCCTTATCTATCGATCTTTTTACCTAGAGGACTCTATGGTCGTGTGAACTACGTCTGTGACATCCTGGATGACGAGGGAAGATACCTCTTAAGAGATCGTCATTTCCACATCGTGAAGAACTATCCTCAGCCAGATCACAAGACCATCCATGATCTGGTATCTCTCTTGAAAGACATGGGGATCAAAGGACAAGATCTCTGTTTGAATGAGACGATATCTGCAGCCAGTCTGTTGCAGATGGCGATATAGCGATATAGATGCACGATACCCTGATGTACCAATAGCGGTACATCAGGGATTTATGCCGTCTATACGGTGTTATCTTCTTAAATCCTTTATAAATGCTTCTCTAAGGCTATATAACAACAAACTAATATACTCACTAAAGGTAAACACTGATATCGTCTTAGAAAGCCATTTAGAGGGCTTTTGTGGGATTATAGACCTCTTTACTAATGTAAATAAAGAGAATAGACGTCATAATACCCTAGTAGACCTATTGTGGTCTACTAGGGATATGTTTAATAATAGTCATTAAAGGATACCTAGATGGAGTCTTAGTGCTCCATCTAGGCTGTATGCCGTCTATGACGTCATCATTGATATCCAGGTACTTGAAAGAGCTTATTGACGACTTTGAGTGTGATCATCTTCAGCTGTTCTTCGTAATCCCGTGATATCGTAAGCACCGGATAGAGATGTTCTCCTTGTAGAGGTGCTGCGAGCACCACCATGTTGACATCAACATCATCGATACCAATGGGAGTGTATCTGACTCTGATCAGCATGATGTTATCAGAGTTCTTAAAGCCTAGTCTGTACTCCATCTCAGTAGACTGACTGCGATAGATCTCGTCAGACTCGTAGACTAGGGTGTAAGGATAGGTGATGTGGTCTAAGACTTTCTCCTGGACGAAGGACGTGATCTCATTGCGTTTGAGTCTGACAGCAGGCATAGATACCTCTTAGATGGCTTTGTGGATGACGTAGTGGTGGAGGATGGATAGGACCTTACCTTGGATAGGTGTAAGGTCTTGTAGGCTCTCTAGAGCATGATAGACGCGTTCTTTTAACTCGCAATCACAAGTGCTATCGTCTTTGATGACTTCATGACCTACTTTGAAGAGTTTAGGTTGATCACGAGACTCTAGGATATCGATCTGGGTAGTGATCTGACTAGGGATGTCTTTACTAGGGTCGATGATGGCATAATGACTGTCTTCTAACATGAAGTCTTCTAGACTAAATACTGGTCTATGTACAGGCATACGAGCCTTAAAAGGCAACTGATCAAGTACCTTAGACGCTCTTTTGATCAGTTTTACTCTGTTCTCAGTACGTTCCTCTACTGAGAGCACAGGAACATAGTCCTTAAATAACCGAGATTCCAAGTAGTTCAATGATGTCTCGATGTGACGATAGCTCTCTAATGAGATATCAGGCTTTCTTAATAGTACCTCCATGAGCAGATGTGCTTCTGCGTAGTAGTAGCTCTCAGTACTAGCGGTACTACTGCTACTTACAGTAGTCGTGCTACTATCATCACTACTGGTAGTCGTCTCACTAGACTCCTCATGCATCTCTTCATGTTTACTAGAGTCATCCTTATTGTCTTTACTACTATCTTCTTTAAGCTTGATATCGTCATCTACAGAGAGATCACTATCACTGTCGTTATTGTCATCACTACTACTATCGTCGCTATCGCTGTTATCACTGCTAGCATCACCGATAGCATCAGTGTCATTAGCCTCTTCTTCCTCGACTTCTTCAGTGAGCTCAGGATGGGCTTCTTCTACTTCTTTGGCTTTCTCAGGATCATTGGTGAGATCATCAGCAGTCATCTTGTCATCTTCAACGGTCTTATCTTTCAAGATCAGTTTGGTCTCAGTGGGATCATCCACGTCTTCTTGACTACGAGAGACATCGTCAGTATAGTCTTCTTGGGACATACTGACATGGCTACGGTAAACTGGGACTAAGTGATCTTCTTGGGTATATTTAATCATGGTTGCATCCTTAAGTGAAAAGTTCATTAGATTTCGAGTCTTCTTATATACACTCATACCACGCAATGACGCATAGCGTCTATCTGAGAGGATCAGGGACGATCCTCGAGGAAATACAGCTACGATAACAAGGCTAAAATAATCCACACTGCTAATAGGAATATTATTTGTCCTAAAAATCATCGCGTGCGCGCTAAGATGTAATGGGGTCGAAGATCTCATCGAGACCGGCTGAAGCTGAAAGCATAATAAAACATTTGTGCTTGCACCGACAGCTTTAGCTGTAAGCCTAGGATCTTTTACTACCGTATCAAGATCCGATTCCTTCATTACAGATGTCCTCACCAAAATAGCCTGCTATGAGGACATCTGTGTGATGGAGAGGATCTTATCCTTTCTAAGATCCTCTCTGATCTTACTTACACCCATACTACCCTCGTAGAGGGTAGTATGGTATGATGATTTAAATTTTTATTTGAATCTCTTCTGGCTGATTCTTTGATTTTTTCTTGGAAAAATCAGCCAGGATTTTTCTTCGGAGATTAATGACTGAAGTGAAGTGAAACGTAGTGTAACGGAACGTAAGGATATTAATCGGAGAAGAAATAATCGCGCTAGGGTACGTAGTAACCTAGAGGTGGTTAACTTTATAGACTTTTTATTTTGATATACTTACAGTGATTACCCTAGCTACATCTATAGTAGGTGTAACTAGGTATACAAGCATTTATGACGTCTAAGTAAATACACGATCCATTACTACTATGTCAACTATCTCAATCATGTATAGGAAAACACTGTTATGTCAGATGAAGATAAACCTAGGAAGAAGAGTAGATCTTATCCTGGTAAGAAAGTCAAGAACATTAAGAGATCCCAATTTAAGAGAGTCAAACCTGTTACGAAGACTATTGGTAAGCCTTTACCAAAGAACCACTTTAGCAGGTATTCTAACATTGAGAAGATTCTTCGCAAGATCAAGGAAGATGCTATCGACTACGATGTTTGTGTAGAAGATGGTGTGGGTGTACACCATGGATATCTGTTAAACTCGATCAACTTTCAATTACCTGGAGATATCCCGAGGGTCGTTAAGGTGTACACACGTGGTATCGGAGATCATTACTTCATCGATAAGGATCACGAAGACTACTATGGAAACAAACCACAAGCCTTTTTCATGAAGCTGGTGTTACCCTGGAAGTTCTTCGGTCCAGAATCCAGGAACTCAACGATCTTTATCCATGATCGTAAAGGAACCTTCACCGGAACTTGTGATAGAAGAGACGTCAAACATCGCCCGAGGAAAGTGGATAAGGAGTATCTCAGCTTACTGTCGTATTTTGCTGAAGAAGGGTTGTTAGGATCTGGGATATCTGAAGAGAAGATCGAGGTTGATGAGAATGGTATCATGATCCCGATCACCCAAGGAGAGAGGTTGTTGTGGGGTGATAAATCTGTGATAAAGGACGACCAACGGTTTCTTAACTACTTTGGGTTAATCTTGTTATTTAAGGAGATGATGGCGTCCGGATGGACCTATGAGACCAACTACGATTACTCTGTTAACGACATGTACGATAGGACGGAGCTTATATTCCGTAAAGGTAACAAAAACCGGATATTTACATTTATCGTGTTGAACGAACGTTACGACGAACAAGGTTTCCGTCTACATCGCGACATTTATGCGAAATTTAATATCTGTGAACATGGTGAAGGTTGGGGAAGTAGACATTACACTGTCACAGGTGCTTGGGGTTCTTGTATTGCTAAAGGTAATAACAACAGGTCTCTTCCAGAAGGTGTTTTTCGCATTGTCTACAATAAGCACTTCAATAGGGATGATCAGGGTTATGGGTTACTAAGGACACTCTTGACGAAGATGGGTGTGAGAGGACTTCATTTTTACCGAGAGAAAACTCCACCGAAACCGATTACATTGAAAGATTTCCCACAATTACCCCAATTCAGATCTATCTATGGTTGGCTATGACTAAAAAGAGGTTTATGAATGATTATTAGTGCTAGACTAGATTTGCACAAACTAACGACTTTTGTACGTTGTATTTCGCGTACCGAGTACGCGTTGTTCTCACGTGACTTCTGTGGTGGAAGAGATTATCATCTTCTCACCCGTCACCCTAGCGCTGACTATGGTGATATTGACTGGATGACAGTTGAGATCTATCCGATCGCAGACGGGTATGATTATCGATGGGGAGTGACTTTACCCTACTGTGGTGAGGCGAAAGTTTATTTCACTGACCCTTATGGTTCTTGTGATATCATCGTCAATGACGATTACGAAGATAAGTGGGTTAGTAAATATCATACGCTGAATCCAGCGTACTCGGAGATGGTGGAACTACTAATCAAGATGGGGATAGGAGAGTTATCTAACAAGTGGTATATCAATAACGATTCTACCAATGTAGCCATGACTCACTCAGCCGTCTGAATAAGATCAGTGAAATGAATACAAATAAGAGGTTTTTAATAAATGATCATCTTCAATGAAGAATTGGATTTGTATAAACTCCATGTCATGTTACGCCACTTTGAACTTACTGAATTCGATATTTATCGAAAAAAGTTTTGATGGTGTGACGGATTATCTCTTGATCACTCAGGTCTCTGGTTATGATCTCGATCAAGCCGATATATTTAAACTGGAGATATGGGGAGGTGGTGGTCCTTGGTCTATAACCGTCCCTTATCAAGGTGAAACCAAAGTGACTTTTCACGATCATTTTGGTTCCCACGAAATCTCGATCAGTGATAGCTATCGAGATCCCATGATCTGTCGCCGCTACAATAGTCTCGATCCCGTTTATTACGAGATTGTTCAGTGTTTGATCAGGATGGGTATCAGCGAGTTGAGTCATCACTGTGTTGAGAAGAAGGAAGATGCTCCTTTTTACCTATTTGGTCCTGTATAACACCATAGACGACATAAACCACTCTATACCTCACTAGGACTTTAGAGTCCTAGTGAGGATGTATGACGTTTGGTATAGGAGCATCTATTTAAGATCATTTTACAAACACATTTATCCTTTAGTTAAACTAGAATGTAAATAAGGGGGTTTTAAGAGATGACCGTTGAAGATTTGGATTTGTACACAGTGAACAATTTGTTGCGGAACTTTGAGAATGCCAGCTTTGATATGTATCGCGAACGAGATTTATGGATTGGTGGGATTCAATATCTGTTCACCAGTCTAGTTTCAGGACGTGATCCCGATAGTGTTGATGTATTCCGGGTAAGTGTTTATTGCGATATTTGGGTGATCACTATACCTTATCAATGCGAAATGATATTCTTCGATCATTTTGGGTCTAATGAAGTCAAGCCCGTGGATAGTTATAATAACTCCACTATCCACTACTATAAAGCTTTACATCCTGTCTATTACGAGGTCCTACAGCGCTTGGTTCGTATGGGTGCCAGTGAGTTGAGTGATAGCGTTTTCTGTGTTAAGGAAATAAGACGTTGTCTGCCTGATCATGAATGTTGATTACGTAAACGTCATACATCCCCTTATCCTTACTAGCTATCCATGTAGGGTAGCTAGTAAGGTCGTATGACGTGTATATTTGCAATCTAGATATTCGACTACGTCGGATATCCTAAATGCATTTCTGTCGATACAGAAATTGCATTTAAAATATTTTCAAATATATATCACAATCATGACAGACAACCTCAGTAGTCTGTCATTTTCACGATATCGAGAGATATCACCATCACTTTTTAAGGAGACTTAACAATGAACACTATCGAATTCACCAATAACTTCTACGCTTGGTTCAGCCCTATGGTAGTCAGTGCAGCTTACGCATTGATGGCTATTCTGGGCATCCGTAGTATGATCAAGTTCCACCAGCTGGAACTCATCTCTGGTAAATCACTGCAAAATGCAGTGGTAATGATTATCCTATTCTCACTTGCTAACAGCACCATTTCATGGCTTGCATGGCAGTACGACTGGCATTGGCTGGTCAAGCTGCTGTGGGGTAAGATCTCAGCATTATTCGTAGTCGCCCACACGGTTTTCGTCTATGAGAAGATCAAGACGTTCACCGATCATCGCGAACGCGTGTTCCGTATGATGGAATCACGCAGCATCTAAATGTCATTTCATCAGGATGACTTCACCATCCTTCAGATAGCCTAGACGGCATAGGTCCTAGATAGAGCAATGTTGCTCTATCTAGGTGCTTTTACAAACTTATTTAATCATATTCAAAATTAAGGAGACTTAATCATGACTACACCGACACAACAAAGAATCGCTAATGGTTTAAATAAAGCCATGAAATACGTAGAAAACGATCCGCAACAAAAAGAATATCTGCGGGTCTGTCAAGACCTAGCAGAGACGCTGTTCAGTGATGAATCGATGGTGAGGGATGTTCTCCACACGGAGAACAGTCCTTATAGGAAAACAATAGATGGAATATTCACATTCCATCACTTCAATACTAGTGTAAATGGTCTCAGAGAGACCTTCTATGATGAAAGAAACGACACACTCACCGTAAGGTGGGTGGGTTATCCTAGGAACATAACCCATACCTGTATCCATACCACTGTCTCAAGGGCAGTGGTTACTACACTTGGATACATAGGTACAGTGATTACGAAGCCTAATAAAGATTTCGTGAATGCTGTGTTGTCACTGGTAAAAGACCTGTGTCAGTACTACGATACAGGAGTCATTCCTGATTCCATTGAATCACTGGAACCTGTTGAAGGTCCAGTTAAAGCGATATAATTCACACCCATCCTCGATAAGGAGGATGGGTATCTCTATATATACTTTTATTTTTCTTCACCAGTTTTAACTAGGAGTCTTCTATGGGTAAAGTATTTATTTTAGGGATGATCATCGGTATCCTAGGTGTGCTAGGATACCTGATCTATGTCATCCTCTCTGCTTATGGTGTTGTATGAAAGAGACGGCAGATATCTTTAAGGTAACCAACAGAGAAATATGTTTGTTTGTCATCTCAGCTGTTATCATCGTGGCTTTTCTTGGTTATCTTGATCAAAGAGAGAAAGCTGCTGTAAATGCTGTCCTCTCAGGTGAAGTGACACTGACCAGTAATCAGAGTAAAGATGTGTTGTCTTGTACTTGTAAGGAATATAAGAAAGCTTATATCTGTACTTGTCGTAACACAGATATCGGTGTCATCTTAGAGGATGACCCGAATCATCTCTCTGTAGAAGATACCGAGAAAGCATTGACAGACTATCAGCATCGTAAACAAGATGAGTCTGATGCAGCTTTTATCCTCAATCAGCACTTCTTAGATGGTGCTGCATCTATGACTCGATAACTACTATAGGAACTATCCATGTCTATCGATACCCCGATACTACCGAATAAACCTGACTCTATCACGTTAACTACGCATGAACTACAGGAAAGACTTAAATCCCACTATCGCTGTCAGATCAGTGAACATGAGTCTAGTGGCTCTTCTGTCTTCTACAGTAGGCTTAAGATCACCCCTGATACGGACTATCTCGATATCACCGAAGTACGTGATATCGATGATCAGGTACTGAAACCAGTGATCAGTATCACCAAACTAGAACAACGATACGGGGATCGTATCTTGATCACCGATAGCAAAGCTGAGATCACGCCTGAATCTATCCAAGAGGTATGGTTCTACAAAGATCATCTCTGGCATCAATGAAGGCGTCATACACCCCTATCCTTACTAGCTACCCTACATGGATAGCTAGTAAGGCTATATGACGTATAGATTTTACAATCTAAAAAATCTCAGATATATATCACAAACATGAAGATTGAGCATCAATCTTTTATCAATTTAATTAACTTTAAGGAGTAACCCATGAAAAACGTTATCACTAGTTCTATCCTGTCAGCTCTTCTGATTGTTTCATTCGCATCAGAAGCTAAGATCAGTAAACCTTCTGAACCTGCTAAAAAGACGCAAAAAGAGGAAAAACTGTGCTCAGTTGACACAGGTCAAGACACTGTGGATGTCTATATCACCGACCACAGTTATCCCAACAATAACGACAAACTTGGTCAAGAGATCATTGAAAAAGTCAATGAGTACGGGAGTCAAGCGTTCTACTACCCACTGGAAACCCCGAAAGACATGACCCCTGATCACGACTTCGATAATATCCAGCTCTCTGGTGGATATACCGTAACCAAAGTCCAAGACATGGTTGAAGTCTGTAATAACGGTGTATGTAAACTCGCTCGTGTCCCCTCAGGTCAAGGCGGATACCCTGATAAAGTTGTCTTCTACGACATGACCATCAGCGACAGAATGAACCAAGCCGCTGATGTGGCTGGTTGGATGGTAGCACCGCGCTAATCAGTAAACGTCATACATCCCTGGTAGATACGTAGATGTATCTACCAGGATCATTTTTATTTTTTCCTCGGTGCTATCTACAGTAGTGCCTCAGATATCATTTCAAGGAGTTTTACAATGTTTAAGAAATCCCTTATCGCTATTGCTGTACTGCTATCAAATACAGTATCAATAGCTAACGAGTTGTACACCAAGATGCCTGCTGATCGGGCTAAAATCATCAATGATGCCTACGCGAGCGTTGGTGCTACCAGCCTATCAGAAGCAGAATGGATCTTGGGACTTGATGATGCGGGATCTTTGGGTAAAGTAAGTAACAGCATGCAATTTCTCATCATCACCAGCAATGATGCAGAGGAGAATACTGTTTTGGCTAGAAGAGATAATGATGGCAATATCATTGTCTTTAGTAAAGAGGTCTCTGACCTTTTCTTCAATGCAGGTGATACCTCAACACCAGTAACTTCATCATTGGAGAAGAAGATTTTAGGATTGACAGGTGATGATAATAAATCTGCTATCACTAATGCCGTTGTTACTACTGCTTCTGTCAATAACACAGCAGTAAAAGAAGCTCCTAAGAAGGAAGTGGTTGAAACTAAACCAAGTAAACCAGCGACGAAACCGACTAAGCCATCTGACACGTCGGTATTTGAACCTCTGCATCTTGACAGTAAATCAAGTCAAGAACTTGTTGATAAAGAAAGAGAACGTAAAAAGAAAGCACGAGTAACACCGGGATACCGTGAGTTCCCGTTGGCTAAACCATCTGCTGAAAGTCAACCCATCTACTCTAGTGCAGAGGATCCACTCAAAGAACTTAAACCGAAAGTCATGGTAGGTGAAGTGTTCCAAGTAGATGATGTTCGTTATGCCTTGGAACAAGGGGATTGGAATAATGGCAACCTTTACTTTCAGGTTTATGATCCTTATAGCGGTACCAAATCCCAGCTGACCTGCCATAAAGGCTACGGGACTACGGGAAGTGTGTTTAAACGTGATGGTGATTCTGGTAACCCTATCTGCCGTCATTTCAACAAAGACGACAGATTTTACAGGCCAGATTTCCCTGTGGAATATGTACCTGAACCTATCGAGATCACGCGTGAAACCACATGGTATCCGTATAACCTCAAACGTAATGGCTATGTCTTCTATAAGGGCATCCGTTACAATGTAGAGATCGACGATACTAACCAACAGCGTCATGTATTAACCCTAAGAGCAATCCCGTTAAAAGACTCTGATGATTCGTCCCTTGATCACCTTCCTTTCCTGTATCAACATGTCAAAGACGTCTCTGTCAGTGTATCTTGTACTAAGGATGTAGACAATGGTTATTATCGCATGGTTGGTGGTAACAGTGATAATACGCCAGAGCCTGATCCTGAAAATGATAACATCTTCCGTGAACTGGGTTTTGTGATAGACTATCCTGATAAAGACTTCTGTCTGCAAGCATGGGAAGCTTTCTATAATTAAATCTGTATAGATAGCAGTATACGTCATATGACCATACATAGATCCGTTATCCCTATAAGGAGATAACGGATCTTTCTTTTTTATTTTTTCAATAAATCATGTACGAACTGATGGAAATAGCCAAAGCCGAAAAATCTACATCTATAAATAAGAAATGACAATTCTGTCACCATACTACACTTAGGAATTTATTTATGTCACTTTCTATTGAAGAAATCGCTAAAGTGTGTCATGAAGCCAATCGTGGCTATTGTAAGGCATTAGGAGACGATTCTCAGCTCCCCTGGGATGAAGCTCCACAATGGGCTAAGACAAGCGCTATAAACGGCGTACGTTTCCATTTAGACAACCCTAATGCTGGTCCCTCTGGTAGCCATGAAAACTGGCTAAAAGAAAAAGAAAAAGAGGGTTGGAAGTACGGTGAATTCAAGGATCCTGAAAAGAAAGAACATCCTTGTTTTGTTCCTTATGATCAGTTGCCTAAAGAGCAACAAGCTAAGGATTACATATTTACAGCCATCGTCAAATCCTTGTCTAGTCTTTAATCATTAGAACACCTTTACACCCCCTCCTTTATGGAAGGGGTGTGGAGGGATATAAACAGGATACTTTATATGGATCAATTATATATTCCAAAGATCTTATTGGATAATGGTAGTAGTTCTTACTGTATCATAGACCATACTTTGTTTACACAGGAAAAAGAAATCACTTTAGATTATCTTAAGGTATTGGGTATGAGTTTATCTGATCTATCTAGAGATTATCCTGATTTTGTCAAATGGTATACAGGCAAGATCATACCTGGGATAGAGAAAGGAGATAGGGAGATCATTGTACGACATCAGTCAGGTAAAGTGTTGGGTATAGCGATATTGAAAGATACTTCACACCGGAGTGAGATTCCAGAGGAGTCGAGTGAAAGAAGTACTGTCTTGACGAGACGAGAGGATGGAGTCGAGGAGAGATATCCCCTCTTGAATGAGCTAGGCTCAAGCATAGCGAATGAAAGAAAGATCTGCTGCTTAAGAGTATTGCCTGAATACCAAAATCTAGGTATAGGAGTCAAGCTGTTTATTCGTTCTATGGAGAGATTAGAGACAGATAAACCTCTTTTATCCATCAGTGGCAACAATCTAGATAGATTTAAGAATATCATGGATTATTTCAATTTTAAACAATATCAACATTATCCCGATCTATATCGAAAGAATAGTGAAGAGATATCCTACAACGGGTATCTGGTTTAACAAAATAAAAAAAGAGATCGTACATCCTACTACACCCCTTCCTATAAAGGAGGAGGTGTAGAGGGATATATGTTGCCTTTTATTTTAGGGACAGAAGAAAGAAATTGAATATGACTAGTGCCACTGATCCGTTATCTCTATAATGAGATAACGGATCTTTCTTCATCTTCTTTTTTCTCATCGACACTGTTTGTAACAGCGTCTCAGATATCATTTCACCACTATCCAAGGAGTCTATCTATGCGACAGCTCATCGTTTTGCTCACCTTCCTCTCCATCACGCTCTTCGCCAATGATCAATTAGGATACGAACCCAAAGAGGATCCTACACAAAAACTCCACTATGATGTCTACACCGACATCCAAGAGATCCAAGAGATCAATCGTTACAGTCCAGATAAGTTCTTCTCTCCCTATGAAGAAGGATTTTACTACAAACCCTATCAGACCAATGTAGAGTACGCACAACTTACTAACCTCATGGTCCTCTGTGTCAAAAACTCTGATAAAAAGGATATCCCAGAGGGATGCTTCTTAGCCAGAGTAGACAGAGACACTGATGGTAAAGCTTCTCAAGTAGTACTGTTCTCTAAAGGGATTTCTAACATCGTCTTCAACTCTGGTAATGCCAATAACAAACTCTCTATCAAAGGTGGAGAAGCAGACCTTCTTAGTAAGACGATCTCTTTTAATGATATCCAAGAACCTTCGACCAAGAAATCATCCCACAAAGCCCACAAAGCTAAGTCTAGTAAGAAGACTTATTTTAAGAAGAAGCACAGTAAACACAAATCCCGTAAATCATCTCTCAAGAAGAAAAGAAGATGACTCTAGTACTGTGTTCTTATCTCTCTAAGAACACAGCCTACAGACATTTATTTTTCGGATATACATTATTAATACAGTATCCTTCCCCGGAGTATTGAACCATGAATTACCTCGTTGTGGTAGAATCCCCTACCAAAGCTAAAAAGATCCAACCTTATCTCAACAAGAACAGTTCTGACCACTATGAAGTTTTAGCATCATTTGGTCACATCAGACAGATCCCTTACAAAGGCAAAGTCATCGACTCTGACTATCAAGTCACCTACGAGATCCCCAAAGACAAAAAAGATGTCGCTAAAAAACTCATCGCAGCTGCGAAGAACAAAGATCTTATCTATCTCTGCTCAGACCCTGACCGTGAAGGAGAAGCGATCTCTTGGCATGTCATGCAGGTGTTGAAAGATGCAGGTATCAAGAAGCCTTTCAAAAGAGTGGTCTTCCATGAGATCACCCCACATGCGATCAAAGAAGCCTTTAACCATCCAAGAGATCTTGACATGGATCTCGTCCACGCACAGTTTGCAAGACAGATCTTGGACCGTATTGTGGGCTATGGGATATCTCCCTTACTGATGCGATCCTTAAAACATGAGAAATCCTTATCAGCTGGTCGTGTACAATCTCCAGCACTAAGACTCATCGTCAACCGGGATGAAGAGATCGCGACTTTCATCCCCAATGAGTACTGGTCGATCACTTTAAACACCCACAAAGGTGAACATGCTTTCTCAGCAAAGCTACATTCCTTAAGAGGGATGTCTTCCAAGATAGACATCCCTAATGAGGAAGAAGCGTTAAAGATCGTCAATGACTGTACTGATAAACCTGTCACGGTTACTAACATCGAACAAAAGGAAGTCAAACGTTCACCTAAACCTCCCTTTACGACTTCTTCTTTACAGCAAGAAGCCAACCGTAAGTTCAAATGGTCAGTATCTACGACCATGCAAGTGGCGCAAGACCTCTTTGAACAAGGTCTGATCACGTATATGCGGACAGACTCCACGCATCTCTCCGATGAAGCGATCACTGATATCAATAAAGCACTTGTTGATCTTAACTGGTCAGAGTACGCTTATGGATCAAAACGTGTCTATAAGTCCAAACAAGCTAATGCGCAAGAAGCGCATGAAGCAATACGTACTACAGTCTATCAACTAAACCCTACTATCAACACAGCTAAATCAGGAGACAAAACCTTAAAGCTCTTCCAACTGATTTTGAGACGAACGCTCGCATCCCAGATGAAAGATGCGATCTTCGATCAAACCACAGTAGAGTTACTCTGTGGGGAAGGGATCTTCCGTGCGACCGGTACAATCGAGAAATACAAAGGCTATCGTGTCGCTTATGAAGAGACCCAAGATGAGTCTAAAGAAGAAGAGAAGAACCAGAACCTTCCTTCTCTTTCTGTAAAAGAGTCTCTCCCTAACGATGGTATCATCCCAGAGCAACACTTCACTAAACCTCCTGCAAGGTATAGTGAAGCTTCCTTAGTCCATGAACTCGAGAAGAAAGGGATCGGTAGACCTTCTACCTATGGTGCGATCATCAAGAAGATCAAAGATCGCAACTATGTCGACAAAGCAAGAACCTTAGACTCCTCCAATATCGGTAAACATGTCTCCCACTTCTTAGAGAAAAGGTTTCCTGATTATGTAGATTATCAGTTCACCTCCAAGATGGAGGATGATCTGGATAAGATCTCTAGAGGTGAGTTAGACTACATTGATTTCTTAAGGTCTGCTGAGGATAAACTCATTGATGCGATCTCTAAAGCCAAAGCTGCTATCCAGACGGATATGAATACCTATCTTGAGATCACAGAAGAGAAGTGTCCTGATTGTGATCATGCTCTAGGGATCAAACAAGGTCCTTATGGCAAGTACTATCATTGCACCAATGTCAACTGTGGTTACAAGAAGAACATCAATCCTTCTGCAGCGCATGAACCTGTAGGAAGAAACTGTCCTAAATGTGGTAAAGCATTGCTCTACAGACTCTCTCGTAAAGGCACGAAGTTCATCTCTTGTTCAGGTTATCCTAAATGTAAATACGCTGAGTTTATCGATGACCCAGATAGTCCTAACAAGAGAGAGCTATTAGAGGAAGCTTGTCCAGAGTGTGGTAAACCATTGGTCAAGATCACTTTCAAAGGGAGATCTTTTATAGGTTGTACGGGATTTAACAAGAAGGACAAGAAGCATTCTTGTAAATACACCCGTAAAGTCGAAGCAGATACGCCTGATATCATCTAACAAACATCTATATACGTCATAGCACCTCAGTAGTACCCTTGATAGGTACTACTGAGGGATGTATGATCTCTACTCATTTTCATCTACATAAACGAGGTTACTGATGTCTATCCTACTATCCTTGTATTACAAGATCATCGATTATTTCAAACTTAAAGAAGATAAAACACAAAAAGAACATCCAAGATTCAGTCTCGGTTATACGAGAATCAATTTCACGTTAGATCGTAATGGTGAAGTATCTCCACCCCTATCTGTCATCCCAAGACACTTCTTTCACTGTGGTCAGCATCTTCCTTTGATCGATGGTATCTACGTGTCTTTCTACTACGAGAAAGGAAACTTAGAATCCTTTATGGTTCTAGATACTGTTAATCAAGAATACACTAGAGGTTCTGTGAAAAGAAGGTTTGTTAATATTCCCACAATACCTAACAAGATCGATCTTAAAGAACCATGTTACGTCAGAGGACTCTTATTTGTCGATCAGAAATCCTTCACTAAGGACTATGGCGAGATAGATCCCATGGAGCATATAACTTATTTCTTTCAAGACATCAAACGTTATCTCTCACACAGCTACTTCATTCCCACTGAGATATTGACCTATGGTGAGAACAATAGACTCTATCCTGAAGGAGTACTCACCACTCCTGATCAGGATAGCTTCATAACAGATCTAGGTTTCTATCTACCGCTCTTTCAGAAAAGATCGCTCTATGATGAAGATCCGTATAACGTCACTTCCCTTCGGTCTACCTTAGATCAGCAAGAGAGGACACTAAAGCTTTCACTGATCTCTAAAGACAAGGTCATTAGGGATATCGATGTACTGACCTCAGGCGTACTCTGGTATAAGGATAAAGATCCTATCTTGAATAACCCAGATATCTTTATCACGACTACCATACCGCAGCATTTCATTGTTGATGTACTGTCTGTCGATGAGACCGTTAACCAATTTAACAGTTATCATGTCAAGGTCAATACTTCACCGATTACTTTAGGATCCCACACTGTAACAAACTTTATCTTACCCAACACCTTCTTAAAAACACGTTCATTCAAACAACACTCTAAACTGATGGTTGGGTTTGATGAACATTGGAAAGATCGTGATGCTATCCAGATTAGGTTCTATCTCATCCAGATCATCGACGGTCAACACATCTCCCAGATCCCCAAAGACTGTCCTTTCTGTGACCATCCTTTCATCCTGAAGGAATACCAAGATGATCTTTCAGTCATGTGTTCCAACTATGACTGTAGATCTGCAGCTACCGATAGACTTGCCCATGTATTGCGTCTTTTTAACATCACCCTTAGTAATGACACTATCCTAGACCTCTATGATCATGGCATCCATGATATCGCAGACTACTTAGCGATAAATAAATATAATACCTATGTCGTAGAAAAATATCCTGAAGTTTATGAGTCTGCGACTGGATTGACGTCTTTATCGATGACGTCTTATGTCTATATGGTGTTATATCACCTGCTCTACCACAAAGCTACCCCTAAGTTATCCCAATCCATCTCTACGATCATCCACCATGATCTTAGTCAGTTTCAAGACCTTCAACAAGATGATTGGGTATCTTCAGGGATAGAGCCCTCTCTGGTAGAGAAGATCTATCCCAATGATGAGCTCTATCTGGGATCGGTATCACACCTGATCGATAAACTGATCTTTCTTCAGCAAGAAGGCATCATCCGTGTCAAAGACGACACTTCCGATAAAGCTTTATAAGGAAATCTTTTTACTATGTATGATATCAGTGATTCTACCAGTCTCTATGATCTTACCTTGAAAGAGTTCAAGGCTAAGGTCAATGGGACTTTTATCCTCTCAGGGGCTTTTTGTACCTTACTGACTAATCCTAATCCTAACCCAGGATCAGGGACACAGTCACTCCCTAAACCTGCTCCTGGTACGAAACCAGGTTCTCCTGGGTCTACGCAAAACCCACCTCTGGTGTTGAACTCCCAAGGGTTCACCTACAGTGGTAACACCAACCCTCAAGTACCTCCAGCACAACCTCCTGTAAATCCAGGTCCTCTTACACCACCATCTGTCATCCCACCCGCATCTTTGGATGATAAAGATATATTGGTGAAGTTTGTCTTCTACAAGAGGTACGATGAGAAACTGCCAGAAGACATCCATGGTTCTCTTTACTTAGATGATGGTCAGTATGTCCTGCACATCGAAAACCAAGTAACGATCATCGATGCCATAGGACATGATGACTTCAAGATCCGTTTGACTCAAAGAGGTCCTCTGACGGTTGCTATTCTAAGAGATATCCTTGCCAAGATCCGTGGTAGTTACTATCTCTTGGATAAACTTGACCATCAACATGACGTACTCCCCATCCCGTCTACCGATCAAGAGAAAGATGCGATCCTGGATAAGATCCGTGAGTACACCAAACTCTGTGTGGAGAAAGGATATATCCTCGACTTTGATGCCAAGTCTACGACTGATATCATCGATCAGAAACTCGTGGACTTCCAGATCCGTAAGAAAGATGGCTCTAAAGCAGAGAAAGATATCGTCTCTATCGAGCTCTATAAACGTAAGTTCGAGCCCTCTATCATTCTGAAGACCTACTTCAAAAATGATGATGCACAGATCAATGGTGGTTTTGTGATACTGGATAAGACCAAAGATCCTTATGTCATCACCAAAGCACTCTCTAAAGAAGAAGCGGATTACTTCATCAAGGGTATCGCCCATATTGCAGCAGATATCCCAGGATACAACTACGTCATCGATGTGACACCGTGATCCCAATGATAGCAGGGATAGTTTTTACCTCTTCTATCCTTGCTATCGCCTCACTACGAGTGGTGAGGATAAAAAAGCTTGATGTGATAAAAGATCTGAGTGCTTCACTTTTTAAGACTCCTTGGTTGCCTCAGGATAAAAAAGATTACACGGATGATGATAAAGTGTAATCGATAAACATATCGAGCTTTCACTGTCTCCTAAGCTGCTAGGGTTGTGGCGAGACGACCCTAGCAGTGACAGTGTTTTTTCTAAAGATGATAAGATATACATTATCTTCTAAAAGGAGCAGAAAGACTGCTATAGACCATGCTTTCTTTATTTGGTTTTGAGAGCATGGTCATCTAGCGGTTTCTAGATGGACGGTTGTTTTAGGTGATCTGGGCATCACCGAGGGTAGACCGTCATGGGTTATTACACATATTCCCCCAGTCAACGCTTGCACATCTCTCCGGGGTGTGCAAGTGTGGGGGCTTTTTTGCCGTCTAGGCTCTCTGAGGAATGATGATCTCATCATCCCGAGGAAATGACGTATATAAACAATATCACATAGGAGCAATCATGACTACAAATAAAGAGACTCTGAAGATGCTCAATGAACAGCGTAGAGCAATCAATGATCGTTGTAGAGAAGAAGGGTGTTTCGGCAATTACTCAGCGATAGATATGCTACACATCGGGATCACGCATTTCCTTAAGCAATACCGGTATCAAGAGTCACTGATACCTTTACTGAGTGCTTACCTTGGTATCGCAAAAGACATCATCGATGATGTCATCAACACTGATCCTAATAAAGCTACTCATGTTCAAGTAACATCTTCTACCACACCACCTGAACAAAAATCAAAAGCAGAACGTGGTCGTGAATATGAGAAAGATATCCAATTCTCTCATGACTACACACCTATGTTTGAAGTACAGGATACGTGGTTTGAAACGATCACCACGGGTCCTGATACGGAAGATCCTGTGTATCCGCCAGGAATTCCTATCTATCCTCCACTAAAAGCACTCTCTAAACAACGAGAAGAAGAAGCACACAAACTCCTCTTTCCGATGTTAAAGGAAAGGTTTGTGTTGGATAGGATAGATCTGAATACCATTGGTCTTTTCAATGAGTTTGTCTCTATCTTGACTTTCTTTGAAGACAACAGAGAAAGCTTCCTTAAGTCGATCAATCGAGGATATTCCTCGACACCTCATGAACGTAAACACAACCTTTACATTGATTACATCAATGTTACCAATCTATCCACACCAGACAACATCCGTGCGAAATATCGTTATACCGTAAATGATGGTAAGGTCTACTATCAGTTCCGTATCGAAAGACAAGATTGCGTAGAAGAGTTTACGGTAGGTAAAGACGAGAACAAGGAGATTGCAGAGATCGTTGAGTATCGCTTCGATGGTTGTCAACGAGAGATTACGATCAACTTGGATAGATTTGCCAGGGGTGAGAATATCGTTCCACTGTCTCAGTTTTTCTTAGAGCTGGCGCAAAGCTTTGATCGCCGTTTTAACCGAAGGTAAACTATTCGTTTTAACCAAAAATAAACCACACGTCATAGCACCCTACTAGGACCAATGATAGTCCTAGTAGGGGGTGTATGTCATTTATGCCGTATATTAAAGAAAACATAGGGAGCAATATGTCTAACAAAGATTATCGCACTATGGACAATGAATAACTCATGTCCAGACTTACTGATGTAATAGTCAATCACAAACATGATCCAGATGCAGTATCTGAACTGACTAGAATCAGTGAAGTGTTACTAAAAGAACGGAAAAAGAATAGGAAGAACATGATCGCAAATTCCTGGAAGAATACTTACTGGGATGATCTAAATGATAAGGATCTATCCTTATCTCCAAAATCCAATCTCGTTTACGATATCATCTATCGTAAACTGGTGCAAAATGTTAAAGAAGAATGCATCAAACAAAACGTCAATATCGACGATGATTTGGTCGATAATGTTGACTTTATCAGTCCTTTCCTCAAAGATGCAGTACAGGTCATCCTTCCTATTCTTTATCATGGTATCCAATACGACACCATCCTTCCTGATATCTCCGTATCCAATATCTTCTACTATCACAACGAGTCTTTTGACCGAATCAAATATCGTGCAGGAGACTACATCACAAGGGTCTATTTCAATGGAACCACAGAGGAGTATCGTAGAAAGTCCACTGGTGAAAGTGATGTCAATTTACGATATATCACCGGTCTTTCAGTAATGAGTACCATAGAAGATACCCTGCTTCATGGTAGCTCCTACTATAGACTAGATAAATATCCTATCCAAGAGCTCTATCAACAAAGTCTGGATACAGGTACTCTTCCTATCGAAAGAAGAGAAACCCGTTTCCACGAGTACAGTGGTCTATACATGACCCCTTATGACGACCCATCGGCCTTTGAAGGTGTCATCAATGAGTTATATAACTTCTTGGACATACTAAGAAGATGTGAAAAAGTTATCAAGGTCGATTCACACCGCTCTATAGACGATCGTCAACTTAGGATCTATAAAGACTATCATGATACGCTTTATGTCATCGGTGATACCACCATCAACATCAACAGGTACGAAGGAGAAGAATATATCCTCAAGAAAGATGATCTCAAGATCACCTTAAACACCCATATCGAGTATAGTGAAGACCGATACGATTGTGTTTCTCTATCACTCAAAGCAGATGGTGATAAAACACATGAGATAGAGCTCAAAGGTCGATATGCATTGTTCTTGGCAAGAGCATATATCCGTCTTATCGATGATATCTTGAAAACCAAGAAAATCATCATCCGTTAGATACACCATTTAAAACACTACACGTCATTTCCTCGAGGTTACCTAACAGTAACCTCTCAGATAGCCGCTACGCGGCATAGCACATAGGAGTCTATCATGTCATCACAGACAGAAGAGATGCTATCTCAATTTACCCAGTTCATCAAGGGGAAACATCCCAATGATGAACAGTTCGTCAATGATCTCAAGTCTTTTGTGGAAGAGATCATTAAAAATAAAAAAGAAGAGAGAGCTAAGAGCGAAGCTTATCAGTGGTATCAAAAGTACTATAGTAAAGAACTTGACCTACCTACACCATACGCTATTGCAGATATCATCTATCTGCAATATGTCCAAGATATCAGATATGGCTTAAAGGATTTAGGTCTAGATATCCAAGATGATCATTTCAAAGACCATGTGGCGTATATCGACGAGTTAGTCACTAAACTTACCCTGATCACTCAACATCTACTTTACCATAGACTCAAATGGGATACCCCACCACGCCGTACCAATATTGATTCCTTCCATTTCGACAACAAATCTACAGATGACAACGTCATCTGGCATGCTACAGATGGTGGTTCACGTATCGATTGTGGTGTTTACCAAAATGATATACAGCCTCACATCCATCGTATCCTCTTACAGGCTTTTGAAACCGTACTCATCCAAGGGAAAACCTACTTCAGATTAGATCATTTTCCTATTGATGAGTCCTATCAAAAGTCCTTAGAGCTTATCGAGCATGCAGAGTTAAACACCACTCATTTACTGCAGATTGTGTACTTTGGTAACATCTATTGTCCTCCTAACGACGAGCAAGATTATCAAAGACTCCATCTATTCATGAGTAATTTGGAGAAATACTTAGGGGAGAGTAAAAAAGCCTATCTTTTCACCGAACGTGTCCGTATCGAAGATCCTTTAATGAGACGATACGAAAATTACGATAATCTTACTTACCTCATCGGTGAAGTTAAGATCTATCGAAAAGGTCTGGATCGTAATTACACCATCGCCACTCCTGATGGCCAAATCAACTTAGATAGAGAAAGACACAGTACCTACCCTTCTGATCGGATCACATTGAAGACCTATGCAGATGGCAGTATTAGTGACGAAATCTCCTACCATGGTCGTTATACAGCCTATCATGCAAAATGCTATATTGCCATGCTAGATCACTATCTGTCAGACCCTACTTTCACACAAACCTTAGAACGAGTGTAAACCCATGATAACCCAAACCCCTACCTTCAAATACAACTCAATACCCAATATCACACCGTATTTACGTGACGCCGTGAATCACCTGGTGGATAATAACGGTCAAGATGAATACAAACAACTTGCAGAGTTCATGAATGATGTGCAAAATGATATCGTGGATAATAACCACGAGCACGATGATGCACTTAAGAACTCTGATATCGAGTATCGGGATACAGATATCTTAATCCATGGTAAAGGTGAGATCTACAAACTCGATATCTCTATAAACCTTGAGGGTGATATCAACTATGCTGAACTCATCACCCCTGAGAATGAGATCATCCCAGCAAACCTTTCTATTGAATCCTTATCTCCTAAGCAACTGATCGTACTCTCTCTTGCTGATGGTCTGATGCGTGTTATCCTGGATACTCCGTTTAGTGATGAAGAACTTCAAGAACGGATGGCTAGCGTCGATGAAGACGATGACAATAAGAAAAACCGTGATGACGTCTGTCGTCATCTGAAATCTATCGGCTATGATCCTGATACCTTCACCCATAATGAAGTCTTTAATGATATCCAAGAGATCTCTAAGAAGTACTTCATGCATGAAAAAGATCCTTGGCTTACTCCGGATGACTTTAGTTATTTCATCAATGCTTTTGCAGATGTTAATACCGATGAGTACGGTGACCCCTGTGGACTTGCACCTACCATGCACCAGTATGACCCAGAGACCAAAAGACACACTTTCTTGTTCTCCATAGGACAAGACACCATGGTAGTTGAGATCATCGATGAGAAGATCGATGCTGTGATCTACTATACCAATGATGTCGAACGCCATATCAGTGACAGTCCTGAGACCTCTGACTTTGATAAGATCTTTCTCTTCATGGGACATGGTTGCATGATGGCTTATGGGTATTATTTAGTCTTACAAGAGGAGAATAATGCATGAACAACGTGTTATTTGAAGATGATATCCCAGACTTCCCACCTGATGTTATTAAAACCATGCATGCCATGGCTCAAGCTTCTGCAGAAGAGTACGAGTCTATAGATGATGTCATCGAGAAAGAATACGGATCCTACAAAAAGGATCCGCGTTATGACAGGATCGTGGAGCAGTTAACTAAGATCTTCACAGATCTTGAAGACCATGAAGTCTATCAAGTGTTCAAGGACTATGTTCCAGACCTAGGTCGTCCTAACTGGATGAATGAGCGAATGGGATCGATGAAACGTGTACTCACCCAAGCACTCGCGAACATCTGTTACTATCACGATCACATCGTCTATCGCAATATCAGAGAGGACAATATCAAGGGTTGGGTCAGAAAAGTAGAAGATATCCCTTCTTATCGAGGACTTTGTATCGCTTATATGCAAGATCCCAACTGTCTCGATAAACCGATCTATGAAGTCCATGCTAATAATGGTAGTTTTAGCTTCCGTCTCTATGAAGAAGGTTATTATGGTAGAGGTGTCTTTTACTCTGGTAATGACGGTTATACAGCTATCCTCTGGAACCCTGACACCGAACAAGAAGTCGATGTCATCCGTTATTTCCATATGGCACTAGATCGAGTAGTGGAATTACTCGATCAGAAAGCATTTGTTTGATCACATGTCAACACGTCATACACCCCTAGTAGTACCGATCATGGTACTACTAGGGGCTTATATGACATCTTTTTATTTCTTCGTCACTAAGGAGTCTTAACCCATGTATAGTGAAGTGATCGAATATCACAAACGCGGAACGCTCACTGATATCATCCATGATGAACTCTATCCTGCTTTTCAACCAGTATTATCCAGATATCTAAAACAACATAAGCTTAACGATTACTTTTTCTACGCAGGTATCATGGCACTGCTAGCTGAGTATATCGAAAATATCGATCTCTCTAAGATCAAAAAAGACCATAGCAACATCATCTATCCCATCCATGACTATCCTGATCAAGAACAGTGGTGTCGACTGATCATCAGCGATGACAGATCTTCCACTACTCTAGAGACCCATAACAGAGATATCACCCCTATATCAGAAGAAGACCAATCCTTACTGAGCCACATCACCAGAATCATCGAAACCATAGAACTGGGATACTACCACAAAGAGGAGTATCCCAAGATATCCTTGTTCAAAGTCGATATCAGACAACGTATCCAATCTCTTATCCACTCAATCAAAGATGAATCTACTCATGAAGAGATCTTTAAGCTCTTAGATAAGGTCATAGAGCTACTCTACTACTTTATCGACCATAGACAGGATATCCACTGTGTTCTCCATACCACTTATCTGGATAGACCTGATCCCCATGAAAAAGAGTCTCTCTCAGATAGCCTAGACGACATTTCCTCGTTACACTCAGAGATCTCAGAGGAGATCATCGTCGATGAAGAGACCTCTATATCCACTTTGATCAATATCCATCTTAAAGAACGTCATATAACCCCTCTAGATGGCTCTCTAAGCCATCCTAGAGGTATAGAAGATACAGAACATCCTGTAAAAGAAGATCGTGTCTCAAAACAGCTTAAATACAGTATTGATGATGAACACTATATATTACTATCTCTAAGTGAACATCGTCATTTCACCATCAAATACCCCCATGGTCAGATCTTCTACAATGATGGACTCCATGTCGAGAACACCAAAGTGGTCTCTACCATAGAGACAGAAGATGTTGACTTCTTCACTACAGCACTCTATAACAACCTTACTTCTTTGTTATTCACCATCATGACAGGTATAGTGAAATGAGTGATATCACTACTACAGACAAAGAAAAACTCTTGCGTATTGTTAACAAATTGCAAGCATTTATCGATGATCCTGAAGAACATTTCTTCTATGTCCCGATCAAAGAGAGTATGCGTGGTTTTGATGAGCAAAAAGTCAATGCGGAGATGTTTCTATTATCGGTCATCCAAGATCCCTCTGCAAAAGACGTCATTGAAGATATCGTCTTAGTATCCAAGAGGATCAGAGAGGATCTTAAGTCTACTGTCATCATCAGGTCAGAGGTCCATGATAGATGCGTGATCAAGTTCAAGAAAGAAGATCATGTATTTACCATCTACCTATCAGCATTACCGAAGAAGCGGTATAAGTTATCTAAGGTATCTGTACTCACTCCTGATAAGTTATTATTAGAAGCAGATTACATCGAAGACGAAGATCACTTCGTGGAATCTGTGTTACTAAAACTTGCAGATGACCTCATGTGTGCTTACACAGATCAGTATAACCAAGAGATCATCACCCTCACTGAAGAAGCTAAACAGATCTTAAATCGTTAGATTCTGTATCGATGACACGTCATTTTCATCGATGGTACTTTTAGTACCATCTCAGAGATAGCCTCGACACTACCTGTGACACTGTCTTACTCCTAATACAGTATCACAGAGGGTGTCCCAGATAGCCGCTACGCGGCATATATCCCCATCTAGGATTTATAGTGGTCCTAGATGAGGTGTGTGCTATTTTATCTTAGATATAGATTATTCACCATGGGGATCTGTCAAATGACAGGATCTTTTTTAATCAACTATTGATAAGAGGTGTAATATGCAACAAAGTGAGATTGAGTTTTACGGGATGATAGCTGAAGGATTTGAACAGCGTATCCGTCCTTTCTTAAATGATCTAGAGGATAAGATCAAAGATAGTTCTTATCAGGACCAAGGTTCCGATAAGACCAACGTAGAGTTCATTAAAGGATTTATGGACTTTATTGATCAGTTCTTCAACCATCATCAGTTTCTTCGTTATCATATCCGCCGCAATGATGGTAGGTATACGAGAGAGTGGTATGATGATACTTATCTCCTCACCATCCAAGGAGAAGATACGTATTCTCCTGAAAAGATCCTTGTATCAAGTCGCAATTTCCCTGAACCGATAGCGTATGTTCCAGATCACAGTGAAGCCAAAAGTAACGTAGAGGAATACTTCTTTGAAGATGGTACAACTCTCTTCAAAGAGGTCGCCAAGTTTTTATACGATATCGAACGGGGTCATTATCGGACAAGTGATCTTAAACATCCTTGTATCTACGTTACCAAAGTCCGTAGTCTCCTCTATGGTGTAATGAATGATTATAAACACCATGACTGGTATCCTAAAGTTTATCCTGCATTTGCAAGACTGATAGATAAACTCGAAGAAGTCATCCACGAAGGTGTTATCAAAGAACAATACATCGTCTATGATGACGGATACTACTCTGACGAGTATATCTTCTCTGATGTTGAAGATAACTTCATGTTACATACCGTCTTTGGTGATGGTCACTCAGCATCTTCTATCGCAACATTGGATGATTCTTTCTCTATTGAGCTGTCTCATCCAGGACATCTGACGATCAGAGATCTCGATACGGGTGAAGTCGTCGTGGATCTTGGTATCCCCAATGATGAATTGGGGCTATTCTTGAAGGATATGTTAGCATCTTTAGAGAAGATGTCTTTCATGATCCGTACAGGTATCATTTAAGTATACCCATAAACAACACGTCATATACCCCTACTAGGACCAATGATAGTCCTAGTAGGGTACACACATAGGAGTCTTTTTATTTATGCAAAGAACACGATTATTACTCGACACTGATGATGAGATAGGGTTGTTGTCTCACACTCCTTTAGAACAAGTCCTTTCAGGATATCATTCTGATTTCAACGATACTTTATCTCTCATTGAGGAAGATGCTATCGACATCACCATCACTTTAAAGAGACTGTATCAGATGTTCTCATCATCCTTAGAACAAAAAGATCTCAGGTTTCTCACGATAGAGTATACATCAATCTTTCCTCATGATGACTTCATCAACTACGTGATCACCCTAGAGTCTGATTTCACGTTAAGGTTCACCGTCTGTCGTGGTGAACTTATCTCCGTAAGACTCAAAGATCGCTTAGTAGAGCTTTATTTCTTTAGAGTCAGTAAAGAAGACTGGATCAGCAACACCCATAGTCCCAATAGTCAGGATATCCTCTATTTCCTACTACAACACTACATCATCACCCAAGCTATCCGCCGTGGTCTCATCAGAGCTCCTGCTTATGGTGCTGACGCACTAATAAAAGAGATCGATGAACTCTTTGATAAGATCAAAAATGTCTATCCAGAGGAGTCAGAAGACTACATCAACTTCATCGGAGATCACCTTAAGATCTGTATGGCTTATCGTGGTGATATGGAGATCAAGATCAAGTATGATGTCCATGAATATCGTATCACAAATAAGTCCGTATCTCAGAATAACCTCATCGAAATAGGTTGTAAAGAGGTTCCTTTTGGTCATGCTTCTAATCTGTATATCGCTAACAACGATAACCGTGTACTCGCTTACGATGATGATGAGGTGGTTGATCTTGTATACAAGATCTTCCTTGTGGATGATGAAGGTCACTACGCCATGCTCTCTAAACATCGTGTAAGTCCTGAACTCTGTGAAGTGATGGCTAGTAATGTAGATACCCTACTCTTTAAAGCAATAACAGGATTTACCATAACACCGTATTTTACTTTCCTAACTTCTACGCGCCATACGCGTATTAATTAGTAATCCGATGGATATGAACGAACAGAATGTGAAATATACCCAAGAAGAGATGGAACGTAATCTCGAAAAAGCGAAAGCATATTTCGAGAATATCGATAAAGCTTTTGCTTTCTATTACTGGAGAGCAAGAAGATATCAAGAACGCACCTTGTTCTTGATCATCATTTTGTCGATACTTACGTTAGCCTTATGTCTAATCTACTCAAGATACTTCATCTTGGTCACGATGTTTCCGATCAGCCTCCTGATCATCCTGTATGGTAAGTACCAGAAGACCAGGAATGCTTATAAAAAATGGTCTTTTCTGAAGTATAAAGATATCAAAGAAGATGAGATCAACTTCTATACCCGTCTGTAGCTAACTATGCGTCATATACCCCTAGTGATACCTATCTAAGGTATCACTAGGATGTATGACGTCTTATTTTTTCTTTTTCTCGATCATGCTACTGATACGTAGCATATACGCCAATGACGCTTCGCTAAGCTCTTGCGTATATCTACTATTGGTGACAGAGTTCATACCAAAGATACTGGCTGAATCATAGACCCAGTTGTGATATTGATTCTCTCTGGTGTTTAGCACCCACTCATCATCCTCCCATACTGACCAGTAGTTAGCGAATTTACCATGGCCATCGATCAAAGGTGCTTTAGGTTCAGTATAGCTGATATACTGTCCAGGTATCCTCGTGGTGACAACATCTTGTCTACTGACATGTACATCAGTGTTGTCTAATAACACAATGAAACTCTGTGGCATCTGCAGATAATATTTAATAAACCTATCTCCTGTGATGTCAGATACCGCGACATGATCATCATCATGTCCTCTGTCTAATGGCGCGCCCGCAAAGCTGATATATCTTTTACTCTCATGGAACCTTTCTAAGAATGGGATATTCTTAAGATCTATCCTGATCGCTGTATCAGAGATTCTTCTAAATACTAACCAATCGAGTACGTGTAGATAACCTCCCAAGATCAAGATGATCGTCTTATCAGAGGTATCTTTACCGATATCAATGAAACACTGGTCGTAGAGTAAAGCGCTATCGACCTGTTTGTAGATCATGTCTTTGGTGATAGGGACAACATCGATACTACCAAGTTCTTTGAATGAGAGGATACCGATGGCGTTATCATTAGCTTGTCTGACAGATTTGTAACCATCGATGATATACATCTCATCTTTACTGACATCGACTCTGTGGATGAAACCATTGACAGAGACCAAACAGTACTTATAGAACTCCAATGGATCTATAGATACTTTACCTTTAGCAGTGTTGTACTTCTTCTCAAACTTGATATAAGGACGATCAGAGATACCATGTTCAGAGTCTACTGCATGGATGCTAGGAGAAGGATAGAACTTATAGCCTGCTCTGACACCATCTTCGTATCTAAGTATCCGCTCTTTCAAGGATACCGTAAAATCGATCTCTTCAAAGGACTTGTTTTTATTCTCTTCTAGAAACGCTGTAAAAGTCCCATCAAAAGTAGAGAGTCTATCTTTGATCGATGATAAAGAGATCGTGATATCACGATCTAGAATTTTAGAGTAGATCGTGATGTAAGCTTCTGCAAAAAGCTTTAAGAGTTCCTTAGTGAGTGTAGTAGAGATATCGATGTTATTCCACACACCTCTTTGGTTCATGGGTTGAGCGATGGTGTTTTTTAAGCTATACATGGGGGAGTCCTAAGTCAAGAAGATATGAGTTCATGCGGGTATATTAGTATATATCAGCATTGATTGCGATGTTTATCTTTATAAATAGGAGTATCTCTATATGGCGATGCTAAAGCCAGCTCCCTATGTCTTCGACTATACGGGAATCAACCCTAACAACAAAATCATCGGGGAGCAGTATGTGCTCACCCATTCCAATTTACAAGACTTTCATTTCATAGTACCTAAGTTTGCCCCTTACTACGAGATGGGACTCAAAGTTACTTATCAGGCTGCTGGTAGTGGTGTCACCCCAAAAGTACTCAAGAGAGGTGAGGACTATGAATTAACCCACCACTTCAGTGAAGGGTCAAAATCGGTCGCACAACCTTTGTTTGGCTCCATCAGTCTTTTGAAAAGAGATATGCAAGGGGTGTTGTCTATCGACTATCAGACACTAGGTGGTGACTGGCTGATCGATGAACAGACAATACTCAAGATACTCGCTGACAGAATACACAACCCCAAAGTGATCTACTGGGATCAGGTAGCAGAACTTCCTTACAGATTCCCTGTCACCAACCATGATTTTAATATCAAAGATCTCTATGGTGCAAGAGAGCTGACTTCTGCTATATTAAGTATCGCGACCACGATCACAGATGTCAGTAAGAAGCAGTATAGTAAAGATGAAGTCAATGAACTTATCAAAAGTAAGCTTAAAGAACTATCAACAGCATTGTCTGCTGCTTTTGGCAGTGCGTTAAATGAATACGAGCCTCCAATCACCAAAAACTATAAAAAGTATATCGCTGACCAGATCATCCAAGGATCTAACACCCCGTATACCTTAGGATACGTGTCTGATGAGAATGATCCTCTCTATGGTAACATCGGTAGTAACTCAACAGTCATCAGACCTGCTCTGGGTCTGACACCATGCAATGTCATCAGTGTTACCACACCGCAACCTAACCATACTTACGTCGTCTATGATGGAGAATCCGGTAATTTGATCAATGAAGCTCACTTAACTAGCTTTGATATTAAATATACCACGCTCCATAACCGAACTGATTTCTTCAAAGCTTATCAGAATCCTTCAGACAGCACAGATCAGTATAAAGTATTTATCGAAGAAAAGACGATAGCAGTTAAGTTTAATGTCATGTTGAACTGGATATTAAACGTCATGAAAGGTAATGTCAACTGGTATGCTGGTGATAATTGGGATAGAAGTACCCATCCTGAGAATCCAGTATCTGGATATCGTTCTGGTATCGTAGGTCTTGCAGCTAAGTTTGGTTTTGATGTCGAGGAATACATCAGAGTTGAGAAAGCCAAATCTGGTGGTTATTATAAATACCCTCAGAATAACCAGCTCTCTATCATCACCAACCCTGACTACATTGAAAGAGCGTTGAAACCAGAATCTTTCTTGACCCAACAAGAAAAAGATGACATGAAAGCAAATGGTCGTTTAGTCTATAACTACGAAGATCACATCGGAGACTCCTCTGTGATCCCATTTAAAGTTCATATCAGACATTGTAAGTTCCCCTCAGTCAACAGCAAACCTGCTTTTATCTATCCCATCGTAGTCGTCTCAGTTTAATGAATTAAGGAAACTACCATGCCACAAACACTTTTACAAATAAGATACCCTTTCGATAAATCTGCAAGATCACCGAATAACTTCGTCCAAGATGAACCTCATGCGCTCATCACAGGGAGAGAAAGAAGGATCGTCATCCCGACTTATATTCCTTTCTATGTAGAATCTGTCATCATCACAGATACCTTAACCAACAGAGTACTGACTAAGGATGATTACTTAGTTGCAGATTTCTCAGAAACCATCCAAAGAGATACTGGTAAAGAAGTTGCGACTACTATCGTCATCACCAATAAATCCGTCTCTGATAACATCACTGTAAGTTATCAGACGGTAGGTGGGATGTATGCACTCTCTTTTGGAGATGTATTAAAGCAACAGTTAGATAACCTTGCTAAAGACAAAAGACCAGTTATCTGGGATAATATCATTGCTAAACCTGAATTCTGGCCACCGGCACCACACATGCATGATATCGGTGACATCTATGGTTTTGAATATCTCGTCTATGCGATCGATCGTCTAAGACAGGCACTACTCTTAGGGGATACGGATAAGTTTGGTGATATCTATAACTACATCGACAAAAGACTCAAAGATGCAGATCGCTTAAAAGATCTTCTGGACTACATGGTATCAGAAGACAAGATGGTCTATGCCGTCCATGAACTAGCGCTCTATGGTGGATATGATATCCCAGATGGTACCGAGTGGACCAAGTATGAAAATGGTAAGTTTAGTAAATACACCGTTACTAAACAGATCGTAGGTGACAGGATGGTTGAGTATTACAACCAGCCTTTCCGTGTGTTGTTACCACAGATCATCCCGATCTCTCAAAAAGCAGGCAACCTGATCACCTTACAGTCTGATGGGATCTACTACGCTTTACCGATAGAACAAGACCGGTCTTATTTTGTCAACCTCTATGTGGATCCTAAAGATGGTGTTGATGAAGCAGTTACCAAAGAGAATAAACGTGGCACACGTGAGAAACCCCTTAAGTCTATCGCTTATGCATTGTCTCAAGGTCCTGCCAGTATCCGTCGTACGGTATGGTTAAAAGAAGGGGTGGAGCACCGTGTAGGATGGCAGTTTAAGAACTGGACTCCTGTCACAGATCCCAATATCGCGAACAACTATTTTGAGCTCAACAAACTGGGTGATCAGACTTGGGGTAAGGTCTTTGCCCGTGGTGGAGTGATTGAGTTCCGTCCTTATGGAGATCAGTGTGATACGATCTTTAATGAACTGGGTGGTGAGAAAGGTTGGGATATTCGTTATCACAGACTGAGTACCAAGATCGTCTTTAACCACTGTGAGTTCTTGGTTGTCGGTAGTAAAGACAATACTGGTTTCATGGAGACTAGAGTTGCAAGAGCTGGTTGGACTCATGATGAGAAACTCCAGACTCGTTTTCGTTTCTATGGACTCACGTTAGTACAAGAACATCCCAGTACCAATGACATCACCAAGATGCTCAAGCAAAACAGATGTCAGTTTGAACCTTTTGTCGTGGAATGTAACCGTCAACCTTTCGGTGATTCTGTCTATGATTTCTGTAACACCACTATAGAGACAGCAAACCAGATCAAGTATCTTGCAAGAAACAATAATGGTCAAGATGGGATCTATACCTGTAACCATGCTTTCTTTGCAGGAGACCATCACTTAAGTACCAAACAGTACAACTTCATCGGTACCTTTAATAGAGCTGATATCATCAAAGGTCAGAGTTATGCTTTCAATACGGCATTTGGGAGAACAAAACTGAGATGGCAGGACTTTGATCGCAATATCAATGGTATTAAGTTATTCAGTCAGTACTGTTCCCATATCAAACAAAATCCTTCTGATGATTACAGTCAGTACCATGTGGATATCAACTGTTGGTATACTAACGCTCAGTTGACTAACGATTTCTGTCAGTTTGATCAAAATAGAGCTGCTAGTGGCAATATCCAAATCAAGATGGTGGGTAATTCATTACCGTTTGTGGGTGAACAAGGGTATTTCTATTCTGTCAGTATCAGTGATCCAGACGGCTATGATATCAACCAAGCTAAACTTCAGTGGATGTTAGATGACAAACCTGTAGGCGATCCTTTCAACTACGCAACTCCTGGTGAAAATACTTCTGTGAAGTATCGTTTCAAGGTGGATGATATCGGTAAATCTCTGTCGCTCAAGATCACTTATGTGGATAACAAAGGTTTCGAGGAATCTTTTACTTCTAACAAACTGGCTGCGGTTATTGATAATACGCAAACCGCAGATGGGGTGTTGCGTATCTACGGTACGGGTAAATTAGGTACTGCTGCGATATTGCAATACTTCCAGTTAAACACTACTACTGTCCGTAACCTCAACGAGATCGAGATCACTGGTAAATGGTTTATCGACGATGAACCACAGGAGACCATCGATATCGTGAAAAGGTTCAAACTTGATAATGGTAACCTTATAGAGCTTGAAGGGGTATATCCAGGTACTAAAGTGAAGTTCAGTTACCAACATGGGACCAACAACCCCACTGAACTTCAGTTATTCACGATCTCTGATGACGATACCTTGCACAACATGGCGTCTCCTATCTTCTCTTATATGGACAGAGGAAAGAAAGTTTATTTAGAACTGTATTTCCTCAATAAGAATACTAACAAAGTGGGTAAACTAAAGTCTAATGTAGTCACCATCGACAACTTCGGTAACTTCAACGTCAAACTTGTTGTAACTAACTGTAATGGGGAAAGAGAGATAGATCCAAGTATCGATGGTTCTATTGTGGTAACCGAAGGTGAGATCATGGAACTCAAGATGTATCCGCCAGATACAGCTCCTGACTATATCCGTATCGGAACAAGTATGAATTCCTCGATGTCAGAGACACCCAACTATACGAAGCTTATCGCAGACTACATCGCTGAAGTTAAGAGAAATGACAACCATATACCTGGTTATCCAACAAGAAAATATCTCGGTCCAGGTACTAACATCGTTGATCTTAAGCCTTCTATCGGTGTCTTCGATACTACGATAGATAGAAGAGATGAAGGGGTGGATTTCTCTAAATTGCCTGCGATGATCTCTATCACTAAAAGAAGTGATAAAGGTAATATCGGGCAAAGTGGAAATACGACTAACGGGAACACCTATTCTGATCGAAGATTCACCATTGATCAGAATAAAGACCGCAAATTTATCAATTCTGTTCTAGTGGAATATGGTAACGGTTATGCTGCAACTTCAACATCAAGTTCCACTCCAGGTGGTTTGGGTTATCTCACCAGTTCTACTTGGTACACGGAGTATTATTTCAATATCACTTCTTTAAACTACACAAGTGCTCCGCGATGGGATCAAACAGATCAGTATCTTAACCATTTCCAAAGACCGGTAGGTGATTTTGATTATGATCCACAGAACTATTTTGAAAAAGGGTCTTTTGATATCTACAAAGATTACGATGGTTCGATCTACCTGACAACTGATAATTTCTGGAAGCGTAAAGGGAATAAATGGTATCGTTTTATCCAGGTATCAGTCCCATTCTTGTATCATGCTCCAAAACCAGAAGGCATTTATGCCGACTATCCTTATCGAGTAGAGTGGCTAAGGTGGTATTTTGTTGTTACGGTAAATAGACCAGCAGAGATCAACAGCGAACTCAGACCCTTCATTGAAGTACTGGAACGCGGTAAGTTCACCAAAAACTATAATGACGATCCGTCCACTGTTAAGTATGGTTTTGAACTTCGTTTTTGGAAGAATGAACGTAAACAAGAACCCTGGGCCCCTAAACCAGAGCCGAGACTTCTTGCGACCGCGATCAGAGTGAATCTTCGCAGTACGTCCTACCCAGGACCTAATATCCCTGCGATACCTCATGAGTTCAATGGTCTGGCGAACACCATGACCGGCACTAGTGTTCAGTGCTTGGCAACTTTTGTCTTTTGTGATGAGTATGGTCTTTATTATAAATACCATATTTACAAGTTGCATTATAACAAACGTAGTACTGGGGGAAGTTATGATCCTGGCACTCCTAGAGGCAATAGTTCTGGCTATGAATATGATCCTGGTCGTGGTTGGACAGGTGTAGGTGACACTGGAAATAAATATAATTAATGGCATAAAAGGTATCCTTGGGGTTAACCCCAAGGATACCTACTTATGACGCGTAGCGGCTATCTGAGGGATGATGGGATCATCCCGAGGAAATGACGTGTATGTATTTTTAAATATATATTACCACTATGTAACAAGCTATAATCCCCACAAATACACAGGAGTCTTAAATGAACAACAGTCAAGAAACATCTCTGGACGATGTCAATAACACCATCAAACCAAAAGAGACTAAAGAGTCTCTAGCAGTGATCGATGACGAAGCCTGTACTGGCTTCGTCTATAACAACTCACCAAAAGTCGTATCTGATATCTTGCACTCATACGCCATCATCGATGATATATTGTCAAATAGCACTCTAGACGACGTGATCATCAAAAACCAGCCGTTTCCAGGGGTTATGCTGTATGAGTTCTATCAGCATAACCAGAGAAAAGATACTGGTAGGTGTTTTGGTGTTGGTATCTATGTTAACGGTACCATCGTCTATATTGAAAATGGGTTTATCCGAGAAAGGGTGATATTTACCTTGGATCACGATGATTACACATTCATGGTTTATAAACGCTGGGCAGAACAACTGATGAAACGATACGATGAGTTATCATCTGTAAAACATCAGTAAACGTCATTTTCCTCAGAGCTATCTTGATAGCTCTTCAGAGGGTGTCATCGATGGTGTTAACAACACCATCTCAGAGATAGCTTCGTCACTACCTGTGATACTGTCTTACTCTTAATACAGTATCACAGAAGGCGACTCAGATAGCCGCTATGCGGCATACACCCCATCATCACTAGCTACCTTACAGGGATAGCTAGTGATGTCCTATGACGTATTCATTAAAAAGAGGTCGTTAAACATGTATCAAATCTTCTTAGACAAGGTCAAGAAACATCTTGACCATCCTTCTCGTAATAGACTCTTGCAAGATATCCATGACAAAGAATATCTTGCATTTATCGTTGATCTTGCACTCTTTAAGAAGATAAGAGCTTATCTTTCCTTCTATCCACTAGACTGCACACGTAAAACCGATAGCATTGAACTTGGTGAATATCAGATTAATGGAGAAATACTTTCTTTTGGTAACCAGAAAGAACCTGATATCGTCTTCTCTTATCAGTATTTAGCAGGTACTGATGTAATCTGTGGTACCTCAGTAAACACAGATTACATACCAGGTATAACTAACGGTAACTATCTTCACCATCGTGAATATGCAAATATGATCCACTGGTTTCATCATTTCTTTGTACCAACAGAGAGAGATCATTATCTCACGCCTTATATCCCTTTCCAAAGAAACCATTATATCCATCAGGTAAGAACCAGTCTTTATAGCATCATAAGACAGATCATCGATAGCAAAGACATCACTGTGTTATCACCTGCGATAGCACTCTCGGTAGACTTTGTCTTTGAGATGCACAATGTCATCAACACTATCGATATCAAAGAGCTTAACAATGGTGTCTCTTTCTTAAAACGTGATAACTTCAGGATCAACTTCTCTGATGTTGATTTCTCACTAAACTGGCATGGTAAATCCTTATACAGCAAAGAAGGTAAGATCACGTATAAGAAAGATGATACTAAACTTACTTTAGACAACGCTTACATTGCAAAGTCTTTACACGACACGTTGTTACTCGCGATGATATCTACCTATACAGGATGTGATATCATCGATCATCCATAGAACATACATCATACGTCATACATCCCTGATACACCCACTACAGGTGTATCAGGGTGATATGGTACATATACCGCAGGCTATTTATATACAGATATAGATTATATCAATAACATCAGTATAGATGATGCTATTTCTACCCATTTTTAACTTAAGGTGATCACCCATGACCAATATCAACATAGGCAGACTTATAGAGCCTAAATCATGGTCGGTGCTCTATGAAGAGCACCTCTGGAAACCATTGGATAAACTCCTGACGTATTATCGAGAACAAGACACCATAAACAGTTGCTATGGTGAGTACTTCCCTTATGTCTTGTCGGAACTAGCAAGTAGTGATGAATCCATAGAATACATCACCAAACATATCCCTAACATTCAAGGATCACCATTACGACTACATCTCCATCAGGACAAATATATCAAACAAACATCTCTTTCATGGTGTGAAGGAGGCTTTAGTTACCACTTTAGCGGTAATATCTATACAACTCCTGTACCTATCACAGATGCTTTAACTGGAGGAGTGGTTAAGGAATGCAAGATTATTGCATCATACACACTCATGGTTGATGATAACGATACCTTCCAACTGGATATCCGTGAAGACAGTAAAGGTGAGCGTTATTATTATACACCCAAAGTATCAGAACCTGTACAGACATCACAAGAGCTGTCATTGATCTATCAGTTCTTTGATAGTATCCATCTCTATATCGAATTGATGAACGACATCGGTCATTACTGCGATGATTATCGTCATAATGCCGAAAGGATCATGTTAAAACACCATCATGAACTCACGAGTCTAGTCTATAATAGCTATACTGATGGTAATCCTGAATATGCTGAGATTACCAGTCAGGTGATCTCGATGTTATCTGCCCTTGACCTCATGACAGAACATCGTAAAGCAGTTGAGATAAGCCAAACTTTCGATAGTGATAATGAGGTTAAGTCCACGGAGTATAAATTTGCAGTCTATGATTATCGTCTTAATGAAGAACAGACTTTCTACTTCAAGTTTGGCTACAGCCCTCAGTTTGTCTTTAACAAACACGATAGAGAAGGTTTCACCGGGATGGAGGTGAAAGATGATGGTTATGTTCATTTCCAAATAAGTGAACATAACCTACAATTCATGTCGCCTGTGGCTATGGCAGGAGGTACTTTAATCAAAGATCTCTACCACACCATCCATAAAGCTATATTCAGGATCATCACTGGGCATGATCCTATCTCAGATACTTTTATTTAAGATATACACGTCATATTACCCTGATACACCTGTAGAAGGCGTATCAGGGTGTTATTTCTCTTATATAGAGGTAATCTATCATGAAAGAAGATTATTATGTCAAAGAAACTCAGTCGTAAATGGTATCGCTGTAAATACTTCCAGATCAAGAATATCAAATCTATCAGAGAAGAGCTTTTCCATTATGATGGATTGGTTGAATTATCCTGGTACCATAAACACAAACATCAGTTTTGTCGTCTTGATCTAAATAACCTGGATAAGTACGATGATGCATACTGGATCAAACACAAAAATGCAATTAAAGGTTTCATCATTACTTGGGTTAGGACTAATAAAGATCCAAACCCGATAAAGATAAAGCAGAGGTAATCACATGCTCGAATATCAAAAACCTTCTGATGATAGACTTCGAGAACTCGATCAAATCGTCGAAGATCAGTTACTTCCTATCGTCAGAAAAGCATTACAAAATGTAAATCCCTCCGATGTTATCGATGGTCCCGTCAGAGACGCGCTTTCCAAAGAAAGCACTGTCGATCTTGAATATCGACTCTATATCAATGATCGTATCGGAGGTTATACCGTAAATGTACACTTCCCTCAAGAAAGTGTTGTTTTTACCAAATATATAGATATGGTTTCTTAACGGAATGTAGATGTTGTTTTGAGTGCTGTATGAGAGATCCTACAGATGTAACCTGTCAAATTCGACAAAACCTACAGTCTAGACACATCCGGTTTAGATAAGTCAATATAAGTGATTATCAACAATCCGATAACTCACTGACGCGGTAATGTCGAGCCAAGCTTACTATATACCATACCCTGGGAAAGCATATATAGACCAAGAAGGTGTAGAGACTATAACGGCAGGTATCTAAAGGTGTCTTAACACCCATGATAAAATATAGTCCAGACCATCAAACACACGTGTACTAGTGATGTGTGGTAGCGAAAGCTATAGTGGTACGAAAATGCGTGGTGATATGTCTTGATCGGATCGAATCCGTCCACAGGCATCGCCTTTTTAATAATGTCATATCCCCTACCCAGGATACTAAGTCCTGGGTAGGGGATCTATGACGCATAGTGTATTACAAAAGGAAAATAGACATGAATAAACAAGATTACATACAGTCGATATTTGACGACATCAACTGTGTCATGAAGAAGCACTACGATGAACAAAACCCATATCAAAGAAACATTTTTAATGCTTATAACTTCTACTTCAATACCTTGCGATATTTTATCGATAAAAGAGATGAAATCAAATTCGATCAACAGTATAATGTCGATAACCGATTATTCTCTTTCTGGAAACCTGGTGATTTCGAGCCTTTGATATTTGGTTATCAAAGATGCCAGTCTATCACACTAAATCATGGTAATCGTTATACCACGATCCAGTGGTATGATGATTTCAAGGTAATTGCTATGGTATGATGATTTCAAGGTAATTGCTATCCACGACGAGGAAGGTGTTGTCGTCTATTATAACCATAATGGTCATAAAGGCATCAATATCATCGACAGAATACATTATTTTGGACCTACAGATCCTTTGTCTTTTCTTTTCTATCGTGCAGAGGATTTTATCGTCGATGTCCACGATGTCGTGAAAAAGGTACTCATTGATCTTGTCAAAACACTTAAATACCACATCAACCATCATTACCCTGAAAATAAGTGGCAAGGTACCATCGATGAATTTCGATATCGCAAACTTTAATTAATCCAATTCCTACAACATCATCTTTAAACATAGGAGTGAACCCATGACAACATTAGTCTTCCCTAACAACCCCCTTAACGCAAAAGACATGCTTGATGCGTCAGATCCCATCCTTGATACTATCGACAAAGAGTTTCCAAGCTGGTCTGAGATCGATGAGTATTATCCTTTCATCAAAGGACATATGAAGCTTGCCTGTAAACTGATCTATTATACTAAACTCATGAACAAGATTGACCTCATTGTCCAACGTGATACCATCAATGGAGAACCTGTATCAACACTATCTATCAACTTTGCTACAATACCAGCTTTTGATGAACAAGAACCTGGTTTCGATGACAACATCATCGATGTCTTTAAGATTCATTTCAAGGATCATCGTTTGCTCAGGTTTAGTTATCATTACTTAAACCCTAATGATCCTAGAGGTGAAGTTGATGCAAAATTTATCATCAACGACGACAGTAAATTCACCATCAGTACACCAAGAGATCTCTCAGACTACGGTGAGAATATTAAACTGTATTTCCTAATCACAGATATCTTAAAGATCCATGCAACCTACCTGATGGAAGCATGTTACGGTAATGTCACCCATATAAGAACAGAAGAAGCGATTGATCATTACAGCAACACCTGTGATAGAATGCTTAACAATCTTCTTATCAGGATCAAAGAAGATACTTCCTTGTCTGAGGCTGAACATGATACCTACGATAAAGCGATCCACGCTATCAAAGGGATCATGAATGATTTTGCACTAGATGTAGGTGAGTTTAAAACAGTAAAAAGAGTGTATACTGACGATCACTTAGTATATACGCTTTATAGCGGTAATGCTATCGTTGAAATCACTGATCATGATGGAGATGACAAACCGATCACCACGGTGTCTGCACCAGGAGTATCGATGGTATTTAACCATAACCACGGTAAAGATTCCTATATCAACATAGACGATGTTGGTTATGTCTTGCCTTATAGAGATTCCGATTTAATATATCTCTCTTACCCCACTGCACTAACATCGATCATCAGAGATACCTTGTTTGCTTATACAACAGGTATTCCACAGTCATCTCGCTTTAAATAACAGATACGCGTCATTTCCTCGAGGATCATCCCTGATCCTCTCAGATAGCCGCTACGCGTCATAGCACCCTAGTAGTCCATGATAGGTACTACTAGGGATGTATGATATTTATTTTAAATATAGGAGTCTAATATGTCAGTCGTAGACATAGAAAGAAAAGAGATTGGTACTTTAAAAGAGCCTCTCTTTCGCAAAGTGATAGATAATATCATCCATTATTATCAGAACAACGATAGTAAGTATTTTAGTGGTGATATGGTAGAGTACTTCCAGTACTTCTACACAGATACCTTAAATGATATCTTTAACACCTGTCCTAATATCCAAAACTCGCCGCTAAAGATAAAGTTCTATTATCAGGAAAAAGCTACTTACTTCTACTCAACTTACTACCTCCATTACTCACCCGATAACACATCAGATTTCTGTCTTAACTTACAGAACTACACTGAAAAGGAGATTAATGATGAATACTCATTACTCAATAAGGTTGAGTTATGCTTATTTGGTAAAACCATTGAATTTGAAGAAAGGGTTTACCAAGAGGGTAGAAAATTCTTATTCTGGGATGAGGTACATGGATTAGAAAATCAGAGAGAAAAAGAACTGATATTTAAATTCGTAGACCAGTTGAGGATATTGATTCGTCATTACGATGAACCTAAACATTATCTCAACGAATATCGTTACAATGCATCCAGGGTATCATTGTTCAACCATTACGAATTTATCAATCTTCAGTACAACCAGTACCTGAGTAATAGTTATTATCAGGATTTGCTAGTAACTATGAACCGTTTTGTGTTAACTGTATTAGATGCAATGGTTAATCATCAACAATCAGTGAAGATGAAATACCATATCCCTGATGATCCGTTAGAGACTACTCGCAATGAATTTAATTTATTATTGGATACTGACGCCTTCGGTGGTAACATCAAAGAAAATAAATCATTAAAAGTTATTAGCGATGATGAAGAAGATACTTTCACAGTGCTATATTCAGACTCGAATGATTCATTTTCAGTAGAGAAGACTGAAGATTCAATATACGTAAAGAAATACGGTAGTGAAGTTGTTGGTTCAATACCCGTTTGCGAACTTAACAATGGATACATCCAGCAATATCATCAGCTACTAAGAAAAGCGTTGTTCAGGACCATGACTGGTTTTGGCCCTATCAGTGGTGAATACTGAAACACCATGTAAACACGTCAAACATCCTCACTAGTACCCACTATAGGTACTAGTGAGGTGATATGTCGTCTAGGCCATCTGAGGACTTACTGTCTTCCTCTGAGATGGTACTGTTAGTGCCATCGATGAAAGTATGTCCGAGGAAATGACATCTTTTATATCTAGGAGCTCATTATGTCTACATCTGTTACCTTTAAAAACCCTGTCTCTATTCACACGTTCATTGATCAATTTAACTTCTACTTCACCCATCTCGATGACCAATATGCAAAACTCAGTAAACCCACACTTGAGCTAATCACGGAATTCCAAAGAGAGGTTTATAGGTTTTTACATGATCCTAACCGCAACCAGTATCACCTCGACCATGAACCTGGTAAGGATATCTTGACTTTCTATGGATATGGTCCTAATGATAAACTCCAGTGGACAGAGATCAAAGAGGATAAAGGAAATCACGACACCTATTACATCCTTTCCAAGAAAGGTGTCGATCCTATCTATATCCACACTTACGTCAAAGACAGCAATCTTCAGTATGAAGTAGGTTCTGGCGATAAAGATACTCCATCTTCTATGGTAGATATCTTTAAGCTTTTCTCTTATCTTCTTCATGGGATGAATGATCAGGAGATCTATCGTCAGACAGAACAACCTGTATCAAGAGTACATAAAGCGCTCTATCAAGATATCTTGTTCCTGACAGATAGAGCATATCGGTTAAACCTGACGCACGCGGATTACTTAGATAAGGTCTTTGATACCTATCAGAAAACGATTGATTATCTCAAAAAACATATTAGTAGTATCCGATATACGATGCATAGAGACGATGAAGGATGCCTTGAGTCTATCGCCATGCATGACATAAGCAGAAACACCTACTTAAAACTTAATACCAAAACACCCTCTTTCATAGTAGCCTACCAAAACATCTATTTTGAGTATACAGGTGATGAACTTCGGTGTGATGAATGCTTTATAAGAGGAGGAGGGTCTGTTCTTTCGAAGATAACCATGAATAATGAAGACATCCTTCTTGATAAGGAAGAAGGTCAAATACCATCTATCATGAAAGCTTACATCGATTCTCTCACGAAAGCTTTCCCTTATATCTGGACTAACATCATCTAGTCTGCTATTCCCTTCCGTCTATACTTCAGGAGTATACCCATGTATCTGCCGATCAATTATCTCGTCAATGTCGAAGATATTACTAAATATTACCATGATCACCTCCACCCCTTGTTCTTTGCTATCAATACCTATTTTGAAAAGCATCAAACCCCTATACCGGATGTATTATCATCCTTCGAGAAAGGTTTAGAAGAAGCACTCTCTGATCCCAATACGCATTTCATGACCCATTTTGACTATAACTACGGTAAAGACCCTATCAAGAAAACAGATATCATAGTCCATGGAATAGAATATCTTCGAACGATCCATACTGGTGTTGAAGAGGCTTATCCACAATACTCGTTAACAGGAATGAAGGATGTGATCTCTCTGATCACATCCAAAGACAGTGTCTCAGCATCGATTTACAAGAGAGCTATCTTAAGTGGTGAAAATGAGCTCATTATGAAGTACGATAAAGAACTGTCTCTGATGTTCCAACAGCTCTTTATAACACTACACATGTTTGCGATGCTCTATGATAAAGGCAGGTTGAGATACCTAGAAAAGCCTTATTACACTTTCGCAACAGGTCGTGTCTATGGACATTTAAAAGAATCACTCCTGAATAACAAACTTTATGGTCTTTGGGATAAACATACTTTATCTTTCATGGATAAGATGTTCTATCACTTCTCCCGTCTCGTTGATGAGTTAAAGCAACGGGAATATCATCTGGATCTGATCAGTATCGTAGATCGTGGTACCAATACAACTACCGCTATCAAGTTAGTAGATCCTGATACTGGTAATTTCATGCAGCATGATCTTGATGATAACTTCTTTGCTTTCTCTTATCAGGGTCATTACTACGAGTACAGTGATGATGTCCCGTATCCTGAAGACGTACCAGAAGAAGATCGTGTATTAGAGCCTAGTCTTGAATACATGGATCCCAACAAAGTCTGTAAGATCGTCACCAAAGAAAATCTCTCTATACCTGTAACAGAACCTATCACAGGTCATGAGTTCTCTGACTGTTTCGCATTTACAGACTATCATCAAGCTATCAAAACTGCGATTCGTTACATCACTAACAACATCATTCCACGTGGATAGCGCACGTCATATATCCTCAGTACTACCTATCTGGGGTAGTACTGAGGTATCTATTTTGACGTCTATTCTTTTTTTATTGAGATATTAAATATATCCATGGTAGTATACTACCATCATTATCTACATCTTCCAATATAACCCAAACATAGGAACGCTATATGAACTACGATGTACAAGGCTTCAACCAAGCACTGTGTGATATGTTTTACCTTAATATCACCAACCGTATCTTAGAAAGAGATTATAATAACATCATCCCTTCTTTAAGACTCTATCGTCTTTTGAAAGACAAACTTCATTACGCTAGTAAAGTCACTACCACCGACATCAAGGTCAACGACCATGTCAGTGGTAAACATTTCGACTGGACCTTCGCACCATCAAACCCCACATCAGAAAACCCTGACTACAGCTATGGTGTATTAGAATTTGAAGTATATCCCGCAGCACCTTTCTTAGGAGATGTTACCCTTAAAACCCATTTCCCTTTAAACAACGTCAAACATGATATCCGTATCTTGCAGATGTTGCAGAATTGTACATTCAAGAAGATCGATTACCCAAATGCTAAGTTCAGTATCAAAGATCTTACTCCATCACACCTAAAAGGATCACAGATCACGATGCGGATGCATCTCATCAGTGAGGGCATCCCTGAAGAAGATCGTGTTGCTTATCTTGATAACTACATTACTATCATCAACAACATCCAAGATCATTTAAAATACTTCCTTTTTGACAGTCGTGATAAAGGAGATATGTTCATCTCGCTAGAACGATATCCTACCGTGTACAGTCACACTCGATCTATCGACTATCAGTCTATCGATCTTGTGCCTGATATCCATGTCCTCAAGTGCTATCGCGAGAATGATCCTGATAACTATATTGAACTCAATATCGATGGTGCTTTCAACTGGGAGATCCATAGAGGCAATGGATATCGCTATCATGGTGCTGATATCCTCAGTCACACAGGTGATAAAGTAGGACTAGATGACTACAATGCACTAGTAGGTGAATCGCTATACCACATCCTGATGGACGCGTTATTTATGTCTTATCTGGGTATGAAAGTCAGACTCTGATGTAGACATCATAAACACCCATACCTAGGAATCATTCCTAGGTATGGATATCATTTCATCGAGGATCATTCCTGATCCTCTCAGATAGCCGCTACGCGGCATAAGAAGACTCTTACTATAGTGATGAGTATTATAGTCAAAAAGAGGTTAACTCATGGCAACAAAAATCTTCTCTGAGCCAACAGAGATCTTACCGATATTAGATCAATATCCCCATAACACAGCTTTTATTGCATCTGAGCATTTTGACGTGCAGACTAAGTATCTTAGATGCATCTACAAAGCAGGTGTGCTTAGCAAGATAGAACAATATCTCTATCATGCAAAGAAATGGTCTCCTTATAAAGGTCGTCATCCTCAATCGATACCGAAATACATCCACACCATTCATTATCCATCAGTGTCGATATCAGGATATCTTACACCAGATGGATTTATAGCAGATGACATGTCTATCTCTTGTCGTAGGCTATTTCGCTATAGCTCTGCGATAAACACCCTGAAGATGGACTATGGTTTCCAAGTAGTCAACTATGGTATCGAAGATCAGTACTTCGTCAGTCAGCTATATCTACGTTATGTCAGACAAGGAAGAGCTGATGGTGTGGTCATCAGAGTTGATGATCTGTCTTTAAGAGACAGATACATCATCTTAGAGGATAAACCTGTTGAGCGAGTCGAGAAAAGATACTATAAACCGGTAGGATTTGGTAAGAATGAGATCAATGTTGCCTATACATGAATTTTGAATAATGATTATCCTGTCTCCTTTGATACGAGGAGACAGGATATATGACGTATAGCCGTATGACTATATAAGTCCCAACACTAAGAGGTAATACCCATGAGAACCAACGCCTTCGAATATCTTCGTAATGGCGTGTTAAGATAAAATACGCGGCATACATCCTCATCAAGGAGCTATCTCCTGGATGAGGTTCTCCGAATGAAACGAAGTGACATCACGTAGTGTAATGAGGAATATCCCAGGATACCACTATCAGTATCCTGGATTCTATGACGACAAAACCCTTATCATTCATTTAAACAGAGGTAAATAACCCATGAAAAGATCAGAGTTCCATCAAGCAACCTATAATGAAGTCCTCCGTCTGCTCGAGGAAAAACATAAGTACATGGACACCAACACCCTACTTAAAGTCCGTAAGATCTTAGACAAGTTCGATACTGAGGATTGTTTTATCTTGACTGACGATATGTTGGATAACATATACAACAGTCTCACTGATAAATACACTCTTCGGTATGACGTAGGAGAATACCAATTTGTCGCTACTTTCACCGATAGTGAAAACGATAAAATAACATTTTCATATGCCCCTGAAACTGATGACAGATGGCCAAAAATACAAATCAGACTCAACGACGTATATATCGGTACATTGGGAACGAACTATATCGATCAGGTAAAAGAAGTCCTGACCAGTAAGATCCCTGATCTTAACTTCCAGATGTATGTTGAACGTAGTGACGAACAACAAGATAGTGACATGTATAACTGATTAAAGAATGGAGAGGATTAAGAAGATGAAAAATGACAAGCTTTATAGAGATTATCTCCTAGATGATATCAAACGACTGATCGACAGTAATGGATATACCATGAATATCGATCAACTTCTTAAAGTGAGAAAGAAACTTGATGTTGATGGGAATACTCTAAACGATTGGAGTCGGGATGAGGTGTTCAACTTGATCGAATATTTGGGCGAAAATGCAACCCCAAAATACCATTACGATGTTGCAAGTGATGCTGTGATATCGATACAGTACGAATACAATAACCGTTCTTATAAACTAAACCTTTATGGAACGTCTCGTCCTCATTTTTGCCTGACTATTGGGAGACGTACAGTATTTTCAAAATGTTCTAAATCTGATAAGGTGCTCTATGATCGCATTAAGCACTATCATCCAGATGCGAACTTCAGCTATCTTGAAAGTAAATTTATCAATAGCAAATAAATATCTTAAATATCTAATACCCCAGGATCCCGTTAAGGAATCCTGGGTTCTATGACGATAATACTTAAGTATCTATTTTAAACATCGGTGTTGTTCAATAAGAACAACACTTTTTATTTTTCATAAGGAGTCAACCCATGAGCAAACGAAATCTCTTTGAAAAAAGAGTAGAAGCCAAGCCGTATGAGTATCCTGAGTTGATAGACTTTAAGGATGCTATTAGGCATAGTTACTGGCTCTCATCTGAGTTCAATTACACCTCGGATATCCAGGACTATCACGTTAATGTCACACCTGCTGAAAAGTCGGTTTTAACGAAAGCCATGCTTGCGATAGCACAAGTAGAGGTATCTGTAAAACGATTCTGGAGTGATCTTTATAAATACTTTCCCAAACCGGAGATAGATCTCGTGGGCGTGACCTTCGGCGAGAGCGAATGTGGGGTTGAGGGTACTGAAATCCTCACTCCTTCTGGATGGATAGATTTTAAAGATATTACTGAAGATACCCTAGTCTGTCAGTTTGATGCTAAAACTAAGGAGATGTCTTTTGTTAAACCTACTAAGGTGATAAAAGAACAGTATCGAGGTGATGTCTATCGTTTCATCACTGAGGATGGTAAATGGGTTTCTGTTTTCACCCCAAACCACAGGATGCTAGATTTTGATCCAGCTACAGGTGAAGAGAGAGTGGTATTGGCCAAAGACTTCGATGTTTCTGTCGATAGAGTAAAGTATTACGGTGGATATGATCAAAGGTCAGATAAAGAGATCGATAACATCACACTTTACTCTTTAGATAACCCCAGTATCCAAAAAGAAGTCATCGATTATGATGGAATGATTTATTGTGTAACCGTTCCTTCTGGTTTCATCATTACTCGATATGGGGGTACTGTCTCTATCGAGGGCAACTGTCGCCATTTTGACGCGTATAGTGACCTTCTAGAGAAGCTTGGTATGAACGATATGTTCTCCAATATACGCGAATACCCTGCTCTGATGGGTAGAGTGGAGTATATTGAGAATTTCCTATCGAATAAAGAACTTTCCAAGTCACACTTCATCCTTTCTCTGATCATGTTCTCCCTGTTCGTCGAACATATCTCTCTTTTTGGTCAGTTCTTAGTGATCATGTCCTTTAACAAACACAAGAACATGTTTAAAGGGATCTCTAATGCGATCGAAGCAACTTCCAAAGAAGAAGAGATCCATGGGAGATTTGGTATTGCCTTATATGGTATCTTGAAAGAAGAACATCCCGAACTCTTCACAGATGAGTTCTATCAAGAACTCACCACTCTTGCAGATTCTGCTCTTAAAGCAGAAAAAGCCATCCTCCACTGGATCTTTGAAGAAGGAGATCTGGATTTCATTGATCTCGCTACTGCTGAAAACTACATCATCCATCGTTACAACAACTCATTGGAGATACTCGGTATCGAAGCACCTTATCTGGTCGATGAGAAGTTGTTGGATAAGACCAGATGGTTCGATCAAGAGATCCTTGCTGGTAAAGAAAATGACTTCTTCTATAAGCGTAGTACAGATTACAGTAAGAAGCAGAAACAGATCACTGCTGATGATCTGTTCTGATCGAACATCATTAATCTATACGCCATACAGCCTAGATGGAGTACTAAAACTCCATCTAGGCGCTCTGAGTGTAACGAAGAATATCCTCATCCTTACTAGTGTCACTGATAGACACTAGTAAGGACGTATGACATCTCTTATAAATGAGCAACCCATGACTAACAAACCTATTGATTTTGCATCTAACGCCACTATAGAAGCTGCTTATAATTGGATCTTTAATGATAACCCCAATATCGCAAGACTGAAAAGACAAGCTACCGTCAAAGTCTGTATCCGTAACCTTGCATGGTATTTTGAAGATCTCTTTAAATGTTTGAACCAGTCTTATAAAGGCATCACTTATAGCAAGGATAATGATAAAGAGTTATTCTCTATCCCTACTGATAAACAACCAGAACTCTCTATCATGATCTATCAGGATTTCTATCGGTTCAGACATCGTGATATCGAGGTATCTTATCCTTATTTCATCGAAGATGATCCTTACAACTATCAAGTCAGGATCATCTCTTTAAACGGACGCGATAAAGTCACTAAAGAGAGTTATCGCTATGCAGGGGGTTATCTGATATACAAACTCGATGATATCAAGACCTCTATTGATCTACTTAGACAGAAGGTGGTATAAATGGGTATAATGAACTTCCTCTTTGGTGATCCAAAAAGACGGATGAAAAGTGTGGAAGAACGCTTTGCTGAGATGGATGACGCGTTAGAACAGGTTAGGAGGATGGGATGACTGTAACAAGTGATAGTATCTCTTTTAAAGAACATCTCGATACGCTTTTAAAGAAGCTTAAGAGAAGTGCTAATGTCAATGATCCTGATCCCGATGATCCTACGTTATTTTTAAGAGATCGTGCCATCGATGCTTTTTCTCAAGTACTCGATATGTTTACCAGAAGACTCTCTGATATAGAGTGTTATCACAGCAAAGTATCGACCATTGATATCAACGATCTTTTTCACCAAGATGTGGTTACTTTTATCTTTGATAGTAGTAAGCATCCTTGGACAGAGGAGACCAACCATCTTCCTGATCTATCCTTTTCTTTAAGTATAGGTATAGATGGTAATTCTCATTTTGAACTTATGTTAAATCGTGAACTCTATGGATATCGTAGACTCTGGTACTCCTTAGATGATGCTGGATATGAGATCAAAGATGGTAATGACAACCACATCAATATCAGTCTACTGATCGATGATGAATATTCAGACTGTGGTGCTTATCTGAAAGGGATAACACAGATGTTAGTAGAGCATTTAGTAATGCCTTTACGAGATCATCCTTTATTTGAAGATAAACTATCTAGACTAGAGATGTCTAATTAAAGTAGATAGAGGAGATATCTGATGCAACACACACCTTATCCTAATCTTACCAACTATGCCTATCACGATGGTACTTGGAAGATCAGTCCTCAGCAACCTAAAGAGCACCCGGTAGATCTCAATATCCAAAAGAAAGTCCAAGAGGATGCTCGAGACTTCTTGGACACGACTGGTAATAAACCTGATCTAAATAAGCTCAAAAAAGACTTATATAGAAAGACGATTAAGGTCATCCACTATGGTTTTTCCTTATTTGAGGATAGCCCTAAGACTGACAGCACACCTATCGTCAACTTCATGGAGCAGTTATTCTTCGGTCTAACTACCATAGCAGAACACAAAGACTGGATGCGTATCACGACAGAGGATGACAAAATCATCTATACGCTACACAAACACAATAAACTCATCATCTCTATCACCGATAATGAGCTCTTCAACGACCTGCAAGGGTGGATGATAGAGATCCCTAAAGGAAGAATCGGTGTCGTCTGTCGTAAAGACGACTACCGTTTCAAGATAGAGACTGATGACACAGTCGTTCGTGATCAGGATTTTAATCTGATCACAAATAGACAGTTTACGACCAAGATGAGTGAGGTCTTTCGTACTGTGGTCGATTACTTAAATCATTAGACATATACACGTCATAACACCCTGCACCCTACCCAGGACTTAGTATCCTGGGTAGGGATGTATGATGCCTTGATAACACACAATCTATTTATCTTGAACCATTAAATATACTCATGTAGCATACGCTACTATATCCAATATTTCAACATATAAACATAGGAACCAAAAATCATGACTTATCCTTTTCGTATACGTACGATAACTGATCGTATCCGCACGACAGATCGTAGTAACCAAGCCCAAACCATAGATCATCCACAGGCTTCCCAGCTGCAAGCTTCTCAGCCGCAGGCTAAACCCAAGATCAAACATCCCACCCATGATGAGATCGTCGATCACCTGATCGATGTCGCGCATATCGACACGATCCACTGGGAGAAAGCTTACACGACACTCCAGAGAATCGTTGAAAACACAGATCTGGAATTTCTCTTAAATGAGTTTCAGAAACTGAAATCCTTCTACTTATACGAGGAGTATAAATACGCTAACCGTGATAAGATCAAACTTGCTAAAACACACCGTGATAATAAAACGATAGCTACCTTTGTTGATACTCGTGGAGATTACACAGAGATTGGGTTCTTTAACATCCTTTCTACTGAGTTTCCTTTGATGAAGCTCTATCCGAATCATCTATCACGTGTGATCTTCCAAAAAGGACATTTTCGTATCACCTTCATCTACACTTACGACGGTGAACATGGTGTCATGGACACCAAGCATCGCTTCTATCTTTGGACCAAAGAGAGAGCGGATTACGTTAGATTGGGAGAAGAGACCAGTGTCCCCTACTATGAAGAAACCTTAGAGGTATGATCAATGAAACATGTAAAGATCAATGAAGCTATAGTGCACTCGATCAAAAACCTGGACATCCCTGTCGATAAGGTAGATACGGAGAAGTTATTCTCCGTGTTTATGAATCTGTTGTCACTCACTGAAGATGAAAAGACCTCTAATCAGGATAACGATATCGAGTACTCTAATAGAGAACAAATAGAGCTAGCAGAACAAGAAGATCGATTACGTACACGACGAGAAGAGCGATTGCGCGCAAGCTTTGACAAAACCAATACGATCTGTAAAGGGTTGGCAGATGATCGTAAGGTTTATATTGAAAAGTTCTTACTCGATCTTTATTCGTTATTTATCGATAATTTCCGCGCTATAGGTCTTATCGACCTCATCAATGCGGAACATAATGACACGTATGTGTATCATCAGCATTATGTTATCGAGCAGAGTGAAAAAGGTTTTATTAATATAGAGTTTGACCAACATGGTGAAATCGCTGAGGTGAAAATTCGTTATAAAAACGCTGATGTCAATATGGATCTGACTACAGGAATGATATCCTTTAAGTTTAAGCTTAAAATAGACCATATGTCATTCAACGATACCAAAGAAGGTACCGAATTGTTTGCGATCAATAACCGACCGTTCGCTCATGAACTTGCGAATATGGTCAAACTTGGACTATAAAACGTCTAAACGTCATATCACCCTATCCATACTAGCTACCCTTGATGGATAGCTAGTATGGTACTATGACATTTATATGTTAATTTGCTGCTATCACAGTGGGAATATAAATCATGCAACAAAGCTATATCAATGACCTCTATCAAGAGTGGTTTGACCATCGCGTCATAGAAGTCTATCGACACTACGAAGAGAACGTAGTCGCACCAGCAGAAAAAGAACTATTCTGTTGTTTTCGTGGGATTCATATTGCTTTTAAAGCAGAGATCGACGATCCTCTGCGTCATCGTTATTTCAAAGGGTTTAAGGTCACAGATACTAAGCCTTCCATGAAAGGAACCTATCATGCTGGTAACACAAGTATAGGTCCACATCCAACACTTGCGATCAAGATCGACAAAGATATCACAACGATAGTCTTTTACGAAGCTAAACGCAATAACTTCGTGGGTATCGAACGTTTCTTAGATAATGATCGCATCGTCTACGCATTGAGGTACTTCAATGATAACTTCTGTATCGAAAAATACAATATCACAACACTAATGTCGCTGGGTATCGATCTCATCGGAGAGGCGATATACGCCCTCTATGAGATCTTCGATAAGATCAACTGTGGTTTGGTGACCTTTAAGACACCGATAAACCTTATCAGGGATCGTATCTTGATCGGAGAGGATAAAGATGATGTCAAGAAACACCTAAGAGCACTCTATCCTTTCGTGGATCCCACGGTCTATGAAGATCTCTGTAGTCTTTATTGGGACAGTGTATTCTTCATCCGTGATCTTTTGGACAGTAGAGATTCCTTAAGTGACTACTACAACTTTAGAAGTCCATACGACCATGCTACATGCATCAATAAAAATGCTCTCAAAGTGAGAGAGGATTTTTATCGTCTGGACTACGGCGATCGTATCTACGAAGTAGATCTCACCAATCGTACTTTCAAAGTGAGCAAAGGTCAAGAGTATCGTGGCTACGATGTCGATGACCTGGTTCCCACGGTACTGTATATCTTGTCTCCCGAACAAACAAGCGATATAGACTGTATTGAGGTCTTAAAACGGATACGGCATTATCTTAAAACAGCACTACTACGAGTAGAGACTTTGACCTTAATAACCTCACCCTAACACTACAGGAGTTACTTATATCTCAGGATGGGAACCTGATACATCCTTGTATCAGGACACCACCTTCGATAACGTAGCTCCCTTCATTCGTTTCACTCATTACAGGAGTCTACTTATGGCAGATTTAAAAGATATCCTTGAATATCTCCCTAAACTTACTACAGACCAGCTCGATCAGGTCTATGATTATATCAAAAGCCTAACTGAGAATAAAGATACCTCTCGTCTATCGAAGTATCTCATCAACAAAACCACAGTTAAGGATACCTTAGGTAATCTTTCCAAAGTCGTCGAACAAGCTCGTAAGCATCGTGATAGCGTAGAAGAGAACCTGAGATACTTCTTATCCTGTGCACCTAAGATATCAGATCAATATTTCAAAGTCAAACTAGGGTCAGTCATTGATATCTTTCATGAAGGTCTATCGACACTGATCGACCATGCTGATGATATCGAGTTCGGATATAAGTCCTTAGTATTGACACGATGGTATGTTGATTTCAAGCTCTATGAATATCAAGGCTATTGGCTGGGTGTGGGTGAAGATGGTTATTTCTTTAGACATGTAGATAAAAATATCAATATCTATATCGATAAAAACTATCTGGATTCTTATTTTGACCATGGTGGTAATCGATACTACTTCCACCAGTATCGTCTGGAATCCACCATCATTGAACAGATGAAAGACGTTAATCGTGATCTGGGAGAGTATATCGAGTGTCTTGATAAGCTCATGGAGAATGAAGACTAAATAACACACGTCATACGCCCTCACTAGGACTACTTAAAGTCCTAGTGAGGTGTCAACTATGATGTTTTTTCTTTTTAGCAATAATCTCTCAAGAGATGATCAGTCACCGCTCTTAAGACATGGTCAACCTTTATACAGAAAGGTTTCACCACCAGCAATGTGAAATCATCACTGGTGATCTTCCAATGACGTTCTCCTTCACAATAGACCTTAAAGAGATAGTTATCATCATTCACAGTGACTGCGATCTTACATTTACCATTCTCTATCTCTACCAACCACCCATGAAGATCTTTCATAGAGCGCCCCTCTGTGATCTTACAGACCATCTTGTTATTGCGATGTAGGCTATAGCTTACTTCATCTTCAGAAGAAGGATTGATGATCACGTATTCTTTATTCTCGATCATGTCTGCTAAAGCAAAATAAAGCTCAGTTAAGAAATGTGTGACTTTATCATGTTGGTCGTCATGTTCACTATGACTGTCAGGATAGAGATCATGGCCCATCCTAACCAACTTGATCATCTTTCTTGAGAGTTCTTTTTTGACATAACTACTGTGGTCAACTTGTTCGGTCTTTAACAGAAGCATCCGGTAAGCTTCTCCTAAGGTCATGTTCTTAAGATCTCTGTCGTATATGTTTATATCTACCATATCCACGTACCCTATATAGACTTATCTTACGAGTCTTCCTGTTGGAGGACTCGTGTCATCCCTCATGAAAAAGGTTTTTAATTATGTCAAGAAGCATTAAAGATACCATTGTTTTAATCGATGGTCTACCAGATCGTATCAAGGAGCTTTCCTTTGAACAAGCTGATGAGTTGTTGGACATCATCAATGACTACTTTGCTCATGGTAACATCCAAGTACCGAAAGATCATCATCAGAATCAACCTCGTGTGGAGCCTCCGAAGCCTCAAGATCCTCCTACCACTCCGAAACAACCTGAACCGAAGGTCCCTGAACAACCCGTAGCACCAGTAGCACCCAAGGAGGATCCGAAGAGCAATGTCTCGACAGGAGACGATGGGTTTCCCGTCCAAAAAGACAGATTCAAAGACGAAGCTGAACTTCGTGCAACGACTCTGGCGACTATTGATGCGACTACTGCATATCTCAAGAGAGTAGATCGTAAGGATTACTATCTTGCCGACTATGGTGAGGATCAGAACCTCCACATCTACCTCTCTCCGAAGGATAAAAGCAATCGCCATATGTTGGAGGTTCATCCGGATAGAAGAACATTTGCCTTCTATACAGTCGATAAGAAAGTCAATAAAGAGTATGGTTATAAAGTTCTCATGCAAGACGATGGTACCTTGCTCTTTGTCATGACAGTCAATCCCTATCGAGCAGATCCTAAAGCGGCTGAACGTAGTGAAGAAGTCGTGAAATACACGATCAAAGATCCGATATTCATCGCAGAAGCTTACGCGCACATCGAAGCCTTGGTCAAACAAGGTTACAACGGTATCTTAAGACAATCTTGATATCTATTCACCTCACTAGGGCTACTATAAGTCCTAGTGAGGCTATATGACCTGTACTGATCTGTATTGATCTGCATTTATTTTCCATTGAGATATTTATTATTACAGTGTAAGCCATTTCCATCACTTTCATCGATGACGATTTCCTCAGAGCTATCTTTGATAGCTCTTCAGAGAGCATCATGCCGATGCTTATATCGTCATCTCAGAGATAGTCGCTACGCAACATATTTCACATAGGGTCTTTTATGAAATTCACTGACATCAAGACTACCGAAGTCTATTGGGATGAACACATCCAACCTCGTTTTAATGATCTTTATACTTACTACAACAGTATCGGTAATGAAACACCAATCATGGATATCAGATCCATGATCGAGGAGTCTCTCAAGTACTACTTCACTGATACTATCGATCTCCATGAATCTCGTGCTATCCGTAAAACCGGATATGAATACACCTTCTTTAAACAGCATCACACCAAAATTAACAATTTCGCCAGATCTTTTACGCCTTATTACTTAACCGATATCAAAGTCAGAGATAAAGGTTATTACCATATCCAAGGGATCACAGTCCCAGGATATGCTTTCTCCTTACATACACCGCTTAATAACCAAGGTCTTCCTGATGAGACACAAGAGTCCTTCATCTCAGGTTCTACTCTAGATCCTGAGAAAGAGCTCATCAAGAAGATCATCATCGAGATCTTCAAGATGATCGACCTCATCGGTATCGGTGGACTAAGACTTCCTAATGAAAGTCACTATCATGAAAGCTGGGTAGTGATCAATCGTTATCAAAAAGACCTGTATGATACACTCACGTTACAGTCATACTTGGCAGATGATGAAAATGATCCCAGACCAGGACAGGTCTATGAATACTTCAAAGATATCTTTAGAGTCCTTATGGATAAAGAGGATATTGAGTATAACTATAACCCAACAGGCATCATCAAGAAGATTTATCGTGGTTTCACCAATGATGAAGGGGTAACGACCACTGATAAGGAGCTTACTTTTACTGGTACTGAGACATATACCTTACCTGATATCGAGATCATGATAGCAGGATATGGGGAATATATCTCCATCAAGTACGACATGATGGATATCTCAGTCATCCAGAAAGGTGAGGATCTACAGATCGATATCGATCAGGTAGGATCTATAGATGATCATCCTGTGGGATATGTAAATGTTAATCCTTTGCTTACGAGTGGAAGTACCAACGACTATATCAAAGACTATATACCAGTATTACTAGCTTATCTGTGGTGCTTGAAGACTGCAGTACCACGATAAATTGTTTAAACATCATAAATCCCTTACTCCTAGCTATCCTTGACGGGATAGCTAGGAGATATGACGTTCACAGGAGACACAGAAAAATGAACTACTCTTTTGAAGAGGACAATACTATCAGTCCTGAATATATCGATTATTGGTTATCAACAGCCTGGGAATAAAACATGAATGACAATGAATACATGGATCATGTCAAAGCACTGATCAAGAGCGTCCGTGGTAGATCTAAATGGCTTTGTAAAAACCATCCCGAACACAAAGACACGATAACATCTATATTTAAGATCACTGAAAATGCGATCATCCACCTCACCCATCCTGCCAATATAGAGAATTTCTACTATGAAGAGAACGGATTGGTTCATGGTGGTGTGAGTGGTGTCATTTATCTCGAGGATCATCATCCAACAGATAAGGATACGCTCTATATCTCTCGATATGAAAAAGGTGGTGCAGATGAATATACCATCTCTGTATCACCTGTGATGGCACATGTAGCAAACAGCATGGTACTTTGTACAGACCCTAATATAGAGAAAAGTGTTATCGCAGGTGCTGGTATTGCCGATAAAATCAAATCAGCAATTACCGATGTCTATAAGACACTACTTCTTTATCATCAAGGTCCTCTATCACGGATTGCCACGTCATGATCCAATATATCAATAACCCAGAATGTCTCTCTGTGGCTGAGGAGTCTTACCAAGGACTCCTCGCTCACTTTAGTTCTTTTGAGATCTTATTTATCACAACTGCTCTCTTTCTATTCATCATGATCGGAGGATTGTTAGGAGTAGAGAATAAGGATAGACTATTCACTAAGAATAGTCTATCCACAGGTATGAAGAGTATCCGTATCCTGATAGATTGGATTGAAGGGATGACGATCATCGCTCTCTTCGAGATGCTGATCAATGTCGTCTTACTGCTATTCTTCTACCAGAACCCTTATCACTTATACACGGTGATGTTTGTCATCGTCCACATCGTTTTATTTAACTGCAAGAAACAGGAGTCTTGAACGTGCAAGATACAGATCATGTCAAAACAAATATCCTTAAGAAATCACTTCAGAGCTCTTTGGATAAACTTAACTTACATCATGCTGAACACACTGATGGGTATTGTATTGATGTCATCCTCAGAGATTATATTAATGCTTTAGAGGAGGATGATTATATCAAGTATCTCAGTCCTAGTTGGCATGGTGCTATCCATGATTTTGACTTCGATGAACGCATCTACTTTGACTCTGTCAGAGATAGTTATATCGAAGCATTTAACTACTTGAAATCCCCTCTTGATAAGAAGATCAAACCCTACCAAGAGGATATCCCTTATTTAGACGTACTAGCGATACTGATCCGTGCCAGTGCTGCTATCATCCACGTTGATGGTCTTAGGTGTGCTACTTACCACACCCATACGGAATACTTCATTCCTATAGGTCGGGATGATGAAGATCGCGTATCCATTAAAGACTATCGTCTGTCTGGTGTAGATGAGATCTATATCACCTATAAAGACGAATTTGAATTCAAAATTGACAGTACTAACCCTAACCACGATCGATTTACTTTTACCTATAATGGTAAAATGATCGACATGAACCCAACGACTGATACAAATATCTTAATGTTCAGAGAACGTATCAGTAATACCACTATTGATCTTATCGACACACAGCTTAAGGAGCTAGCATGGAACTCAGGCATGTAAAAACCATTGATTCTTACTGGAAAGAATCTATCACCCCAATACTTGAAAAGCTTACCCCTCTTATCAGTGATTTTAGTAAGGGCAAGTTCAGCGATCTTAACCACGACATCTACATCGGATTAATGGAGTTTGATTTCAGTCGTGATAAGAGTTTTGACTTTGGTGCAGATGGTGATGAATCTGTATATAACTTCAGTTATTATAGTCGACACGCGATTGCTCTTGACTACTACAGTAGTAGAACACAACTCATCATCCAAAACCAAACCATCGATAAGGAGACCTATCGGACTTCTATCATCAAAGGACATGGTTTTCATTTTAGCCTGAGAGAACGTGTTGAGTACAATGATGCTTATAATAACGACTACTTTTCTTCCAGTAATGAGGTCAAGTCCAATGACGAAGTACTGATTGGTGATTTAGCCTCCCATATCCGAGACTATATTGAATCTATCGTCAGTCTCCTAATCAAAGTAGAGTTTGGTCGAGTAATCAACAAAGATAATCGACTTTCTCATGAGAAGATCATCGCTGACTTCTACAACACGATCGAAAATCGCATCGAAGACGCTATTCGTGAATGCGATATCCATGATCAAGATCATGTTTATTATCGTCTACCTGGACTACTCACTTATGCGATAGATCACTTCTATCGTAACCGTGAGGACTATGCTATCGATTACGATCCTGCTGAACATGCACAGACCCTAAGCTACCAAGACGTCAAGATCATCATCCCTAGTGATAAGGGATATTTGGGTGGTGAAGTCCATATCGGTGATGACAGTATCCGTCTTCAAGTTGGTGGTAGTGATGAAGCCATCCAAAGAACCGGATATTTCATCAAAGATGAGAAACAGGAATTAGATTTCATCAGTGGTAAGTTTATCCACTACATCTTTGGGTCTTTTGTCAATGTGATCCAGTCTATCAAGACAGGTCACATGCGATATGTAGATTGATAACACGTCATGTCATCGAGAATTGCCCCTGATCCACACGGATAGACGTATACACGTCATATAGCCCTATCCTTACTAGCTACCCTTTATGGATAGCTAGTAAGGACATATGCCGTCTAGGCTATCTGAGTCGCTATCGTGGATAGTGACGAGGCAATCTCTGAGAGGTTACTTATGGTAACCTCGATGAAAATGACGTAATCTAAATACAGTCAAACCTATATTACCACCGTGATGATGATATCATCATCGTCAATCTTTTAATCTGCTATTTCCCTATAAGGAGTTTATCATGTTTCAACCCAATAGCCATTTTGTTCAACCTAACATCAACCCTGACAGTCAATCTACATTAAAACAACACCAACAGTTCTTGCAATCGAGCTACATCGCTTCCATGTCAGCACGCCTATTTGCGGATTATTATCGACATATCGCGATGAACATTACTCAAGAAGCCATGAGTCTTCTTTACTTCGCCACATGTGACACCTTTATTAAGGCTATCCATGAGATCACAACCAACATCTTCTCTTATAGCTTCAGTCACGATGACAGCCAAGAATACCATCATGTCGTCAGAGCAACCAAACTCTCCAACGAAGAAAAACCGACATATTTCCAGTTCACGATAGATCTTCATCCGGATAATCCTCACTATGAATTCATGGATAATGGTAACCCATGGCTCAAAGGAGATAGTAAATCACTTACTCTGTATGACAAAACCTATACAGATCCTTTATCTTTAAGATTCTCGATGATCTTGATGTTCTTTGTCAGAGAGTTCTTGAACTTTGGTATCGAGCTTGCTCGTGCTGAGAAAGAACAACATCGTTTTGGTATGATGACTACAGGTATCTAGATCATGGATAAAACAACTGTCATCCAAGCACTTGATACACGCATAACAGAGATCCTGTCCTACTTAAATAGGACAGGGATCCATGTCAGGAAAGATGAAGAAGAAAATACGATCAGCTACAGCGTCGCTGATAAAGAGATCTTGTTCTCCCTTAACAGCCGTGAGTTCATGTTGACTTGTCCTGGTGTAAACTACCAGTTAGATTTCAACGGTGGTTTCACCTGGGATGACGATGAGCTCTTACCCGGTGATGAGGAAGACCCTTTGTTCTTATCCGTAGAGGATAGCAAAGCACTTTATCACCACGTGTTAACATCGTTTAAGTTCATCTAAGGATATCACTTATGTCATCTTTAATCTTTGGACAAAATCCACTTAATATCGAAGGAGATTATCCGGATCAGTATCTGTTGGCACTACTTGGCTTTATAGATAACCATCTTTCTGCATTAGAGAGACATGCGTCAGTCAATGAGGTATTAATCACCTCAGACCGTGATGATGGTGCAGCCATTTACAACATCCCTCATTTTCCGATCAATATTACTTTGTATCAGGACGGGGATTTTAATCTTTATCATACCACAGGGATTCATTATACCTTAAGGGATCATCACTTAAGTAGTGATGATCCTGAGTTTACAGCATTGTATCAGTACACTTATCCAGGTAGTGATAACACTATCTTGTTAACACCGCAGGATAGAGATACCATCAGTCATGCTGTGAAAGCCAGAGTCTTCAGAATGGTGCATAAATAAAAATAACACGTCTATATACACGTCATACAGAGTACCCTAGTGATACCTATCTATGGTATCACTAGGGATCTATGACTATCATGGAGTCTTCTATGGATATCACGACTACTTTACACTATATCAAGGATCATGCACAGTGGTATGATTATCTCACGATGATCATCACAGTCCTGATCTTTATATCACCTTTTATTTTAACCTTGAAATTATACCCTGTCCCGAAGGACTGTCTGGATAACTGCTTCTACAATAAAGCCATGTTGATCTTAACAGCTTTAGCTGTCATCCTGATCAGTCTCTTCATCTGTGCAGGGGTTTTTATAGCTTATCGTAATTATAGTTGGCTATTATTGATTGGTATCGATGTCCTATACATCGCTTTTATACTGATTATTTATTACATAGAAACCAAGATGGAGCATAGACCATGATGGACATCCCAAGTAACATCCCTGATAAAGTCATCACCTATGGCTATATCTCAGCTTCTGCTGAGTATGCCAAACTCTACCTGATCAAGAACATCTATCTTGCTCTAGAGGAGAACTTATCTCATCCTCAGTTTCCTCAGATATTCAGAGATGTCGATAAAGCGATATTGGTGATGATGCAGATGTTGATCCACAGAAATCAAGTCAAACATAGTAAGAAGGACCTAGTGGTTGCAGATAGTAACAACCACATGGTCTCTAAGGACAGCTATGAAGTCATCAATAACCAAGGTCAGAGATATGTGGTTGAGATCTATAACGACAGTAAAAGATTTGCGTTACATGGTCCTAGCTATGGATTATTCACTTTGAAAGAAGAGGAGCTATCAGCATACCAAGTTGATACCAAAGAAGCACAAATCAATATCAACTATACTGGGGACAATATCCCTACACTCAATAAAGTCTTATACGACACAGTTGATACCGTCCTTACAGGACTGAATATCCGTGTTATCCCTAATCTCACCTTTATCAAGTAACTATGTCTATCAAGGTTAAACCTATCTTAGAATCCCCTAGGATCTCTATCACTGAAGCATTGAAAGACATCGATAAGTCTTTTGATGAAGTTTTAAAGAAGCAAATCTCGTTAAGAGAGCATGAGATGTTTATTAATCTCAAGCTTTTCATGCATCGTTATCTTGAGACCATAGACCTCTCGTTCTTAAAGAACACAGAGATCAGGGTTTGTCATCCTTGGCAAGAGGTGATCTTCTACGAGCACCATACTAAAAATGTCATCCTCTCGATCAAGTACCGTACTGAGGATAGTAAAGCGATCAGTCGCATCAACTTACGTGAAGTCTTCTCTTACTATGGTCTTTTTGAGAAAGAGGACGATACAACAACATGTATCAACAGTAACTACAGTGGACCTATCGGTAAAGCGATCTATGATTTTACCCATATCCTGCTTTCCATCTACAATCTGGATCCACAGTGGTATATCAATAACAATACCCTGGATACAGCAGAGTATAAAGAAAAGATCCTTGCACTGGTAGAAGATGGTTACGAACCAGGAGTAACCAAGAAGCATCGTAGTCATTATCAAGAATTAAAGACTGCTTATATCAACGCATTAAAGGATATCCTCTTACTAGAAGATATCCCGCACACTTATCGTTATTTCCAGGATGAAGGGATATTGTTCAATGTACTGGTGATCCATGCCAACTATGTCGTCTCTTGGACAGGATCATCCTTTATTGCTATATCCAACAACGGATATTCTTACCACTTTTATCGTGATTGTTTCATGCACTACGATGAAAACACATCACCTGAAACCTTACTTTGGGAGGTCAACTACAAAACAGATCGATTCAAAACCAACATAAGAGCATTGTCAGAATTACTATTTGCAGCTCATACCAACCTTAAGCTGATATTGATGATCAATATCATCTACTTTTTATCTAGGAGTCTTAACCCATGTCTACATCAACCAAAGCTAGTAAAGCTACCAATACCGATAGCGTTAATAGAGCCAAAAGAAAAATCAACAAACTTGGTCTCATGGAAGGTTTTCAACTTACGGTGAAACCTCATTTTGACACGTTAACTGATCATCTCGCGATCCAGTATGATAACACCATGCACACGACATTTCCTGCATTATGTTACTACATGGAGAAATGGATACCACAGATCACTTTAAAAGACATCCGTGTCTATGAAGAAATCGGTAAAACCACACACTGTGTATCCTTAGTCACTACTCCAGGAGAGAATAACCCACCCTTTGTGACTTTCCAAGTCGACAAAGAAGGAGTATTGGTATTTATCTCGTATCGGGTCAAGTCTCGTGCTGTCACGATAGCCAATGACAACGGTACGCTCATCAGCACCATCAAAAATCCTGATACCTTAAAGCTCATCTATGAAGTATTCTTGGCTTTTGCCAAATACATCGTAGATATCAGAGAAGGTCGATATGTCAGTCGTTATAACAAAGCAGATATCGATAAACGGTTGAAAGCTTTGAAACTGAATTTCAACAGGGTTTTATTTGAACAAGTGCAATATATCGTCGATCCTTTAATACAGATGGACTATGTCAATACCCTATCACCCATCCCTGATATCTTAACTCCAATCTATCAACATAACCATGAGATCAAAGTCATCGATGGCAAAGGTAAATCCTTAAGCTACGATGACATCGAGATCAGCATAGATCTGAATGATCCTAAGTTTAGTCTGAGTAAAGGAGATTACCAAGTCTCTACTAAAGGTAAATCATTATACGTCAAGATGCGTGATATAGAACACACCTTCGATGATGAGATCACCACTGCTCTTATCAGGAATATCCACCAGATCTTGTTGGATATGGTGTTTTCTGTAGAAACAGGTATCTTGTAATCACACGTCACAGACGTATAGACGTCATAAACCCATGTCACCCTACCAAGACCTTACTAGTCTTGGTAGGTATCCATCCATTCGTTATTTTCATCAAGGATCTTACCATGTCTGATATCCCAGCTTCCAATATTAGCACCACAGCACTACGTATTGAACTTTCAACCAAGCTTTCTTACTTAGTGCAACGCATCAAAACCACCAAGATGGATCTCTCTGATGAGAAGAAACATCTCCTCTGCTACGCACTCATGCGTACTACAGAGGTCTTTGATCAGTTCTTCAACCGTCCTGAGACTATCCACTACAACATCAAGAATAAAACCTACCAGATCCTTATCCATAACCAAAGCTATCGTCTCTCCACCAATCCTTTAACGATTGCTTCGTCTGATTGTAGTATCAGCTATAATCACAAGACCAAATCTTTAAAGATCGATACAACCCTAGTAGACTTCCCTGAGTCTATCTTACTGCAGGATAAAAGTCTTAAGTTCATCCCCAATACCTTACAGGAGATGATCGAGATCACAACCAGTAAACTGAGACCAGATATCAAACCCAATGATAGTGATGGTCATGTCAGACTGATCCATTTCAGCTGGAAGCTCTTTAAAGAGATCGAAAGTAAGCTGGAAGAATCTGTCTTTCCAGAAGAGTTATATACAGAAGAAGGTAGAGATCCCTATAACACCCATAGCAAAGACTTCTTAAAAGAAGCTTTGACTACGGTATTTACTACCTTGATCCATGCTGCAGATGGTAAATATCTCTTCCACTACAACACCAACGTCTATCCTGAGTATCAGGTAGCACAGAAGAACATCATCTTAAAGTCTGATCATCAGCTTATCCTTTATCACCCTGCACGTAAACCTCAGGATCTCTCGATCCATATCGATGATGATGGGATCGATATAGCTACAAGTGGATATCAGTTCTTCATCAACAAACCTGAAATGATGATCCTTTATCGTAATCAGTGCTACACTTACCAGAAAGAATACGCACAGACTATCGTTGATAAGTTTGCGATGTATATCGAAAGATACTTCTTCCAACAACTTGACTATCTGGAAGGTAACAACATCACTCAGAGAGCACGTAGCGAAGAGGTCCGTGCTTCGTCAAGAGCGCACTATCTGAATCTTCGCAAGGAGAACGAGATCATAGAACCTGCCGATACATCCTCTTTAAAACCTGTCTTAGACCTCCCTGAAGGCTCTATAGCAGAGATGTCTGATATCCCCCTTAAGTAACCCATTATCTCCCCTTAGAGTGCGTCTGGTGCGCTCTAAGGGTCATGACCTATACATCAGGAGTCCTATATGTACGACGATTTGAAATACAAAAGCATTGGTAGTTTGATTACTGATATCCAACAAGAGTCTCGATATCTTTCTTATCTTGGCGATAAAGAAGAGATCCTTAAGCGTACACGAAAGATCCATGAGTTGACCTCTATCTTGCTCCATCGCCTCTAGATATATCAAAGAAGAATAAGCGTCATAGCAGCCCCTACCCAGGATACTAAGTCCTGGGTAGGGTATATGTCGTCTTTTATTTATTTAAACAATTCAGGTAATATAACCTTCACCATTTAAGTAGCAGAGCTACTTGAATAGCTCTGGCTGACGGTAATCGATATCCAGTTTATCAGGATGTGGATTCCATGGCTGACCACTTTTTGTCGGTGGTAATGTGACTTTCTGGGTCTCAGGGTGTCTGTGAGTACTTAGCTGTACGTTATTCTCATACACCCCACCTTGCTTCACACTGAAATCCCCTTGATGGAACCATGTACCTTTAGAGGTGATTCTGCCTTTATCAAGCTGCAGTAATGTCTTACAATCCTTAGTCTCTAGTCTGATCAGTTCTTTCTCGGTCTGTAAGACGATACGATTCTCGTAGTCGTCTCTGATGACGATATGGTAGTTTTTAGTATCGATGAAGATTTGGTATTTATACTTCTCCTCATTCTTCTTGGTAGTGGAGATCAAGGTGATGATCTTCTCAGCAGTAGATACACCTTGTACATAGGTGTTATCCGCGTTCATTTCCACATCTTCTTCTTTGGTAGCGCAGTATCCGTATACTGCTGCTTCCAGTCTTCTTACTTTGGTGTAGTTATCCAAAGTATCCCAGAAGAAGTTCTGGGCGTTACCGAACTGGTAGATGAGTACTTTCTCACCCCGCCTGACATCAGGAGCTGTCATGCGGTTAGATTGATGCATGGGAAGCCATACGGCATTTAAGGTTTTGGTGAACTTGACGTTACTGTCGTAAGGTTTGCGTTCAGCATCGGTGCCTTGAGCTGTGACCTCTTCCCACTGGTCATTTAACTCACCATCTAGATGTGGAACGTTCTCTACTGGCGTGAATTCAATGGTGTTCTCGTGGAACTTCTTATTCAGTGCTACGATCCCCACACAGTAGAGTCTGAACAGAGATCCCTTGGTAGACTGGTTGGTCTCCAAAGGGTTTTGATTTTGATCCATGGGCTATGGTCTCCGTGTTATCTTTAAATAAGTGAAAATAAATAGCTTGCAATGACAATAACATTTTTACCGAAATTACGTAGTAAAAGTCGCTATTTTGCATTCTATTTCCAAATAGGTATATATCACAAGTGTGAAATCGATCGCAGAGATGCTTTAGATTTCGCTTTTTCAACATATAAACATAGGAGTTAATCATGTTACCCAATATCTTCTCTACCACGAAATACGATGCTTTTTGTGAGCATATGCAAAGTGCCTATATGGACACAGATCATGCGCTCATCTTTGAACATGAGCTAGAACAACCTGAGTTCTTGAAGTTAAAAGAAGCGTATACGTACTATCGTCGTGATGGATCGTACCTCATGAGCACACTAGGTGTGCAAGAGGTCGTTGGCTATGATGACGAACAAGTATCTCATACACGTGATATGCTCATGCAAGGACTACCCTCTTGTATTGATACCCGAGCAATACGGGAATGTTCAAAGATGCGTATACCTCACGGGTACCGTGTTGAAGTCAAAGGTATCGTTGATCAACACAGTAAACGCTTCTATGCTTACGATATCGGACCCCGTATACGCACGTTTAACGCTAGAACATCTGTCAAAGAACTTAGTTATTGGGATCGTATCGAGACATTAGCGAATGCAGGATTTCATGCGGGGTTCACCAAATCCATGAACCCCTATGACTTCTTCAAAGAGCGTGATGTACATGAGGTGCTTAAACACCTGTACATTGTCATCTATGACTACACCGTGACAGGCAGAGTCTGTGTGGATGTGGTCTATCCACACGAGACGACAGCTATCGTGGTAGGTACGTCTTCATGATGCAGATGGGGTACCTTCGGGTACCCCTTATGCTTACCTGTGTTTATATATACAGAAATTACGATATAAGTCAAAAGACCTATATCGTGCTCTTCGATTGCAATCTAGATTTTTTCAGATATATATCACAAACATGAAGAAGACAGATCCAATGTCTTTATATTTCGTCCATGTTATCGAAAGATATCCATACATGGACATGTTTTAAACATATATCTTAAGGAGTCTTAACATGAATACTATTGCTAAAGCAGTCGAGTCAGCTTACGACGAGCTCTTTGCTGAACAGTTTTACGAAGAAGGTAGTGTTGACAGTGAGAGCTGCTACATTGCTGCGATTCGTGAAGCGAATGCTCATGACGGCGAAGAGATAGACAACTCCAACTGGAGTGCTGGTAGCAACGGACAGAGCTTTGCTCCGAACGTGACTTTCAGATTCAAAGATGGGTCTGAAGCTACTGTCACTTACAGTGGTGTCTACGTCTAAGTTGACATGCGTCTAAGAATCATACATCCCTAGGGTACCGATGATGGTACCCTAGGGATGGCGTATGACGTCTTTTATTTTTTCTTCAGGATACTTTACGTATCCCTCAGAGACGTATCCTCCAGAGAGACTGCGTCTTTATTTTTGCTTACTCATCTCTCTTATTTGATGTGTTCTATCCCTAAGAGTGCATCATGCGTTACACATCCATCACTTTAAAAGGATTCAAAAGACTGGGATTTGGTCAAGTGAAATCCTTTACGTTAAAACCATTGCAGTTCTGCCAGTTGATCCTTGGGATCAATGGCTTCGGTAAATCAACACTCATGAAAGAGATCTCACCTTTACCAGGTAACAAGAATGACTATTATCCCAATGGTGAAAAAGAGATCATCATTGAAAATGACCATAAATCCTACAAACTCACTACCTATTACCGTAGTAGTGTCAAGTGTAGTTTCATTGACTTATCGACCAATGAAGAGCTAAATCCTTCTGGTACACAAGCGATCCAGCAAACCCTGGTACAGGATATCTTTGGTTACACCACAGATATCCATCAACTACTCCACAGTAAAGAATCCTTCACTGAGATGTCTCCTAAGAGAAGACGAGAATGGTTCATTGAAGTATCTAACATCAACTACGATTACGCGATCTCTGTATGGACGAAGCTTAAGGATTACTTAAGAGATATCCAGGGGTCACTTAAAGAGCATAAACGAAGACTTGCTGAAGAGCTCTCATCGGTACTTTCGACTGATGAGATCACGAGAATAGAACATGAGATCGCTTCCATCGAACAGTCTATCGCTTTTCATCAAACCTATATCGATAAACCCAGTAACCCTAACATCCAAGAGATCCAGCTCCATATCAGTAAAGTCATGGCAAAGATCCAAGAGATCCGTCAGCATCTTTTGGATACATTAGCTTACCTCTATAAACACAGTGACACTATCCCAACTTCGGATATCTCTAGCTATCTTGAAGCGCTAAATAAAGAGATCAATGACACTGATGTCAAGATCGGTGTCAAGAAAGCAGAAGTCGATCGACTCAAACACAGCCTAGAGAAAGCCTCTGGTGTACTTAAGATCGACAAAGAGAAGATCCATGCAGAGCTTACCGATATCCAGAGTAAGCTTACAGGACAAACTAATGCTTCCTATAAAGCCCAAGATAGAGATAGAATGCTCTCTTTGAAATCGCGTATCCTGCATTGGTTATCCGCTAGACCTAGCGTAGTCAGCAAAGAAAGTGCTGATGAGATTGAGCAATACAGACAAACCTTACTTAAAGAAGAACATGAGTATCAAGAACAACAAGAGTCATTGATCACCATGAGGACGACGTTAAAAGTCATCATGGATAAACGAAAAGACCATCTCATCTCCTGTCCTAACTGTAACCATGCTTTCATCCCAGGATACAACCCTCAAGAAGTAGAAGATCTGACTCAGAAAGGTAAAGCATTAAAAGAGTCATTGACGCGTATTGAGGAAGCATTAATCCCTAAACGTAAACACTTAGATGATATCAGTGCTTCTTATCAATGGCGTAATCAGCTTAAGCAACTCTTCACGGAGCTCTATCCCGAATATCGATATCTCTTAAAAGACTTCAATATCGATCATCCTTCTCTCTTAGTAGAACATATAGACCAAGAACTTGATCAGATAGAGCGCTATCTGGATCAAGAAAGGTTATTAAAAAGACAGGTAGAACTGAATAACATTCTCTCTACTCTAGAGGCTTCTGATCTTAAATCTCCTGAACATTACGCAAATGCTCTTGAACAAGAAGAACGATTACTCTATCAACTAAACCAAGATAGAGCTTCTATCCATGATCACATCCAGGATATATTAAAGTATATCGATCAGAAATCCTTGGTCTCTAAGCATCAAGGGAGTCTTGCTAAATTACTAGAGATGCTCTCTCAGCTAGAGCTTGATAGCATCAAGCATCAAAACAACCAAGCATTGACCTCTATGATCGAGAATCTCAAGATCACATTAGGAGATAAGATCAAAGCTAAGTCAGATATAAATAATAAACATAGGGTAGTCCAGTATCTGGAAGATGAAATCAAAAGCCTTTCTTACAAGGAAGGCTTATTGAGACTACTCCTAGATGAGTTATCCCCTCAGTCTGGGATGATCGCTGAAGGACTAAAACACTTCATCGACATCTTCTTAAGAGCGATGAACCAGATCATCGCTTCTATCTGGAGCTATCCCTTGGTAGTCAAACTCCCAGAATCCCAAGAAGACAGTATCGATCTAGATTTCAAGTTCCCGATGCAAGTGGGACTTAATCAAGAATCGATAGAAGATGTATCCTTGGGATCTTCTGGGATCAAAGAAGTCATCAATCTTGCTTTTAAATTAACTGCGATGAAGTCCCTTAAGCTTGATCATTATCCCTTATTCTTAGATGAATTTGGTGCAAGCTTTGATCAGCAGCACCGCGTGTCTGCGATCAACATCATCAAAACCATCATCGAAGAGAAGATCCATAGCCAGTTATTCCTAGTCTCCCACTATGAATCCTCCTATGGTGCACTCACTTCTACTGATGTAAGCCTATTATCACCAGAGATCCCTGTACCTTTTGACAAAGTCAATACGGTAATGCAGATGGACTTTGGTGCTTTTTCTTAAGGGGTCCTAAGGAGCAATATGTTTTATATCGATACCAACAGAAGTCGTTACTATCGTGACCAGCATAGTAAGGACAAAATGCTTGCCAAACGTTACCGTTGTGATCAGTTACATGCCTTTATTAAGGAGTATCATGATCAAGGTAACGAGCAGTTTTTGATCACCCCTAAGTATAGACCTCATTACGTCAGCAAGAGTAAAAGCAATGGTAAGTTCAAAGAAGGTATAATTAGATACTCGATAGAAGGTAAAATCAGTATCAATGGAGATGTGTTACATGAGTCCATTGATCATGTTCCTTATCTAAGATGTGATCTTGATAAAGATATTGAGGTGTTGGCACTGGTCTCTCCTAAGGAGGTCTATGTCAAACAACTCTTGACTCACACAGACCAACGACTTCTGAGTCAGTACTTCCATGATAGCGATCTCGTCAGCAAGATCATAGGTCAACCTGATGAGGTAGTCAGTTACCATGAGGAGATCCAGAAGAGAAGAGGTTTCAAAACCGGGTTTTTAGGTATTGAGGTGATCCCACTGTCTTGCTATAAGGACAGTGTGATCCATAGCTACGTATATGCATGAGGTGATTTATGATTGATGAAGACGGCAATATCTTAGACGAAGATGATTTTGATGATCTTCCTGAGAATGATGACTTTGACAGTGGTGTCGACGATGAAGACGACGACATCAGTGGCATCCCGGATGACGTCCGTTTCGGTGAGGAAGATCTATTCCCGGAAGATATCCCAGATGATGAAGACTGGGATATCCCTGATGATGTTGATGATGGTGATGAGTATGCCGATGATGGGGATTTTTCTGATGACGATGATGACCTATCTTTTGTTTGATTTTCTATTTTGAGAGTGATATATGGATTCTTTTATCTTACACATTGCTGACAACCAAGATATCGCAGCATCGCCTGTCTTTATCTCAGGCACCAATCCCAGTACGGGTGTCGATGAGAAATATGTCGAGATCTTTGTTCTAGATCGTAAGAACAAAGCACGACTCTATCAGAAACGCTACTACTTAGACGAGAACGACTTGCCTAAGCAGCTTATCGTCAGACGTGGTCAAGAGGTGCTACTGAACACCATGATCGATGCAGCGACCGTCTATATGGACCATAGCAAGCATGCAGGCTTTACTTTAGAGAAAGCTTTAGATGATAAAAGTAATGTCTATCTAACTTTAGAGAACACCACAGAGACTGAAGTACTAGAATACAACCAGAAGAAGTTTAACGTCTTTGAACCTGGTAACATCGTCTATCTCTTCCATGACCTCTACGAGATCCTCCCTTATGCAGCATGTCAGTATAGTGGAGAAGTCACATTTGCTGTGCAGAAGATCTCCGATGATGCTTGTCGGATGAAGTTAGTTAAGCTCACTTACATCAACTTCCCTTCTGAGAAACCTTTACCTGATATCGGTGAAAGAGTGGTTTATGATATCACGAGTGAAGGAGATCTGGAAGTAGGTAAAGAACTCACCTGGCACTTCGGTGGTCAAGGTCTCTGCCCACCGATATTCTTCAACAACACCTGTAAGTACTTAGAGGCTTTTGGTTATAAGAAAGCAGAAATCATCTTCCGTGATAAGCACTACATCATCGATAGAAATGATGCAGTAGCTCCTGTGACAGAAGAAGCTACTGCATCTGAGTCATCTGAGTAAATATATACACGTCATAGCACCCTTATACCACACTAGGACTTTAGGTAGTCCTAGTGTGGATATATGTTGTCTTATCTATTTCATCTATAGGAGTCTAGTATGGATTATCAAGAAAGAGAGCATCAGTTAAACGTAATGCTCCATCAAGCATTTCAAGAGAGAAGGATCGATATCTTTGCAAGGTTTCACCATGCGATAGCTATATTCAAGGAGAATCTACAGACATTGATCACTTGCGATGATCTTGAAATCAACCTCATCTGTCTGGATAAGACCCATGAGAAAGAGATGATCGCAGGGGATATTGGTTATTATCTCTACCGTGATCAAGGGTTCTACCTTGGGGATATGTCATCAGGAATCGAATATGTTTGCCGTAATAACCGCAACTATTTATACGTCTTTGAAGAAAGAGATCATTACCGAGATCATGATTTAGTCTCCTTCAAGCTCTGCTATCAAGGAGACGATACAGAGAAACTCTGTAAGATCTTTAGGGATATCTTAAATGAGGTCCATGATGAGATAGCAGGAGATGCAGTATGACTGAACAAGATAAACACGACAAACTCATCACGCTGATGAGTTTATGTCGCGAGAGATCGATGTCGATATGTAAAGACAGAGGTGTTGATGAACACGAGATCGGACTTAGAAACATATCTGATATGGTCTGGAAAGCTTTAAAACCTTTCGTGGATCACTTTGAAGATATCAGTATGGTCAATGGTTTTGAAGATAAGTATAGTGGTCAAGACCCTGTAGAGATCATAGATCTGACCTTATTTAAGAATGGGGGTGAGAAAACACTTATCCCTTACTGGATCAGACTGGTCTCTGATCATGCGTTACTCATCAAGACTCCTGACTTTATCTTTGTTAGAGACTACCTTGGTGATGTAGAATGCTTTAGTGATGGTAGAGGGGATGTTTACGATGACGAGATTTATCGTGCTTATGGTGATGCATTACAAGACATCATCATGGAAGTCTTTGTCCAGGACATCCATCCTAGTCAGATCAGTACAGACGAACATATCGAACGCAATGAAAATCCGATGCTTGCCGGAGATGCTCATACCGGCAGGATCGGTGTATAGATGACGTATACCCCCTACTCCTCAGTAGTACCCACGATAGGTACTACTGAGACATATGACGTTTTATCTGGGTATTGATCAATAGCAAATACCATATATGCCTCTAGGAGGCTCTCAGAGCCTCTCTGAGGCGTTATCTTTATTTTCTTGATGAGTTATATTAGTTTTGTAAGATATCGTCTTAAAACACGTCCCATATGCGTTTTAGATGGATATTTTACATCCTATTTTATTTCAGGTATATATACTAAACATGAAGGACATCCAATCCTTCATCAGTAGTGATAGAGATATCACATTCCTTTAATCAACTTTAATAGGTGAAACATGAAACAACTATTCGCGGAGACTCGATGGAAGATCGAGTCCCAAGAGGGCTTCTTGAATGCTAAAAACGTGTTCAAGAATTCTCTTATCGATCTATACATCGACAACCCTTATACCGGCATCGATCTTAGCAACCCTTACATGAAAACAGTTGCTAAGCATGCTTCATGCATCAAAGACTGGTGCATGAAACACGTCAATCAACAGAACTGGAAATTCCATGGAACCCACGACCATGGCGGGTACTTCAAGATCAACTGTCTCCAAGACATCAAAGGAGACAGGATTTACAGAGAGTACTTGCTGTATATAGACAGTATCGGCGAGATAAAAGCCTTCCACGATGCTGAGAAAGAAATCCACGTATCCTACACCCACGAGGATAAGTGGGTAACTAAGATCAATGGGGAACTCTGTTGGGATCAGCGGATATTCTCACTCATCATGAACATCGCTGATTTGATCCGGTTGATTATTGACGGCAAAGGTAGACTGCGCCGCAACTTTGAAAATGAACAGTTGCGGGTTCTGGAAAAACCTTTGCTGTTCATACGGCGAATCGATAAGGTTGTCAGTGATAACATCGACAACACCATCAAGAGCATGTTGATGTCCATGGCCAGAGAAAATGTTTACATCGAGAACCGTTACAGTAATGACGGATATATTCGTGGATGGTATCTCCACGACGGTTGTTATTACTATCGTGACATCCGGGATGATCGATTTGAGATGCGATATCGAGATATCACCATCCAACACGATGGTCGATATCTACGTATCTATAGCGAACAAGAAATGTTGCTTGAACACGACGGTAACAACAGAGATGCTGTTACTAAAGTGGATACAGATCTTGGGTCATGCACAGCAGATGCGATTGAAAAATCTATCTTTGCTGTCATGACAGGTATCCCTGTATATCCAGCATAAACGCCATTTCTTCAGGATGATTTCATCCTTCATCATCCTTCAGATAGCCTACACGGCATACACCTCTATATCCAAGATACCTCTAACAAAGGGGTATCTTGGAGTAGGGGATCTATGTCATTTTTAAGGAGACTTAAATGAAAAATATAAATATCCCGAAGGTACTAACCAAAGGTATCTTTAAAGACAAGATTCGCATTGCGTGCTCTATATTGACAGAGCGCACGCCTTATGACTTCCATGACTTTGGTTTTATCCTGTCGTCATGGATTGTGTACGGCAATATGAAAGCGGTAACTTGGGATGATCAATCATTCCAAATCATTTATTCTGATTTTGGTCGACAAGTATTTTTGGTGTCTGTCAAGATGAAAGATGGTGTCATGACAGAGATCGTTTTTACGGATAAATTAGGATTTACGATCAAGACAGATAACCATGATCATATCTGGTTTATCAGAAATGACAAAATGTTTCGTAAATATCAGAAAAACGAGTTTATCGCAGGTGTGATGCGTGGCATAGTGGCAGACTTGATGCTTGCGATATCGGCTTTCTCTGAATAAGAGGTCCTTAAATCACCATAGAGAAACACCACACTCCTTATCTATGGTGATTTATCTTTTATTTAGGAGTACTATTCATGAAAGAACTCATCCTAACCAACACCAACAAAGTCATCCGTGATGCATTTATCGAAGATGATGCGATCTATTTTCACTATAAACCCATCCTTAGTAATGCCAAGTACCGGGATGGAGATCCTCGCATACTTGCTATGCAGCCACATGGATCCAATGAAGTCATCGGAGATATCTTCAAGAACTTCGTAGAACTCATGGAGCATTTCGATGACGTGTTGATAAAAGTGGTCTGTGATGACAGTGATCCTAGGTTTTATTTGATCAAAGAGATCAGTTTCATTTATCGGAGATACCAGTATCGCGCGATATATAAACATGATGTTGACAGTTTCCCAGATCCTGATTTTCCTATCCCGCTTTGTTATCTGGTTCACGCCATGATCTACATCCCTAATGGCATGGTACTTGAGCGTGAGTATGATAGGTACAAAGTCGAAGATGGGCAACTAGAGAAGATCGGTACCGTAGATAGGTCTATCATCTATCTCCTAGATGCATTGTCGGTTGAGGTCATGTATCGCTACTACAAAGCAATGGTAGAACACATCGAAAGTAATAAGATCACAGAAGATGACTATCCCCCACCCGAATATCCTTCTGCTGTCAATGATGATACTTACTAAGCAACACAGGTAAGACATCACTATGGGAGAGACTTCCATCTCTCCACCATGGATAGCTGTACACGTCTTGAGTGTGTGACCAAAGCTATCCATGTTTTCCCTTTAACCAATCCTACTTAACGGAGCATAAACCATGTACACAAAACCAGAACTTGAACTCATCGACTTCTTGAATGATCTCAAGAAACAAGGGGATCCTATCCTTCCTAAAGGAAGTAAGGATGATCGAAAGATCCTTGAAAGGATGATAAACGCTTTATATACCTTTGTCGAAAATAAAGGAAGTAAAGAGATCACAAGACTTTATCGACGATACGATAAAGGGCGTAAGATCTTCAGCCTTTATTATCAAGGCATCCATGTAATCTTCCATGTTGATTATCAAGACGAGATCACTGATCACCAAGTGATGTACAAACCTAAGGATCCGACATGGTTAAATAAAGGTTCATCACTAAGAGTGTGGGAGATCCCTGAATGCTATCAGGACTACGTCAAATCCTGGATCACCTATCTATTCGACCTCTACTTGGGTAAATTCAAGATAGAGCTAGATCTAGAAAAACCAGAGATGCCTATCGACGTAGAGAAGATCTTCTTCAAAAGACTGGTAGAGCTTACCAATAAACCCTTCGTACATATCAAAGAACATCTTCCCCTGATGGAGAAGATGGTTGATCACTTGAAGTACTTTGTAAAGCATGCTGATAAGCTGGTATACAAGTACGATAGCAGGCAACACGGTTCTGATGTCTTCGAATATTGTCTGGAAGACATGTCTGATTGCAGTATCGTGATTATTCGTAATGTCGATCTCCATGATTGGGATACGGTGTACTATGGCATGTTTTTATACCTTAATGGCGAATACGTCCATGTTAAATACACCACAACTAATGATCCTGATTTCAGACCCGAGAAACACGTGGATGTTGAGTACAGCAAGGATGGAGACCATGTTACCTTGCATTCAAAATCTTCTTATCAGCTAAGTCGGGTCTTCTATCGTCTCGCTAAAGAGATCCTCTATAGCAGCATCACTCGTATCCGCACGTAACACGTCATACAGCCTACACAGTACCTATAGTGGTACTGTGTAGGTCATTTATGTCGTCTAGGCTCTCCGCTGTCGACCCCCATCTCTGAAGAGCTATCTTGATAGCTCTGATGAAATCGGCATGCGGAAATGACATTTAAAAACAATAAATTTAAGTGGGTTATTCATGAAAAAAAAAACACCTATGCTACCTTCGGTTAAAAGTGAGCGTGATAGTGCAGAATACTATCTGAAAAAAATCACAAAAAGAGCATCCTGGGTGCTTGCCGATATCGATCATTTCCAGCACATGTTTGAAAGTGGGATTTATTGGAAAGTTAGGGACTATAAAGGTCCTTTTCTCTTGCTGACAAAGTACTTGAAACTCGCCTTTACCTATCGTTGGTTGCGCTGCAGCGGTGTCCCTTATTGCGAATGTCGCCTTGATGAAGGTAGATACTTCATCGACATCAGTTATAATCCCTACATTGGAGATACTGTCTATGCTTGTGTCAATATGGGTATCAAAGGAGAATGGATAGAGTTTAGCTTCAATAACCAAACGCTTATCAGCTTCAATGAAAGACGAGACACCCTCACCCTAGAGGGTGTTGAGATACCATCAGGTCTTGAGAAACTCAATATGTTTGAGATATCAGAACTTAGAAGCGACCCCGATCGAAAACGATGGAACGACATTGTTGACCCTATTTATAACCTCTACTACGACCCTCTAAAGGATCTCCTATGGAAGCTCCATGACTATGCACAAGATTTTACCCAAACTTATCATGGTGAACCTCGTGATCCTTCCTAAATCATCCCATGCATCTCTCTAGGTAGAGATGAAAAAACACAAACTGTAAAACTAGGAGTATACCCATGACGAAAGTAGACATATTTGACGACATGATCCCTTTGTATGAAAAAGGGATCACTTTGGCTGATCAGGAACAAGACCCTGATCACAAGGACTGGATCACTAAGATCAATCAAGAGATGCGTAACCATATCTACAATTTAAATATGTACAACATCGCTTCGTTCCATCATCCTCTACATCGTTTTCACTACCAAAACATCTTTGGTATCGAAGATCATGAGGTTGAAGGCCATGTATTTCGTGTGATATTAAAGGAACTTGCAAGTCCTGCGGAGAAACCCATAGGTCTATTTTTTACTGTGGATGATGAAGAGATCAAAGACGTACGTATTTCGCATGATATTGCATATAACCACTATCAGAAAGAACATCTTTCTTGGGAGTATCCGGAACATCTCTCATCTTGGTTATATGGAGTAGCTAAGATGTACTATGATCTCTATCTGGGCAACTATCAAAAACTACGGATCGATGGGGGTTTCAAGATCGAGAAGTGTTTGCTAGAACACTTCATCGATATCACCCATAGTGACCACATTGAGAATGTCGTCAAGTTCAAGACGGTATTGCAAAAGGCTAGTGGTCTCTTACATCATCTTGTCAATCATGCGAATAACTATCACGCTACACATCGTTATAACAAGGATATCGGAAGATGGCAATTCTTGATCACCGATGATAATGGTCTGTGTTATATCTCTTATTACCATTGGTCTACCAATAAGGGTGTAGATGAAAAAGTGAGTCTCGATATCCGTCTTCATGACGGATATATCGTCTATACCAATGAACATAATGAACCGTATCTGGAGTACTATGATCATGGTGTATATACTGCTACCACAAAAGATGTCCGGGTAGTTGGGAAAGCGATCATCAAGACTCTGGAAGAACAGGTGCTGTGGTATATCAGTTGACATGAATCTAAAATCCTTGGGATATAGATTATCCACATAGGGGTTGATTCAATTCTTTTATCGACATATAAAGCACGACACCCTAGTGATACCTATCTATGGTATCACTAGGGTCTATGACGTTTATTTACATTTCGGGAGTCTCCTATGGCAAAAGACAAGTTCCATCTCTTCATGAAAGAAGCACCTAACGAGAAAAGTATCCTTACTCAGTTCTACAACCACATCCTAGAAACTGCTAAAAACACACCATCACTGACTAAAGATATCGCAGATAAGTATCCTCACTACGAAGCGTTGATCCAAAAGACTGTTGGTACACTGACTGACATCATCTCTGGTAAAAGAAAAGACGCATATTTCTCAATCAACCTTACCCGTCACCCCTTCAGTGGGATTGACTTTAATTATCACTTTACTGATGAACATGGGGTATACAAATGTGATTTTACCTACAATGTCATCAGGGATAAGATCATTAGCTTCACCTTAAATATCTATCGTCTCGATATGCAGTCTGGTACATGTGCAGAACCGAAGTGTCAGACTTATATCAAATACAACATTAATAACGGCAGATACGTATTTACCTTGTTTGAAAATGAGGTTATTGTGAATAGTCATCTCCATCTGGTATTCACCAAGTACATCTATCTCATCAAAGACATGACTCTACCTTTTGTCGATAAACTCTAGTCTGTACAGCCACTACGCGACATATACCCAGGTACCCTGTTATATAGGGTACCTGGGAACTATGACGCATTTTCTTTATATCACATCCACTGATAGAACTTAGGATTCTTCGCATCAGTGTTAGAGATCTCAACCCCTATGGTGTCTTTCTTAGTGACATCACTAGAAAAGAGATCAGATCTGACTTGATCAAGATCAGGATCATCTTCGATCATCTCAAGCATCTCATTGACTTTAGGACCGATGTCAGTACGGTAATAAGGAAGTCTTGGATCACCACTATTGTTATTCTGACTTACTTGGACATTGTTCTCTTTAAACATCGTCCCTTGTGTACCACAAGCAACACATCCTTCTTCACTATAGCCTTCACCTGTAAGGCTCATCAAAGTCTCTTCATCGATATCCACTCCCATGATCTTCGCTACCATCTGTGCAGCTTCAGTTGCGATATCTTTGGATCTGGTTGAGATGTTGGGGACATCTCCTGTATCTAACAACACATCGATGACATAGACATCTTCAGTTTGCCCTTTACGATGTGCTCGAGCGACTGCTTGCACGTAGTCTTTATCCCTAAAGGGGATATTGAGCATGATGATGGTGTTAGCCATGATGAGTGGGACTGCTGTAGACAATGACTGGAATGTTGCTACTAAGGGATTAACAGCATCTTCTTTATCAAAAGACTCAACGATCTTAGGGAGATCTTTGTTGGTTTCCCCAAAGACTACAGCTGGTCTATACTGATCCTCCATGAGCTTTGCTTTTAGAGTAGTCACCACTTCAACAAAGGAAGTAAACATGATGGTTTTCTTCTTCGCATTGGTGAGTATCTCATCTAGGGTCATGAGTCCTAGATCAGGACCATAGTTGAGTGGGATGAGGCGCATCGTTCCTAGGTTACTGGCGATATCGACGTTACATTGGGTTCTTGCTTTACCTAATATAGATCCTAAGCATTCCCCCATGATAGTCAGATTGACATACTTGTAGACAGATTTCGCTTTTCTAAAAGCTTTCTTGATATCATTAGGTAACATCGGGATGATCTTGGTACGCTCGAAGGTATTACAATACCGAGAGATATCCTTCATGGTGTAAGGATCCCAGCCTTTCCGGATGGTGTGTACTTTAGAGAGATAGTCATCCAGGAGTTTGATCTCTTGTGATCTTCCTTTAATAGAGTTACGATAAAGCTCTATCCCGTACTTGTAGTCTTCTTCAAAAGACTTCATGTTCTCCTTGTAGAACTTGCTACGTTCCTCAATGAAAGCTTTCATCTTCAGTCTGATCACAGGGAGTGTGTAATCATCGCCATTTTTCAAAGTGACGTTAGCTTGGTATCTGTAGAGCTTGACATCAGAAACCACATCTTCTTTTTTCACGGTGTGAGAGAGGATACCGATACGGTTAGCGAGGATATCAAGCGCTCGTTCTGAATTCTTACCAAAGACTGCTGCAAAGGACTTCTCACAAGCCTCATCAAAGAGAGGATCGATGCAGTGTAGGAGTGGGATGACTTCTTTACCTAGCGCTTTGATAGGAGTGCCAGACATCCAGAGACTGTAGTGCACGTATTTCTTAGTGAGCTCTATCAAGGTTTGGGTACGTTGGGAAGTGATTTCATTGAAGTTATGCGCTTCATCCAACACCAAAGACACCTTACCTAAATCTCCTGGATTAACTTTAGAGAGAAAATCCATGAATTTTGATAAGTATTCGTAATGGATGACGTAGACATGTTGTCCTAATGTAGGTGGTAATCCTGATAATGAATGGAAGTACTTAGGAGTATTCTTATATTTGTTATCTAAGGTCTCTTTCCAGACATCGATGACAGCATTCTTAGGCGATACCACGATGATGGTATCAGCTTTCAACGACTCCATGAGGATCAGAGATGCGATGGTTTTACCCGTACCGGGTTTTGCATCTAAGAGATGTCCTTTTAGCTTATACTTCAAAAGTCTGTCTGAATAGATATCCAAGTACTCTGACTGCCATGGCAATGGGGATACTTTAAAGAGATTGATTGCATTTCTATCAATGAGGGAGTTATCCACACCTGGTTGAAATACAGCTCGAAGTTCCGTAAGCTCTTTGAGTTTACTGACAGCGATCCTTAAGGATCTTCTTGATACTGGGATCTTAGGCTCATCGATGAGCTTCTCCATGGCATAGATGATATCCATCAAGAAGAACTTGTGGAACTTAACTGCAATGTAGGTAGCACTATGGAAGATGTTGTTACTGATCTTAGAAGTACCCCAAGCTTTGTTGATAGCATCAATAAGCCTGTGTCCATTAAAGCCATGTAAGGTGATGTACTTGTTAGACTCACTGACTTCGATATTACCAACAACAGAGTTCCCTAAGGATTTAAATGTAGAAAATAGACTCATGGCTTTATTGTTCCTCTAAAACAAAATCAGTGATCGTACCTTTCAGATCCACTTCTGCAAGGTCTGTATAGATACGATCTGTATCCCAGAGATAGAAATCTGGTTTATCGAAAAGATAAGCTATCAGCGTAGAGTGGGTGAACCTGTTCTTGGATTTTAATGGTTCTACGGTTTCCCCATTGATGATCGATACTTGATCAGTCAATGACTCACCATAGATGCCGTAATAAGGAGCGATTTTATCGATGAGTAGATCACGCTCATCATCACTGTGGTTGATGTTGTTATAGGTGTAGACATAATCCATCTCGTAGTTCACCACTCGTGGATAACGGATACTCCCTTTTTTAACATCTTTGATCTGATCTGCACCAATAGAAGGATACCAGTATTTCTCTAAAGGGTTGTTATAGTCTATCCAACCAAGATGCAGACCATCTTCTCGATGATCAATCAGAAATCCATCTGACCATACTAAGAATGCATGATAGCATCGTCTGTTGTGGATCCTTTTGATCTCAGCCAATGAATCCTTGGGATAAGTGACATGACGGTTCATCATGACAAAAGCAATATAGAGTTTGTGTTTATTCATAGCTCACCATACTCGAGAAGGATTTTGATAGTCTAGCATCGAACAAGTGATCTTTCTCGTATCTTCAAAGATCTCTTCATCTACTTTCTCTATGCTGTATTCGTAGCTTTTGACTTTATCATTATACTCAGGTTTACCTGTGGTCAGGAACACCTGAGTGAGTTTATAGCAGCCTGCATGAAGAGGTGTATTTTTATCAAAGAAGATATCTTTATCGACTTTGATATAGAAGACATAAGTCGTCTCAGTACCCTGTTTATCCCGATAACGTCTGGTATGAGATTCAATAAAGAATTTACCGATATTGACAGGGTGATAGGGTTTCTGGTCCTTCTGATAGTTCACCAACCAATACTCTCCTGTATCAGAGGCATCATAGACCAAGGATTTATTAGGCTTCAATGCTTCTTGATAGTCTATCGCGTAGATGTACCAGCCACCACGAAAGACTACACCACTGTTATCTCTTCCATTCATCTTAGGCATGGGGTGGTAGTACTGATAATCACCATAGATCCCAGCGTATCCTACCATACAGCCATATAAGCTATCAGCGACACAGACTCTGGGCACAGTTCTATCTTCACTGAAGGCTTGTCTACGACTGATGTAAGGAGACATCTCTTTTAACTGATGGTCTTTACTGATATGGATAGCGAAAGGATGGTTATCGTCAGGGACTTTGATTTTACAGTTCTTCTGGATTTTATCATTCTGCATGCTGATAAAATCCTTCATTTCTTGGATACTCATGATTTTCACATTCGGTTGAAGTTCATATCCTTGAAGTTCTTTTCTTAAACTTTAACTAAATGATGCGTAGCATCAATCTGAGAGGATCATCCTTGATCCTCGATGAAACATAAGGAGTCTTATCCATGCGATTACATACAAACCTCTCTGAAGGTCCTGAATATGCCTTTGGTATCGTCCAAAGTAAACTACTGTCCATGACAGATGCAACAATCACGAAATCATCTTTTCAAGAGTTCTGTCAGACCGATGAGTGGTATCTTGGTCGTGAACCTTCTACACTACAGATCATGTTGATCAAGGATAACCACGATGGACAGGTAGAAACCTTAATCATCGAAAAAACCCATGAATCCAACCAAGATCCTATCCTTTACACCATCACCCACAACCAGATGCAAGCAGGTGATAACACCATAGATCTTGAGAGAGTAGAAAATAACAACATCATCAGCATCACCATCACTGCTACCAGTGAAGAGATCCCACAAACCTTTGGCGTGGAGATCTCTAAGTTCATCCAAGTAGATCTAGATGCTTTGCCTATCGGTGGACACTATAAACTCGAACTCTCTTATTCGAGTAATGGTGTTGATGTGATAGAAGATGGTGTCTTTACTGAGATCTCTAACGCAGATAAGGAGTAATCCATGTACATAGAACTTAAAAGAATCGATATCGATGAAGAACAACTCTTAAAGAACCTTAAAAGAGATATCGACTTCTTGATGAAATTTGATCTTACCAACAGGATAAATATTAATCCAGATGGAGGAGTATTTACGCAGTACACAGCAGATGAGATCACTTGTGCCTACAGCATCTCCAATGAACCTATCTCCTTCTTAACGATCACTTGTTATAGTAGCAACAACGAGATCTCTTATCGTCTGCGCTATCAAAAGCGCTACGAGATCTATCAAATCACCATGTCTAAAGAAGAGGTGCATACCCACCTCTCTGAGGACTTCTTGACCTATCTTCAACATCACATCAAACCTAAGAGGTAACCCCATGATCATCACTTTAAGTTCGTATGAAAGAGAAGGATTTGTTAAAATAAAAACTGACAGACACTATCAGTTCTCATTAGAGGAATGCATTAAAGAAGAAACATGGCCATCCGTTATAGACGAGATATACTCCTTAATGGAAACCTACGAGTATAGTCTTGGTTATTCCACTAGTGTTTATACCGTAAAGAAATCATTAATCTTCTTTAATGAAGACAAGTTAGTATATACTGTCAATATAGAGATCCCTGATGATGACCAAGGATTTATATTAGGTGGTTATTTGAAAGACACTATTTTGGACAGTATCCTATCTGGACGTATTAAAGAATAAACCTTCTCAACATCAATATCAAGAGGTATCCCATGGGCAGTAAAAGACCTAAAGACAGTCAACTCCTGACACTCTCTAAACTCATCGAAGCAACCTATCATGAACAAGGAAAGCTTCCACCTTCTCAACACAATACTTTTTATAATGCTAGCTCTACGCTAGTCATGGATATCGACTATCTGCTAGAGAACGAAGATCTTCCACTTACGGTATCGATCTATCGGTTAACTCCTAGAGAAGTCATCTCCATCTTGCAATCTGCGACCGTCAGACAGAAGTCTACTGAGGTCAGAGCGATGATCAGACATTTCTCCCACTTGATGCAAACATCAGGTATTGTGTCTCATGGTAGGTTCTCGATCACTCGTAAGACCTTGAACGATTCGTTCTCCTTCTATATTTACTTCATCACCTCAGGTGAGGTGGATGAAGAACTAAGAGAACATGTCACCAAGTCTACTTTTAGATATGGTGGTATCAAAGATCAATACTTGATCGAAGAAGTCGATCAGATCAGTATCGATAGTCTAGATGATAAGCTCTTCTTCATGCGCAATATCAGTAAACGCTACGCTGAGTCTTATCGTTCATTTGTTGGGATCAACAACGGATACAGTATTGTCCACACCATGCAAGTCAGACCTAACGTAGATGAACATGGTAGACCTAAGTTCTCTTATAAGACACCAAAGCATGCTGCTGAGAAAGATATCAAACTCCCGAAGATCTTCCCTATCAAAGATCAATCACAAAGGAAAAGAGAAGCTCTGTTCTATGTGAATATGATCACTTCAGCCAATGCAGCTACCGCAGTGTAGACGTCATAAACGGCATAGCACCCTACCCAGGATACTAGGTCCTGGGTAGGGTGTATGACGTGCATTGTAATCTATTTTAATAGACATAGTGATGCAGGCATCACTATCGGTGGATGCCTTACCACAAAAGGCATCCTTTACAATAGTACTTAATACGGAGTAACCCTCCGTAAATGGCTTATATGTCACAGTATTAACATTAAAGCCATCCATGAAAAATGACATGTGTGGACGGCATATATCCCTAGCACACTACTCTAAGTGTGCTAGGGATATATATTCGTGCATAAATGATCACAGGAAATTGCAATCTAAAATTTTTTCAGATATAAATTATATCCATGATCTTAGGATCCCATCTGCCTCTTATCATTTTCAAAAAAGGGGTGGGTGGTAGTTGGATGAGGATAGTTGCAGCTATCCTCATCCGTTACGACTACATCAATGGGTTAATAACCCAGGAGTCAATTATGCAAACAGCACCTTTATCAGTGATACTATTACCACTGTTAACAATGACGATGATAGGTATAACTTATCAACATGCATCATACCTATCCATTTGTGCTAATTTCAAACAGAAACTCGCTGTGTTAGTGATAACACTGTTAACAATATTCCCAGGATTAGAGATTGCTTCTTATCTCGGGAATATGGGTGTCTTATCAAACTTGATCACAGCATCGATCATCTTCGGTACCACTAGTGTGATATTCGATGTCATGAGAGAAAACATGTCTATAGAAAAACGCTATCGCCATCAAGTTCTACACAAAGCACTTCACTACGAAATGCTAAAAGCTCAAGTTGAAGCTAAATAACAACTAACATTATCATAGAGAATCAATATAACAAAGTATACCACCTAATATATACCACACACCCTCACTATGGACTTAGTAGTCTTAGTGAGGGTAGTGTACCACATCTTTATTTTTGTTTAGACGCATAATAAATACCACATGACATAACACCCTACCCAGGATACTAAGTCCTGGGTAGGGTGTATGACGCACATTAATGACCGCAAGAAATTGCGATCTTTGGAGTTGATAGGTTCAATATCAACCCCTTTATACCAAAATAACGGGATGATATCCCAAGGAGTTAGTGTGGTTAGCGGTTTCTAACCACATATCATTCACATAAACGAGGTGAAACCTCGGAGGAGGTAAACGTACATAACTACATAGTTAACTATAGCACCTACCAAATCGAGTGCGTGAGCCAAAATACACACTCTTTCATGTCAATAACCGTGGCATTGCCACAGGAGTATTTACCATGTTAACGATAGAGTTAACCTTACCGACGGCATTAGCTGTCATAGTAGCTGCATTAACAGCCGTAGTAACGATACAGTATTGTACGTATACATCGTCAAGCGGAACCCATCGTCAAAAGTATCGGGATAGACTGTTCTATCAAGCGATGCATTACGATATGTTCAAGGCTCAATTAGAAGCTAAATGAACTAATGTCACATAATAATTATTTATAATAATCCATGGTACTCTTGGAACCACAAACCAGTTTTATACATCATATCTCCCTGATACACCAATTACAGGTGTATCAGGGAGGTGCTATGACATCTACTTATTTTTTTGCTTATCGGGACATGTGAAAAATCACAATTTCTTTTTCGCGTGCTCAATGAAGTTCACCGTGACATCTTCTTCGATAAACAAGATATCGTTAGTCTCAGCTGTAAGCCTTTTCTTCAAAGAACAACGTTTACTGTCATCAAGCACAGTAAACGTGATGATGCGATCATTACCACCTAGACCATGCATGTCTACACCGATGACATCAAAGCCATACTCTTTGGTCAAAGAGGATAAGATCTCATTCGTTGCTACCATACCTGAGTCTAGCTGACTGTTGATGACTTTGGTAGTCGCTTTAGTGATCTCTTGTCTTAATGCATAGTTCGCATATACCTGTGGTCTCACTACGAGATCAATGGTCAGTCGTTGGGCTGCATTGATTCTCGTTTGGATACCATCATTGTACATCACCTCTACTTGACCAAGTGTTGCTCGTGGATAGAAGTAGATACGAGTCTGTTCCAGCACTCTATCATTGACATCTTCCAGGCTATCGACGATCCAGTCGACATAGATATCGATCATGTTCTTGCGATACTCTTGGATGACAGGATGATCTGCAATGAAATACACCCATTCGAGCAACATCACATCAAGCTGTACTAAGATCTTTCTGTTGTTGATGAGTACGGGTAAGGAGTTCTTGAACTTGATATCCCCTTTCTTGTGTTTCAATATAGGTTTACCATTAGGTCCTAGTACGGTATCTCCTTTATGGTGTTTGATCTTGTACTCTACATTACCGTTGTTTACGGACAGTGATGATGCAGTATCCGTATCTAAGACATCGTGATCATAGGTGAGATAGACATCTCTATCCCAAGTCTCATAGACCTCAGAGCCTGCAAGTGTACGACATCTTTTCCACAAGGCATGTAAAGGATAGCCTAATGTGATACGGATACGTTCATTGACGATAGCTTTTGTATCAGTAGGTAGTAAGAACTTCCCTAGTTTTCTGTCTATAGGAGAAGATCGCCAGGATTGTGACAAGGCTTCATTGGTCGCAAATAAGATATCAAACTCCTCCATGAGACGTGAGGGTACGATACGATCATCTAGGTTATACATCTTCGCATTGGTAAGCTCGATGTAGTCAGTCTTTCTGACATGATAGTTGGTTTCAATGATGTATTCAAATACCCGATTCTCACCTTCTTTACCGATGAATCTACCATTGATATACGCGTAGTCAATCTCGCCTGGTGGGATGAAAGCAAGTTGGGTATACATCTTACTGTCATCGATCCTAGCCACCATCGCATCACCTTTAGCTACCACTACTAAACGATAGCCTTTTTCGATACGTTCGATCTGGTAGTTGGTGATGGTGATCTGAAGAAGCTGAGTAGTATCATTACTGTCTACGAAGGATTTATTATCCGCTTTGGGATGATCAAGATAGTAAGCTCTAAAGTCAAATACCCTTTCACTCATGTCTAGGACATAGTGGAAAGGACTACGATAGAGGTTTCTTGAGTTGATGTTAGAGACTTTTTCATCCGTAGGGAGTGCTAAGATAGACCTTACTTCTGATTTAGGCAGTATAGAGAGGATCCCTTTGCTAGACTCGTATACTGCTTCTGGTGATATGGTTATTGCTTTTTCATTCTGGTAGACGTATCCTGTTGCAATAAGACCGTCTAGAGATGTGTTTAATGCTTCGATAGACGCAGCGGCCGATGTGAGTAAACGTTCATTACTCGGTGGAGGTAATGAACGTGATGCTAGATAAGCACGATTGGTGACTTGGTCGATGTTCTTGATGATACGGAAACCATTGTCTTCCAGATAGTCTTCTATCTGGATATTGGAGATCGGGATATGTCTGATACCTACAGAGTTCTCGATGACCCTCTCCCGTAATGCTTTAAAAGATAATGGTTCACGTCCTCCAAAGACAAGATCATTGGAGTATACGGTAAAAGTACCCAATTTAGGCATAGGTGCCGTATAAGCAGAACGATCTCTTCTGCCATCTATAGCACGGAATGTGACACTAAACTCTGTTGGTTCATATCCCGAGAGATCCATATTGACCTCACCTTTGGTCTCGTAGACATCGACTCTGATCTTGGTATCGAGATACCCTAGATCTGAGTATACTTGTGGGATAGAGATACGCAGTGAGTTATCAAGGACTTTCAGTACTGCTGTAGGTTTAGCAACATCGTAGACATCAGGTGCATGTGTGGTCAACATCTCTTGCCAGACACTGTTTTGATCCTGATAGAAGACTCTCGCGTAGTAGTAGTGATCCGTGAGATCTATTCTTCTATTGAAAGCAACTGCTCTGGATACAGGAAACTCGTATGGAGTAACGGTTACTTGAGTGAGCTCTAGACTAAACTGCAACCACTTGATATCCCGACCATGCGGGATATCAGATCTCTCTAGTCTGATATCAAAGTCCACAGTGTTGGTTTTAAGGACTTGGATAGGAGAAGCGATCTTGTGGTCTATGAGTATCTGGATACCACCATGCTTCATCTCACGGATCTCGACAGGATACTCCATGGTGTATGTGGTACCACCGACTACGATGAAAGTATTTCTCGGGATGATGACTTTTCTAAGATCTGCATCAGGGTCGTAGACCATGTGCGAAGAGACTTCATCTACCCGCATCAGGAAGTTGAATGTTGCAGTCGTGGGTAGTGCAAATCTACCAATGTAGTCTTTATCACACATGTGGAGATAAAGATCTTCTTCTGTCATCGCAGCTGCAGGATACTGCTTACGATTGAGATCATTGTCGTAGCTGATAAAAGCAGATGTAAGTACTGCTGCAGACTCAAGATCAAAAGAGAAAGGAGAAGTAGGATCGATCTTATCGGGGATCTTATCTCCCATGATGTTCTTTAGATGTTCGTATACTGCTGCTTGTATCTTGAAAGGGTTCCCTGGGAAATCCTTAGTGTTTTTGATGATATCAGAGACGTATTGAAATTGTGTCATGGTAGAGACTCCTGTAATGTAAATGGAGGGAGCTACGTTATCGAAGGTGGTGTCCTGATACAAGGATGTATCGGGTCCACCATCCTGAGATATAAGTAACTCCTTACAGTTTATCGACAAATGAGGAGAGGTTCATGAGTTGATTCTTTCTTTCCTCGATGATCTGGTTATTTCTTTCTACCTGAGGATCAGGGTTATTATTCGGGAATCTGAGTTGTTTCTTCAGTGCTTCTGCAGCAGACTGATAGATCTCTCGTGGTACCCACCACTCAAGCTCTGTCGTCACTGGGTTGATTCTAGGATAGCCATAGTAGTTTAGTACATCTACTTCTACACGATCAAGCTTCACCAGTGTTTGACTACGGATAGTATTATCCATCATTGGGTTTGCCATAGCTACTGCTGTATTGAACTGATGGAACAATAGATCATCGTTAATAATAGAACCTGCACACTGGAACTGAACATCCATAGTCGCCATATCACGGTTTAATGGCTCTTCGATATTGTACTTGAAGATGCTCCCTGTCTCTAAAGTGACAGGATAGCAGTATGCTGGTGCCCAGATACCCGTGACGTAAGTCTTGGTATGATCCATGATAAGACGATAGATACGACTAGTATAGTTCATCCTTCTTTGGATGATATCTGGCATGGAGGCTACGATCTTACCCATGTACTGCAGTGATGCTGCTAGTATCCAGGAGTAGAAGAGTAGTAAGAAAGGATTACCATTCATGTTACGGAATGTTGCTGTGACAGTATAGGTTTCGTAGTTGTAGATGTTATCATCTATCATGGTAAAGACTTCTTTGGCGATCCCACGTTCAGAGGAGTGGGTGCCTGCGACTATGGAAGGTACACCTGTTAAGGTCTTTAAGGCGTTAGACAGTAATGGGATAAAGACATTTTGGTTATCGATCAGTGGCGAAGATAACTGTTCTTTACTCTCTAGAGTGAAGTCTAAAGTCATCCTGACCCATTGTTGGATAGAATAAGGGATGTTGGTGATCAGCTGAGCAAGATGACGATCCCGCATGGCGTTGAAGCGGGAGAGGTTCATGGTAGGTCTGACAAAGAAGCAGTATCCATTGTGATCAGCATGATCTGGTAAATTCACCGCAGTCTGTCTGTGGTTAAAACCACTGAGTTGTTTGTCTCTGATGGTCGTGAGTTTCCCTCGACCAAAGCTTAAGAAGATCTCATCGATATAGTCTCTGACAGTCTTTTGATTGTTAGAGATCTTGTTGATGACATCATCGATAGTGATTTTGTTATAGGGATCTGTTGCCATGGGAGTCCTGGTTAAGAAGAATCTATTTTTCCTAGTGCTGTCCTATCTAAGACAGCACTAGGGGTGTATGACGTCTAGTTCAAAAAATAGCTTGATGTACCCTAAATAAGATATAGCAGATTTTCTTGTAATATACAGTGACAGTCTTTTAGAGAAGATTTGTTTTTTCTATGTCTCTTCTTTTTCAAAAAAGAAGAGATGAAACCTTTACTTTTATATAGGAATGGCTCAATGAACCCTACCTCTATCGCATTTGCGAAATCTACAGCATCCTCGCTGACTACGACGATCATGGATATCATCGGTTACTATAATCGTCTCCAGCAAAGCAATAAAAGCTTTGTCGAACAGACTAAGTTGGTTAGAATAGAACCGAGTTGTCTAGTGGATATGTCATTACGTGGTGCAGATATGCTTGCTGATCTACAAGCAACACTACTTAACCTCTTCTCTGGCTTCTATGTACAGGCGATAGCGATCGCCATGTCAGGCAAAGAAGTCAATATCGCTTCTCAACTTGCACCTTTTGTCATCGACTCCACTAAGATCGCCAATAAAGACATCAAGACTGATCTTGCAAAGAAAGTGCTGAACACAGTAGTTAATAAAACCGCTGAGATGGCGATAGCGCAAGAAGACTTTACTGATGCTACCGACAAATACCTCAAACAGAAAGACTATCATGACAACCTAAGTAGCGTTGTAGCTCAGTCTGTAGAGTCTTATCTGGTCAAACAGAATAGCTATCAAGGACTGAAAGCATCCCTTGAGTCTTTGGATAAGAATATATTCACCGGTAGAGTAAGAGATATCGTATCTCAAGAAGGCCGTGATGAGAATGTAACAGGGGTCAAAACCAGTTTAGATAGCATCTTGGATGATCGTTTCGCTGTCGGTAAAGTCGTCAATGTACAGATCTCTGAGACGAAGAAAGATGAGGATAAAGAAGTCACCAAGACCGTGATTGTTCCTATCGGTATCCGCATGATGACAAGATACGTCAGAAACAACCATCTGGTAGAGCTCTTGTCATTCGGACAGAAAGACATCTCTGAGTTAGATCGCAAGATGGCGTATAAACTCGGTAAGATCGACTATGTCAAAGACGTGATCTTCTGCAAAGACCTCTATAAACAGTTCAGAAAAGACCTGATGCGTGATAAGACAGGATACTTGAAAGCACAGATGGAACGTGCAAGTGAAGTATCCTTATACAAGCTCTTCTCTGGTAAAGACAGTGGAGCACACATCACTTCTACTGCTATCTTGACAGAAGCTACTGCAAAAGCACTAGAGCAAAACTTAAATATCTCTCTCGATAACTTCCAAAAGAGAAACCAACTGATGGAGATCACCGGCTGCATGATGCTTTGTGTCGTCAATGAAGACCATCGCATGGTGCGCATCTACTTCCACTCCATGGAGAAATACATGGATGCTTCTTTCAATGATCTTAAAGTTGCTGGGAAGAAAGAGCCTGATATCACAGCTATCGCACAGCTTTTAGCGATGGGTCAAGTTCCCAGATTCTGATCTGATAGTGCTGTTACAAACCTTACGTATATACGGAGAAACTCCCGATGAAATTAAAAGAAATGTTCTCTTTGCTGATCCCGACACTCTACAAAAGAGATCTGACAGATACGATCGTCAATGCTTTAAAAGAGCTGAAAGAGACCAATCTTGTCGTCTACCAAGATGCTGATCAGCAGTTTACAGGATACGATTTCCATTCGACTGAGATCAAAAGACTGTTACCGACCTTTAATGTCAGAGTCAAGAAACGTCCTGGTAACATCATCACCACCACGCATTTTGCTTTGAACAACTTGGTTGAGATGATTGAGAAGATCAGACCTATCGTGGAACGTAACTTCCAAGATGCTAATATCGCCTCTGCCATCACGTATAAGAAAGCCCAATACTTACAACTGATCGATGCGATCAAGTTTTATATCAAGTACACTAGAGAGTTCTTGGATTATCTTATCATCGCAGAGACTGCTAAGTTTGATCCTGGTAACACGATCAGTAAAAGACTCAATAAAGCACAGATCCAGCAAGTCGAGAATGGTTTTAACTCATTCTGTCTTTTGACAGGAGTCTTTGTACAAGACATCCCACAAGTGATGCGTCTTTTAGAAGAAGTCCCAGATGTACTAATCGTCCCTGAGAACATCGAAGTGGTAGAGTCTACTTTGGGTACTAACAAAGTCGATCCCTTAAGACTGAATATGTTCTATGACGTGAAACGCAACCCTTTCTACATGAAACAGATGCGTCAAGCACTGAAAGATCATCTGGAGTATGAGAAAGCTTTGGAAGAAAGAGAGCTGATCAGACTGAGACTGATCTACTTAAGAAGACAAGTAGAAGATGGTGGTGAAAACCAAGATCCATCACTTACCAAACAGATCGAATATCTGGAAGGTCAGGTACAGGTACTACAGTACAAGATCGAGAAGTCTGAGAAAGCTTATCAATAAGAGGGTAGGGAATAATGCTTAAGATATACCCAAGAGGGTTTGTAGGACCAATACTCGATAACCCAGATGCCAAACCCAGTAAGAAAGAAGTCTCTATCGCAGGTGCAACATTCAAAGTCAACTACGAGGAGTCTACCAAAGTTACCCCTGATAAAGAGATCCAATCTCTCTATCAGGCTTTCATTGAGAATGACTCCGTGATCATGCGTTTTGATTTCAGAGAAAGAGTGATCAAGAAAGCCAAAAGGATGTTTTCTCTGGATGGTGTAGTAAAAGACATCAATGTGTTTATCTCTACTCAGATTGAGTATGGTAGCTTTGGTCGTAACCACAGTGAGTACTTAAAGAGATTACTAGAATACCTGATCCATGGCAAGATGCTCCTTAATCAAAACACAGATGCCAGACTCCTCATGGGTCAGGATAGTATCAAAGTAGACAAGTCTGTATTGAAGAAGTCTATCGATGGGGTGCTCAAAGAGAATAACATCAGAACCGTTACTGACTTTGTGTTAGCATTTGTGCGTAGACCTGGTGGATATGGAGTATTGTTATCGACACTGTGGTTGATGTACGGGGATTTCACAGGAGCGCATGATGAGTGAAAGACTCTATGGTCGTGAGATCACAAGAGAGGCGTTGCTCTCTCCTGATGATCTTAAGAAAGTCAATACTGAACATGATGAAACAGGAAGAGATCTGATCATCTCTCTATCTGAGGTGAATAAATCCTTAGAAGAAGCCGTGAACTGTTTTAACACCTTGGTCTCTATTAAGGATAAGGCACACTCTAGTGAGGCTTTCTCGGATAGTGAGAAAGCCCTGATCTCGAGTATGATGCGTACTTTCTATCAGAGATGTCCTGATGTGATAAGATCACAAGAAGGATTTGTCGATAACTTTGATGACAGGTCTTTCTCAAGATCTGCTGATAAAGTGTTCCTTATCATCACCAACGTACTCGATGTCTTCTTAAGTATCTTAAGGAAGTTCTTCTTGTGGATCAAAAGTGAGTTCACTGATACGGGAAGGTATGTTGACAGGTTAAGAGGCAACATCGCCAGGATGTCAAGTAAGGATATTCATGGCTGTGAAGTAGCTTTTACTGGAAAAGAGAGTGCTTATTTTACTATCAAAGACAGCAGTGGTCAAGAGACTTTTGATCCGCTGGATGTGATCGCAAGATATCGTAACCTACTTGAGCTCTACATCAGTGACAACCATGTCACTGAGAATATCGCATCAGCGATGTCGATGACGACCAAAGTCAGGGCTTATGTAGATCTTTATATCACACCTGTCTTCCCAGTAGTCAGTACGAAGCATAATCCTTCTACTGACTTATACGAGTATATCGGTCCAGACCTTCCTAATGGTTATCGCTTAAAAGCTGTGATGCCAGATACCGGACATTTCAATCCATCCACTGATAAATCGATCAATAAGCTCAGTCTCTCTGATGCGATGATCATGGAAACCAGTAAACCGAGTATGGGAGATATCACTTTGACCTTAAGTGATATCCAGTTAGAGCAGTTATTTACAGATCTGAAGTCTTACTCTCGTTTTGGTAGTCAAGTAGTGAACTACACAGATCGTATCTACACTGCTTTGGACAAACTAAGAATGTCACTGAGGAAGTTTAAGCTTAGTGAGTCTAATGCTACAGAGACTAGTGATCTTAAATACCTCTCTTTCAACATGGCAGCTATCTCTTATATCACCAGAACCATCAAGCAACCTTTCTTTGATCTGTCAAAGATGGCTTCTTATTCTGAAAGAATGCTGCTTACTAAACTCATTCATGCGACCAAATCTTAAAGGAGGATTTATGGTGGGTCCGATATTTCTTGGGAAATCCTTAGAAGATCTTGATAGTGAATACGGTCAAGATCTCAAGGAACCGACCATTTATGATGATGCTTCTGAGGTCTTAGATTCCTTAGAAGCTTATAGGGGGCTGTTAAATGCCTCTTTAGAAGAAGGTGGATTCAGTCGTGATGGCATCAAAGCTATCATGATCCATCTTAATGCTATCGCCAAACATCATCCGGTAGAGCAGTATAGCTTAGAGTCATTTGACTTAAGCTCTAATAAAGCAGCTACCTTAGATGCGATAGCAAAGATCACTACGATGATGGATGTGTTGTCGAAGTGATCTTGTAAACAAAACGTTTTGTTCAATTTAAAATAGGAATTGTAATTATGGCTGGTATTTTTAGCTATGGTTTAGGTCTTGAAGATCTTGATGAAAATAGAGCAGAAGCTCCGGTAGAAGGCGATACTGTCGTTGAAGAGCGTGTTGAAGAGAGTGAAGTCGTTGAGAAGACTGATGATCAGGTCACTGATGCAGAAACTACCGATGCTCCAGCAGAAGCACCTGTAGAAGGTGCTCCTACTGATGGTGAAGCTGAAGAGGTTAAAGATGCTGAAGATGCTGCTGAAGCAGAGGCTGAGGCAGAAGTATTGGAGAATGAACAATTAGAGACTGAACTTCTCGAAGCACAAGCAGAAGAGCAAGAGATCCATGAGATGGATGACGCTATGGAAGATGCAGAAGGTGCTCTCGATGATCATCAAGAACTCATCGAGTCACTGGAGATGATCGCACAAGACGGTGGTATGAACCGTCAGGCTGCACGATTCTATCAACTTTCTCGTAAATCCATCTATGGACGTCTCGGTATCCGTGTGACGACCGAATCTTTCGCCATGGAAGCGTTCGATGATGTAGCTACTCGTGTGGTTGCGACAGTAAGATCTCTGGAAGAAGAGAAATCCAACTTCAAGAAGTTCTTGGAAGGCACGAAGAAGTTCTTGTTGGATCTCTTTGAGAAGATCCAAAACTTCATCCTGAAGATCCTGGATACCAACAACGCTGTGCGTAAACGCGCTGAGAAGCTCGTTAGTAAACTGGATGGAGCTTCTTTTGAAGGTGTGCTCTCTGAGGCACAACAAAAACGTCTTGGCAAGTACTTCGTGGTAGAAGGTAAAACCGTTGATATCCATACCTCTGGTGAAAAAGCTGTAGAAGCGGTTCTGAAAACAGCATTGTTGGTATCTAGCAAACTTGATCTGGCTAGTTTGGTCGGTGAGGTTGTTACTAACCTCTATGGTAACAATGGTGTTACACCTATCGATAAAAACGACGCATTGACAGCGATGAAGAAAGCTTTCAATAATAAACTTGGTGTTAATGCTGATAAAGAAGACGTCGTACTTGCGAATTTCCCAGCTAATTACCAGTTAAAATTACCTGGCGTCAATAGTGAAACCAAAGGTATCACCTTTGCACAAAGCGAAGACGTTGGTGAAGTCAAGATCGGTAAAGAACTGATGATCCGTGATGCCGGTAAAGCTAAAGAGATGTTGACCATTCTTACTAACTTCTTAAATGAAGTTGAAGCTCTGAAAGAACTGACAAAGACTGGCCTGAAAGAAAAAATCGCTAATAGTCTCGTTAATGTTGCAGCCGATCGTGTCAAGTTTAAAGAGGGTGATGATGAAACAGCTGTCATCCAGAAGAATGGTATCATCATCGGCTCTGCCATGGGTAGTTTTATTCGCCAGTACATGGGTACGATAGCGAAAGTTGGTGGTTATCTTTCCAACCTCTCCCGTGTCTATCTTGAGGTCGTTGAGACTAGCATGAAAGGTGCTTCTCAGAATCAAGAAGATGCTGCTTCCGCAGAAGCTTAATCTTTTTATGTGCTAGACGTCATACATCCCTAGGGCACCGATAATGGTACCCTAGGGTGCTCTGCATGAGCGTATGCGAATAAAGAAGACCCTTACTCCTAGCTACACCTTTGGTGGGTGTAGCTAGGATTTATGACGCTATGCACCATACTGACATTTCGTACAAGTACTTAGATGATCACACGAGTATACTGTGACTTCCTTTTCTCCATTAATAAGAGTTGACTTATGTCTAATGAAATCACCTTTATGAAATACCATCGCGCCGAAGAAGCTTTTCAAGAGCTTCTTGCGCTTGCGCTCCCGCGTCATCTTTCTTTAAATCCTTCTGCTGAACGCTTCTATCAACAGACCAAATCTTCCTTGTATAAACAGCTTTCTTATTCAGAAGAGTCTGTATCATCATTCATGGACAGTGTAGCAGAAGTGTTGGAAAAACTCTTTAATTACTTCCTAGACCTCTTTGATAAGATCAAAGAACACTTCGGTGAGGTCTACGCGACTGCCAGGAAACTGAGTAATGATATCGAGAAAACCAAAGATACGCTAAGTAATCCTGTCAGATTCAAGAAAGTCCCTGATGAGATCTACAGTAGAGTAAGAAATACCTTTTCTATCGGTAACAGCAATGTCTCTGTCTCAGATGGCTTAGGTCTTATTGACAAATACTTAAGTGATATCGATCCTAAAAACACCTTAAATGATCTTAAATCGATCATGAATAACACCATCGATAAGATCAACTCGCTCAAAAAAGAAGATGTCGACAGTCATGAGAAGTATCTCAAGAACCGTAGTGATGATATCGACAGCCTCTTCTACGAGATCAAAGATGATTTCGGTTTGGTAGATGTCTCTGAAGGTAGTAAGATCAATGACTTTGATCATGGTGAAGGAGAATATATCCAATCCATGTTACTACCAGGAGGCTATCAGGTTCTGGGTTATAAAGAAGACATTGAAGGTGTGCAAGAGACTGCTTTTGTTGGAAAGAAAATAAAAGCTGTATTTAAAAAGACAGCTAAACTTGAACCAGAGGTCATCACCCCTATCGACAATAATGCTGCAAATCGTATCTTGAGTCATTGTGAAGCTATCGTGAAATACGTATACGATAGCAAAAGAGATATCGATAGTATCGGTACGGATATCCATCGTGCAGGAAGAAAAGGTATCGCTGCTAGTAAGTTCCTTAAAGAGATAGAGAAAGGTGATGCTAAGGAGAAGATCATCGAGGACTATCTTAAACTGCTCTCTAATGTCAGGACAGCTACGATAGACATCACCAAGATCATTAATGAGCTTTCTCTATATGCTGTCAGAGCAGGAAGAGTAGCTTTACTTGCTATTAATAAGTCTATCGAGGTATGAGTAACATGAAAGTATTTGCAGGACAGTCGATCTCTAATGGTGAATTGATACCAGAGACAGCACCCACAGAAGAGCTAGGAGATAATGTCAATGATCTCGCCAGTGAGTCTTATGCGATCGATCATCTGTACAAAGATTATTGTAGATCAGAAGAACTTTATCAGGAGTTACATGATCTTCATCAGTCTCTAGAGGCTGCTTACTTAGAAGATGGTGTAGATAGAGCTTCTTACGAGATGTATAAGGGATCTGCAAGATCTCTATACGCTCGTATGGGAGAAGAGATCTCTTTTATCAGCTACGAGCATTTTAGTTCTCGTATCCAGATGTCCTTAGAGGAATCTCAATCCAGGATATCTGCTTTGTTTAGTAAAATAGGAGACTTCATCAGTCAGATCGGTGATAAGATACTAGGATACCTCGGTAACAGTACCAGGTTAGCTAAAGTCATCGAAAAAGAAGCTATAGATCTTAAAGCCTTTGCTAAGGGTAAAAGTATAGACGCCAGTCGATTTGCTGAAGGTAAAGACTTCCCATATCTGAAAGCATTTAGCATTGATGGTAAAGAAGAGACTAATATCGCTACTTCCATGAAGATCATTGCTTCTTATACCCAGTTCTTCAACAATCCTAAAGCTGTCGATGGTTCTATCGCCATCATGGATATGGCGAATAAGTACATGGAGATGATCACATCGACCAAAGATACTTATCAAAAGCGTGATAGATCATGGTTTAAAGAACTGAATAGTCTCGGACGTGAGATCAGTAAGAAGCAGAAAGAGCTCTCTGTTCCTTTAAGAGAGATGTTTGGTTTGCATCCCATAGCAAAAGCTCCCAGATACTACAACTTCGGTAAAGGAGACTATTTTGAATCCATGTCACTACCAGGTGGCTGGAAAGTCTGCATGGTCGACGTTAAGAAAAAAGCAACCATTTGGGCTGAAGATCCCAATGATGATACTAATCTGATTACGAAAGAAGAATTGATCTTAGATAGCTATCAGGCAAACTTTGTCCATACAGGTGATGCCGTCTATAACAGACTTTATCAGATCACAGATCGTGACATCGAGAGTATTACAGATGATGTCGTTAAGATCACGAAGACCATCCAAGAACATCGCAAGCAAGTCGAGTATATCGTAAGTCAATTCAGCAAAGCTTCTAAAGCTTACGAGAAGACTGCTTTGCGTATCCGTTTTGAAAAATATGCTTGGGACGCTGATACGGGCTGGGTAGAGTTAGTAATGCGTTTAAATAGGACGTTATTGACTTCTCTGATGTATCTTGGCAAAGAGATCACCCAGTACAGCTTGAAAGAATCTCAGTTAGCACTGGACTATATCCGTAAAGTGCTAAAATAACTACATGTCATACATCCCCATCCAGGAGTTATCTCCTGGATGAGGTGCTCCGAATGAACGTACGTGAATAAGGAACATCCTCTGTACTACCTATCTAGGGTAGTACAGAGGCATATCTGCTGTGTAGTTATGCTCACGCTGCTACGTGCTAGCACGTAGCATGCTTACAGATATGTTAACCCATATCTGTATCCTTGGTCATGGTGACGACTATGACTGTTTCTATCAACCTTATATAAGGAAAAATCATGTCAAAAGGTATATTTGAATACCTGGTGCGGTCTGCTGAAGAAGCAGAGTTTCGTATGCTAGAACAAAGAGAAGGTGATCTTTTTGAAGATACCGATATGTCAGATATCGATCAGGAGTCTGGTGATATCGACGATATGCGTCAGTCTTTAGATGATGCTGTCGTTGCGTTAGAGGATTTCCAGACTATGCTGCTGTCTATCGAAGATTACGGTAGGAAACACAGCAATTTCGATAGATCCATGTACCTGATGTATCGTAACCAAAGAAACAGCATCTATCGTTCTTTTGGTTACCCTGGTAGCAACCTCTCTCTGGAGAACTACGACAGTCCAGTAGTAAAATCTTTGGAAGAAGAGAAGTCTATCTTCAAGAAGTTCTATCAAGGGATCTTAAACTTCATCGGTAAGATCGCTGATAAAGTCGTCAGTTTCTTCACCAACCTTAATAAATTGGCTGGTAAGGTCTCTAGCAAAGCTGCTGCTGTGAACAAATATATCGCCAGCGGTAAAGACGTAGAGTTTAATCTCACTGACAGTCAGCGTAGTAAATACAGCAAATACTTCGTCACCGAAGATAGCACTTCTGTCAAAGAAGGTCTGCAGAGACTGCGTAACGCTATGGCAAGCTTCCATGCAAAACCTGTTGTTGCTTCTATCGTAGAGTTCTCTAACAAGTTTATCAACGTCACTGCAGATATCACTGCTGCAAAAGGTAAGAAAGATAAAGCTGTAGAGATCGAGAACAAGATCAAAGATCTCGGTGAGTTCTATCGTAGCTTCAGTAATGTTGCCCCTAAATCCATGGGTCTTACCAACGAACTCTCTACTCCACCTAAGTATGTCAGCCGTAGTTTCCGTAAAGTAGATAACAGTAAAGTCTACGAATCTGCAGCCCTTCCTGGTAACCGTAAGATCGTCTTCGCTCGTAAGAGCTATGGTAGTGATGAAGGTGCAGCCGAAAATGCCATCTCTGCAATCCAAATAAAACTTGTCAATCTGGGACGTGATCGTGACACAGTCATTGATCCGATCGAGAAGAAAGACGTGAAAGCGATCTTAGCATCTGTGATACAGATCGCAGATACTGTCGCAGGCAGTCGAAAAGATATCTTGGAAGCGATCGATCGTTATAAAGAGATCGCAAGACTTGCTAAGAAAGAAGCCAGTAGTAATCTCGCAAGTTCTCTCAGGGATTGGGGTATCCTTTCTCAGTGGATAAATAAATCTGTCCATCGAACCTTCAGACAGTTAGCCAGTCTCCATGAAGAAGCAGAAACTGTGGTAGGGGATGTCCTCACTACCAGTAAAGACCTTTCCTATGTCGGTCTGAAAGCTGCCAATAAAGCTATCGATATCATCATCGATGCTATCGGTGGTAAGAAAGCTTTGAACAATATCCCTGAAATCAACACGGATCAAGAAGAATGAGTATCAAGTTAGAAGAAGCCTTAAGGGCAGTTGACCGTTTGAGTCAAGAAGATTACACAGTACCATCAGAGATCTCCACTCCTGAGATCACGGATAATGAGATCAATGAGGGAATACACTCCATCGAGTCATTCTCTATGGAGTCTTTCTATTACAGTAATGTTGTTCTCTCTTTTGAAGAAGAGCGTAATACTTTCCAGAAGTTCATTGAGACTTCTAAGAAGTTTATCCAAGCGCTTATCGCTAAAGTCCAAGAGTTTTTCGCAAAACTCTTGACTACTACCGGAAGACTGGAGTCTAACCTCAAGAAAGCAAAAGATCTGGTCAGCAAGACCAGTGATTTCTCTGGCAAACCTACTGAGATCCAGAAGAATCGTTTTAGTAAGTATCTGGTACTTGATGGTAAAGCGGTATCTGTTAAAGAGATCAGTGCATCTGTCAGCAAGTCGATTGATAGCTTCATCGGTGGGATCCTGGATAAGGAACCCTGGAATATCATCAGCGAGAAAAAAGCCTTCGACACTGCGGAGAGCAATCCAGGTGAAACGGCAGAAGGTCTTTTTGCTAAATTCGTTGATGCTTACGCTGACAGTATCGGTGTATCTCTCGCCACTGGTACCGCAATGCTTGCAATACTACCCGGTAACGTTACTGTTAGTATTAGTAAAAAAGAAGGTCTTAAGTTCAGTCGTGGTGAGAATGATAGCCGCGATATCAATGATAACCAATTAATCGCCGACAAAACGACTGCGGTAGCCGCCTGTGATGCCGTGACAGACATCATCGATGTCATCGAGATGCTGCGTAAGTTCAAAGGAGATGTGTGGAACATCGACTACGCCGAGGATATGGCTGTAGTTGACAAACCTGATGGGTCAGACGATGAAATAAAATCGTTAACCAGAGCCTACTCTGCTCAAATTCGGTTCTGTCAAGGCTATATCAACACCTGTTCTAAGATTGCAGGATATCTGGTCCAAGTGGCAAGAGTGTTGTTAGAGATGGTCTTTATCTCTGCCAAGGGTGGTTCTGATAGTAAAGAAGCCAACGCTTCAGAGGAGTCTCTTAAAAATGAAGAGATCTCTATCAAAGAGACATCAGTGTTAGAGACGACCAATATCGATAACGATCCTTCTTTTAAAGACACTACTACGACTGCTAAGAAAGGTGATGTTCCTCATAATCCCGATAAAGATGTCAAAGACGATCTTGCGGTCAATGTAGAGCCACAAGACGGCAGCGTCTCTATCGAGAGTTACATCGAACTCTCTAAAGAAGATGGCTATATCAACACCATGTTTGATGCATTAGACCACGCAGAAGAAGCCTTCTCTGGTATCTTAGATCTCAATCAGACATTGGTTGATGTTAAGTCACATGAGTCTTTTGACCCTAACACCCAAAGACTCTATCGTAACGCCCAAAGCTCTCTCTATAAGAGACTTGGTATCGATGTCAAACGACACTCCTGTGAAAGCCATGGCGATATCACTGTCTCTATGGAAGAAGAACAATCTCGTGTTAAGAAGTTCTTCCAAGCGATTTGGGATTTCATAGTCAAGATCGCTGAGAAAGTCTATCAGTTTGTGATGGGGCTTTCTCGTGTCGCTGATAAGAATGCCAAGAAAGCTGAGAAGATCTCTGTAGCTCTGAAGAAAGCAGAGTCTATCCACGATCTTTCAGAAGAGAAGCAAGCTAAATATGCGAAAGCGTTCTACTACGGTGATGACAAAGTCTCTGTCGCAAACGCTATGCAACGTATCGTCAATCAGTTTGAGTTATTAGATCCTAAAGCAGTCCTTAATGTCTCTACCAAGATGTGCGAAGAGATGAAGAAGAACTTCAAGTATGTATCGTCTGAAAGTGCGTTGGATGCTAATGTCTTCGGTCCTTACATGTCTATCGTCGGTAATCTCAATAATGCACTAGGTATCACCAAAGCAGTATCCTCTGCACCTAAGTACTTTAATAAAGGACCTGATGACACCTACTTTGAGACAGAGACATTGCCTGGTAACAAGAAGATCTGTTATGCTATCGATATCCGTGATATACAGAAGTATACCAAACAGCAGATCCCTGATAATCAACGCTTACAAGCATCTGGTACGATCAAATCTGCCATGGTCTCTGTCGGAGATATCCCTGATAGTCTTAGTTATCAAGAAGTGGGTCAAGATGGTCTAGAAACTATCTGTGAACAAGCTAAACATATCTCCAAACTGATCAAAGAAGATCAAGACATGCTGAAAGACCTTAACAGAAACTACAAAAGTTTTGTTAAGGAGATCCAATCTAAAAGTGTCACAGGGATATTCACAGCAGGAACTGGTAGGGAACAAAATGGCCACCTGATCATTTTCATGGTCTCTATGTTACTGAAACAGACCACTTCAACGATTTTGTCTGTGATCAAGGATTACAACTTCTATGCTTTGAAGATGAGTTCACTGTCCCTGTCTTTGGTACTCGATCGTATCTCTAGTGAAGCCAAAGTCGATATCCCTCAAGATACGACTTTGAAATTAGGATACGCTGCTGCGTAAGTGAAAACGTCATAAAGCCTTACTCCTTAGTAGTACCTGTCACGGGTACTACTAAGGACATATGACGCGTAATCTCTTTTAAGGATGCTATGATTCCAGAATTTCCCTTACAAGGATCTCGCTATGCCGATTATTAAGTTTCCTTTGCAAGATACCAAAGACAGTATCATGCGTCCTATCATGACCGATATCACATCTCAACTAAACATCAAGATGGGTTTTCCTGCTGATCTTCCTATCCTCTACGCTGATGAAGCAGGAGTGATCATGCAGCATCGCTCTACTTTAAAGAAAGAGTACCAGAATGAACCCCATGGCGCTAAGTTCAATGCCAATGAACTTATCACCATCGAAGTCGATGAAGTCTTTGATGATGAAGTCGCTTCCACTCCTGTATGGCAGACTGAATACATGCCAGTCTTCAGAGATGATGCTTTAAACATCATCATGAAGCCTGTTTACATGCCTTGTGTATTAAATATCAATTACAGATACAGAACCAAAGATAGGGCTCACGCTGAGATGTGGCGTAACACTATCCGTAGTAAAATGAGTGATTATGGTCATCTCACACCACACAACTTAAAATACCATTACCTAATCCCAGATGTCTTTATTGAAGTCCTTAGGAAGATTCATGAGTTTCGTGAGAACATAGATGGTTATAACGAGTCATTCATGGACTATCTTACTTCTAAAGGGTTAGTCCATGGCAGTGTGAGATTGACTACATTAAGTAACTTCAAAGGACACAATAAAAGACTTGCTATCACAGAGAACCAAACCAGAGTCTTTGGTCAGTTTGAGTTTGATGTTGTCCCTGATAGAGGGGGGCGTGAGATGGAGACCACAGCTTGGGTGACAAACTTTAGTTATCGTGTCAGATACACCAGACCTACCCAGATGATACTCATGTATCCTTTAATGGTTCATCAACAGTTATTACCTGTTCCTTACATCCCCTCAGGGGAAGACAAGATGACAGAAGTAGGACTAGGAGATGAAAGACATTTCTCATTATCAGGACTGAATCTAGAGATGTTCTCCGCACAAGAAGAGCGGAGAAGAAGAGCTGCTGTCAAAGGGATATCGATACCTGACTTTGATGAGTTTGTCCCTAAGGACACCATCAAAGGTGCTAGACGCATCTATGACGTGATGTTGTCTTTGTCAAACAAAGAACCTAATGATCTTATCAACATCATCGATGACATAGAAGACATGACCTTTGGTGAACTGATGGTAGAGTTCATGCAAGGGGAAAGTAAATACATGCATAAACGAGGAGAATCCGTATTCCAAGTACAGCTCTATAACCAATGGTCACAGCTCCATGAGAGTTATATCAGAGTCAAAGAAGATCTGACGTTAGCGTCTTTGAAAGAGTTAACCTTGAGAAACTGTTATCATGTTAGACTGTCAGTCTACCATGACTGGACACAGTTATCTGCAGATGCTTTAAAAAGACTGCAGAATCATCCTAAGATCGTCAAAGGTCTGTTGGATTTCTTAGGGCTTGATGTTGGTTTGTTGAATCAAATCCTCTCTGGTATGCACGAGAAATACCACCATATCGACACAGAGAATGCTTTACGTGGCATCGATGCTAAAGTCTGGCGTAATGAACAAGGGGTGTTAACTTATCCTCCTAAGGAAGATGAGTACACCATCTGGGACAAATGGCATAAAGTCCCAGATCACCTCTGGTGGGAGGTGATTCAGAGAGTCTCCAATACGAGATTTGATCAGAAGTCTATATTCACCGTACAGACACAGTTTATCGATGCACACAACTTAGAAGGAGACCGCAGTGAAGTCGGCATCTATTATTACTAAACGTCAACATCTTCCTGAAAGAGAGAAATTAACTAGACCTGAAGTCTACAGTGAGCACCATAAGTCCATCGTCGTAGACTCCAGATGGGAGAACTTAAGTAATCTTATCACCAACATCGAAGGTTCTAACTGGAAAGTCAACTACTTTCAACAAGTAGTAGATGATCATACTGCTCTTGCTGGACATAATCCCAATAAAGAAGGACTGTATCAGCAATACATCAAGATCATCAACATGATCTTGAAAGTAGACACTGCTTTAAACTGGACGCAGAATAACGAGAACAAATCAGGTTATGCGCAAGGATCTGCGTATATCTACCCACCTTTTGTTCCTAATGTCGGGGATATGTTTATCGCTGATATTGGGGATGGATTTGCAGCAATCTTTGAGATCATCGTCTCTGAACAACAGTCTTTGTTTAAGCAATCAGTCTATCGAGTAGAATATCAGTCTATCGACTATGCTGAAGGAGATCGTTTAGTAGATCTTGAAAGAAAGGTCGTAGACACCAGGTATTTTGAACTAGATTTTGTTAAGCATGGTCAGAATCCTGTTATATTACCCTCAGAGAAGAAGTTACTCGATACCTTAAAGCATTACTATCCGATCATAGCGGAGAACTACTTTAAGAAGTATTTCTCCGAGAGATATGCTTGTATGGTGTTACCAAGAGATGACATGATGATCTATGATCACTTCTTGACCAGAGCAGTATCAAGATGGTTTACACCAGCGGATTACTATAAGTTGGTGAAATTAAGAGTACTGCCTATTGAGAATATCAAGGCTTTTAAAGCAGAGTCTATCTTTGATCTTATCGAAGATCATGATGGTTATGCGATATCCTCTATCTTCTCTAAAGTAGGGATGGTCTCTGAACAGGCGTATGCGACGCATGGTCGGATACCTCAGATCGCAAGAGTAGGACTGGATTATCTGGTTTATCCGATAGACTTGAGTTATTCCGTAGACACGAAGGATAAATATCAAGCTAAGCTATCGTTATCTCCTTCACCATTACCTGCGTTTAATGGTTATACAGAGACGGAATACCAGGGGATCAAGTTGTTACCGAGATTAGATCTTAACAACAGCTATATCTTCAGTCCTTACTTCTACCAGAATGAGAGAACATTGCTCTCTCATCTGGAGTTAGAGACTTGTCGATATCTAGATAGCAACAACATCATCAAAGAGATCATCGAAGCGATGATCGCAGACTGGCAGAACTGGTATCCCCATGAACAGTTCTACTATACACCGATATTGTTGATGCTGATGAACGCTAGTATAAGAGACTTATAAGTCTCTTATACATGAAGCGTCCCTCCGTTAGGATGAACGCTTCGATAAGGGATCTATGATACCTTATCGAGAGAGCGTCCATGAAATTAACGCTAGTATACGTGATTTGTAAAATAAACGTCATATACCCTTACTCCTAGGTATACCATAATCGGTATACCTAGGATGTATGCCGTGTGGTATGTGATATATGTGATTATCATCATTAAGGAGTCTTATATACTTCGGATAGTAACCTGTTTCACAGAACACTATCCGAAGTATACGTTCACTCCTCTCGTTAAAACTCAAGGAGTTCACTTATGTCTAGTTTAGAACAAGGCTATACCGCAAGGTCGATCATCTTCAATAAACTCTATCGCGTGAAGATGCACAACATCGACGGCTATAGCAGAGAGTATATTGAGCGCTATGGTCTACCGACTAGTGGAAGTAAAGTCGGTGACCGTTATTTTGCAGAAGAGTTGATCGAGAAATATCTCACTATCGCACAGATGGCAGAGTTTCGTAAACAAGGAGTATCATTAAGAGTTATCAATAGTGAAGATCTTGTCGAGATGTACAAAGTCATTCATCGCCACATCAAGGATTTCAATGACAAACTTGCTACTTCTATCTCGTATAACAACGTCCCGATGGAAGATCTACAAGTGCTGTCTGACTTTGCATCCGAGATCTATCCACTAGTAGCTACTGTCTTAAATAAAGAGACCGATAAAGAAGATGTCAGTCATGACTACGGCATGCCTTTATTTGATCTCGACAACATCTTTAGGAAAGTCCCCAAAGATCAAGAGATCCAACAACAAAAAGAACTCGATCAGAAGTACTATCAGAAAGACTACACGGTAGATATACCAAAACCACCTCACGAAGAAGACATGCTATCATTACAAGATCGCATGAACTATCGTCGTCAGCACATCTTTAGTAAATAAGGAATAAGAACATGTCATTTCCTTTTGCAGGATCTCCGATGGGTTCTGAGATCGCAAGGATACTTGCTAATGATGTTACCTTACCGATACGGGTCGTATCCGGTACGGTACATCTCTTAGACTCTAATATCAATGTCAAAGCTGTCAGAATACTGAACTTAGATATCATCCGTGATTACGAGAATAACTACATGGATGAATTAACCGTGTCTTGTGTATTTCCGATTGGTACTTACATGGACATCATCTATCCCCACAAAGAGAATCTAGAGTTTACGCTAGAAGCTACTCCTGCTACTTTAACCCAAGATGGAGAGAAGAAAAAGAATCCCGTACAAAGAAGATATATCGCCAAAATCATAGAAGGTGATAATCCTCGTATCTCACCAGACTCGCAGGGGACTGCAGAGACTGATGAGATGGATCTAGTAAGAATGATCACGGTGAATTTCCAGTTATCTGAGAAAGCGATATTCTTATTAAGAATGAGTCAGTCAGGATGTATTGCCAGAAAGACTACCGTGAAGAAGTTCATGCAGACCTGGCTCACGCATGAACTGTCTAAAATAGATGTTGCAGGAGATGAGAAGATCATTGGTATTGATCTAATAGAACCTGATAACACCGAAGAGATAGAGCAGATCGTTATCCCTCAAGGGACAAGCAATCTCTCTATCCCAGACTACTTGCAAAATAGACTCCATGGGGTATACAAACATGGGATATCTTCTTACATCCAGAACAAAGTCTGGTATATCTATCCCAGACATGATCTAGAAAGGGATCCTATCGGTAGTCGTTATATCACGATCTTTGTCATACCTCCTGATTCACTACCATCGGTAGACAGAAGCTATCGTAAAGACGGAGAACACTACAAGATCCTCTGTACAGGCAGGATCACGTTAGAAAACCATGTCAACCCAACCCAGCTTAATGTGGGCTCAGGGGTGAGATACTCTCACGCCCATGTGCCTTTGCAGGAAGTCTATCCACAGAGATCTGGTAACAAAGCCATGTTCTCCAAGGATACATTAAACAAGAAAGAAGAACTAGAACTCCCTGGTAAAGAGAAACCATCTCCTTATGCACCGAATCATTTTACCATCAATCCTTATAAAGAGCTCTCAGATATGTCAGCGACGAAGTTGGGTGTGGTCAACTGTCTCTGGGAGAACAGTTTACCGATCATCATAGAGCCTGGTACTTTGGCTAAGATCCATTACTTAGATCAGTCTGGTCAGACTTTATCACTAGAAGGTGTTGTGGTGAAAGCTCATCATTCGACATATCTCCCACAGAAAGGTCTCATCCAAGAGACTTTTGTGACCAATACAGGTCTATCATTGCTTGTCAAGAACGATGTCCAGTCTCCTGAAGCTTACACCAAGAAGCTAAAAGGAGGTGCAAAAGGATGGATGAGTGGGAGTGGATCAAATAGCTCGCCTGCGATGAGTCTGGCGAGTCTGTTCGGTGGTAAGTATTAACATCAATTAAACATCATCTATGAACACTATAAAAAGAGGTGACACTTATGTTTACAGAGCATGAATGGAGGGTGCTGAAATACATTTCAGGATTCCTCCTAGTACTCTTTGTTTTTATCTTAGCTTTGATCATGTACCTGTATCGCCATGATATCCAGGCAGGGCATGGTCCAAGGAATATCAATCATTCTACTCAGACCACTCAGTCTACGCAGTACCCCACGCAGTATCCAAGAACTACTCAGTCTTATCCACAGACTTATCCCTCAGGACAGACTACTCAGGATGTACAACCTGAGCCTGTAGGACCTGAGTACGTAGATCCTGTAGATACTACTACTGATGGAGATATCTATAACAAAGATGATACCGAAAGGAAGTTTTAACTATGGTCTTTAATAAAGACAACTATGATTTTCTCGTGTTTGTTGACGTCGATCGTAATCTCTGTATCACGATCGTCGATCACACCACACGTATGATCATCGATCAGACTCTATTGATCCCTCGAATGATCAATGAGATCACCAAAACCAATGAATGGGACATCATGTGTACCCATGAGAAAGCAGAAGCGATCTTTAAAGAATATCCTACTTTGATCACAGAGATCTTTGCCAACATTACTGGTAAGATGAGTACTGCGATCTATGGGAGAGATGAGAGCATCTGTGTACCTGTTCCTTTAGATTCTAATAAGGAGAATCCATGAAGAACTATCACGACATGGTCAGTGATATCTTAGCCAACGGCCACCTGACCAGCAACCGTACTGAGACGAAGACATTGACTGTCTTCGGTCGCCAGTATGTCTACCCCATGAAAGACGGTTTTCCGATATTGACAACTCGATATCAGGATTTTAGGAAGATTGCTATTGAGCTCTTCTGGTATTTCACAGGCTCTAGTGAATGTACTTACTTAGACCAACATGACGTGAAGATCTGGAAAGCTTGGACAGATCTTCACACGAACTCTGTAGGACCATTATACCCTGTACAGCTTAGAAACTACAAATCCTTCAGAAATACTCCACATCCGAAGTATTTAGTCAAATCTGAAGAGAAAACCATGATCGCAGGATCGATGTGGTATGAAGCAAACATTGATCAGTTAGATCTGGTGATCAATGGTATCAAGTTTGATCCATTTTCAAGACGTCATGTCATCTCCTTCTGGAATCCTACTTATCTTCCAGATACGAACTATACACCGATTGAGAATGTCGAACAAGGGAATATGGCATTAGCACCTTGTCCAACATTGATGCAGTTCTCTGTAAGAGAACTCTCTACTTTAGAAGCATTATCGATGCCTGAGAACAGAGCTACTTTATCAGCACTCTGTCACGATCTCTCTAAAGAAGGACTCATCATCCATGAAGACCCTGACTGCTGTGAGACAGAAGAGAAAGAGGAATGTATCCGCATTGTAACAGAATACGTTAGAAGTAATCCTACCAAAGATTACTCTAACTATCCTTTAAAGAAAACAGGTCTTTCATTGATGCTCTATCAGAGATCTTTAGATGTCGGTGCTGCTGGTGGTTGGAATGTGTCTATGTATAGCTTGCTGCTACACATGGTCGCTAAACTTACAGGACATATCCCCTTTGAGTTTATCCACTCTATCGGAGATATGCATATCTACGAAGATCAGATATCTGTGCTTACCAAACAGATCTCTCGTGATCCTTATCCTTTACCGAAGTTAGTGATCCATGGAGAACATGAGAGTATTGATGATTTTGATCTCGATGATATCGAACTGACAGGATATCAGTATCACGATAAACTCGTGATCCCTGTCAGTACGTAAATAAAAGTGATAGAGATATTTATTATTCCTGTAGGAGACACCTATGTGGTGTCCCTACAGGGGATCTATGATGTATATTGAGTATATTGCTATTCCTTTGTATACGCTGTTTTAAGACATTATCTATGGTAAGTAATACTTGTTATAGGGATAATGTCTTAGAGAGCCATACACGCTCATTCAGAGCGCTCTGAAGGGATATTTCTTCGAATATCCAAGAGATATCCCTGATGAAGAGGCTCCTAGAAGGCATATACGTCATAGATCAAATTAAACTTTATTGATTTAAGGAGATTTAACATGTCAGAACACTACAATCGTGATACTGGAGAAGTCACTTGGGACCCGGAAGATGACTTTGTTGAGGACTATCCTGGCAAAGCAGAAGACCAAGCGCGTTTCCGTGACGAGTTATCTTACACGGATTTAGATAGCTCTGATCTTTACTGACAACGAGAGGCATCCATGAATACTGATAACGAACGTTACCATCGAGATCCTTTTGCCCATGATGTACAGTTAGTTGATCATGTCAGTTACTGTATGTCCTACCCACTGGAACAGTATTGGTATTCATGGAGAGCCAAACATATCCCTGCGACCAACAGCTATCTGAAGAAACCCCATGTGACTTTGATGTATAGCTACGATGAGATAGCAGGCTTTCCAGAGATAGACTACGAAGATGAGGTGTATGTGCAGTTAGCAAATATTGATCACCTAGTCATCCATCCCGAGTCATTTCTGGGATATAAAGTACACACTGACCCTTATGGAGTCAAGTATCTGGTACTACTGATAGATCCATCTTTAGTGATAAATCAACATGAATACTTAAAAAGCTGTGGTGGTGTATGGTCAGAGCAATTAGGGGAATATATTCCTTTTATCATCATCGAAGCACATACTGAGTATACTGATATCCTGGCTGGTCAACTACCAGTACCAGGATATACGGTTATCTTTGACCAAATAAGATACTGTCATTTTGGTGAAAAGCATATGAGGCTTGATCCTTAAGCTTCTTTTTAATTAAACTGAAGAAGGAATATTTCAATATGGCAGATCCTATTCTGTATCAATTTGTAGGTTCCAGTAATGTCGCTAAAGCGGTACAACTGGTCAAAGCTAACCAAGCAGATGCTAAGAAACTCTTGCCGGATGGCCAAGATGTAGAGTTCTTGGACTCTGACAAAGTCATCGTGCCGATCGATGGTCGTTACCTGATCACAGATGTTGGTTCGTACCTCGTCCAAGTCGGTCCGAACCACAACAACCGTGTCATGAGTAAGGTCGAGATGGCAACTGAAGCTTATCTTGTCCCGAAAGAAAAACCTGTACTTGCTCCCAAAGTACCGCCGGTAGCTCCTGGTAGTCAGTCAGGCCTGCCGCCGAGTCAACCGGCTGCTTCAGAGGGTGGCGCTAGCTCTAGTGGTGGCGGTAAAGGACCGAAACAAGGTACCCCACCTGCCGCACCTCCGGCTGGCAGTCCTGGTGGCTAAGTTTATACCTCTGTATAGACGTCATAAAACCCTTGTTCCTAGCTACACCTTTAGTTGGTGTAGCTATGATCTATGACGCGTACTTTGTTTTATAGGAGTGGTTTATGTGCAGACCTTAATGTTAATCGACTATAGTGAACTGATCTCTGTACTAGATCAAGAGAGTTTACATGATGCGATGGATGTTTTATGTACGGATGAGTTTAGGTCTGTCTCTAAGGTAGTTTTATATCGAGAAAGACCAAGTATCCAGTTATTATCAGAGATGATCATGGATCAGTTTGTTGATCTATGGCAGTTGAACTTAAGTGATCTTCCAAATGATGTTCCTTATGCTTTTCCCATGAAGGTACAGTGGTTTGTGATTGCTCTGATGAATAAGTATATCTTCTTCTTACATGAGTTTCTAGTGTCGCATCCTCCAGTAGAGCTGGTCTGTATAGAAGACATCGTCTATATGGATCAAAGACAACTCTTGATCAGCTATGCTTGTGTCCATCACCAAGGAAGGTAGCATGATCATCCATGTCGCTTACTACGAGATATTGTATTTCATCAACAAGCTTTATCTAGATACCTGGGAACCCACGATCACGACAGATGTGATTGAGTTATTCACAAGAGAGTCATTAGTCAGAGATTTATTTAGTTTTTATATCAATGTTGACACCAAACCCTGGGATATCGAAAGACAGATGATCGAGAACATGGGGATCTCTGTAGATCTTGATGTCAGTGATAGTGATATTGATGTCGCTTGTGCTCTTGCGATATCAAGTATCGCAGACTATCTTTATCAATATCTAGATGGGATGGGTTTGTGTGGTAAATTAGAGTATCACAGTGGATATTTTCATCCGAGATATCCATTTAACAGTTCTGTCTATTTACAGTTCATCCCTTACTCGTCACTCGGGATGAATGAGGAGTTCTTCGGTGAGCTCTGTAAAGGTGGGGTAGTTGGTAACTACCCAAGTGATTTTTAAATGTAGGAGTCTATGTATGTTTAGTTTGTTTAAGAAAAGCCATGAGATCCAAGAGGTGAAACGTGGTGAGATCATCAACGTTTATGGGGATTCTATCTACGAGAGTCGTGGTAGAGTGAAGGTTAATGCTTTTAGTCCAAGTGAAAGGTTTGCTGAGGTAAAAGGTATCTTGGATGATGAGATTCTCAAGCAGTACTTCCATAACGAGTATTTGTTAACAGCGATACAGTTGTTAGATGGACTAAGATCTTTGTACACGTATCAGAATTACTTAAAAGTCGATATCACAGGGTTGAAACTGCTTGATATCGACAGTATCGAAGATCAAGCTGTGGTTAAGCGCATCGTTAATAACTTACAACGTTTCTTGAAGATCTTCTCTTTAAATGAAGATGATCTAACTGAACATCAGCTAAGAAGACTCTTCTGGGGATACGGCTATGACTTCATGAGCTATGGTGGAGATCATCACTACGTACTCGTGATCCCTTACAGGATCAACGAAGATGAAGGACTGTATCAGATATCAAGATTGATATTAGAAAACCAAGACTATCTTCTTGATGAGGATCATCGTCAACAACAGGTATTAAGCAGCTATTTACAGTAGAGTGTGAACATGAGTGTATTAGTAGACAGAGAGATCAAAGAACTTGCCTTACAAGGGATGATACATCCTTTTCGTGATGAGAAGATCTCTAGTAAGATCATCGGTGATACTTTTTATCGAGTACCTTCTTTTGGTTTGAGTCATGCAGGATACGACGTGGTATTACAACCTAAATGGAAATACTACAGCAATACCGCAAGTACTAAACATAGTAGACTCGCCAGAGAAGAGATAATGTTCGATGGTGTGGGTAATCTAAGACCTCATCGCTATCCTGATCCAGTATCTATCTTGGATAACACTGAAGCGTATTTTGAGGAAAGAGAGAGTGAAGCATTCATTCTAAAATCAGGATGCTTTGTTCTAGGAGTCACTGAAGAGACGTTTGATCTCCCAGGTGATATTGTCGGAAGCCTGTATTGTAAATCTACCTTGGCTAGGATGGGACTGATACTCCCTCCAACGATAGCTGAACCTGGTTGGAAAGGAGAACTCGTCGTGGAGATCTTTAATGGATCTCCTCGAGATATCATCCTCTATGCAGGTGTGGGTATCGGACAGATGATCTTCTGGCGTACATCTGGTAGTGATACGCTCTATGATGGTAAATATCAAAATCAATCAGGAGTACAGTGTGCAGTACAATGAACCTATAGATGAAGCTGTAAAACAAGCTATCTTCAAAGCACATTTAGAGGAATTGAGAAAGACTTTTGCTACACCTCAATCTAAAGAAGATCTCAAGAAAGAGATTGATGAATGGGTAGAGGCTAATCGAGATACGGTCTTCAGTCCTACTGACAAAGTCACTGTGACAGAAGGTGAAGAACCTTACTCTTTTGTGATCACTGTCGAGAGAAAACACATTGATGGGATCACCATCGATCCTAAATGGATCAGATGGGTGAAGAAGTACAACAGAGTTAAAGATCTCACCAGACAGCACAAAAGGAAAGGAAGATGAGGTATACAGAAGAAGACATCGTAAATGCCTTTAATGACTTCATGACAAAGATGGCTGCAGGCAACAACATGTATTTTATTACCATCGTCACTAACGAAATATACAGATGCAACTACGTCATCCGCATCAGTAATGGTTGCTTAATTGATGTTGATCAAGGTTTAAAACGTGTCAATATCCATGCACCCAATATCGGAGATCTTTTTATCGATGGCAATAGTTTCATCCTAGATGACATAGGGGAGTTCATCTCAGACGACCTATCGTCTTTAATGAGACAGGCTTGCGTCATGCATGCTAAAAGCATTATCTACATGACTGGCGATATTGATCCCAAAGAAAGATCTAATCGCCTTAAAGAATTTAAGGCGTATACCCAAGAACTCAGTAAAGGAAAATGAACGCTATTAATGTTAAAAGGCATCCTAAGAGAAGGATTAGTGATCTCCAGGTAGATGACACACCGATACTCTTTAAAGATCCTATCATCGTAAATCCTAGCGATGAACATGAAAGAGCTATCTTCATTGAAGGTCTTAAAGATTTGTTCAGGAGCTCAGAGGTAAGAAATGAAAGAATCAACTGATGTGTTCACCATAACCAGACTTGATCGGTCTGAAGGTATCTATAAGCACAATGAAGGTTTTATCTTCTCTATGGGTAAAATAGATTTCGTTAAAGACTTCGTCAGACCTCAACGTTTCCTTAAACCTGAATACCTTTACCAAGTATCGAGAGAAAGCTGTTATGAATACCTTAAAAAGCAAGATCGAGACACATGTGCGTAAGCGCATCATGTGTGTCTCTAAAGGAATAGAACTCCCGAAGAATAAGAAAAAGAACTATATTCGTAAGTGGCTCAATGAAAACATCAGAAGAGCTTACAAGAAGTACTATTGGTGTTACAAACAAGAACACCATCGTGCTCCTAACAAAACAACTTTCTTCAATCAACTAAACATCTACACAGGACCTGAGACTTATCTATGGCAAAGAATAAAATCATCTTAACATCCCTTGAAGATCTGAAAGCTTGGCAAGAAGCACAGAAGCTCCTCCAAGAAGAGGAGTGTGCTGATGATGATCTGGTTGAAAAATAATACCACGCGGCATTTCCTCACGGATCGTCCCTGATCCGCTCAGATAGCCGCTACGCGGCATAATACCCTACCCAGGATACTAGGTCCTGGGTAGGGTATATGACAGGTATTTAAGAGATGCTATTTTCCAAAATCTATTAAGGAGGCATTCTAAACACTATAAACACGCCATCACTTCATGCCAGTGGTATGATGGCGTTCATATTAATAGTAGTAAGAACTTATCATGACTTCAGTCTAAGATAAACTACTGCATCAATGAGGTGTTGTGGGATGATATCCGCAACACCTCTATATATCTTTTATTTTCATGTCACAAAAGGATGAAATATGTACACTGTAGGCAAAATCGACCCTAACTTTATTCCCCCTGATTATACTCAATTTAAATACACAAAATCTTTACCAAATACCCAGATCATGCTGCGTGAGATCAACCAGATCTATCGCATGGTTGACACCTGGCGTAAGATGGCTTATCCTGATCAACATAAAGAAAAAGACTGGTCACTAGAAGAGATCCTAGAAAGACAGTATCATTGCTTAAAAGAAGAGATCCTAGAGCTTACAGAAGCCAGTAGAATGAATATCACTGTCGATATCATCGATGGCATCTGTGATGTCGTATGGGTCGCAATGATGATGGTCTCTATCGGTAACACCGTATACAAAGATACTGATAAAGTCGTCACTCTACCTTTGGTATATACCGTAAATGAGGGTAAATTATCCGATTTACTGACTGCATCTTTATCCTTCTTCATCCAGTATGACAACACCTTGAGTGGTAGTCAATACGGGAAAAGTTTTTCTGAAGGAGAGTATAGCAGACTCTTGAGTGATATCATCAGTTGTGGATATACTTATCTCTACCAGTATGGTGATGGACTAAGACTTTTCAATGAGGTCATCGTATCTAACTATTCTAAAGCTATCGATGGTCAACTCTTGTTGGATGACACTAACAAAGTCACCAAGAAAGCAGCGATCGATGCAGGTAGCTATGTCAAACCTGATTTTACGGTATATCTGAAATGAATGCAAGACAGCATAAAAAGAATGTATACACCAGTATCTATAATAGATACTGGTGGAAATGGTTGAAGATAACCTTTGTTGGTGAAGCACAGTATGGTAGTGGTGTTGATGAGTTTGCAGAAATGGTTATCGATGAGATCGGTAAAGAATCAAGAGATGAAATAAAAAAGATACTCATCGACGAGATCAATAACATGGAATAATAGACAGCATATATCCCTGATACACCGATATGGTGTATCAGGGTGTTATGACGTCTATTCTTTTTTACGTATCCCTCAGAGAGACTACGTCTTTTAATCAAGATCATTAAAGCCATCAGCATACATGACCACAGATTGTTTCTTGATGTCTTCAAAATAATCCACGATGAACCTTTCTAGCATCGTGACTTTACTTTTAAGTGCATTGTTCTCAGTGGTGAGGTCTTGGATGACTTTCTTTTGGTTGACAGGTGTTGCTTTCTTAGCTATTCTTGCTGCTTCTATCCTTTCATGTGTCTTCTGTGAGATGATCTCTTGGTTAGAGAGGGTGAGCACACGTGAACGTGGGGTGACCCCTAATTCACTTAAGACCACTTGTTTAAGCTTACCTGTGAGATCTGAGAGATCAAAGTTTACAGGAAGTGCTCCTAAATCCAAAGCTATCCCTACTACTGAGTAGATGATCCCTGATCCATTGGGGTAGGATAAGAGATAAGAAGAAGGGATGTGGTAGAGTTCTCCTGAAGAGGATTTTAAAGTAACTACCGATCTGTTGGCTAGCTGATCTTCAGCGTATTCTTCTTCAGTAAGTTGTAGGGATTCATAGAAGGCTTTATAAACATCGATACCTGATGCTTCCAACTCCTCTATCTTTCTAATGGCTACTGTGGTATAGTAGGTCTCAGAAGAGAGATAGGTGGAGAGTTTACCCTTGAGCTTGAAGATACCTGAGGAGTAGATCTGAGGGAGGAGTTCTGTACTCATGTCTTCTCCTTATCACTCGAAGTTAGCTTTGGCAGCTACCAGGAAGTTGATGTTGTTGAAAGACCTGGAGAGATAGAGTTTACCGTCTCTTACGATACGGTAAGCGTTCGCAGGAGTTGTTGAGTACAGGGTAAATGACTCTGCTGCAATGATAAGCTCCATCAAGGCTTCTGCAAAAGTACGGGTAGTTGCTCTCATGCGGTTGAAGTCTTGTGATAAGGAATGCTCTGCGATCAGATCCGGATAAAGATCCGTTAAGTAATGGTAGTTATCTCTGTTGTCAGGATGAGAGATCACGAGTGACTGTAATGACCGATAAGGATGGGCTAGCACTGATGCATAAGTCTCGATATGACTATCCGTATAACCGTAGGTCCTTTGAGCAAACTGTTTTATCGTAGGAACGATCTCTGCGTACTTAGCTAATGGAGTATAGATCCCAGAGACAGTTTGTCTATTAGGGATGGCAAATTGATCAAATCTCGGGATGATGATAAACTCAGATCTACGAAAGATATCCGGAAAGATCTGTTTCCAGTCATCTTGGTCATGGATAGAGTTGGTTAAGATGTGTCTGATGATCGCGTCCCGGATTGCATCAGGGTTGTTACCACGTTCACCGTAGATGAACACATCCCATCTGGTATCCAAAGTGAAAGTAGGATCTAGACGATCATGCCACTTAAACATCAAGGTCAGTTTGATCGTATCTGGTTTATAGTCACGGACGATGAGACCTCTTTCTGACATGGAGATAGGGTCATTCTCATCAGCTACAAACTTGGTCACTTCTTGTCGAGATTTAAAGAAATCATCGACATTTTTGATCGGGGTGACGACAGAGATCTCGTACTCATCATAAGTCGCACGAAATGCTTTGTCAGAAAACCAGATACGGATAGTCGTATCTTGGTTATTGATCTTCCATTCGATCCAACCAGGGCAAGCATAGTTATCACTCTTGATGACTTGTCCACAGGTGAAACTGTTTGCAACGGATGCATAGGTCTTGATCAAATACTGTTCTACTTGATCTGCCCAGGAGGCTTGACCTAGCAATACTTTCTTGTAGATATCGGTGACGATGGTGAAGATGTTGTCAAGGATAGTATCAGAGAGTTCGATATAGTTGCCATCTTCGACAGAAGTAAACGTATATAGAGTGATATCTTCATCATCTTTTTTGGCATAGATCCCACGATCTTTGGCATAGGTGATGGCGTAAGCTGAGATCTCCCCGATGGGGTAGACATCATTTTTACTGTTGGCTCTGAGGGCACTATGAGTAGCAAAGGCTTTGATATAGATAGTCATGTGACAGAAGTCCTATAAGAGAAGTAAGTATACATATATCCCTAGAGTCTAGGGACAAGCTATAAAATTCGATAATGCGAGGTACAGATACATGTGGTCATTGATAAGATACATTTTTAGTTTTATTTGGGAGGGGTTCCACAACCCAGAGAAAAGGAAGAAACCTTGGTTTTTATACTCCGTTTGGGGACTGATGTTATTCTTGGTGGGACTCTGTTATGTACTCGGTAACAACTTAAGGTCAAGATCTGTCCTTAATCATAAATGGGAAGCAGCTTACGCGAGTCTAAAGTACAACTACAATCTCACCATGGAGAACAACAACCGTCTGATCAAGATCAACAGACATCTAACAGAGATCAACTCTAAGCTCTTAGAAAGTGGCATGGATATGTTCATGCGTATCACTGATGCCAATCTCTCCGATGAAGAGAAAGATGCGATGAAAGGAGAACTGGAGTTCATGAAAGAGATGCAGAAATCTTTGATCCAGCAGGTAGCAGATGCTGCATTGCAAGATAAAAAGACCGATGATAATGTCAAGAAAGATGATCAGCAGGTGAAGAAGATCTTAAATGATACTGGTCGTGATCCCAATCTCCCTGCTGAGTTACCTCCACCTCCACCTCCTCCACCACCAAAGAGTATCGATGATGAAAAAGATAAACCATAAGGGATACTTTATAGCGTTTTTGTGAATATAAGGATGGAAATATGCTTAAAGGTATCGTCCTCTACTGTGACGGTGGTAACCATGGTAAAAACCCTGGGATGATCGGCTATGGTATCCATGGGTATACCTACCAGACATGTCAGGATATCGTAAACTACAATGATGAATATAAATACACTCAGATAGGTTACGTAAAACTGGGTGATAAAGAGACTGAAGAAGACATCCATGACGTGTCTACCATGAAGAAGAGTGGTGATAAATACCAAAATGTCATTAATGGCTCTATGAAAGTCAGGGTAGAACCTATCAAGATCTTCAACAAGTATAGCAAAATAGGTATCCATGATAGCAATATAGGTGCTGAGTTAAGAGCCTTCAGAGATAGCTTGGATATCATCAAGAAAGAGACGACTGATGAAGACATAGCAGTAGCTCATGTGTACTCTGATTGTAAAAATGTCGTCAGTGGTTTTAATGATTATCTCCCTCAATGGTCTACTAATGGTTTTCGTAAGAAAGATGGTAATAAAGTCCAGTATGAAGATATCTGGCAAGACATCCATGATCAACTAAGCTATATCAAAAGTAAAGATACTGAAGTCAAACTCCACTGGATCAAAGGTCATGATGGTCATCCTGGTAATGAACAAGCGGATTACTTAGCAACCATTGCAGCATCGATTGGAAGAAAGATAGGACTTGGGGTCATTGAAGATGATAGTATCCAGGACTATGATTTAAGTCAGGTGGATAGTAAAGCTTCCATACATCCTTTCTTGATGACAGAGCGGTTCTATTTCAATCCCAGTAGAATAGAACATCATCTAGAAAAGATCAAAAATGGTAAGCCTGTCCAGTACTATCTCGGTGAGCTAGGAAGCAAAGTAGAAGATACTTTTGTCGGTAAAGAGATCAGTGATGCAGCGCTTGCTGTATGTTCATTGTGTCAAAGTGATGTCGTACTAGATCGGATCATGTTAGAACAAGCTCGTTATCTCGAAGATAACGATGCCAATACTGACTGTATCGTTGCTGGTATGCTTGATCATATCGCAAAATCCAAAGTCTATCCTGATCTTCTTGCGAATAAAGATGTTTTATTGAAATCCCCTGGATACACGAGAGCTGAGATCAAATCTCTCTATGGAGATCAGATCACTTTGATCTTGGATCCTCCCTTCTTAGCGATGCGTACTTTATCATCTTTCACCTTACTGGAAGAGATGGCAAACTACTATCTGCATGACAAGTTTCCAGGAGAGATCGTTGATATCACAGAACTCCTCTATGAAGAAAACAGCAAAGGTAAAATACAGTTCAAGAAAGCTATCGGTACGGATGTAAAGTCTATCAAAGCCAAGATCAACATAGGAGAGATAGAGAAAACCGTCACACTGACCTTTGGTATAGATCTCTTAGAAAGAAACGTCTATAAGAAGCTTGAGAAAGATATCGACAAAGTGGTATTACTCAACTGGTCAGAAGAGGATAGTTTATTCATGAACTATGCGGTGATGACTATCTTAAAGAACCATGACTGGTGTATCTATCAAGCCACGTATTCCTCCACTTACTATAAGAAAAGGTAAATCTCATTATGCGTAGTTTTAAATATTGGTTACTGCAATTCCTGGTGAAAAGAAGACCAGAGAGATTGAAAAGAGCAACAGCACTCTCCTCGATCTATCGTGTATTGAAAGACACGATAGATGATGAGGATCTAAGACGGATCAATCTTGCGTTAAAGCTTACTGTAGATCCGGATAAGATCAAATCTCTTAGATATCCGATGGCGATGCGTCAGGAGATCTGGGGTGAGAGTGGTATCGCGATCATCAAGACTCTAGTGACTGGGGTAGATCGCAGTAAAGTAGAGAGAGTCTGGAACATCATGCCGCCTTGGTTGAGATACAGTTACATGCAGTTTGAGAAAGATGTCGTGATCTTGTTCCGTGTCTTAGAAGAGCATGATGAACAAGCTCAAGCATAGTTAGATATAGATAACACGTCATAAATGTCATACACCCCTGATACACCTGTTATGGGTGTATCAGGGGTGTATGATGTCTTTTCTTTTTTCTTCGTGATACTCTACGTATCCCTCAGAGAGACTACGTCTTTTGCTTATTTATCGTAGTGCTTTGATCACTGTAGTCAGCATCTCTTCAAATAAAGACTTGAAGATGCTATACTGATATCGTGTCAATGCATAAAACTCAATCTCTTCAGCAAGCTCTAGTGTAGACTCTACAAAGTAATCCGGTACGGTTTTACCATTGATCACTACGTCTTTACTGGAGATATGTTTCTTGAAAGCATTAAGTTGCTCTGCTAGATCTTTCGTCGTAGAGACGACTTTCTTGTTATCGATAGCATTGATCTTATCTGCGACTTCAGCCATGACTTTCGCACACTCAACGACATCAGCATTGCGCTTGATGACATTACCATAGCTTGCCTTGACAGCATTGGTACGTCCTGTAAACAACGCCGCCATCTCTTCTTTTAAAGATTGTCTTTCTTGTTTGAGTTGTCTTACTCGTTTCAGATCAGAAGAGAAGTCTTGATTGAGCCCTGTAGGAGAAGATAACGCTATCCCTAAGTTCTTCTGGAAAGTCTCCATATTGAACAAGAGTTCTTTATGGACATCAGAGAACTTATTCAAAAGACTGATATAGGAAAGATAAGTCCCTGTGTAGTACTGTGGGATTGGGATGATCACGTCCATGATATCAGTATACTGAGACTTAGAGACTTCTTTGACATCCACTTGTCTTACATGACTCAGATAAGACAGTGGTTTGTCATCAAAACCTAGTTTCCTCGCAAAGTTATTAAAGCTATCAATGATAGACGGGATGATACGTTTTATCGCATCGAGAAATCCTTCTTCTGAGTAAGTAAAAGACTCTACAGAAGGTGTTAAGCGATAGGTCAGCATATATTGCAAAGACCCATGATCCAAGGTATCGATATAGCGCATAAGACGATAAACTCCAGTAAAGATAGATAAAGATGATATATGTGTCGCGTACGACTCATAGAGTTTTTAATCGAGAGGATTATGTAATGAGCTTTTTCAAATAAGAGGTACAGAACAACATGAACATGGTGCGTATGAATACAAAACTAGCATCTCCAGTGAAACCCTTGATCAATGTGGGGTGTCTTTTTGACATCCCCACAGGGACATTTATTACGGGTATTCATGGTGAGTCTATTTTAAATGGTGGGATGAGTCGCTTTGATGCGATCATCGGTAGTGGTAACTTAGGTAAATCTACTTTAGCGCATTATAGAAACATCGTAGGCTGTTATCGCATGGGTGATAATGCTTCTATCTCGGTCTACGATACAGAAGTAAACATCCAGGAGTCTAGATTACAGCAGTTTATCAATGAAGCCACCCATGGAGAAGGCGCTAACTGGATCGAAGAAGGCAAATGGTCCGTCTCTGATAAAGACTCAGTACCTGGGGAAGTGTGGTTTGATGAGTTTAAAGCGTTCATGGAAAGCAAGATCGAAAGTAAAGAGATCTTGGTTGAAACACCTTTTAGAGACAGAGTCAATGATAAAGGGGTAGTAAATCCATTAAAGGTACCTATGCCCACATTTGTGCTATTAGACTCTATCACGAACTTCCAGACCAAAGATACTACTAAGATGCGCGATGATGTCACGATAGGGGACAGTAAAGCAAACATGCTCTACATGACCCAGAATAGAAACAACACCCGTGTCATCAATGAGACCCACTCTTACTGTGGTGCATCATCTACTTACGTGACGATGACCGCACATGTGGTCGAGAAGATCCAGATCGACCCTTATGCACCTCAGGTGAAAGTACTACCAGCTCTTAAGAACAACCTAAAGATCAAAGCACCACCGGACTTCACGTTCTTGACGATGAACTGTTGGTGGCTCGCAGGATCATCTCCTTTGATCAGTAAGGATCGTACTTGTGAGTATCCAATCCAAGGAGAAGAAGGAGTCAAAGATGATACTGATCTTAATCTCGTGTATGTGACTCAACTTCGATCTAAATCTGGTGCTTCTAACATGAGTTTGGATGTCATCATCTCACAGAGACAAGGAGTGCTCGGATCTTTGACTGAGTTCCACTATCTACGCAAGAATAACTACTTTGGTTTGATCGGTGGTGATAAAAACTATCATTGTGCACTCTATCCCGAAGTGAAATTAAATCGTGTGAAAGTAAGGTCTGCTTTAGATCAAGATCTTAAGCTTGCAAGAGCGATCAACATCTGTGCAGAGTTATTGCAGTGTATCCGATATGCAAAGATTGATCCAAGACTCGCTTGTCAGCCAGAAGTGCTCTATGAAGACATCAAGAACCTCGGCTATGACTGGGATATGATCTTGGGTCAGACAAGAGGCTGGTGGTGTCCTTTGGATCAACACCAGGATAGTTATTTCTTATCTGTGTTGGATCTATTAAAGATGCGGGTCGGTGAGTATCATCCTTACTGGTTAGAGGATGATAAGAAAACCATTAAAGTCCATAAAGTCAGTAAAGGTAAAAAGTGAGTATGACTATGCAAGAAGTGCAAGATAACAACGTAGAAGCTGCTTTTGAAGAGTTAAAAGCAGATATGAAGTCTCGTGAAGAGCATGATATCGATGCAGGAGACTGTGATCTCTATCAAGAAGTGAAAGGGATGTTTGAACAAGCTGGTCATCCAGATCCTGATGCTTGGACACTCGGAAGACTCAGTCCTGATGATCTTAAAGGATCTCCGATGAGCTACCAGAGATTGATTATCAACAGAGCATTGAGACTTAAACTGGGTAAGTACGAAGAAGATACTCGTGATCAGAGGTTCTTGTTGGTAGACAGTGGTAGTAAAGAAGACTGGATGGATAACTTAAAGCCAACCATCAACTTCATCACCAAAAGAGATAAGAAGGTTTTGGAAAGATTGGATGATGAAGTCAGAGTGGATAGAGGTGATGGTGATGGCAACAGTGAGTAACATCAAAAGAAAAGCAGTCACGGATTTCATCTTAGAAGCCATTGATGATATCTTGCCTGATGGTTTCAATAGAGATCGGATGGATAAATACTTAAATAGTCTCAGTGATGAGGCTTTTGAGCAATATCTTAAAGACCTTCATGATGAGAAAGAATATCTCTCTGTGATCGCACCCAATGGTGCAGAAGTGAAGTTAGATCTTGCAAGAAACTTTGCGGTCGCTAAGAAATACAATATCCCACTCTATCAAAGACTGTGGCTCAAGACCCCTGACAACAGGGGTCATTACCTCACCCAGGATGAGTATCTGATCTTAAGACTTCCTGTAAGACGTCAGTCACAGATCCTGGATAAGAAGAAATCCATCCCTGATAACAACAAAACCATCGATAACCTCACAGGACAACCTGCAGGATCTTCTAAAGGGGCTAAGATCTCTTATCCTGAAGTACAGATGTTAGCAGCTACTGGTCTTAATGAAACCTTGACAGAGTTCTTGAAGTATCGTGGTGGGGATAAATACGGGATGCAACAGATGAACATCTCTATCAACAACACTGGTGGCGTCTCTTTGAAAGCAATAGAACCTTATTCTGGTAGAGTCAAATCCACCGATGCTTTACACGTACATCTAACATCGATGCATCTTAAGAACAATCTCTAAGGAGGAGTTACCATGACATTATTACCTCCCGGTAGCAGATTTCATTCTGGTGAGACTGAGACTTATAGTCAAGACTCTACTGAACCTTACGTGAAATCTACGCGAGCAGATACTTCTTTAAATCATGACTACATCAAAGCAGTGTTATCTGAAGCTATCTCTTTGACTTTGGATAAAAGAGTCAGTCGTGATAAAGCCAATGCTGATATCCGCACCCAACAGAAGCAGATCTTCATGGATATCATCACTCGGTTCAAGGTACACACGCTTTTAAATAAAGAAGTCTTGAAGAAGCTATTAGAGTCGATATTCAAGAATGAGACCAATATGGATCTCATCTTGACCTTAAGATGTGTGTTCTTTGCATTACTCGATCTTCCCGGTAATGAATACCACACCTTCTTCAAGAAGATCGTGTATCAAATCCGTATCCCAGATGGTAAGGAATGTTTAATATCCAATAGCCTGATGCAACGGATCACGACGACTACTAAAGAAGAGATGGAAAGTATCTTGAAGGACAATGACTTCTTGATCCCCATCATCTTACTGAACCTACATTTCAACATCAGTGATATCCAGGGACTATGAGTGAGGAAGTCTATCAGAAAAGAGGGATCGGGATCTACATAGATCTCGATACCCTCTTGGATACCCGTATGGGGACGATGATGATGCTAGACCCTGAACAAGGGATGGTGGTTATCGATGATGATAGTTACTATTGTCGTGTAGAAGAAGTATTTCCTGGCTTTGATAAAAAGGTCTTTGATGAAGCTTATTTGAAAAGAGATCAGTCTGTACTAGAGCACTCTGCTGTATCGAATATGATCTTTATCTTAAAAGAAGCAGTAGCTGATCTTAAGGTCAAGGTCTATGAACATCCTCTGTATAACGACGTCATCGTCTATGTCAATATCCATCCGTATCAGCTAAGTGATGTTGAGAAAAGTGATCTTCATGGAGTACTAAGACAGCATCTCTTGGATATGGCGAAGATTGAGTTTATTGACGTATCTTTGGAGGATCTGGATTGTGCTTGGGTGTATACGCATGTATCGCATTTATTCATGTATCACTTCGATGTCTGGTTAAATGCAAGAGCTAAAGCTTTAGCCCATAGAGGACTTCCTTATATCAGTTTGTATTGCCCAAGGATATTCTTTGAAAGAAAACCTACTGAGGAAGAGATAGAACAGTTGAAAGGATGGCTTGAGGTCAATGACTTTGATCATTTTGACTTCATTGAGAAGACTTATATGCCATTACTACAGATCCATTTCTTACCGGTAGATCATTTCTGTGTGATCAATGACTACGCAGAGCGGATAAAAGTGGATAACACAAGTGAGAAAGAGTTAAGTTGAAAGAGCACCCTGTACACTGGAGTGATCTGGTGTACAGGGATTTTTGCTTCGCATGAAGCTTCATTCGCATGCACTCATTCAGAGAACCTCACTAGGACCTTAGTAGTCCTAGTGAGGATATATGACGTCATAAACCCTAGCTACACCTACTACAGGTGTAGCTAGGTATAGATATGTTTTATTAAAGGGATGCTTGTCTTTGCTGAAAATCATCGACATTGAGATTGGATTCTCCTACCATGGTCTCGTCTAAGACGTAATCTCGTTGACCATCTGTCTCATCTAAAGAAGTACGGTTGTTATTGCTACCATTGGTATAGATAGCATCTTTAGGGGACAATGTTGACAAGATCTCAGCCACCAATGCTTTATTGGCTACCAGTTTATCAACATTGGCATCATCAGACTTGATCCGTTTATTGGTCAATGCCTGATGATCCATATCACGTAAAGTCTGCATCAAGAGCTTAGAGAACTCTTCATTGCGGATAAGTTCTTCATAAGGAGCTTGGTTGGTGATCGCTGTGACAATACTTTTGCGTATCGTCTGGGTATATTTAAGATCCTCTTCTATGGGATCTAGAGTTTCTACTACATCTGTCATGTCTTTATATCCTGTATTTAAAGCTACTTGAAATATACATGTCTTCGCTATGCTCAGAGCGTATATCTCAAAATAAATAATTTTAAGATATACATTATACCACTAGAGTAGAAGTCATCTACTCTGTTCTAACAAACACAGGAGAGGTCTATGTGAATATCATCTCAAAAATGTTCATCAACGCGGTAGTTTCACAGTATCTTAAAGGATATCACGTGGATCGTTTGCGAAGGATCCTTCCTCTGGTGAAGAAGGAGGCATCCATCGCTAAACAAAAACAAGAGACGTTGGATACCATCATCTCTGGTTTTGATGATATCAGAACCAGTTATCCATCGATCAGCCATCTCTACCAAGCCGTCAGATATCGAGTACACCACTATCAGGATCTTGAGCATTTCACTCACGATCCTTACAAAGCAGAGTACCAAGACAGGAATGCCTTGGATTACTTCACCGTCTATGAAGGCAGTTATTTGATCCAAGTAGACAGTGTACTCGATCTCATTAATCAGATAACGTTATTATTACAGGATATCTCTCAAGAAGAGAATCCTGCTAGACGTGCTATCAAAGAAAGACTCTCGCATGATGTCTTACGTGATAGCCAGATGACACTATGTCATTTCTTAAGAAGCTACATCAGTAAGTAGAACACTGATGAGAATCCTGTTAAGCAGAGGTCACTATGAAGAAAACTATCAGGTCAGGTGAGAATCCCTTAGATCCGATCTTAAATAGCCCAGATAAAAAGAGCAAAGAAACCAATAGCAGTGCTGGTGGGATACTAGCACGATGGTATCGCACGATATTACACGATCTCAAGATCACTGGTACTAGGTTCAGTGAGTCACTATCAAGATACTTAGAGATCATCTATCCCAATAACAACCTTGCTGCTTCTAATGCTAGAGGCAGTTTCCATAAGAAGTTCAGTGAACCTGAGTTTACCTGGAAGGTATTCTTAGAAGGACTGAGGGTATTAGGTGTTGAGAAGGTAGATTTTAATATCACTTTACACAATGCTGATGGCTCTAAATCTACCCATTCTTTAGATGTGTTACTCATGGGTAAAGAAGATGCTTTAAGATACTTACAAGAATGGCGTAAGGATCACGGCATCCATACAGCCGATCCTGAGTATCTAAAAGTGCTAGAGGAACAACGTCAGAAAGTCAAACAAGATATCCAGAGTAACATCGACTACTATACAGACTCAATGCACAAGATCCGTAAAGCAGAGAGAAAAGAGATCCATCGTCCTCATGTCAGAGACAGTAAGAAAGGGAAAAACCATGCTCCAGAAGAAACATCAGAAGCTGATCAGTCCTGAGAGTGTGGAGGAGCTGATCCGTGAAGATGGGGTCAACCATATACGTATCGACAATCGTGGTAGTACGAAGTTAGGGAGATGGTTAGATAGCCAATGGATCTCTCCTTTCTACTATCCAGGATTAGGACAGTTTACTAATACAGAAGGTTTCTGGCATTTCATTAGTAGTGATCGACCGATAGAGTTATTGAAAGTCATCTCAGGTCATGAATGTCGAAAACAGATCCGTGATATGCGTCTTGCCGGTAACTACCACAAGGTGCGTATCCCTAACTTCTATGAACATATCCGATATGCCAATTACTTAAAGATCGAACAGTTTCCCTTACTGAAGAAAGCTTTCATTGAGTCTGATCTTCCTTTGAAGATGTATTACATCACGGAAGATGAGGAGGGTAGGACATGGTTTAATGATACCCATGTGACCCACCCAAGACTTTCTAATCTGGTGAAGCTTCGAGAAGCTTACCAGAGAGATGAGCACCTAGTACTACCTGTACCGGATATCAGTCCGATATTAAAACATCATAAACGCTTTAAAAACACATAAAACTCCTATGTTGTTATTTCGATGGTCTACTTCGGTAGACCATCATCTTTTTTTTTATTTTTTTTGGAGTCAAATATGGCTAATGCGAAGCTACCTAATGCGAAGTATCTTAATACGAAGCTAAGACATGATTACCTTTGTGTATACGGAGGTCATCATGGCTAAAAATATCGAAGGAGACAATGGTAAAAAAGGTGGATCATCACCTATCGCAGATCCTACCCCTAAAGGATCCTGGTCTACGATCAGAGATAACTCAAAAGCAGCGCCAGATGCTTATAGTGAGGAAGGCAACAGCCAGTACATCTCTGAGTTTGGTGGTATTGCAAATAAGATATCCCAAGTGGCTTCTCAGTTAAAAGGTGGGGAGAAGGTATCCTTATCGACGATATCAGGATTCTTAGGTGGAGTAGGTAATGCTTTATCTGGTATCACTTCTACGGTAGATCAAGTCAGAAGTAGTTTATCTGGAGATAACATCTTTGATAAACTCTCAGGTATTGCAAACATCTCTCACTCTACCTTGACTCAGATGGGAGTAAATAACCTCCCCAACATCGCTGATAGCTTAAGTCGTGGTCGTGAGATCTATGGTAATATCAATAATACCTTATCCAGAATAAGAAATACAGACTTCTCTAAGGTCAGTAACCTCTTTGGTATGGTAGAAGAGTTGACAGGATCAGATGTCTTTTCTTTATCTAAACTAGGTGGACAAGCAGATTACTTAACGGGACTCGTGCGGGATATCATGGACAATGATATCCCAGGATCCCTATCTGCTTTAAAAGACATCGTCAAGAACAACCCTTACAGAGATAGGATCGTCAAAGATGTCTATCCCAAAGCTGTAGATAAACAAGATCTCTCCTCCATCAGAGCGATGACCGATATCGTAGGCGCCAAGAAGTTCAATACGCTTACTTCTAATCCTCATCAGCAAGGTAACTTCAGAAATGTGTTATCCTCTAACTGGAAGAAAGAGCATGAGTACGCAGATAAACCTACTATGGAAGTCTATCAAGATCTCAAAGAGACCTTGAAGAAGACTTCTGTAGATCAGGATTGGTTGTATACCAAAAGAGGTAATGATCTTACCATAAATGCCAAAGACTATACTTCTGCTTCTGAGAGATTTAAAGAGCTATTCAAGAAAGGCTGTCAGGTCAGTAACCGTATTAGAGTACTGACTGATGAACATATCAACGACAGTGTCAAAGATGAGATCAATGCTGATGATAATACCAGACTGGATGATGAGAAGTTCTTGATCATGTTAAGTCTAGGAGGAAGCTCTGTCAAATCAGCAATCAAAAGAGATTTTGGCAGAGTGGTGATTGAGAACAATGATATCAGGATAAATACATGATCGATACTGACAGAATCAATGCCCGTAGTGAAGATGAACGTACCAACTGGGTACAACAGGCTTTTTTCATGCGCAACATCACTGAACACAATGAAGGCGTAGATCCTGAAGTGATGTTTGCAAGAGTTTATAACACAGCGATGATGAAGTTTACCGATACGACCCCTGGTGGGAGTCTAGCGGTGAACCCTTTACCACAGCCATCAAGATGGACAGATCCACCAGTATTAAAAGAAGGAGAGAATGCCAATAAGTACAATACAGAGACTTTTCTGTCTCCTTACTACTCGGAGATGTACGATGATCATCAACAAGTAGTGTATTTTAGATTCGGTGTTCCTGTATTTAACTCTATCACGGGTTTTTATAGTAGATTCTACTCTCCATCGTACGGAAGATTTGTCAGAACCGGTGGTCTTGTTTCTAGTTTAACTAACTCCATCGGACAGCTGATCGGTCAAACGGTAACTCTACCTTTAGGGATTGTATCATTAGGGTTAAGTGCTGTTGGTATCATTGGAGATACGATAGACAAAATAGGATCATTCTTGTCAGGCAAGACCTCCCAGTTGTACTACTTGAAACCTACTATGCCCTTGTACTGGTCAGCAGCACAAGGGATATTGAATCATATTGCAGTCAATAAAGGATTCTTAGCACCTCGTGTAGGGGGAGATGAACATACTACTACTTCAAATCAGGATCGAGATTGGACACCCAGTGGTGCTGAGCTAGAATATCTTAAAAGCAATTTTGGTTCTATAATCACCGATAAAGGCAATATCAACCTTTATGGTGTTGCTACTCGTGCACAACGTGCATATATGCAGCAACTAAACGAGCTTAATGCTTCCGGTAGTAGTGATCTGAAAAGAGAAATGGTCAAACGTTACAAATCTGGTATCAAAGCGAGTTATCGCAACATCATGGATCCCCATATCACGAACCTAGGTAATGCAACCAGTAGATGGTTTGGATCTAGTCTAGGTCAAGTTACAGGTGATCCTAACGAAGGACTTATAGCCAAAGAAGCTTCTACGGATGGCTCTGACCCAGATTCATTTATGTCTATTGTTAAAGCTGGGCTGCATGATGGTGCTGAGTTTGTAGGATTTCGTGTCACAACGACTGGTGGTGCACAGGAATCGTTCTCTAATTCTTTTAAAGAATCAGAATTAGCACAATGGATCAACAACACTTCTTCTGCGGCAAGATCTTTTAAATTCTCCGCTAACTATGGCAACATCGGTGATAGTGCTGTAGCTAATGGTATCGAAGGTATGGTATCAGGTGCTATGTCAAACATCAGCAAATTTGCCGAGCAAATTGGGATGGGTGGTCTATTTGCTTTAACAGGATCTGCTTATGCAGAAGTACCTAAGTTTTGGGATAGAGCAGATGCACAGCTCTCAACCAAATCTTACACGATAGATCTTATCTCTCCTTACGGTGATGTATTCTCCCAGCTGATCAACATCTACATGCCTTTGTCATTACTGCTTGCAGGATCATTGACTAGATCTACTGGTAGACACAGCTACACTGAACCTTTTTTGTGTCAGGTCTTTGATAAAGGGAGAGCACAGACAAGACTCGGTATGGTGAAATCTATCTCGATCAATAGAGGTAGCACCGGTAATGTCTCTTGGACGCAATACCAAGAACCTTTGAACATCAGAGTGACACTAGACGTCGAGGATATGGAGACGATGCTCCATATGCCGATGGTAGAGAACATGGGTGGTGCTGAAGGGATGTTGAAAGCAGGTCTTGATCAGGTAGCAAAGATATTCGATGGACCTAACGTACTAGAAGGCGGATGGTTCGACTTTGATAGTCCTTTTAGTGACTACATGGCAGTATTGGGATCTCTGGATATGACAGCACAGATCTACTTCTTCCCTAAACTGGTACGTAAATGGCGAGAAAGATTAGCCAGACAGGACAGTACTTCTAATGCTTCTTACTGGGGCATGATGGCGAGCAATAACCCTATCGCCGATATCGCCAAGATGTTCGTCCCAGGGACATTCCCACGATGATTATGTAAACGTCATGTAAGCGTCATACATCCCTTACTCCTAGATACACCTATCATGGGTGTATCTAGGATATATGTCGTCTATTATGTCGTCTACTCAATATAAGCTGTTTGCAATCGTATAGTATCCGTTTATGGATATCACATGCATGTTTTTAGTTATTTAGAAAAGGTATACCGATGTTATACACTAAGCTACAAAATGCTGCTATCCTGGCAGCACTGAATGATGTCGTCACCACGACCATCCATGGGGTCGCAGGTGATGACATCTCTGATAAGATCCAAGACCAAGGTCTGTCTTCTGTCAAAGATATCGTCTGGTCTAGACTGCAAGACCATTTCACTCAGATGTAAGGAGTACTATCCATGATTACCCAAAATGATCTTGCTAAAGCTTTAATGGTATCTTCTCAGTTAGAAGATAAGAATATTACTTTAACAGTCAAAGAAGACTCTTATCTGAGACCACTGGTCGAAGCGATCAGTCTTCCTCCAGAAGACGTAGTTACCAGTCTCTCAGACAGTGAAGTGATCAATGATGTTGTTGGTATAACCAACAAAGTCCCTGTAGAAACACAAGAGTTCATCCCTTCCAGATACGACAGTGCTTTGTCTGATATCGTAAGCACCACGATCCCTGATTTTCAAGTATTGTTGAAGACTGTTAGAAGTGAGATCAATCCTTTTGTCAAAGCACTGGTAGATTCCGTACAACACGCTATTACTTCTTTAGATCCTAAAGATCTTATCAAGACCAAAGTAAATACTGCTGTAGTCCCCGATGTGATCTTAGACAGTCAGTTCCAAGAATTACTGAATCGATTCTCTCATTCTGAGGTAGTTGAAGGTGAGATCCCAGCATCTCCTGTGCTTGCAGATGTTGACAGTAGTGTAGTGATGGGATGGCTTGCAGGATACCCTGGTATCGGTGGGTTATTAGTCAAGGATCTTAGTGATGATCTGGTCAAAGAAGTCTATCATGGAGTGTTCAGACAGAACTGGCGTGGGGTGAATAGCTTAGGTCACTACTTAAGATATCATCCAGAGCATGTGAAGATTGCTTTGATTGTCTTTGTTCTCTCAAACTGGTTTATCAATGATCTTCCTGAAGGTAGTACTGGATCTCCTAATGAGATTCTCGACAATCTTGAGTACTTAAGAGGTCAAGCAGGTCTTGCGATCAAGAGCTATCTTGAGAAGCTTGATAAAGAAGCTCAAAACGGTATTATCATCAGCTCTCGTTCTAATAACGAGATCCGAGTTAATCCTTTCACCTATCATGGATGGATCAAAGACGGTGGTGATGTCGAGGCGATATTAGGTCTGTCATTACAAAGAAACACTTATCAGTCTGTTGAAGAGATCAATGAACATAAAGAAGAGTTGAAGTCTCTCTGGCAAGAACATGTTAATAATGTCACTAGAACAACTTCTGATGACATGGTACAACGTGTAAAAGAGTCACTGGAGTTTAACTTCCACCACTTGATCAATGAAGATCCTTTCCATGCCAGTGAACAAGAGTATCGTGAAGTGACCAATCTCTTCACAGATCTCTTGCAATACGTCCGTCAACAAGACATCGAAAACATCCATGTCTTGACATTGAAACTAGTCTCAAGATCACTGGCTCCTATCTATCCTAGTCTGAATGCTGAGTTGTTCTTAAGTAGTATCGATACAGCTTTTTATAAATATCCCAATATCACAGTCAAAGAAGCAGCATCTATCGCTGCGATCTACTATCTGGTCGATGCGGTAGCTAGTGGCATCGCGATCTCTAGATAAGGAGGGGATATGTTCGGCTATCTTCGTGATAGTGATGTCGTCAAAAGTAACTTCAAAGTCATCAACAAAAGGTGGGTGGCTTTGAAGGACTGTGAGATCTATTTCCCTGTCGAGTATAAGCTTAAAGGTCTTGCTGAAGTAAGTGATCATGTCTACACCTTAGGGGTAGTCATGATCACGGTAGGTACTGTATATGCGGTTTTGAGTGTCAACGCCATGATCACCTTCAACCCTACTTCCATAGAAGAGATCAAGTACGGTAATGATCCTTACTACAAACTGAGCTTTGAAGCAGGAGACACGGTGATTGAGAACATTGATATCGTCAAACAAGATACACTACCTTATCACATCTACGATCTCTTTATCTCCAAAGGTAAGATCCCTGCGTATATGAGCTATGTCGATATGTGCAGGCTCTTTGAGACCTCTAAGAGCTATGCTGATGCCAATGTAGGTAGTAGACCAGAAGTCGTACAACTCATGATCTCTTTGATCGCAAGAGCCAAAGAAGATAAAAGGATCTACTATCGTCAGGTAGTCGATAGTGATCCTGAAAGTAAGAATCTCGAATGGATCAAGATGAGTAATATCGAGTATGGTGCCACCAACACGCTTAATAAGCTTGGTGGCAACTACTTCTCTGAAGGTGTCGCATCTGCTTTGATCAATCCGACAGAAAGACTAGAAAATATCGAGAGCTTACTGCGACAATAAGAAAGGATAAAATAGCAATGCAATATTTATCAACAGCAAGAAGGTCTCCTGGAAGGGAGATCTTCTTTGAATGTACAAGACTACGTGGTACAGGTAAACAAGGTATCATCAAACCTGATGCTGATGGTTGTTATACCCAAGTGATCGGTGGTCTTAATGCTTACAACAGCATGGAGGATTTCTACGATCTAGAAGCAGGTGTTAGGTTCTTCCAACAACAATCCTCTTTCAATAGACGGATCAATCGTGGGGTCCTTAGAGCTGAATATGGTCATCCCAAGATGCCCATAGGGAGCAAAGACAAATACTATTATGGTATCAGATATACTCGTATCGAGGAGACCATGGTCTGTGGTACTTGGCGCAAGATCTGGTTATCACCTGAGAAATTAAAAGATGAGAGAGGTAGAACAATCGTTCCAGTCATGGGTACGATCTATCCCTCTGGTCCTTACCGAGAAGCTTTGATCCATGCATTTGAGTCTCCTGGTGAGCAAGTATGTTTCTCAATTAGGTCATTAACAAAAGACTATCCTCGAGGAGATGGTACCTATATCAAGAAACTGGTTGGCATCATCACCTTTGATTATGTCAATGAACCAGGTATATGGAACGCTGAGAAGTTATTGACACCATCTATCGAGTCGATCGAACAGATCAGAGTCGATGGCATGAAGTTCTTAGATAGACTCAATGAGATCCCATCAGTCAGTGCTGAGTCCTTTGATATCATCCATGTCAGAGAGAACTTATCTGCTCTGATCGAAGAAGAAAGAAAACTGCAAGCACAGCGTAATAATATCATCTTCAGCAGGTGGTGATAGATGAATATCGACACCACGAAAAATGAAGTAGACAATGTCACCAGTCTGATCAATACTGCTATGGCTAAGACCTATAATGGTCTTAGCTTCACGGATCTTACTGTCATTGACGGTGTAGGTATTGATACGGTTAGTAAGAGTGCTCCTAACCAGGACTATGTCTCTAACACCAAAGTCAGTATCAGTGGTGGTAGTGATTACGATGGTCCTGATGGGATCGAGTATAGACGGATAGATATCCATCTGCAGCATGAGCTCTTAGGAGGTGCTGATAGCACCACCCACAACAAGAGCTATAGCGAAGAAGAGATCAACGGTGTTTGTGATGCTATCATCGCTAAAGCCAAACTGCGTAAAGAGAGTCTAGATATCGTTTATGACTCTGTCACAGGACAAGATCACATCAAGAAGATCAAGCTTTCTGCCAAAAGAGGTAGTTTGTTATATATCGGTAAGTTGGAGATCACGGTCACTTTTAAGGTAAAGACGTTGAAGTTGGATGGATTTAAGTATGAACTTAGACCCCAGCCTTAACGTCTATAAATAAAACTATCCATACTGCACGTCATAAATCCATTACATCCTGATACACCATTAGTTGGTGTATCAGGGCTATATGACGTTTATAATTGTTATTACCGTAAAGTAAGGCAAACGAAGATACTATGATGTTTTCCGGGGACCCCTGTGAAAACATGTATTTTCTATTTCTATACTTGTTTAAAAAGGACGACCTTGATGAAACTTGACCACACCAAATCTGCCAAAGTAAACCTCCTGGCACTTGTCAACCAAACCAACAGCACCAGTCTTGCCGAAGGAGATATCGATTTTGGTACACCTTCTGTGATCCCAGGTGTATCTTTACCACATGACAAAACCACCGCGAATACAAATCTCGCTGTCAATACCAAGGTCACCATGACAGGTAAAGGTAATACTGCAGGCAGTGTCGAGATCCAATATAGAAGAATCTCTATCCGTAAGCAGTATCAGTTCCGTATCGGTGAATCGACTAATCCTACATTGACGGTGATCAAGTCTAAGATCCCCACCTTTGATGAAAGCTCTATTAAGAGTCTTTTGGTCAGTGAACTGAAACTGATCGAATCCTCAGTAGACATCACTGTCACAATCAACACTGGTGATAACGCATCTGCAACGATCACCGCTAAAGAAAATGATCTGGTCTATGTCGCAGATGAGACAGCATTTACGATCATTGTCCAACGTGATGATAAGATCCAGCTCCCAGAAGTCATCCTCACCACCAGCTTGAGTGGTTTTGAGTATGATCTGGAGTATGCTGCTAAGAATGGCTATACCTTTAGTGGCTAAGGATAGTAGATGAAGATCACTAAGAATGCAAGTGCGAAAGAGATCATCTTAAAGATGATCTCTATCCCTGAAGGGGATATCGATGAGTTTGATATCGGTACGCCTACTGTATTGAAAGCTGTGGCTAGTATCGATTCAGGTAACATAAACACATCTATCGAAGCTGATACTAAAATAGTCATCTCTGCCAAAAGTGATAGCACTAACTACAAGGGTAGTAAAGAGATCCAGTATAGAAGAATCAATCTCCAGAACCAATGGACCTTGTTATTTGGGAAAACGCGTCTTAACTGGAAATATAACCAGAAGATGATCCCAGAGCTCACTGAAGAGAATGTCAAGAAACACATCAATAACATCCTCTATCATGTCGACAGTGAGATCAGCTATGAGTTCACCAAGATCAATGATGAGCAAGCGAAGATCACTCTAGATGCGATCAGTAATAGTCTCTTGTATACCACAGATGGCAACAAGATCGAGATCAATCTTGAATACGCTCGTCGTAAACAGGATATCTCGAGTATCCATCTCAATGATGACAATACTTTCGAGTATGAGACTGTCGTTGAGATCCCTGAGGTGACTTTAGAAGCATTTACAGTGTAGGTGAGTCATGAGTACGAGAACACAGAAAATCGCGATGAGTTATCCTCTAGGTCAAGCTGTTAATAAGTATCTTGAGACTTATTTTGGTATCGAAGAAGGGAAAGCTGATAGTGTCATCGGTAGCAGTGCTGCTGTTACAGCAGATGACCAGACTCCTGCTAACTTCTACGATGGCAAAGCAGCACGTGAGATCAATAGAGAGTTACCGAGCAATACGTCTTTTCAAACCGATCAGATCTTGCATAACAAGATGCAGATTGATAAGAACTTAACTGGTTTTGGTTTTAAGATCGGTAAGATCAAATACCATCGTATCGATCCGGTATTGGTGTTGAAGCTAAGGACTCCTACTTGGGAAGACTTTGTTAAATATCACAACCAAGAGATTGCTCATAGTGGGGATTATCAGAAGGTCAGAGAAGTCTTAGTGAAGATCTTTGATCTGGACAACATGTCTGGTCATCTTAACAATGACGATATCTTCAGGGTAAGCTCTAGTACATCAGGTGGTAAACCCATGTATCAGGTTGACTTGGTAAGTGAGGCTTGTAAGCAAGTATTCACCAAAACTACCTTTTTTCTCCATCCGGAACACGATCCTTCAGGACCCTTTGTAGACGAATAAAGACAGTTATCATGGAAATCAATATCGCGTTAACCGAAAAACAAAATATCTTGGCTTTATTGCAAAGCCGTAGTGAAGGACAGATGACTGATTTTGATTTCAGTAAACATGAAGATGAATTTGAAATCGGTCAACCTGTAGAGATCAGCAGTCATCTCGACTATAATCACCCCAATGATCATGTTGAGCCTAACACAGAAGTCATCATCACTGCTAAAGATGACAGTGTACTCGTGACAGGATCCTGTACTTTAAGGTATAGAAGGCTTAGTATCGAAGACCAATGGAAGATCATCTTCAAGACCGATAACAGTCTCTATCGTTATCCTCCTGAGAAATACGTCGGTGGACTAACTGAAGAAGGGATACTGATGGACTTCTTTGTTAGGGTCTTTCCGATCCAACTAGACTTTCTAGATATGGATTTTGATCTTAATGGTGAAGAAGGTAAAGTAACGCTTACTGCTAAGGAAGATAGCTACTTATTCACAGGACAAAAGATCATTGGTTTTAAACCTAAGATCGTGAAACCATCGTTAAGTAAAGTCATCCCTGGTGTATGGGATGACTTCTTTGCTTATGATGTCACACCTATGGGGTCACTAGACATCACGGATCTAGGAGAAGCACATGGTTAAACTATATCCGAGTAAGAGTAGTTTAGAGAACTTCTTAAAGCTAATCAAGGACAGTAATCCTAATTTCGATATCAAAGAGATCGAAGTAAAAGCAGTCGAAGAACTTGAAGAAGGGACTCAGAGTTACTCAAAAGACGATGTCAATACCACAGTGGTCAACAACACCAAAGTGACTTTCTCAGTCGTTGCTGGGAAAGGCTACGCTGGTGAGGTGACAGTGGTCTATAGAAGGATCCATCTGGGAGAACAGCTTAATCTTTACACAAAGTCTGTCGGTAACCCTTCTACCGTGTACTTAGGGATAGATGATAGTCTACTTCCTAAGGATGAGTCTGAAGACATAGATGAGGCGTATTTTACTCACACTTGTCGTGGGTTAGGATTTATTGCTGATGCTTTGGAATACAGATTCTATCGTAATGGTGGTGGGTACTTGATGCAGCTCATACCGAAATATGAAAACCTGATCTACACGGGTGGTTGTTTGGTCAATATCAAGACCTACAAAAATAAGAAAGATCTTGGTAGTCTGATCAAGAATACCCAGATGCTAGATCTTGAGTATCCGCTTACTTTGGAGATCAAACAGATAGTCTTGGATGAATTTGAATATGGTTGAGTTATGTTGACAAGAAGAAAAGAAGTACTAGACCTTAGTCAAGGGGAATCTGTATTGATCTTAAAGATCAAGCGGTACTACCGTGACTATCTTGGTATCGATGAAAGTAAGCTAGAAGTATCTTTGAAAGATGGGATAGAGACTGTGGCTTTACCAAACAACTACTATAGTGACCATCCAGACGTTGTGAGCATCGATGAGGATATCGCACCTAACACCAAAGTGATAGCTATCGTCAATGGTGTGGATGTTGAGATCCACTACCGTAGATTGAACTTGATTGAGGTGTTAAACCGTCTGAGTCCTACTTGGGAGGATTTCAGTGAAGGGATGAGCGAAGCCTGGAAGACATCTGTATCTGTCACAGTCAGTAGAGCAAATGTCCCTCTCGAGCGTAAATACATCAGTGACAGGTTCAAGGAGATCTTGAACCTACGTCACGATGGTGAGCTTGATAGTAAACTCACCACACCTGGGAGACAGAAGAAGTTCGCCATGACTTTTCCGGTATCTCCTTATGTGCTGGAGGATAATATTTTTGACTTTTATCCCAAGGGGTACAAGGGAAAGATATTTGTTCCTGCTCCTAAACCTGAAAATCTTGTTAAAGAGATTGCCTCTTCAGGTCTTCGTTATAATACGTGATGTCACTATACTACACGTCATACAGAGCACCTCAGTAGGACTATCATTAGTCCTACTGAGGATGTATGATGCATGATGTGAACTTATACACAAAAGGAATACTCAAACATGTTTATCGAGAAAGGTTTAACATTTAAACAACATATCGTCAAGTACCTAAAGAGCAAGAACATCGATATCGAAGAAGATGACTTCGAAGTAGAGAATGTTAGAAATATCGATGGATCAGCTGATCCTGTACTGGATGATAATAAATTTATCCTTGACAAAAGTACTAAAGACAAGAAAATATTTCAGGTGGATGCTTCTCAGTATAACAAGTATGTCAAACCCAACACCATCGTTAAGATCAAATCCACTGATAACAGTAAACGCTTCATCGGCGAGATCGATATCAAGTACCATAGAGCTACACCTGGAAATGCTGTCAAGTTAAAGATCATCAAAGATCAACTTGAGAATATCAATAAGTACGAAAAGAAAGGGATAAAGTCTTCTAAAGGTGAAGAGATCTATCTCATCTACAATAAACCGATCACTGATACGGCAGAGTGTAAGAAAGATCTCTCTAACAAGATCTATCGTGCTTTTAAAGAGCATTTCTTCAATATCGATCAGTATAAGAAAGATGGCAGTGATGATCCTGTCAACAAAGATAGCATGATCTCAAACATGACCCACACTGCTACTGAGACGACAGATTACTGGACGATTACATTAGACCAGATAGAACCCAAAGATAACGTCTTTTATAACGCTAAGTTCAACATGCCTGTGATCCTCTATCATGATCGATTTGTAGCTTATCCTAAAGATCCCAAGTTAGCTTATCAGCCAGTATCACAGAAGCTAGGTAATCGCATCACCAAGATCGGTATTGACAAAGACTACAGTAATGAACACATCTATACCGTCATCACCACTTTCAGAGAAAACAGCTCTGACAGAACGGTTGAGATGGAATCAGAGCCTGTGAAGTTTGGTCATGTCCCTAGTGAAGCTGAGTATAACAGAATCATCCCTTATATCGCGGCAAATGCTAATGTCAGATGGAACTATGCTTTCACTGAAAATGGTCAGTGGGAATGTCCAGATAAGTACTATATATCGCAGTTAGGGTTCACCTTACAAGACCAGAAGAACCTACCGATGTACATGGAGACACAGTTTGTTTATTTTGTCTTTGCCAAGATCGGTAATATCGATCACCCTTATGCCGAGACTGCAGGTGAGAACCGTGGGATCAATGATGCTGGGAGAGTCTTTGTTGATGGAGAGATGATCTATCTAGATCACCCCATCACTGAAGCTGAGAAGAAGTCTATCACAGCGGTCGTCGATAACAACAAAGCTGTAGTCTTCGATTATAAAAACTTCAAGAAGTTTACGGGATATAAAAGACCTTATTCGATCAAGTTGGTTGATACTGAACAACTAGAACGTGCTCGCAATAGCGGTGGTCAAGAGCAATACGTCGGTAATTTGTTTGTCTATCGTAACAAATACGAGATCACGAACAATACTACTGGTGAGAAAAAGATCGCCTACTCAGAACCCTTTACCTTTGATCAGTTACCTACCAATGTCAATCTTGCCAAAGGTAATATCGCCTATGGGGAATATATCCTTGGTGAAGTCACCAATGAAGGAGAACTGCAAGTAGACTATCGTGGGGTCAAGCAGTATGCAGTAAATGATATCGCACGCAACAACCAACTATACACGCGTAATAAACAGATCTTACGTGTCAATGAGGCTAATGGTGTTGATATCTCTAGTAAGTATGTTTATCAGGTCGTCTATTACTACAACAACAAACCCATGGGAGCACAGAGAAACAACCCTGATCTATACGCCAAAGGAGAATCTCCATTGATGGAGTTTACCAGTAAACCCAGTGCTGCAACCCTAACACAGATCAATAATACTGCTACCTTATCAGGTACTAAAGTGGTGTTAAGATCAATGGGTGGTGGTAAAGAGTATCAGATCGATAACACTTTGCTCAACCACTATGGTATCGAAGTCTCTTACTTCAGACAGAAACAAGGTTATAGCAATAGCCAGTATGTTTACTTTGGTTATTTCTCTGTCTGGTACGTCAAAGACCGTAAACGGATCTATTTAAAACATACGGTCACGCCACTTTATCGTAGTCCTCGTGGTGTGCAGTATCCACTTGATGCTAATGCCATAAAAGGACTCACTTGTACTTTGCAAAACATCAATGGTGATATCAAACTCGCTAACGATGCTAGTAAAGTAGTACTCCACGTCAATACACTCGGTAAGATGTGGGATAAGAATAATGAAAAGATCTTGACTTACGATCAACAGGTCTTTAAACCACTACCGATACCGGAATAAACGTCATATTACCTTACACCCTGATACACCTGCAGTGGGTGTATCAGGGCTTTATGACGTGTATACATCTATCAAAATACAGATATAAATCATATCTCTGAACCCATCTGCGTGAGCATCTATACACAGGAGTTTACATGAATATCAAAGATGAGATCTTATCCTTAAAGAAGACCATCAAAGAACTTGATCATCACTACTATCAAAAATCCCATCCTTTAACTACAGATCTAGAATACGATCAGTTAGTGCAAAGACTTAAACATTTAGAATCCTTACTGGGGGCAGATCAAGACTCTCCTACTAAGACCATCACCGATACCAAAGATCCCTCATTTAAAGAGATCAAACATCTTACACCGATGTTATCCCTTGCTAATGTCTTTATCCCCTCTACTGGAGATAAAGACTATCTATCGAAGTTCTTAGCATCCTTACAAGAACATGCGAATATTGCTAATATCGACTTCTCTGTCGAAGAGAAGTTCGATGGTCTTGCTTGCAACCTCATCTATGAAAAAGGTGTGTTAGTATCAGCAGCGACGAGAGGAGATGGATCTATCGGTGAAGATGTGTTAAAGAACGTGCTCATGATAGAAGATATCCCTGAAAATATCGTCCCATGGATGGAGATCCCTGAGGTGATCGAGATCCGTGGAGAGGTCTATGTCAGAAGGTCAGTATTCGATAGACTCAATGAAAATAGTAACTATAAGTCCTTTAGCAACTGTCGTAATCTCGCCAGTGGTAGTCTAAGAGTCAAAGATCCTAAGATCACTAAAGAGAGACAGCTATCTTTCTTCTCTTATGGCGTAGGATATCACAGTAGTGCTATCCCAGATAGCTATACAGATGTACTATCCTGGTTAAATGAGTTAGGATTTAAGACATCTCCTTTGCAAAGGAGATGTGGAATGGATGATCTTTATCGCTGTGTAGATGAGATCGGTAGTATGCGTGATCAACTAGACTACGATATTGATGGCTGTGTCATCAAAGTAGACAGTATTGCCCTACAAGAGAGACTGGGATATAAACACAGAGATCCTTATTGGGCGATCGCTGTCAAGTATCCCAGTCAAGAAGTCATCAGTCAAATAAAAGATATCCAGATCTTTGTTGGTAGGACTGGAGTCATCACACCTGTCGCTGTCATCGATGAAGTAGAGATCGGTGGCGCTAAAGTCAATAATGTCTCTCTAGCAAACTTTGATCTCATTGAAAGTAAAGATATCCGTATCGGGGATTATGTATTTGTCAGACGCAGTGGGGAAGTGATCCCACAGATCACTGAGGTGATCTTGGGTAGAAGAGATCCATCACTAGTGAAGTATAGGGTCCCTGAGAGATGTCCTTGTTGTAATAGTGTACTCGTCAAAGAAGGAAGTTATTTGAAGTGTATCAATAGACACTGTTTAGATGTTGTAAAAGCCAAGATGAGTTATCTGGTTAGTAAAGAAGTGTTAGATATCGATGGTCTTGGTGAAAGTACCATCGATATGCTGGTATATCTGGACTACTTAAAAGAGCCTAGTGATCTCTATTTCCTCGATGAGTTTAGATTAACACAAGTAACAGGTAGTGATAAACTCAGTGAGAAGATCTTAAAGAACATCCAGGATAAACAGACTCTATCCTTACAGAAAGTCCTGCTGACACTGATGATCGATAACTGTGGACCGAGTATCTGTAAGCTACTCAGTAACAGGTACACCTTAGATGATCTTAGATCGGTCAGTGTAGAGGATCTTATCAAGATCCCGGGTATCGGTGAGATGATAGCAGGTAACATCCATCAGTACTTCCAGGATACTGACAACTTAAGATCCTTAGATAGACTGTTATCTGTAGTCCATATCCAAGAAGATATCGTCGTTGATGATGGGTTCTTATTGAAAGGAAGGCATGTCTGTATCACTGGGAGTTTCTCTGTCAGTAGAAGTCAGTTGAAGGATTATCTGGAACAAAGAGGATGTATCGTCAGTAACAGTGTCAGTAAACACACCAACTATCTTCTCTGTGGAGAAGGAGATCAAGGGAGTAAATACCAGAAAGCTATCAAGCTAGGTACTCCTCTGATCCATGAAGAAGACTTTGTTCAATATGGCATCTTGATCTAAATATACATCACCCCTTACCCAGGATCATGTATCCTGGGTAAGGGTATATGACGTCTATGCTTTTATTTTGGTTATTTTTACATAAGTAAAATAGTTAACATGCTCTAGAAGGCTCTCAGAGCCTCTATAAGACGATATACAGGTTTACCCTAATAAAGGATATTACTTTTGATGTGGGATGTCTTATAGAGCTTTATAGAAAGGATTTGGTAAAATAGCGTCATATACCCCCACTAGTACCTGTAGTGGTACTAGTGGAGCATGGTGAACTTTGTTATAACTCTAAGTAATGGCTTTTATCATAGTTCTCAGTCTGAAGCAATGATCCTCTCACCCCACGATCTGCAAGATAGCTGATCAAAGAGAGCATAGAAGGATCCATAGCTGCCCCATGGGACTGATCTACCACATCAAAACGATGGTTCCTAAACGCATAGTTGTTACCCATCTCCATGATATCCAAAGTCTGTTCTTCTAAATATACTACAGTTAATAGGAATATTATTTGTCTTATCTCGCGTAGTTTAAGCTGCATAAAGATATGTGCTGAATCAAATAATAAAGTATAGTTTAGTAGAGAATTAATTCAAGTGATCGAGTTGATCCGATACGATTCAAGCGATTCAAGTTGATTCAAGCGAGTTGATACAAGTCGATTTGAGCGAGTAGAGTTGATACGATTAGATTCGATACGAGTATGAGTAGAGTCGATATGAGTAGAGATTTTTTTATAATAATCATCAGTGGACCATAGGTCCACTGATGTAAAGACACTAGAGATACCTTGTTCTTCAGAACCATGCATATCTCCGATATGGAGTGAATGGTTCTGAAAGAACTGACGGTATCAGG